ATCCCCCTTTACCATCATCTCCTCCAAACCAAAGACCTCCCCAACATCCCCCTTTACCATCATCTCCTCCAAACCAAAGACCTCCCCAACATAACCCTTTACCATCATCTCCTCCAAATCAAGGATCATTACCACCCCATCAACATTCCTCTTTACCACCAAATCAACAATCATTACCACCCCATCGGCAATCATTACCACCCCATCAACATTCCTCTTTACCACCAAATCAACAATCATTACCTCTAAATGAAGGGTCATTACCCCCAAATCAACAATCATTACCCCCCGATCGACAATCAATCGCATACGAAAGAGAAATTACGCCTATTCCACATACATATACACCTTATCCAATTCGTACGTATGAACAAACCGAGTTTACTCCTCTTTTACCGACAATACCAACTGTTCCATTTTCACAAACATTTACACCTCTTCCGTCCCCATATCCACCATCAACCGATTTACCAGTTGGAGAAGTGCCATCCGCTGGATTGCGAATTAGCCGTCAGCAAAAACAATCTCATGTATTGTTGACATAGACTCTATATAGTATGTGAAATAGCGGGTATTTAAAAAAAATGAAATATAATATTTAAATTGTAAGGATAGTTAATCTATATAAAATGGGGGAAAGTTTTGTTCAACGTTATTTTCCTCTACCCATTATTGACATGTTTGGTGGTTTGGAGACCATGAGCCAATTTCCTATTCTTGAATGGAATCCGGAATGGAATGATCTTCGGTATGTGGATGAGTTTTTTTGTCCTACCGAACCCCGATGGATCGCTAAAGACAAGATTATCGCCCCCTTCATGATGGGTGTCGCCATGGATCATGATAAGGAGGAACGTCCTTTTGTTTTGATCCGTACCACAGCGACCTTACCGGTGGATGATGAAGAACAGATTCAAATTTTCATGTTATATCGATACTTATGGAAATGGATACAAACATGTTGGACTTCTGACCGATCACGATGGTCTTCCATCCAATTCGATTGGGGGGATCATGAGTTTAATGAATATGATCCGAGGTATGATGATGCCACGGCCATCTTTAATGATGAAACCATTCTTTGGAACAGACAACATGATGAATTGAAAGTGATTACTACCAGCGAATATCATCAATATGATCCGAGGAAACATGGAGCGGTCGTAGAATATGATTCGGATACATTGGATGATCATTCGTGGAATAGTGGGTGTGATTGTTTTTTATTTGATGAATCGGATAATAAGATTGAAGATGAGAAATTAGCAGATAGAATCAAGACATTAGTCACTACAAAATCTATTATGGCCAATTATTACGATGACGACGACGAGGAGGAGGAACTCCTCCAATACAAAGTGTATTAAATTGTAAAAATCGTACTTTCTTTCTATACATCCCAATCAATAATCACGACTAAATAATACATAGAATACATACACATAAAACATATACAGAATAAACAGTCTTATCTCCCATTAGAGTAAATGAATGACCTTCCACCTTTCCAAAAAATATTTAAAAATTTCTAAAATTTCTAAAATTAATTATTTTAGAAATCATCATTTATTAATCTTTAATAATAAAAGATTAATATGGACCGCCGTTCACCTCAACAACAAAAAAGAGTCCGACAAAGTCTGCGAAGATTTATGGTTGCCAATTTAAGCGGCACTGCAAATCGTTCAACGTTTGATCGATTGGTGCAACAGATCACGATTCCTGAAGATGTCGTCGTGGCACATGAAGGAGGTGGAGGTGGTGGTGGAGGTGGTGGTGGAGGTGGTGGTGGAGGCGGTGGTGGAGGTGGTGGTGGAGGTGGAGGTGGAGGAGGCGGTGGAGGTGGAAGGGCACAAGGAAGTGCATGGGTCCCGAAATTGAAAGATCTTTTAACTGAATTATGGATGACCCGTATCGATGATGGGGACACGGATGTACCACTCCTCCACATGTTTCGTTACAGTCGTGTAAAAGGCGTACAAGATAAAAGATATGATGTCTATCAAGGTCGTCGACCCGATATTGAGGATGATACTGCACAAATCTTACAAATGGAGAAAAAGGATGACCTTTTTAGGTATGTCAACGGAGATCAACTTGAAATATTACTGAATGAAAAGAATCATGAAATTGTTGCTGCCGTCAATGAGTATATGAGACCGGATGGAGAATCACGGGGTCTTTTTCGTCGTATTCATACACTGATTTTGATTGCGAATGATTTGATACTAGAAAAGACAAATCGAGAATATTTTGCCAAGCAACGACAAATGCGTCGTCTCAATCCAAAGTTTAAACAAGTCACCGATCCTTTGTATTCCTCGTCTCCTGTAGACGGTCGAAAGAAAATAAATCAGTTCCAAGGTATGGAGGACACCGCCTTGATAAAAATGTACCAACAGTTGACGAAAATGGAACAACAAAAACTAAAACAATCAATACAAACCAAACAAGCACAACAAGAAGCACAATCGATTCTACGGGTTCAAAAACGAATTTCAAAAGAGGCGTTGCAACGTTTTCCGATGCATATGAGGGATCCATCGGTACCGTTTCAAACATCGATGCAAAACATTCTCCCTTTTCATGTATGGTACATGGAAGACCAAAATTACATGGAACGAGTGTTGAATGCATTGGAAAAACGGTACTCTTCCGTTTTCGATTCCAGCACAGGAAAAAGAGTACGTCCCGACCCCAATACAAAAATGGAGCGTCTTTTGGAGGATATCGTATGTCTGATGAAAATATTTAAAAAATATTGCGTTGATTCCTCCACCTTCGACACCTACACCTTCCACACCTTTTTTAACAAGATTATAAATCATCTTCAGGAGATGTTTATCACCACTTCCCAAGGAGCAGGAACAACCATAACACCGAAAATGAGACAAACCTTTGGCAAATTCCAAGAGGGTCAAGTCAAACAAAATCTAAAACCCATTTTTTCTTAAATTTTATATTAATTTTCCAATTTTTTAGAGATTGGAAAATTTCATCCTACATTCAATACATTCAATGTTATGAAAATATGTAGATATTAAAAAATTAGTATTATTTCATGTACTTTTTATGAATACTTCTCATTTCTTTGATAGCCTCTCTTTCACTCATATTCATACGTTCTGTTTCGACTTTATGAACTAGTTCTCTCCATGCTCTACTGGATCGGGAGGAAGGAAATGAATATTGTACAATCTCATTCGTGACTTGAACAATGACCCAAATAAAAGAAAACATGGCAATCTTTTTCCGAAATTCAAAAGGGACCACTTCTTTGAAACCGGCAGTGGCCTTGTATTTCTCCATCCGTTCATTCTTAAAATACGGTAAAAGAAACATTTGAATCGGAATAAAATTATAATAATTCGTATAGATCATTCGACCGTCCGAGTCTTTCAAATCCGTAAATTCCAAATCAATCAAACTAATTCCTCTTGTGGGTTCATACACCATATTATCCGGTTTAATATCCGTCACCATTAAATGATCGTTTTCACAGATTCGAGATAAACCGGACAAAATAGAAATCATGGAAGGCGTAATGTTGGGATATTCGACTTCTTTATTGCGAATCGCCTTTTTAAGAACATTTCCACCATAACGTTGTATCTCCACGACACCATTTTTCAAGGGTCCCATGAATAAAATATAAATAAAATGTTCAAGTATCCGTGGGGGTAATTTCGTGATAGCAGAACGTAGTCGAAGTGTCTTTTTGTATACTTTTTCAAAATCCACCATATTCATTTCCACAAACTTTAATACATATGTTTCTTCCTCGTGAAACGTTGGACGAATTGCACGAGGATATAACCAATCCAAAAAGTAATTCATGATATGTTTGGGGAAGGGACCGTACACTTTTCCAAAACTTCCACCACCTAGAAACGTCCCCATGGGAGGCATCCTTCGGATCACGTCTTCAATCGTCGTTACACTATAAACGGCTTGTGGAGAAAGCGGAGGGGGTGGAGCGGGTATTGGTGGGGAAGGAGGTGGGGAAGGAGGTGGGAGTCGTCGTGATGGAGAGGGTAACATGTTTAATTCCTTCTTTCTTATAAATTTTATAAAATGGTTTTTTTATAAAAATTAAAAAAACATTATTCAATATCCTCCAAATATCCATCCTGATTTTTTTTTCTTGTGAGAAGAGAAAAGAAAAAAAAATCAAGATGGAATTGTCTCATCTGGCCATACTGCAATACAAGCAGGGCAAACACAATATGGAGATAACTTTTCTGAAAAAGAAGAAGGAAGGCAAGGGCTTCTTTTTAGTCAAGAAGGATGGCAAAATCGAAGACATTCAGAGCCTTTATCCAACTCAGGCGGCCAAATTATTATTTGCCAAGATAAAAGAACTCAAACACTTCAAGTTTGTGGATGGCGACAAATGGAAGGAATTCGTTCTCTTTAATAGTGTGGATGATGAGACCAACACGTATCAACAGGACACCATCATGAATCACATCCAACAGCGTTTATATCCAAAATGAGGGTGTCATGGAGAAAGAAAGGAATGTATTCAATAAGTATGAACATTTTATTGAATAATGAATAAAATCGTAAAAGAAAATCGTAAAGGAGGATTTTAAAGAAAATCGTAAATCGAGGATTTTAAAGAAAATCGTAAATGGAGGATTGTTTTTTAGTCAACATGGTTTCCTTTTTCTTGAATGAGGATTGTATTCCTATTTCTAATTTCTTTTTGGTCGTGGGTTTTTTAGGTGTTTTTTTCTGTAAAAGAGTGATGGAATCCGAGGGGAAAGATAAAGGAGTATATTGTCGAATATTTTCCATACATTTCTGGAACTGTTCATGATTGGAAACGACATATTTACAAGTATGGGATTTCATTGTATGGGATTTAAAACAGATGCGAAGTAATTGATCCATGGGAGTTTCAAAAAGTCTTGCATAATAAAAGGAATCAAGTTTGACATACGCCGATCGTTGAAGTACATACAATGGATCTTCGATTTTATCAAACAATTTGGCTTTATTTCCCTTTTCGTGTCGACAGACGACATAGGGAATGCGAACACCGGCTTCGATCGATTCTCCCCCTCGTTGTCGAATTTTTTCAGCCAATTGAACATGAGCGGGTTGATTCCGTTGTTTATACATGTCTCTCCAAGTCTCTTTTTTATCATTGGTATCCATATGAATTCCCAAATCCAGTAATCGTTTTTGTAATTTCACTGGATCTTCAGGTAATGCACGTATACTATAATCTTTACCGACCAATTTGGTCACGACAAATTCATCAATACCAATCTGATAAGAAAACAAGAGATAAAAACATTCACATAAAAAGGTAATGACTTGTTCAAAGGTCTCATGGGCCAAGATTTTTCGTACCACTTGTTCGTAAATCTTTCGAATCCAAGCACAATTATCTCTTCTTGCAAGTAATACTCCTCGAATGGTCAAATGTCCATCGTCTAAATTCAATGTTTCATCACATGTTAATGCCATGTATCGTTTTTTGGTGAGAATTAAAAATTGTTTATAAATTTTCTCTTCAAACACCAATTTCATCGGAGACGGAAATAAATGAATAAATTCCTTTTCCACTTTTTTGGCATGAGACCATAATTCTTCAAATGGAACATGAGGAAAATGACAATAAATACTATCGGTATTATGAACCACAATTTTTCCGACTCCCGCTTGGAAATGATGATTATCCGTTGTAAAATCATACACGTTTTCAGAGTTAAAAACGGGCCGAGCATCGATACCATACACAATACATTCTCTTTTCTTTTCATGGTTATTTTGAAAAATATTCCAAAGAAATGTAGATTGATTTTCCCAATCGAATTCACTTTGAAAACCAAATTCTTCCAAAAATGCCATCATGAGTTGGATAATTAAAGGTCGTTGCATAATATGTTCCTCGGAAGACACAGAGAGAACCAATCCTCCCTTGGAAACACAAGAGGGACGACAACAACGAAGAAATCCCTGCACCACTTCTTGACGTTGTTCTGAATTTTTTCGATGATTCAACAAACAGGATAGTTTAACTTCCCATTCTTTTTGCTTTCCATCATAGATTCGAGTAGAGGGTAATGTTTCATCAAGGAAGGAGGAAAGAGGTTTATGTATCGAAGTGTTCCACATCAAATAATACCCAATCTGAAACCCTACTTTTGTCCATTCTGTTGTGGTCATCGTGTTACTATTTTTAACATTCTTTTCCAATAAGGGAAATTTGTTTTCCAATAAGGAAAAGGGAGAATAGAGGGAATGGGCAAGAAGTCGTTGATGAGGACGAATATTCTGAGGTTGTATAGGAGTCCCATTTTCCAAGAGGAGGGAATGATCTTCAGTCACCTCCACCCATCCCTGGTTGGTCTTGACCCGATATATTTTTTTATTACATTGGTGTTTCATCCATCGGTGAAGAAGAGTCCAGTTTTGATCCGTCCACACTTGTAAATATCCAGACGTAGGTGTCGCATATTCTTTTCCATGTTCCGTAGTATGAGTACACCATTCTTCCTCCCATACTTGAGTGGTTTCATGAATGACATTTTTAATGTACATGCACCGGATTTCATTGTAAAGAGAATGACGAATCCATACGGGAGAATAGGCAGTCACACTATCTCCATAAATAATTTTGCCTTGACATTGTTGTCGGACAAATTCCGAGGCTTTTTGAATGGATTGACGACCTCTTGCCGTCGTACACATGGCTCCTGGTAAGAAGGGAATATATCCTTTGGAAACACCCATGGCTCCATACATACTATTCGCAGACACCTTATAGGCGAGTTGGCGTTTATCAAGCACTTGATAGGTCAAGGACTCTTCTCCGAATTCTTTCATGGCTTTTTTGGTTTCCTTTCGAGCTCCCAAAAGAAATTGGAGTACCGTAGGAAGAACACCACTTGGTGATTTCATAAACCGATATCGTCGATTTCCACACAATGTTTGAGTGGGTTTAGTAGCCGCCGTGTATCGGATTGTATCATGTTCACAAAGAACATGTTCTTCCCATTCAATGACATGACAATCTTTATCGGGAATATCCGTTCGATGTTCGGGAACACAACTACTATAATCAATATTATAGGCAATAATGGTGGTTGGATAAAGAGAGGAAAAATCAAAGGGAATAACATCATCATAAAGTCCAGGATCGGGTGGAAATACGGTGGCACCAACATACGAATCTCCTTTACCGAGGGAAGAAGGGGGTGATTCGACGAGAATTTTCGATTGATGACAAAATCGATAGACTTGACTGTATACCTTGATTTGTTGTCCTTGGGTGAAAAGACTCATTAATGGAACGGAACAAATATTGGCCATTTCCGCCAACCCAATCCAAACTTGTAATTTTTCATATAATTTCCAAACCAGAATTGAATCTTGAATACAGTATTTTCCAACGGTCCATAATTTTTTGGCACTTTCCTCCTCTTTCCCATCAAGAAACCATTGATAACTTTCAAAAATATCCTTGGGAGTGACGGGATCTTTCGTATCTCCGAGAAAAAATGTGGTGACGGCCTTGAGTGTATAACTCGCAAATTTATAATCTCGACGAATCATGGGAAGCAAATCCAATACGACACGACCATCCATTTCCCAAAAGAAAAAATGTTGATGGGCATAGGCTGAACTGGACCATGATATTTCCTTCACAGGACAAATACGTTGGGGAAACGCATACCCTAAACAAAAAACGGTAGATTCGATTCCATACAATTCACAACGTTTTATCATATAGGGAATATCGAAACCCATAATATTATATCCCATCAATACTTGAGGATTTTGAGACATGAACAGACGATGAAATCCGATCAAAAGTTCTTGTTCATTCTCATACTCCATGATCTTCCATTTTTTCTTTTCCGTTTTGATAATCTTTCCCAAGGTTAACAAATAGGTGTCTTCTTCATTGGGGTGAAGGGGGTCTCGAAAGACCATGGAGATTTGGAAAATGACATCCTCGACACAATCACTTTGAGGCATTCGTTTCGGATTCGAAGAATACACCTCTAAATCAAACGAACAAATTTTTGGAAATAATACATTCTCACGATCCTTCACCATGTAAAGTTTTTGGGGTGAGACTTGTACACGGCGTCCAATGGTTCGACGTACGGTATAACCAATCCATCCTACCGTACAAAGAGAATACATACTACAAAATTGCAAAATTGGAGGTGCCTGATTTTCATGAACCTTGACCATCAAATTATATTGAGCAATCCTCAATGTCTTTTCATTTAATTTATAGAATGCCCTTCGACGTTGTTCCAAGGAAGGAAAACAAATTTTAAAAAAGGGATACCACTCTCGTTCTTGAACAAAATACAATTTCTTTTTGTATTCGAGAGAAATATCACCATGCCAACAAAAACGACATTTGGAAGCGTCTTCCTCATCCTCACCATCACCCCCATCATCCCCACCATTTCGTTTTGCAGAAAACCGACAATCGGATGGAGAATGATAACCCATCATGCTAATAAGACGTTCGATAAATGTAGAATAGAATCTACGCAATACAGTGGATTCCACCATTGCTTTGGAGGTACCGTTTGGGTACAGAAATGCATGAGGAAGTTCACAATAAAAATAAGGTCGAAAGGTACATTCGAGTGTTTGAACGGTTTGATCCTCTTTTAAAAGATAAAGATACATCAAAAGAGAATCAAAGGAGTCTTGGGTATGCCATTGATACAAATACCCGAGATTTTCCATGGATCCTAATTTTAAAAAATATAAAAGTGTTGTTAAACAAGATTCAAAAATTCGGTGATTTCATTTTTTGAATATTCCCTTTTTCTATTTTTCTTATTGGGTAACTTTATCAACAAAAATTTCTATCGATCGTATGACGCTTATTTACAAGACCACAATACCCATCCGTATTTATTTCCATATTTGTCTTCGTGGGGAGTATAGGGCCATTGTCAAAGAAATGATGGACGAGATTGAATCCTCGGGTCTTTTGGAGGCGTGTCATTCGATTCATTTATCCATTGTGGGAACAGAAAAAGAGAAGGTGGAATTGGTGAATTGGATGAAAGATGAATACAACGAGGAATCCAAAATTCTTTTACGTTATTGGGGGGAATCGATGAAATGCTATGAACGTCCATGTATTCTTTTATTACGAAAGGATGCGGAAGAGGCTCTCCATGACAGTCAATCCTTTTTTTCATTGTATATACACTCCAAGGGAGTCACTCGTCCAAAATATTCCCAAGTCGCCCTTTGGCGTCAACTCATGACCTATTTTCTAATCCAACAATGGTCCCATTGTGTTCGTATATTATCAGAATGGAATGCCGAATCCGTGGGTACGATTTTCTTGGAACAACCACGACCTCATTTTTCCGGAAATTTTTGGTGGACCACAGACCGTTATCTACGTACCCTTCCTTCTCAACTTGGGAATTCGTATGAGGATCCTGAAATGTGGATCGGAACTTGTGCAAAATTTTTCATTTCTCTTTTTCAACATCCTCGTGCCCCATATGAAGATAATCTTTTACCTTCTCTCTATCAAGATAAAGACCTTGGGTATTATACCGTTCGAGATAATTTGTATGATTGGGAAAGGGTATCCAAAACACCCTTGGTATTTCCTCTTCTTTCTTCCTCTTCCACTTCCTTTCAAATGCATTATGGAACCCAAGTTCTTTCTTCCCGTCCCATAAATAAAATATATCCGATCTATAGTCCTTTAATACCCTCTTCTTATCTTTTTGAAGGGGTATTCGAAAAGGAAAAAGAGATGGATTGTTTATCTATGACTTATCTTCCGACAAGGAAAATTATTTATGAAATCGGTCCAAAACAGTGTTTTTGTTTTGCACCTGCATTTGAATGGGAAAAAATCATTTCCATCTTTTGGGGAAATCAACAGGTGAGAACCATCATACAAAAAATTTTGGAAAGTCGAAATGTTCCTCTTTTTAAAGTGGATTTACATAATGACGTTGAACAATTAAAAGAGAATATGAATTGGGTAATAAAATATAAAGAGGTAGAAAATATCATTCCACACGACAAAATTTTTTTTATTCTCTATTCCCCAAAAATAAAACAAATAAAACAAATAAAATAATGACCAAGTTCTGGTGTGTAGGAGATTGGGGACAAGAAAACCGATTTCAAAAACAGTTAGTTCCCCTCCTTCTACACCAGGATAAAGGTGATATCCAGCATAACAAAGATACTCCCCAAAGTACCATATTAGCCTTGGGGGATAATTTTTATATGGATGGAGTGTCCTCCACGGCGGATTCCCAATGGATCACGACATGGTGGATTCCCTTACAAAGTAAACTTTTACTACCATGGATTTGTGCGTTGGGAAATCATGATTTTCATCAAAACCCGGATGCCCAAATCCAATTTTCTCACCAATTCCCGGAAAGTTTATGGTATATGCCTCATCGATACTATTTATATTCTCCTCCACAAACGGACAATGTGAAAATCTATATTTTGGTATTGGATACCGTGAGTTTATGTCCAGATACATCGCTTCGATTCCAATCGGTTCAAATACAATATTTACAAAATCCAGATACTCAATGGGAATGGATTCAACACACCTTGGACCACCTATATAACATTCGACGTGATTCCAAGACCCCCATTTGTGTGATGATCATGGGTCATTATCCTATTTTTTCTTTAGGACATCATGGAAATACACCGGAACTTTACCGTTTATGGCAACTCATGAAAGACTATGATGTTCATGCCTATTTATCGGGACATGATCATTCCTCGACCATGGAAATTAAAGACAATATACTTCTTCTTGGTTCCAGTGCCATTTCGTTTACTTATCCTAGCATTCCTTCTGAACTTCGTCTTTCCACCCGGAATTCATTTTATTATTCCCATCCTCTACATTCCGTATGGTCTATCGATATTGTTGACGTTAGAGAATATAGAGAAGATGTAAAAAATTTAATATATTCAAATTCATTTACTATGGAAATAAATTTATGGTCTCTTCAAAATGATAAAACCGATATCGTTTCTCCTCTCTTTCACTACAAGTTTTCTCCTTAGGAAAGATATGTTGTGGTGGTTTGAGGGGAAACTTGAGCACTACTACTCACGGCATTCCGTGTTGTGGGACTAAAGATGTAAGGATAGGTAAATGTTAGATAATATGCATAGGTTCCACTGGGATAATCGGGTGTAGGTCCATATTTTCCATTATATTGATCTAAAAAGAAGGGTGCCGAGGGAGTCGCTGTGTTTTGAAGAGGTAAATTCCAATCATAAAAGTAATCCTGGGCGATGGAGCCCATGGGAGAGGCGGCAATGGAATAAGTGGTGGACGAGGTTTGTTTCATTGTAATTCCATCCGGTTCAACATAGTAAAAAGTAGTCGTTGAACTTTTCGATGGATACATGGTAAATTGAGACGTGGAATCTTGGCATCCAGACGGTCCTTTTTGAGGAATTGTCAAGTCGGCATCCGTTATCTGTTGAACGGACAAGGCCATACGTGTGGTCGTACCTGAGGGTAATGTGGAAACCGTGGTGGTGGGAGGAGTCGTCTGATTGTTGGCCACTGCATAATACCCAATGGAAGTGGGGATATAAGAGGTATAGGTTTTGCTTCCACCTCCCGGGGGTCCTCCTGCACCTCCCATACTTTGTCCTCCCGTAGAAGAAGATCCCCCCGACGAAGTCGGAGGAGGAGGTCCTTGACCACTTTGTCCACTTTGTCCACTTTGCCCCCCAGTAGATGATGGAGGTGGTCCTTGATCACCACTTTGTGTTGTACTTTGACTTCCACTTGTAGTAGATCCATTTGAAGAAGTGGAAGTGGAAGTGGAAGTGGAAGTGGAAGTGGAAGTGGAAGTGGCTGCGACGGAATAGACCGTGGAAGGATTGACAAAGAAAGGGCCATAAAACGAGTGAGTGTTAAAGGGCATGTAGGAAGATTGTACCACGACAACATTGGGATTAAGAGTATTATTTTTGGTAGAGTCGTAGGAGTAATTCGATGTGGTTACATTTGCATTATACCCATAGGGACCATAGATTGGATAACCATCAAGAGAAATGCCGATAATTTTTGAATGACCATCCGGGTGACGGAAATAATCAATACTTCCATCTTTCGGATCGGTAAAATAGGCTTGTTTGAAATAATTGGAAAGAACGTTGACATTATAATTGGGAGTAAAATTCGGATACGGGGAGACCAAGGGATAGACGAGTGGTCCTTGCATCACTGAATTTTTAGTCAACATGGGTGCTTGGGGAATATTGTTCATGGAAGGAGAGAGCATAAACATGTACAAGAACATACCATCGTGGTAATGATATTGGTAATTATCTGTTCTTCCCGCATTGGCACCTGTAGGGTGTCCACCGCCCACATCGACAAGATATCGAGTCGCACAGTAAACAGGATTGATAATCAGAGGAGAGGTGTCGACGTAATTGTAATTGGGATAATCCTTTCCTGTACACAATGCCATATAGGGATATTGAACTAATGATGCAGCATAGGGGGTATTAAGCACGATACCTTTTGCCGTAACACCATCACATCCCAAGGCATACATGGAAGTCCCTTCTCCGGCGGTGGGGAGGGAAGAAAGGGGTTTCCCACCATAGTAGGTGGAGACGGTAAAAGTCCAATTCTGATCTTGTCCGATAATCCCTCCACCTCCGTAACCTGCACGAGGATCTACCTTTGGTGAAGAACGATTGAACGTGTTGGAGAGTGTAGAACCGGATCCAGCGGGAATAGGAAAAGGGTCATTATCGGTGACGATGGTAATACTGTCACCACTGACGGTAAATTTAACAAAACCAGATCCATACGTTCCATATCCATAGACATTCGAAGCGGTCGATTTTATAGAGATGGGGAAATTCTTCATAAAATCCGTCAGTGATGAATAGGGTGCTGGTGCTGAAGGTGATGGTGATGATATTTCTGTTGTGAGAGAAGATGAATTTTTATTCAAATACCAAAGTACGAACCCACCGATGACAAGAAACAGAATTATTACAAAAATAATAATCGTACCTATAACAGGGGAAAGAGGCATTTTTATAAAATAAAATTTAATAGTAGAGTCTTTAATACTTTCGTTTATAGTTTTGTTTATAGTTTAGTTTAGTTTATGGATAAACAAATTTTTATTTTTAATTTTTTGTTTTCTAGCACAATGTTTATTTAATAAATTCATAGAGATGTATACAATTATATACAATTATATACAATTATATACATCTCTATGAATATTGTAACGTTTACGAAAAATATAAACTTTCAAAAATTTCAACATGTAACTTCTCTTGATAAGCAATATTTTATTCTTATCCTTTTAGCGATTTTTACCTTGTTTTCTTTATTGATGAACAATTCTACATTAATTGAATGGGTTATAGGTATGGTATTCTTTCATTCTTGGTTTGATTTTTACATTGCATCCTTGGAAATGAAAATTCATCATGGTTGTGTCATGTCCATTATTATATTTGAATATATATTTCGTGTTCCATTTGAAACACACAACGTCATAACGATTCCTCTTTTGTGGACAGAAATTAGTTCTATATTCTATTCGGTTCGACACTTTCTTCTTCGAAATAAACAATCAAACCTTATCGTTTCATGTAATGACGTTTTATTTTTTGCGTCGTTTTTCTATTTACGAGTCATTAATTTTTGGAAACAGTTAGTCCTCCATCCAATCCTCTATGAAAATATGTCGTTGTATAATTATCGACATGTTGTCTATATAGCGATTTATATCCTCTTTACCTTGAATCTGTATTGGTTTTCCATCATAACGAGAAAACTCGTGAAAATGTTGATGGGTATTTTTCGTAAAGAATGTTGGTTATTAATGTCAGAAGGGTTCACCTCGTTTAGTTATTTTTTTTCCTTCATCGCATGTCTTTATCTTTATTCTCCTCATTTCCCATATTTCAAATATTTTAAATACTCGTCGTTTATGTTGGAGACGTTATCGGTTGCTTTGTTAAGTATATCTTCCTACAGGTACCATCGTTCTGTTTACAGTGCATATTTTCAATTGAAAAAAGAGGAACAATCCACTTATCTTCAATATAATTGTTTATCTCATCCGGTTATTTCCAATTACATGTTGGATATTGTATGCATCCATCTACGATCATTTTCATCTTTATTCAATGCATTGACCTCGTATTTAGCAATTTGTCAAACTTCTTCTTCTTTTTATTTTTTTGTATTGTTGGGTGTTGGTTCTTTTTTATTTCATGTCATCAACATGTTCCTCTTTATAGACTATATTCTTCAACTAAAGTCTACAGGAGAGAAACTTGAATTGTTTCCTGAAAAAAAGAAAATAAAATATGACAATTATGACAACATAGATCGATTGAATTTATATCCTATTTTTTTGGATATTGTTGGGATTGGGTTGATCCTTTATCAACATCCATCCTCGTTCCCTACCTCTCTTTATCATATGTTTCTTCACCTTGTCATGGCCATTTCTACCATGATTCAACCTTTTCTTTATCTCAATCATGCATGGTTGCACTGTTTATTATTTATGGAAACATTATGTCTATGTTCCATTAACAATATTCTCGTGGAATAAAAAAAAAATTATAGAGTCATGCAAAATTGCAAATTTAAAAAAAGGGATAAGTATTTTTTTTTAAATTTAAACTATTTTAATTAACCTATTTTAATTAACAATATTCGTGCCACATAAAGTTTCCAAAGAGGATCACAAGACCGAAAATATAAACATTAAACACGCCAATAATAAAATAATTGAAAAATGTTTCTAGGGGGGGAACATAAAAATAAAGCCCACTCCATCCTCCCACCACTAATTGAATAATTTGTAAAAGGGTCAGATAAATACGAAACTGTCGTATCGGCAATCGGAAAAGAGTCAAGATATAGTAACTGTACATAATGGTATGAACAAACGAATTCAAAAGTGTTCCAAAAATAATCATATCGACCTTGTACTCATAACATAAGTACCAGCAAAAAACCGCACCAATATGATGATACTTTTGTAAAAATATAGGATCTCGACCTTTCAAATAGATCAAAAAGGTATCCATATACTCGTAATATTTAGAGAGATAAAACCAAAATATCAAACGGTCCACCTGCGGGTCTGCCATAAAGTATTGATGCATCGCTCTCCATTCACGAGTTGAAAGTATACTGACAATGGATTTGAAAATGTAAAGATTGAAAAGAACAAGGAATGCATTATGGAGTACACAAATGTTCCAATATACCTTTCCAATGTTGATAGATCTGTTGATAGATCTGTTGATAGATTGTGTTTTTAAATATTCAGAAACATTCAGATACAGGATAGTACCAAGGACTGGAAATAACATGATATTTATTTTTATCCATTTTTCACAACTTGTTGAAAATCATTTTTTTGCAATTTGATGGTCAAATTTAGTGTTTATTAGTGTTTATTAGTGCTTACGATGCTTTGTTCGTTTTATAAAATCCGAGTAGGTTTCCAACCATGTATTTTTATGGATATAGGGAATATTTTTTTCTAAACAAAATTGTTGGACGAGGGGTGCAATGGTTCGATAATGAGAATTATTCATATTCGGGAATAAATGATGTTCGATTTGGTAATTAATACCTCCAAATAAAAACGACCAAATGACAGAAGAATTCATAAAATTACCCGAATTACAGATTTGACGTTTTGCCCAATCCGGGCCATCATAAAAATTTTCCAATGTGGAATATAAATCATGGTTTCCAAAGACATTTCCATAATACAGTACATTGACCACAATAAAATAAAACAATAAAGGAACGATTGGTATTCGAGAAAGAAGCACAATCTTTATACTCATGATGGAAAGACTCCAAGGGTCATAAAAATAAGAAAATCCACGAGACGGTAAAGGTACAATAGGTTCACCGTTAACTTGTCTATTATCATTAAATGAAAAAAAAGTGTAAAGATCGTGGGTGAATACACTTACTCCATACCAAATGATTTGTGTGACATACTGACCGGGAAACACCATGTAAAAGAAATTTACCATCCATGAGGGTACATTCCTTAAATTATTGAAGATGTTATGATCTGGATCGATAAAGTTTCCGGTAAAGGAATGATGATAAAAAATATGATGAAAAAACCAAACGGTATGATTCCATAGTATCCACGAATTACTTAGCGTACTTGCTACATTGTTTTTCTTTGAATCTAGAAAAAAGGCATAATGAGAACTATCATGAACAATATTAAATAAAATCGTGGATTCCAATAATCCCATGACACCAGATAAATAAAGTGTTGTCCAAAATCCATACAATTCATACGAAAGTAAATGATACAAGATAAAGACGTACGCAATACCTAGTCCACTTACAAGAGTATACCAAAAAGAAGAGGGTTTGATGGATGGTCGATCAGGAAATACCAATTTTATTCTATCCACAAGTTCATGATAGGTAGTAAAGTCATGACAATAATCTTTCTTTCCTTCGGTCAAGTGATTTTGTATTTTATATTTTTCCAAGGATTGTCGAATTTGGGGAAAATCGGAAAAGGCGTGATAAGATTCAAAAAGGGCGGTACAATCTCCCATGTTGCGTGTATTTTCCAAAATTTCTTTTCCACCCGGATGATGCGGTATAAAAGAAGTTAAATCATAAGTGTTTCCATAAATTGACCACATGATGATTATGATTTTTATTGTTTCTTTTCAATCCTTGCTCTTTTATAACAATTCAATTTTGATATTAAAATGTCAATTCTTTTTGGCAGAAATAATAAGACAAGTATCCATGGCCCAAAAAATACCATGCTTATTCATATCTTCATCAATGGTGTGAAATGTAACTTCCGTAAATCCCGCCTTTTCAAAATAGTCAAAGAGGGATGTTTTTGAAAATTGTCTCATTTCGAGGACATTTCCAGGTCCTCCATGAAACGAAAGATTATGAAATATTTGTTTTTGACCATCCATCGTTGTATTCAGTAATTGAAAATTTCCATTGTTGGAAATAATCTTATAATCAAAAAGATCGGGGTAATGTTCTTTATGTTCTTGGTGATTATAAGGAACAGAAAAGATGACAACACCTCCTGATTTCAACATGTTGTATAGATTCTCAAAGGCGATGGAAAGTCCGGGATAAGGATTAATATGTTCAAAAACATCGGTTGAGATGATAAAATCAAGATTGGTATATTTTGAAACGTGGTCATGATCATAAATGTCAAGAAATGGTTCTTGGTGATAGAATGTATTCGTGTAATTAAATTTTTCACCACAAATGGTATCGTAACCACAATCGGACATACCGATTCCTTTTATTGATTTATCGACAGGGACATGAGAAAGAATTCTAGTTTCTCCATAAAGCAGTTTTGTAAGTACATATCCAATGGCCCGAAGTCGTGAATTACAACCGAATCGATGACCAAGTTCTCGATGTTTTTCATTCTCTTTTAAATCAAATGTATTACCCGTGATGTTGCACAAATACATTTTGAAAATTAGAATATACTTGGGATCTATTTATTGATAGAAAATATTTGTTGAAAATAAAAGTTTTCAACAACTTTTATTTAGAAAAGTTAATGGAAGGAAGGTATAATTTTTATAATTTTTTTATAATAATTTTATGATCATTATTATAATAATATTATGATATTATTATGATGCAAAAAGAACGAAAACATTTGTAAAGATTTACTTTTATTTTTTAGCCTTGGGTTTGGATTTGTTACTTTTACTCTTACTACTACTCTTATTACTCTTTTTTGTGATAGTATTCATGGTTGAATTATAAGGGGTCATGTTTGTGGTCATGGTTGACGATGGTGATGCTACGGTCAAACTATTTTCATCTATAGTACCTTCATCTTTAAAACTATTATACATTGTGGGTACCACCATTTCTATTCCATATTGTGGAGATTGTACGAATGATGATTGTTGGTTTCGTACCATCATTCCTATCAACATTCCCAAAAATAAAGTAAAGAGAGTGGAAAAGATAAATGAAACCGGGAATTTACGATAACCGGCGTACAAGACAATCATGTATATCCAAAAAGTCAACACCACGAGAGGTCCATACCAGGAAGGAATCCAATCCTCTCGACGAAGTGCGACCAAAACATTGACACCAAAAATAAACAATCCAACCTTCATAAGAATATCATAGGTTTTCTTACCGGTCACAGCGGACATTTCCACATTGTCGTCAATACCATCTCCCGCCTGATAATTGGGATTCACTTTTTTACGCATAAGATAACTAATAAAGCATTCACCCGATAAATGGGTCCAATGAATGACAATTACGAAAAACAAAATTACATAAAACATGTTGGCCTTTGTATTCTTCATCACATAGGGGAAACATAAAAGGAATAAAGAAATGCCCCAATGCAATAGTCCCATCAAAACGTGGGAATCGGACGACATGATTCTTTATTGATTATTTATTTTTTTTTTATTTTAGAAGGAATATTTTTTTTTTGTCTACTTTTGAAGAGTTGTACGAGGATTATGACGAAAATAATAACAAGCAATAATAGACAAAGGCTCATGAGTAAGGCAATCAGACGGTTCGGTGGTGACCAATACAAGGGCATATTCACATTATTGGCCATATATTTGAAATGATCCCAAATGTATCCATGAAAGGTGGTGTGGTAGGGTTCTTGTGCAAAGGTAAAGGACAACATGACTCGTTTATGTCCATTCTGTAATTTGGGTAAGATGGCATGATTCACTTCAAACTGTTCAAAAATATACAAGGTTCCCACTTTATAATCGTGACATTGAATTTCTTCTTCTTCTTCTTTTTCATCTTTAATACAAAGTTGTTGGTTGGATGTATTTTCAAGACAAACGAGACAAGTAAAGACCTTATTTTCATTGTAATTGTAAAGAGTGGCATCCTTGTGCCAATCCATAAATTCTCCTTCTTCGGTATACATCATAATGAGAGAGTTTAATGATCCACGTAAGGGAAGACAATAGACATCACGTTGAAGAATCGATGATAAAGCAGACGGCATTTTGTGATAATATGTTTTTTTAATGGAAGGGGTATGACGGTCTATAAAATCACCGGGAAACAATTTGCGTTTTGATTTGCCATACCCTTGTGAAAAAAATAAGGATCCCCATCGCATAAGAAAGGAATTAGTTTCCGATACAGGATCCACAGAATGTTGTTGAACACCTTGATGAATTTCTTTCAAAAAAGACTCACATTCCTCTTTGGAAAAGAAATCAGGAAGAATAATTAATCCAGAATTCGCCATGTTAAAATTCGAAAATGTCTTTTTTTCTTTTTATATAAATACAGAAAAGAAATAAGTTTAAAAAATGTCCATTACTCCTTTTGGTTGTCGTCAAGAACCCCTTTTTGATACTCTTCAGGTGCCCAATCAAATTCTCAATCCAGGATTGGACTTGGTTCCTGCCAATGATTTTTACCCTCAACAAGGGGGGTATACCAGTGAAGATCCTCGATTATTGGATCCAACTCGTGGTATTCGTCTCGTGTTAGATCGACCTGCGGTCCAACCACGAAATGTTCAACCCCTTACGGATATTGCCATTGCGGATTTACCACCCAATCAAGCCCAATATCAGAATTATACAGATATTAATCTAGGAAATCGAACCTACAAGTGGTCTGATTTTCGTGCTGTGGTATATCCAAACCCTGTGTATACCCTACAAAGTAATGTGGAAGGTGTTCTTTTTACGGATCCCATGGGAAGTCTGAAACCGTATTATTTGAAACATCCCTTGACTGAAAATAATTCAGCGTACTCTGATTATACATGGGATCAAGATCAGTTATCGTTCCGAGAAGATATAATGGCACGTCAATCTCAAGTCTTTGATAAACGTCGCTATACCGCATTTCAATCTTTTTTCCGATCTCCCCCTCATGGTCCGTCTGACGGAAACTCTTATGGTCCATCTGACGGAAACTCTTATGGAAACTCTTATGGAAACCCTATGAAATAAAGACGGAAGAATCAAGTGATAAAGAGGAGAAATTGTCGAACGGCTCTTTCTGCAGATTCCAATGCCCCTTCGGTCCACCCTTGTTGAGTGGAAATACCTTCACTCGCAAGAAAAAGAGGGTGGGAAAGGGAGGGATGAACGGCTTTGTTCAACCATGTGTCTCGTTCTTGTGAGGTGGTGAGGAGAGAGGGTGAATAGTAATGAGTGCCACATTCCCAGAAATAAAGTTGGGGATCTTTCCAATCGTTTTGGATTTGTTTATTTTTGGTTAAAAATTTCCGATTGGATTCCACGGCGTGTTGGTTATCGGAATACGAAATCATGTATATTGTATCATCTTTTTTGGATGATGAGGAAGAAGACATGGGAATAACTTTTTGAAAACAACAATCAATACGTGTATGGGTGACATGATGAGGAGGGTAGGTTATTTCGGCTTGTTGTGGGTGTTTCGGTGTGGCATAGGCTCTTAAAAACGGCTGACATTGTACCTCTTTCAATAAGGAAGAAGGGAGAAAACGTTGAATAGGTTTCCAACCCGGTCGTGGTGTGGTCCAAAAGAGCACATCGATATTCTCGATTTTTTTATCATGTTGCGAAGAAAAAACTGTGAATTTCCCTTTTTGATAGTTTACTTTATCCACTTTTGTATTCAACAACAATTCAAATGGTAATGGATATTTCATTTGCAAATGATGGGCCATACGATCAGTCAAATCATTCCAATTTACACCGTACATGGTTTGACCAGAGGTATTATCGTTCCATCCATAGTCACGGAGACTATCCCAGACATTGGCATCTTCAAAATCCGTGTATCCGGCCATTTCGATAAAATCTTGGTATTTTTCCTTTCCCATAATTTGTTGAAAATTTTGAGAAAAGGTTTCATGGAGATTAAATTCGGAGGAGTTTTTTTTCAAGGTCTCGAGCAAAGATAAAAAATATTGTTTGGATTGATAAGGCCGAGGATACTTGACATGAGTTTGAAAGGAGTGGGTGGGAATATGCATTTGTCGACAAAGTTTTCGTAATCGTTTGTCGGTCTTTCGTATCACTCCTGCACCGGCAACCACAACGTGTCCCTTGTAATTTCCCATCTGAGTTCTACCACCAACACGATCTTCGGATTCAAGAAGCATGATATGAAGAGAAGGAATGGATAACGAAAATAATAAATGGGCGACGTAAAGACCACAAGGACCGGCACCGACAATCACCACTCTCATTTCTTTTTTATCCTAAAAAAGAAAAGTTTAATAAATAATAGATTGTATTGATTCTTTACCAACCGTCGACATTACCAAAGGTTTTGTGATATTTGGAAGCCACACTCATAAAAACATCCATCCATTTCCATATCACCTCACGATCTTCCGCATCCAATTGTGTCGATAACCATAACTCTTTAAACCGATCCACTCGATCATTAGACACTTGACCCTTGGTATAGAGTAACGAATTTTGGATAAAAAAGGCGTCATCTCGTTGATCCACCTGTTCTTTATAGGGTAAAAGATCACGAATAAACCGTCCTAAAAGATCGGAAGGAGGAATTTGATCCTTGATAAAAATACGTGCAATGACAAATTCACCAACATTGGGAAATTGTTCAATGAGTTCATCAATAAAAGAAAGCAATTGGTTTTGAAATTCCTTTAATAATTTCAATTGTTGATCCAATTTCTTTTCTGGATTCATCACCTCTGTCTTTTTATCCAAATAACAAACACCATTGGAACAATTCATCTTTATATGATTTATATACTTTATATGATTTATGTTTATATATATGTTGTGGGAATTATTTATATCATTTCCATGAAAAAAATTTATTAAATTTTTTTTTAATCTATAATAAATAACAAACGATTCCGATGTCCAAAGTCGCAAAACAAGCCCCCACTTCTCAAAAGAAGGATAAAGTAGAAGGTCCTATACCCGAACAAATTAATAGTTTTAAAAATTACATTGAAACGTTAACGTTTGTGCCCAAGCCGTTGAAAAAGATGATGACGAAAACGGATACTGAAGAACAAAAGAAAAAGAAGCAGGTGGTCCAAAAGGCTGAAAAAGCGGTCAATAAATTAACCAAACAGGATATTGAACAGACGGAAAAGGCGGTCAAAACGTTACTCGATAAGACCTCGATGTTGAAACATCCCTTGGATTATTATTCTCTTTCACGGACGGATAGTCAATTGAAAAAACTTGAGAAAGCACCCAAGGAAAAGCGTGTTTCGCTGTTACCTGGGTTTTCCAAAGAAACCATTGGAAAACTCAATCAGAAAATATCCAAAATACAAGAAAAGAAAAAGTAAAAATCTTTACTATATATATATTGATTGAATATATTAATTATATTGATTGACTATTATTAGTATTGGAATATAATCATGACCAAATCCAAAATGCCAAAAACACCAAAGGTCTCCTCTTATGTTTCTTCTCTCCTCACGTCTCGTTTATCCACCAAAGGACTTCCATCGACTATCGATACTTCGTATTCTGCCGAAAAGGCCACGATTTATGTGGACGGCAATGTTGGATATCTTGAAGGTCAACCCTTTTTACAATCCTGTGACAAATTATGTGATACTAAACTGAATGGTGGAACATGTGCCTTTGTTTCCAACCGTTGGACAGAAGGAGGTTCTCCGTCTCTGACATGTTCTACGGTCTCACAATCAGGGTCGAATTGTTATTGTTGTGGATCAAATTCTGTTTATCATAAACAGTCGAATACCTGTTCTCTTCCCAAGATAAGCAAATAAAATGTTTTTATGTGGGGTAGACTTCTTTTTTCTATTTTTCGATAAAATAGAAAATCTATAGGAATGAATGATGGACAAATTATTATTTCAACATTTGAGTGAAGAGGAAGGTAACGATATGGCGTACGACATGAACATTAACGGCATTTCCAAATTGTTTATAGGCGATGGAGGCGGATGTAGCAACAACAAAAGAATCTGGAAAACTTTGAAGACGTGCCACTTCACGAACTGTTAATTTGCGTTGACGACTACCTATATGAACAATTTGAGACATGGCGACGAGTGCGGGTGAATAATTAGATCGTTTCACACGAATCCCCGAAGGTCGAAAGGTAAAAAGAAGTGTCCAAAGACTATCCTCTTTTTCAAAGAAGCCACATTGCCATTCTAGTTTTCTTCGTGATCCAACAAAAGAGGAACATTGTCGTGCTTTTTCTAACCATTTGGTAAGAAACGCATGATATTTTTCATAAAACATTCTATTCTTCAAAATAAAACGTTGTTTCCATAATGGTAAATCTGTCATCGTAGAGGAAGAATCCCATTCTTCAGTCCATAGTGGAAATGAGGGAAGTTTTATCTCCCTCTTTTTAAAATATTTAATAAATTCTTCCCATAGGTAAAGTACTTGCATCTCGTCAGACGATAAAGACGGTATTGAAGATTCAAAGGGTTCAAGAATGGAAGAAATATCAGTTTTTATAGAAGATGGAAAAGGGAACGGTTGCATCTTTCGACCCTTTATTCTATCCTCTCGAATGCCAATCAAAAAAACACGTTCTCGATGTTGTGGAATACCAAGATGATGAGGACTTACTATTAGGGGTGACATCGAATGAAGATGATTATTATTATTATTATGACCATTATTATCATGAGCATTATTATCATGAGCATTATTATAGATGGTATAACCACAAAGATGAAGATGATCGTACATAATTCCTAGAGTTCGACCTTGATCATGATTTTTTAAATTCTTTACATTTTCTAGAATAAAGTATTCGGGTTGGCAATCTTTCAAGAGGCGACAAATATGGTAAAACAGAGTCCCACGGGTATCATAAAATCCATCTTGTTTTCCAGCGTGAGAAAAGGATTGACATGGAAATCCCGCACAAAGAATGTCAAAGGGTGGTAGAAGATCCGTTTGGATTTTGGTGACATCTTCAAAAGGTGTGATACCAAAATTTTTTTGATAAATGTCTCTACAATGTTTATCAATTTCACATGCAAATATACATTTTGCTCCGAGAGAAGAAAGAGCAAGATGGAATCCCCCGATACCAGCAAAGAGGTCAATAAACGTTTTATTTTGAAGACTATGTATTGGAAAATCATTAGTTGTATTCATAATCAATCTTATATTTCAATCTTTCTTATTTTGTTGAAAAATAAAGGATTAGTCAATTTTTATTTTCATTTTGGGTGCGAGGAGAGAAGAAAGGACGGAATCATAAATAATTTCATTAATATTTTTATGGTGGCAATCGATTTTGTGAGTATTGAGAGGGAATCGAAAACAATAAGGATAATGACAGAGACGTAATTCTTTCAGAACGCTTCTTTTTAGTTCTAGTCCATCGCCCTTGCATTCCAGATTGCGATTTTGAGAAAGAGACACACCATATCGTTCGATTTCAGAGGGACGAAGAAACCACCACTCTGTTTCCGTAATCAAAAGGGTATCACACATTTCCATATCTTTATTAATTTGTCGATTACTATTGTGCAATTTGATATTTCCTGTGAAACTAAGTTTCAACGAAAACTCTCCAAAGTTTTTAACCGAGAAATCGACTCGTTTTGCATTCTCTAAATGAATCACCTCGAGTCCCGCTGATTTCATGACATCTCGTACTCCATATTCATTACAATTACCAATCCCGAAACGATTACAGTAATTCTTTGTTCCATATTCCTTCATGAGATATTCCATTTTTTGTTTCCAATGTGTTTTATCTTGTAATTCAAGTCTATGCATAAATTCATCCACACTCATCGAATTTGTGGTTGTTTCATTTCTATGATTCTCAATGATATTATCCATCATATTATCCATCATATTATCCATCATTTCTTCTCTCTAATTTTCATTATTGGAAACAAATAATAAAAGTCAATTTTTAATTTTTAAACCTCCATATTTTGATGTTGATCTTCTTCCTCCTCGATTTCTTCTTCTTCTTGGACTGTCGTAGGACCACCTCGAATATAATTAGAAATTCGTTCTCGATAGGTTTCATCCTGGACTAAATGGGGTGGAATGTCGGAAAGATTGGAACTTATTGTAAAGGGTAATTTTTTTTCTTTGCATGTTTCAATATCTTCACATGTAAGTGGCAAAATACATTGTTGATGGGTATTCCATTTTCCCAACACTCGTCGAGTTTTGAAAGAAAAAATAAATTGGAGTCGAGGACACCATGCATCCTTTTCGGTATCAATAGAATATTTCCATACTTCCTCCTTCTTCGCAAATGTAATTATATCTTCACCAAGAGTTTCCAAGACGATCGATTCTTGATTTTTCTTTTTTTTCATTTCATTATTATTATTCCGTTGGGTCGAAGAAGAGGATGATGTCGTGGTGGTTTTGACCGACTTTTTCTTCAGTCCTTTCCACCCATGATTTGTGGCCACAATGCGGACGGCAAAGTCATGTTTATTTTTTAATCCCTTCATATCAATGGACAAGCCTTGACATTTTTCAATAAGGATGGCTTTTGAATGACGTTGCATCGAGTTAATTTCTCCCACAATCGTTTCATTATTCAATAATTCTTCAAGACTTGGATCCATTTTTTCTTTCTTTGTGTTTACTTTCTTTTATATTTTTTCATTTTTTAGTTAGGCCATGTTGAGAATTTGGATTTTTCGTAAAATAGTTTCAAAAAAATTGGGAAGGAGGATCGACGAATACTCTTCTTGCCCATTGTTTTGCCCATTGTTTTCTCCTTCCAATGATGGTTCGATCGTATTGTCGATCATAAGTTCTTCTGTGGTTGTTTCACCAAGAACACGTGGGGTTCCTTGATATAACGTTTTTCGTTGATAGACAACATGAGGGTTTTGATCGTCAAGAGAGCAAAGTAAATCGGGAGAATAAAGATGTAGAAACCGTTTCATATCCGAGGCTGTCCAAGGGGAGATGGTTTGGGTTGGCGAAGGACCCATTAGTTTTATATTCCACACCATATCATCTTCAATATCTTCGGTGTCGATTAAACTGGCAGCCAAGGTAAGTTCAGAAGTGGGGTATATTTTATATAGTTTATAATCGTTATTGTCTTGTACGACAAAAATTTGAAAGGATAGATTGTCGACTTCTTCGGGCGAAGGTAGAATTGTCATGAATTTTTGGTGGGTAAATCCGGCAGTTTTCGTGCGAATTCCAGGAAAGAATAAATTGTAAATACTAAATAATAGACTGTTTGCCTTGGACTGTTTCGTTGCCTCCCATTTTTTCAAAAAGTCTTCTCTTTGTGTGGAGGAAAGAGAGGTAAAGAGGGAAGGTATCCAATCGGATAACAGGACTTGATCATCCAACAGATGGGGAATGCGATAGGATAATCCACGCATTCTCTTTCTAAATACACTTCCCCATCCATAAAAAATACTTTGATGTTCGGTCAATAATAATAAACTACTCACTTTATCGATAAACTGTTGGAGAGTATGAGATAATGGATTCCCTTGTTCTACCCATGTTGTGATCATATCATGTACCATATTGGGAACCATATCCACGGGAGAGGATGGGTCTGGGTTGTAAAAAATAGTATCTTTGAATGCCATTATTAGATTCTTTTTCGTGTGGTGGAGTAAGAGATCGGTCATCCATGAAGGAAGTGTACAAAAGGGTTGATGAAGAAGGGATTGAGACATGGTGATGAATTCATCTCGAGAGAGATTACTGGTTCTGTATTTTTCCAATGTCTTTTCCAAAAATTGTAATTCTTCTTGAAAAAGTGTCGCCTCTTGGATTCGAATTTCTCCTGTGACCAAGTGGTGGTAGAGAATTAGTTGTAACCCATGGGGGCTTGACTCCAGAGGGAGATGCAATACTTGTCCCCTTTGGTAATACGTAGATGATGTTTCCTGAGAGGCAGTCAATACATTGACCATGATGGAAAGAAGAACAGGATTCATCAGATAGGTCGTCGAGGAGGGGGAGGAAGATAGTTTATAATTTTCCAAGGATTCGAGAAAGGGGGGTGGTAATTCCTCGTAATTTTTAATTTTGAAGGTGGTGTATTGGTAATCCCGTATCCATGGACGAGATTGAAGTGAAATGTCCATAATTTGACGTTTGAGTCGGATGGGTAAAACAAATTGTATGATATGAAGAGGAATGATGGTTGATTGTTTTTTGGAGGGGGGTAAGATTCCTTCTATTGTGCGGTGATCCTCCATCAAAATCATATGATTTCGTTTGGAATGATTTTGTTGTAAATAGGATTCGATGGAAAAGAGAGAGGAGGAATGTAATTTAGAAAGGACGACTTTCATTTCGTCCAATGACAAGGCGAAAAATTTAGACCAGGGGAACATGGAAACTTGTCGGACGGGATAGGACTTGAAATTTTTGATTGTTTTTTTATTTCCTTCCATCCACGAAGTCGTCAACGCATCCACATATTGTTCCGATTCTTCTTCTTGATCCTCTTCTCCTTCTTCTTCTTGCTCTTCCTCCATCAGAGAATCCGATCGAGGTTTTTTGGGTTTCTTTTGTTTTTCATCGGGTAGAAGGAGAGCAGATTCGGTTTTTTCTTGAATCCATTTTTCGAGTGTTTTACCCACCAGTGATTTGATAGTTGTTTCCCAAAAGGAAATATGTTGGAAAGAGGTGGTAAAGGTTTCAAATTTATTTTGTATTTCGTCGGTTTGGGCGAGTCCGTAAAATCCATCGAGGAAATGTCGATGAAGAAAGGAATACATGCATGAAATAAAATTGGGAGTACCATTATATTCAATACAAAAGGTGATGATGGATGAAGCCGGGAGGGGGAGAGGAGATGTTTCCGGATTAAACAAGATGGATAATTCATCGGTGTGTGGACCGAGAAGAGGGGGTGGTGGTGTAGCGAGACGTTCTTTCCATTCTTCAAGCGACCATTCGGGGTGACGAGGATCCAGTACCAGGGATTTTAGCCAATAAATATATCCGATTTCTTGTACGGTAAGAAGAGATAATCGTTCTTTCCAAACGTCTTCACGATAGGAAAATGTGGGTGAAAATAGAGTTTGACATTCCATACATTTTTGGAGAGTGTCTTGAAGACTGGGAAGATCCAAAAGATGACGTCGACTCTTTTTTTTCTTTTCCAACATGAAAATCGATAACCGTTGTTGAAGAGAATGGACGGTTTCTTTTTCTTTTTCTTCCGGAGTCATTTGTTTTTCATCGAGAAGAAAGTCAATGGCCTCTTTCCATTCTTTAGGATATTCCAGTGGTTCGAGAGAACGAAGAAAATGCGTCGATTGGTACATGGAGGACCAGACAACAATACGTTCTTTGGCTTGTGGAAGGGAAAGAGACGATGGTTGAAGCAACGGATATAATTCTGTTAAAAATGTCTTGACTTGAACGAGTAATGGAGTTGTCGTGGAGGTGGTGGGAGTCGGAGAGGCAGCCGTGGTGGTCGAACGGGAACGAAGAAGTTTTGAAAGAGTCGATTTCCGCATTTTTGGATTATTAATTTTATTTATTTTCCTGTATGTATTTTGTTTTTTTATAAAAAAGCAAAAATGAAAATAAATAATTTTGTGTCCAGAGAAAACAGGAAAATTTTGAATTAAAACGACGATTTATAAAAAAGATGAGAGAGTGGTATTCGTTTTTATCAAAGTTTATGAATGATGATAAAAGTAGGGATTCCGGTTCACGACCCACCCATGTGACGATGCTTTCGCCTAAAAATAAAAAGTATCTCATTCCTACCACGGAAACCGATACAATGTTAGATATCTATTCGAAATACTATATGGATACCCCGATGGGGATGCTAGAACTTTCGGGTTCTGTTATGCCTGTTGTCGCAGATATTGATTTTAAGAATGAAGTTACCCAATCGTCGTCAATTTTAGTGGAAGAAATTTTTGAGTTTGATTTTATTCTTTATATCGCCACACTTTTTCGTGAGGTGTTGGCTGAAATTGTGGACATTTGTCCGGATGATTTGTGTTGTTTTATTTTGCAAAAGAAACCGTATTTGCAAGAAAAGAATGAAAGGACGTATTTGAAACATGGGTTTCATCTTCATTTTCCCAAAATATTTCTGAGTAAATGGACGCAAGAGAAGGAATTGCTTCCACGTCTTCGTCTTGAATATAAAAAACGAAACCAGTATTCTCATTTCTCGATTGATCATTTTCTGGACAAGGGATATTGTAAAGGAAATGGAACGCCTTGGCTTCTTTATGGTTCTCGAAAGAATGAATTGCTTGAACCGTATTGGATTACGCATTTAGTCTCTGGTCAAGGGTTGGTGATGGAAGAAGGACAATGGGAGCGTTTTTTTCTTGATGAGTCTTATGAAATTTATCGATGGGATCAAGAGTCCGAGTCTCCGAAAGCGATCGAGTTAACGATGGAAAATCTTTCGTATCATTTGCCTCGTATATTGAGTATTCAGACACATCATCGTGACAATTATGTGTATGAAATGCGAAAGGAGATTCAACCCCTTGAAACGGTGTTTCAAATTCAGAATAGTCAGTTATTGAATTCTCAGATTCAGCGTCAGCAGACACAGAAACGATTGTCCTCGGGTGTAGGAGGAGGTCATGAAAATATGGACGACGAAGAGGCATCGTTTCAAATTAATGAAGAAATGGTGGATGATTTGATGGAGTTGTTGGATATTTCTCGTTCCCGTGATCGGAATGAATGGATGTATGTGGGGTGGGTTCTTTTCAATATTTTTCGTGGAAGAGCCCAAGGATTTGAGAGATGGGTTCAATTCTCCAAACGATCACCTGAAATGTTTGATCAAAGGGTGTGTGAATATGAGTGGTCTAAAATGATACCTAAAAATCTAACACTTGGTTCTTTAAAATTTCTAGTCAAGACGGACAATCCCGAAATGTATAGTACGGTGATGGAACGATATAGTCGTATCCATATTGAAAAGGCTATGAAACTGAATGGTACTCATACAGATCTTGCTCTTGCTCTTTATGAAAAGTATGAATGTGAATATGTATGTGCATCGATTCGAGAAAAGATTTGGTATCGATTTCAAGAACCGGTATGGGAATTAAATGAAGAAGGGGTGAATCTTCGATCCAAGATTTCTTCAGAAATTGTATTGAATTTTGAGAAAATGGCCATGGATTTTCAACAAGAAATGTTTCGAAGTGAAGATAAGGATGATTCGGGGAAATTTAAAAAGAAGAGAGATGCGTGTGCGAAACTCATTCAGAATTTGAAGAGTGCTCCTTATAAAAAGAATATCATGACGGAAGCCATGGAAATCTTTTATCATCCTAAATTTATCTCGAAATTGGATTCCTCTCCCCATTTATTTGCCTTTGCCAATGGAGTGATGGATTTAAAGACGTTTGAATTTAGAGCGGGGAGACCTCAGGATTTTTTGTCGATTCATGCACCCATCAAGTATCGACAGGATTTGACCGATTTTTCAGATGAAATTCAAGGTCTTCGTGATTTTCTTCAAAAGATTTTTCCGGATAAGGAAGTCAGAGATTATTTTTTGGATATATCCTCGGATATTTTCATGGGTGGAAATCGTCGTAAACTTTTCCAGATATGGTCGGGTGTTGGAAATAATGGAAAATCGGTCGTCGAACGTCTTTTTGAATCCATGTTGGGGCAATATGCCGTGAAACTTCCTACCTCTCTCATTGTGGGAAAACGAACTCAATCGAGTCAAGCGTGTCCTGAATTGGTTCGTGCGGGACATGGTGTTCGAATGGCCATGATCCAAGAACCCGGTTGTAAAGATATTATTAATATTGGAATTCTTAAAGAATTGAGTGGAAATGATAGTTTCTTTGCCCGTGGTCTGTATCAAGGGGGAGGAGAAGTGAATCCAATGTTTAAATTGGTCTTGATCTGTAATGATCCTCCTAAAATTCCGGGTCATGATGAAGCGACTCGTAATCGTATTCGTATTATTCCCTTTGAGTCTCGTTTTGTGGATGCGGAAGTGGCCCCCGAAGATCCGTTGGAACAACTTCGTCAAAAGGTATTTCCGAAAGATAAGGATTTATTGGAAAATATTGGAGGATTGTATGCGGAAGCCTTTGCATGGCTTTTGTTGAAACATTATCAGACTCGTCCTTCGTCTCGTCCGGAACCGGAAAAGGTCAAAATGGCCACAGCCAAGTATATGGAAAAGAATGATGTATATAAACAGTTTTGTGATGAAATGATGGAATCCCCACCAACAGACACGACGAGCACCACGTCTACGACGACCTCCAAGATTTTCTTGTCTCTGAATGAATTGTATTTGGTGTTTAAGGATTGGTACCGGGAGAGTATACCCAATGCAGCCATTCCCACCAAGAATGATTTGAAGGATCATTTCACCAAAGAATGGGGTGCACCGACTCGATCGTCTGAATCCAAGGGTAATTTGGGATGGCCCGATTATAAACTGAGAGATTTCACCGATAATTCAACCACCTTTACTGTATAACGATAAAAATTCATCAAGACAAGGGAAGAACTCGTCTCCTTCTTCTACTCCATTACTACATGAAATAAATAGATAAAGTTTTTTTATTGTGAATCAATAAAAAAGTGGTATGCATAAAGAGAGTAGAGAAGGGGTAGAGAAGATTAAATATAGAAAAAAAATTTTGTTTGGCGTTAATAAATAAATAGAGTCAACATGGGAAATTTTTCGAGTCTTGGGGTTCCAACACAAGAACAATGTATTCTTTCTACAATTCCCACCGAAATGACAATACGTGCCACTTATATGGATAAATTCATTAGGAAATGTGATGTGGACTCCACTTCTTCACCAAATCCAAATCCAAACCCCATCCCTTTTCAGACCATGACAATCAAAGGAAATAGTTTTAAACTATCCTCTATATTTAATCAATTGAAGAAATATGGTGGAATAACAGATCCGAGTTCAACATTTGAGAATGTGGATATTTGTATCATGCTTGAAATTTTTCCCAATGTTCCCATTTTTATTATTGTGGATATTAAGAATCGTAACAATCCATTACCGGTGTATAAAACGAATGGATGGAATATCTTATTTGGGCAAAGTGGAATCTTCAATGCTATTGTGGATTGGAATAAAAGCAATCTAGCCCGGTCAATATCGAAATATACCAAAGAGAATATCCCCTCGGGAACTCTTATTAAATTAAAGAGTCTTTATATAACCAAGGTAGCAGAACGAGAAGTCTCGTGGTACGGGAGACTTAATTTCATTGGATTATTGAAATATGCGGGAATCAAGATTTAGAATGTGTAAAACATAAAATACCTGTTTATAAATCATTAGGAATTTGAGGATTTTTAGAATTGGATTGTACAATACTTTCTTTTAACTTTTTATAATATGGATACAAATAAGTATGAGCGATGTCTCCTGTCAAAAGCAGTCCAATGGTATGATAGGGATAAAGACCACATATAAATCCAAGGGAATAGCCCATCGCCACCCCTGTGGTGGGACGCCATAGGACGCCATTGCTATGATAGAGTGCATTGGAAAATCCATAACACCCCCCTACTATCCCTCCTCCAATACTCAATACATCTTTGGTGATATTGGTGAAAGGAACATCCTTGATACGTTGTTCTACCAACCGATTGAATCGACCAATAAGCATCGAGAACATCTTATAATTGTGAGAGGTATAATTGTTATAAATTTTGGTATAGAATGTATGGGGATACTCTATATAGTCTATATAGTCTAAATACTCTATATAGTCTAAATACTCTATATAGTCTAGTCTATATACTTTACTCTTTATTTATATTTATAGGTACAAGAGTCTTATATCTATATTCATAATATATTCATAATATATTCAAAATATATCATAACGATTTAAAAACGTAAAGAAGGACAAAAACTTTTTTTTTGAGAAAAAAAAAAATAAAAAAAAAATGTTTTCGTACATAATTAAAAAGAAACTCTATTCATTTTAATTGTAAAGAATGATTAGTATCAACGGATCTGTGCGTACTTGTAAAGTCGAGACCGGCTATGCCGATAAAATTCAATCTGCTCGTTTCCAACAAACGGATCTTATGGTGTGTCCGAATTGGCAGGGGACGGATAATACTGGGCGTTTTGTGTCGCCCGATTCGTTCGTGACCAAGACGGCCGGATGTAATCTGCCCATGGATCGTGTGGCGGTGGAAAACTTTCTTCGTCCCGATTACATGACCTATATTAACTTGGATGCGTCTGGTTTCAAGGCGGATTTGTATGGAGGAAGTTGCCCGGATGCGGCGTCGAACATGGAGTGTTATGAGGCGTATCTGCGTGATTATCAGATTGAACAGACACGCAAGATTACGGGACATTTCGGAGGTGTGGCGAATGGAGGTGATCTTACCATTCGTCGTGAGTCTTTCCCTTATGAAAAGGCGATGCAGCAAGAGGCGACGAATGAGGGATATGAATACAATCAAAAGCAGATGCCCCCCTATCAGAATGCGATGCAGAAACAAATTATGAGTGATAACAATCTCGCCGTGTCCAACCACAATGGACGTATCGAGAATTTCAATAACCAAACCTTTCGTGGTCAAACCATGAACGGATATGCCGGTATGAATGCATAAACGTTCATGTTTATCTATAAACGTAAACTATAAATGTTTTTCTATAAACGTATTTCTATAAACGTAAACAAACGTAATTAGTTGTAAAATAAAATTGAGTTTTTTTTTGAATATAAAAAAAAACATGAATACTATAAAAATTTGTTAAAATTTGTTAACATTTATAAAATTATTTGTTTTCTTGTAGAGGAAGAGAATGGACAATACCGTATCCATTCCAATGTCTTCCATCACGGATACAACAATCGATAAATCGATCATGAAGAAAAATGTCCAACGTTGTGCCATGTGTAATAAAAAAAGTGTGATGAATATTGAATGTAGTTATTGTCATTTATTGTTTTGTGTAAACGATCGACTTCCTGAAACTCATAAGTGTGTATCTATTCATCTGTCTCGGAAAAATAATCTAGTCTTGTCCAAAGTTTCGACACCTAAAATCGATAAATTATAACCGAATTATAATCTTTATAAAAACACTGATTTTTCCTTTTCTTTCTTCTGGTCTATCCTTTCCACTGGGTACACGGAAACACGTTCTTCGTTGGCTTCTGTGGTGGTCGAATAAGAAGGGATTATTTCTTTCATATATTTGGTCACGACCACTTTTTTAATAAACATGGAAAGACCGAAATTGCATTCTTTGGGTTCCATATCCAATAAATCTTCTTCGGAAAACCATTTCATACATTCAATTTCTCTCATGTCAATATTTGATCGCATTCGTTCATGAATGTAAGGGAGAGTGGTATGAAACAAAAAGTAAATATTATTCTTGAAACGAATTCGGTTTTCGGTGGATATATCGTGACGAGATAATTCAATTCCCGTTTCTTCTCTTAACTCTCGAAGAGCCGTCTGTTCTTCTGTTTCGTTTTGTTCCATGTGACCCTTGGGAAAGCCCCATTTATTGGATTGTCTACCTAAAACAAGCAAATAATTATGAATATTTTTTTCATTGTTGACAGTCATGATAATACCACAACGTTTAATATTCGCCATAATAGATTAAATTGATAGGTTCTATAGAGATTATAGAGATTATAGAGATTATAAGAGACTATAAGGACTATAAATAGATTTTATATAGTAGGAGGAATTTCAATCTTATACATTTATTACCTCTCTCCTTATATCTTTTTTTTTTATGTCCGGATAAAAAAAAATATTTCTTGTTGTAATAAAATCGTACCATGAATACGGAACAAGATTATTCTGATATTTTTGATTGGAAATTTTATACCTCCTTTTATAATTTACATGAAATAACTACGGCCGAGGCGGCACTTGCTCATTGGAAAGAAAAGGGTCAGCATGAGAGAAAAAAAATGAAATTTATCAATGGTGAAATTTTTGATTGGAATTTTTATGTTTCTCATCATGAGGACTTGAGAAAACTTAAAACATTTGAAGAGGCTTTTCATCATTACAGGAGATTTGGGAAAAGGGAGCGTCGTATCTGTGATCCTCCGTTATCGTGTTCTGATATTTTTGATTGGAAATTTTATACCTCCTTTTATAATTTACATGAAATAACTACGGCCGAGGCGGCACTTGCTCATTGGAAAGAAAAGGGACAATATGAGAGAAAAAAAATGAAAATTATTGATGGTGAAATTTTTGATTGGAATTTTTATGTTTATCATCATCGTGATTTGAGAAAACTAAAGACATTTGAAGAGGCCATTTATCATTACAGGAGATTTGGGAAAAGGGAGCGTCGTATTTGTGATGATCCTCCATTATCTTGCTCTGCTATATTTGACTGGACTTTTTATACCTCCTTTTATAATTTACATGAAATAACTACGGCCGAGGCGGCACTTGTTCATTGGAAAGAAAAGGGACAACATGAGAGAAAAAAAATGAAAATTATTGATGGTGAAATTTTTGATTGGAATTTTTATGTTTCTCATCATGAGGACCTGAAAAAACTAAGGACGTTTGAAGAGGCCTTTTCTCATTACAGGAGATACGGGAAAAGGGAGGGTCGTATTTGCGATCAATCAACGTGTTCTGTGACAGTTAGAAATGAAAGCCATGCCAAGAATAATTGGCGAATGATTGCTCGGCGAATTCTTTCGTGGATACATTTCAGTGAACAAGATGATATAATATTCAAAACAAACTATCATGAAAATAGTTCCTCCATGGTAGAAGTGGTAGTTATTGATTTTAGAAGTATTTCATCCTTGGAATTTGTATTTAAAAATATTCGACATAAATTAGGATATCATGTACGGTATACGATTGTCTGTACGAAAGAAAACAAAGAGTTTATGGAAAATTTGAACCATAAATGGTGGTGTGGTGTGGGTCGAATTATCATGATTGATATTGATAGTTATCGTAAAAAGTTTAGGAATGTTTTTGATATTTATAATTCTTTATTATGTTCCGAGGAGTTTTGGGAAAAATTTAGTTATGAGTGGGTGCTCCTTGTACAGGAGGATGCCTGTATTTTTCAAACGTATCCACAACTTTTACCTTTTCTTCAAGCCCCGTATGATTATTATGGGGCTCCGTGGTCGAATAATGATCGAACGAATGAGGTGTGGAATGGAGAAGATTGTACTGTGGGGAATGGAGGATTAAGTTTACGTCGAACAGAGGTCATGTTGAAAATTGTTACCATGTTTCATAACGACATTCCAACTTTTTACGAGAATTTTACGATTGGACCTAAAATGAAGAAGTATATTTCAAATTTCAATGTGGTGATGGAAGATGTGTATTTCGCTTATTATTTATTTCAAAAAGGGTTGGGTAGAGTGCCACCCACACGCTTAGCACAACGATTCTCGGTTGAATTGGTGGAAACTCCCTTCCCTACCTTTGGGGGTCATTGTTGGTGGTTATCGAATACAAGAAGAAATGTTGTTCATTCCTTTATCCCCGATATTTGTCGACTTGTGGACAAGGTGGCGATCCTTGCCTCTCCATTTTATTTTACGTTGGGGGGTGGAGAAAAATATACCTCGGATATCATAAGATATTTACTTTTGAATGGATATAATATTCTATTTTTTTCCATGTCGACAGTTTATGAAGTATTCACGACCATGCGAATATTCATAAAAAATATTGACGAGATGTTTGATAGGATTCTTGTTGTTCCTTTTAGTTATATACATCACCAACATATTTTTCGAGGAGTCGATGCCGAACTCTTTTATTTATTGAGTAATACAGGAATTCCCGAAATCAAGGGAATGGCAAACAAAAATATTCTCATGTGTCAGTTTCCATTTGATATGGAACAAGAACACAACTTTTATTCTGGTTGGAAAAGTCAACAAATCATCGAAAATGTCATGTCCTATGATTCGTTTATTCTTAATTCTGAATTTTCCAAAACGCATATGTGTAACATGTATAAATCAATGATTGATTTGGAACCGTTTTTTAATGAAATTGTACTCAAAATGAAGGTGATTCATCCTATTTGTTTCACGTCTTCATCTAAATCTATAGGGAGTATAGAGAGTATGGAGAATATAGAGAGTATAGAGAGTATGGAGAATATAGATAATTATATAGAAAATTATCCTAAAAAAAATGCAAAAGAGGTGGTATTTTTTGTCATGTGTGCTCGAATCATTGAAAATTTTGATGGTAATAATAACAAATATATAGATGTGGCCATTCAAACGTTTTTAAAACTTTCACCGGATTGTAATTATCGTTTGATTATTATGGGTAGTCTAAAAAGTATTCCCTATTATAATTCTCTTTGTGAAATGATTCAAGGGAGTAATAAGATTAAAATAATTCCCAATGTGTCTTCTGAATTAAAAGATGAAATTTTGAAAAAATCGCATTATATTCTTAGTTTGACAGGCATAAAAGATACAATGTTTTCTAGTCAGGAACATTTTGGTATTTCATTATTTGAAGGTATTCATTATGGATGTATTCCCATCTCTTTCCAAGGTGGATTTCCCACTCATTATATACCGAATAAGATTAAAGGACATCTTTTTCAAAATGAGGAGCAACTTTTTGAACTTTTGAATTCTATTATCCCCTCTTTGAAAGAGGAGGTTGAAAATGTAGAAAATGTTGAAAATGATGATCTTCATGATTATAATAAAAAGAGGGAACAAAATCTAGAAAATCTAAAAACCCAACCCGAGACAATTCATCTTCTCCAATCCTTAACCATGGAATCCTTTCATACATCCCTTTCCAAAATTATTTAATAAATATTGTTTGATGGAAAGAAAGAAACGAATATGACGGTTATCTTTTATGCTTATCATGAAACGGAGGCATGTCATTTCAATCTTGATTATTTTGTAAATTTTGGGGGAATTCTTCCCGAGTATGACTATATTTTTATAATTAATGGAAGAACATGTACTGTACCGATTCCAACGGGGGATAATATTCATATTCTTTATCGTGAGAATATTGGATATGATTTTGGAGCCTATGCACGAGGACTCGATTTTTTCTTTAATGATTCAAAATCTCCTTTTCAAAAAAAGAAGAAGGGATTTGATTTTTTCATCTTTTTGAATGCCTCTGTAATTGGTCCTATTACTCATCATTCCAAAGAATGGGATTGGGTCGAGTATTTCCATGGTCGTTTTTTGGAAGATCCGACGGTACGTCTTTATGGGACGAGTATTGTGTGTTTACCTGACGAAGACAAGGGAACACGAGGACCAAAGGTGGAAGGATTCTTTTGGTGTACCGATCGACGAGGTCTTGGATTATTAATAGGGGAAAGAACGATATTCATGGATCATAGGACGAAAGAATCCGCCATTGTGAATGGAGAGTATGGACTTTCAAATTGTTTGTTGGGTAAATATGGATTTAATATAGGATGTATAATTACACGATATCAAGGGATGGATTGGAGAAAGGAAATCAATTGGTCTTGTAATGATTTAAAACATCCGTCTCGAAAAGGTAGTTTTTACGGTGAATCAATGAATCCGTATGAAACTATTTTTCATAAATGGTTTTGGCACCATCAACCTACAGTTCATAAAGAGATAATTGATAAACATATTCAACGAAAGAAAAAAATTGAACATGTCAAGTCTTTGAATTTGAAATAATAAAGAAAAAATAGAATGTCCTTGAAATACAGTGAGGAACAACATGCGGTGGTGGTGGAACTTGAAAAAGGAAATAATGTTTGTGTACAAGCCGTCGCCGGATCGGGAAAAACAACAACCTGTCTTCATATTGCCGAGTCGTTTCCGGGACGAAATATTTTGTTATTAACGTATAATGCGAAACTAAAGATGGAAACGAGACGAAAGGTGGATTCATTGGGTATTACCAATATGGAAGTTCATTCATTTCATGCATTTTGTGTAAAATATTTTGACAAGGATGGATTTCGAGATCATGAAATGTTGAAATATTTAAAAAAAAGACCTTATCCATCCTTACTACGGCCTTTTCAGTACGATATTATTCTGTTGGATGAATGTCAAGATATGACTCCCTTGTATTTTGAACTTGTGCTTCGAATTATTTATTATCATTCATTGGAAATTCCATTATTAGTCACCATGGGGGATACTCAACAGTCCATATTTCAATTCAATCGTGCCGATTCGAGATTTTTGACCTTGTCCTTGGACATTTTCCCGAATTCAACATCATTTGGATCTTTACGATTATGGTCTTATCTCACCTTGAGAACGACCTATCGTTTAACGAATCCAATGATTGATTTTTTAACCAAGTGTTGTTCGGGTGCTCCTGAAATGGAGGGGGTAAAGAGGGCTATAAACAGCAATATAAACAGCAATATAAAACAAAAGCAACGGGAATCAAAAGTTCAGTATGTGGTTTGTAATTCATTTTCAAAGATTCCGTTTGAAAAGATTAACAAGTTGTTGAAAACGGGAAAGTATACGTATGATGATATTTTCATTCTTGCTCCGAGTTTGAAATCGGTCATGACACCGGTGCGTAAGTTGGCAAATTTGTTGACGGAAAATGGGATTCCGGTCTTTGTACCCACCTCGGAAGAAGAGAGTCTTGATGAGGATGTATTACGAGGAAAAGTGGTCTGTAGTACATTTCATCAAATCAAGGGATTGGAAAGAAAGGTGGTGATTGTGTTTCAATTTGATGAAAGTTATTTCCAATATTTTGCCAAGGACATTTCGTTTACCGACCATCATCGTCTTCCAAATACACTTTATGTGGCCTTGACTCGTGCCAAGGAAGAATTGATTCTAATTCATGATAAAAAGAACTCGTTTATCCCGTTTCTTCGTCCGGAACTTTTACCCATCTATACAACCTATCAAAATAACTATCAAAAGGAAGTGAACCCCTCTCGGGGTATGATTCATCATGATCTTCCGAAAGAATCAAAAACGAAAAAAGAACGTCTCTCGATTTTGGAAATGACAAAATATATTCCTGCTGATATTCTTCAACAATGTATGGAATATATTCAGGTACAAAAATTGGAATCCACCAAAGAAGAGGGTATCTCCTTTCAGTTTTCAACCAAGGCTGCTCAAGGAGAAGGATATGAAAATGTGAGTGAAATCACAAGTGTAGCGATTCCCACCTACTTTGAATATTTTCATACCGGAACCTCATCTCTCACCACGTTTAAAAAGAAACTTGGAAATCTGCAATCCAAAAATGTAGATCGAACGATAGATCGAAATATAGATCCAAAATTGCATATTTCGTCTTTATTGGAAGCAGTCAATGAATGGTGCAGTCAGAAATCTGGTTATCATTTTAAAAAAAGTCAAATTGTGGACTATTCCTGGATGAATCAACAACTACTAGAAGATGCGTGTACTCGTCTTTTATCTATGCTTCAGCGAACGACAAAAAATATAAAGTGTTTAAAATATGAAATGTTATGGGAACGGTCATTTCATGAAACGGTACTTTATGGATTTACGGATATGGTGGATCTGGAAAATCCGACAGGTTCTATTTATGAATTGAAAATCCAAACGGATGTCGAGAGTATTCATTTTATTCAATGTGCATTATATTTATGGTTAGTGAATGGGTCGAATCGATTACGACGACCGATTTATTTGCTTCATTTACCAACCGCTTCTATGTATTCCATTTCTTTTCGTCCAGAGATAGTATGCAAATCATTATTGGACTGTTTATGGGACTACAAATTTTCAACATTAGGTGAAAAGAAAGTGGAGGATCCATTTGTAGAAACATGTCAATCGCTTTGGAAAGGACGTGAATTATTATCCAAGAGGTAAAAAGTAAGGGGTAGTCGTTATCGTGGTCATTGTTTGGACATCAGAAACGCCATTATTATTCTCATTATTTTCATTCAAAGAGGAAACAAACACAATGAGAAGGAAAATATTCCAACTTGGAAAATACAAAAGATAGGAGGAGTGAAGTAAGGATTCTTTCGGTAATCCGTAACGATTTTTAGGTGATAAAGAAAACAACCCTTTGGACGTATAGGTAAAGGAGCGGATTGAGAAAATATCTACCAAGGGGGGAAGGGGATCCACGAGGGAAGAAATCGTGGAAAGAAGAGATGGTGGTGCGGTGGATAAACTTAACCGTTGTATATTCTCCACATCGAATGTTCCCATGTACTCATTATTTTTAGGTAATAATAAATCACCTTGGTCATTTTCAAACGACATGTGATCTTCCAAAAAAAGGGGTAGATGAATAAGCGAGAGTGGATAAGTAGGAGGAAGAAAAGGAGATACGACGATTCCGGGAATAGTTTGTACATTACCCGTGATAATATGTAGATTTAGAGGACAGGCGATATAACTTTGAGCGTCCGTCAACGAAAGAGGGGGAGAAAGACTGGAATATGCATTGATCACATGATAATAACTCATGGTAAACAAACCATTGAGACCGGGAAATAAAGAATCAAAACCAACACCAAAAATATGATCAAGAGTCCTATAATTGGATTGACCGAATTGGATGTATACTTTTTTAGTTGCATTACATTGATTTAATGCATTGGTAACTGTTACTGATTTTCCTTCCTCATCTACAAAATAGAGTACCAAGGGTGATTTTGGTGGGTTTAGAATCGTAAAGGAGGAAGGAGAAGAAGTCGAAGAAGGGGGTTTTCGATGCGGGGGAGGTTGGACATAGGGATGCGGATGGGGGTGAACATAGGGATGCGAAGGGTGGTGAACATAGGGATCCGGAAGGGGTTGAATATTCTTTTGTAAGGATACCGTGTCAAGTATTGTGGAGAGAAGAAGAGGCATAAACGGAGAGAGTAATCCATCATGGATGGAGATAGAACCATGGGCAACGAGAATATCTTGGGGTGGAGATGCGATATGTTGCCATAGGGTGACATGATAATGATTTGTTGGATCCACTTCTATTTTCAATAACAGATTCGAAATGATGCGTGTACAAGAATTCGATGTCGATTGGATATAACCTTTGATATTATTATTTATATTGACTTGGAAGGGATCAGACGGGAGAGGATAGTGTGGAGAAATCGTCGATGGAGCAGTGATCGAATAAAGATTAAGAAATGAGGAGGATACCAAGTAGGACATTTTTCGTTCTTTCCTTTCTTTCAAAGTTAAACGTGAGTTTGCTATAAATACCATAGATAATTTAATTTATTTATTGTTTTTTCACAAGGCCAAAATACTATCCACATTTCGTAGACAGTTTCGACCCTTTGTTGTTTCAAAATAAAAATAGGCATGTTCTTCAAGATAATCATGAGTATAAAAGAAAAGATAGCCGGTAGAAGAACGAGTAAGTCGTCGTAATTGTCGATCTCGCTGTTGATCCATTCGTTTTTGTTCATACATTTCATCAAGTCCATCTCCCAATCGATCACAAAAACTTATAGGGAATCGATGATGTTCGAGTAATCGAATACTCCAGTGTTTCATCACCATAAAGACATGATCGAAACGTTCCCCTTTGAAAAGAATGTTGCTGATGGTTTCATTATATTTTCTCAACAGAAAAAAATAACCAAATTCCAGCAAGATGGTGTTATGTAATCGATGACCACATTGTTGTTGAAATCGAAATTTTCGTATTTGTTTTTCTTCTAGACCCCAATGAAGATTGTAAATCTGAAGTGCTCTCATGATCCGTTCTTGGTTATCTTGTTTTTGAATAATAATACTATTATTATTCAGTATCGTTGTCCTCGTTCTCATCTTCCGCCTCCTATATTATTATCTATTATTATCTATATTGTAGTATAATTATAGAAGGATAAGAAAAATAGAAAAATAGAAAAATAGAAAAATAGAAAATATTTTGTATTCCTTCCATTTAACTCTACATCATGAAATAAGGAAAATGATTTCAATTTTATTCTTGAAGAAAGAATAAATAATATTGAACATAATATTGAACATAATATTGAACATGGCTCAATCTTCATTTCCATTATTTTCAACATTGGAACAGAAAATAGAAGAAGAACATGTTGATTTGACTCTTGGCCTTTCTGATATCCAAAAGCAATTTATTTGTGATCAACTCAAAGGGATGGATGATATTAGTGTGGAATTGGTATATGCGATTATACGATTTTACCATCTTCAATATGAATCAGGTAATATTATGGAACTTCCCTACCAAATGAAGAAACAGAAAACAGGAAGTATTTATAAAATCGATTTGAATGATTTGCCCTTGAAATTACAACATCTCATTCTTACCTTTACCACTATGCATCAATACGCATCAAGTTCATAATACCATGAATCATCAAGGTAGAATAGTATGTATGATGTCCAATTTCTTTTTTTTTTTCATATAAATAATATGAAAATAATGAAAATAATGAAAATAATGAAAATAATGAAAATAATGAAAATTATGATGCCAATGTATTATTAATATGTATTATTAATATGATTAATATTGTTCAAGAGAATTTTTAAATTCTTTATTATTATGTAAAAATGGAGGAATATACAATAAATTTAGTAAGACGACCGATTCCTTTAACGACCCAAGAAAGTTCATTATTTACTTCCACCAAAAAATTTGACAACAAATATCGATGGATATCGAAACTAAAGAATAGATTGAATGATGTAGTTCGACAAATGGATCGCAATTTCATGTTGAATATGTTGAAAATTTCTGTGGATTCCAAGAATGTAAAGGTTAGTAACGGGGAACTTGTCTCTTTCCCTATTATTTTTCGTACTATTTTTCCTACTATGCAACAAGAGGATAAAAAAATACCGCAAGAAATTATACAAGGCCTTGTCGAAAAATTACCTGAAATTATTCATCAACAATCTCCCCATCAATATATTTTTCGTAAACAACAAACACAAAAACGTCAAATACAGTTCCTTTCTGGGAAACAACAATATCAAAAATTTATTAATTTCTATTCTTTAACTTCTTCTCGTAGCCCCTACCATATTTTTCTAATAAACTTGATTTTGAAATTAAAACATTTACCACCGTTTTCCAATTTACTCGCATATTCTACGGAACAACGTGAAAAAATTATTGAGGGAATGATAAAGGACGAAAATTTTAAAGGGTTAATCGATACGTATATTGGAAAATACATTGATTCTCGTTGGAAAGAATTTTCAGATTTTTTAAATGAACAGAATATAACACTTATTCATGACGACATATTAAAATCCATAAAAGTTTTTAAATGGGTGTATGCCGATTTCCCGACACCAAAACTCGCCCAACATCGACTTCAAATATTATCTTTTCTTTCTTCTCACCCGCCAACATTATTCATACGATTAGACCCTTATCAATCTGGTAAACTTTTGGCAAAACGAATAATCTCTGGTGATTCATCTCAAGTAAAAATATTCAGAATACTTCAACAAGAGGATGGGGAGGAGGACACCTCCATTTCTTCAGAACAATCTAAAATATCTAAAATACCGAATGTTATGATACAACAAGTTCAACATCAACAAATTCCACCATCGGAGAGGATTCTCCCATTTTCAAGAATTGTTAAAAAAGATTGATTGATATTATTAATAAAGAAATATAATTAATAAAATAATAATTCATGAACCATGTCTTCCAAGATTAATGACTGCAGTCCGAGTGGCGATACCAAAAACAAAGTTTCTTGTGTAGACATGACCCGTTGCGAACATTCGGGAGATCTAGATCAAAATATAGTTCAAAATATAGATCAAAATACATATTGTTTTTCTTCTAAACAAGAATGTTGTGAAACCATAAAGAATTATATAAAGTGTAAGAATTATATTCTCCATGTAAAATCATCCCTGAAGGCCTTATGGACATAATTATGTCAATAAATTATGTCCATAATCACAACTCTAATCATATTATCTCAAAGAATTTTTAAATGTTAGATTTAAAAATGTCCATATATATTTTTATAAGATCAATATAAGATGAATATAGATGAATATAAGATGAATATAGATGAATATAAGATGAATATAGATGAATATAAGATGAATAAAGGGGAGGATATTTATTCCAATTTTTGATGTGGAGAGGTCACATTATCGGAGGATGATTTGTTTAGAGTCGTTGGATAAGGAATTGATTTCGATAATGACGAATAGACTGGAATCGTCATTAAAAAGTTAATATAACTAAAGGTGGTTGAATTTTTGGGCTTGGTGAGACTAATTGTATTATTTCTTTCGATACTATACTCAGATCGTTCCTTGTAGGTTTTATCAAGTCTTTCTTTAGGTGTGGTGGATTGTTTAATTTCTCGAATAACTAGTCCCTTGGTTCCATCCAAGAGTAAATATTGATGTGATGTTTTTAGAAAGGAACACGAATACGAATCGGTCAGACTAGGGAGTGTGTACCATAATTGACCTGTTTTCATTGAAAAAATTCGTACATGCGAATCTTCTCCCAACACAGTGAGTTTATAATCATCAGCATACACTCTAGAAATTTGACTATTGGGACGATACCGTTTAACATCTGGAGTTGCATAGGGGATATTATGTTTCACGTCTATATTGTGTTTCACGTCTATATTGTGTTTCACGTCTATATTATTTGGTTTTTTATTTTTCAATGTATGGATTGGTATCTTACGATGATATTTCACATCCCATTGATGATTATGCAAAGAATGACTCATATGAAATACGTGAACATTACTATTCATCGTACCTAATGTAATATAACAATCTCGATCAAACATCCAATGTACATGGAAACAAGTGACTTTATCCTCTTCATCTAGATAGGTATCAAGTTGATTGGAATTTAAAAGACAAACAAAGGTATATTGTAAAGAAGATGCATCGGATTTAGGAACAAAAATGGTTTTAGGGTCGACATACGATAATTCTTGATTTTCCATATTCATCACGTAAAAATATCGATGATCTCTTTCAACAAAAGAAATAGGAAAGTCATTCTTATACCGAATATGAAGAATTGGTGAATCTTTGTTATTTTGTCGAATAATGGTTTTAATCTCCCCATTAAAACTAATGATTGAAATGAGGGTGATTGTTTTCTTGCAAAATACCATGACTTTGCGGAAAGGAGAGGAGGAAGAATAGATGGATTGTGGGAAAATACCGGAATTCATAGAATTTAAAGAATTCAAAGAATTTATAGAATTTAAAGAATTCAAAGAATTCATAGAATTTAAAGAATTCAAAGGAACGACGAGTTGAAAACAGCAATGACATTTATCGAGTCGATCAAAGTAACTTGCCAAAATTCTCAATGATTCAACACCTTCTTGAGTCACATCCATATCATACAGAGGATATTGGAATGGAAAGTTCCAACAATGGGTAGTAGAAGTAATGGTGCGAGTATCTCGAATCCGGATGGAACGACTTTGGATATCATAATAAACGGCCAACAAATCGGGGGTAATATGGAGATGTTCTATCGATTCTTTGGTGGAAGAGGAATATGTATCAAAATCCCCTTTTTTCCAAAGATTTTCTAATTTAGAATGGGTCGAAAAGAGACTCGTCTTTGAACTCCGGGGAATAGAAGGGTGGACAAGAAGAAATCCCATCCCGACAGGAACATGTAAAAGAACAAACACGACTTGATGAAAGTTATACATATTCTTTATCTCTTTTGTGAGTATATATTTGATAAGATTTTTATAAGATTTTTAAAAGATTCTTATATCTATATTCATGGAGAAATAGAGAATTGGTTTCAATTTTTAAAATATTATAAGGACTTTTATACCAAATGGTGGACATGGAGGGGAGTGTTTCGACCGACCCGATAGGCTCTTCCGATAATTTGGGTTTCTAAATCTTCCGAGGTGGGGTGATAGAGAATCACATCGGTGGATTCTTGTAAATTCATTCCTGCACTATCATGAATACTTGTGAGGAAGAGTACGGTCATTTCTCCTCGTTTAAAATCTATAATTTGTTTCGAACGACTTTCATTTCGTCCTTGTAATTGGGTATAGTGGATACCGTGATCATGTAATAAATAACAAAGAGGTTCAAACGATTCATCATAACTAGAAAATATGATAAACTTTCCTTCTTTTCCACGATCCAAAATCAAATCCACAATGACATTCATTTTGGTTTGGAACTTTCGACACCTTTTTTCTTTTTCCATTTTTCGAGTTTCCGTATCGTTCTCCGCCTCCTCTTTATCCGTCCTACACGAAGAGGATGGGGAAGAAGAAGGCGATTGAATATAAAATATATTTTCAGTAGTAATGGATTTTCGACAAAGGGGACAAGAATTATGATTTTGAAGCCATTGGAGAATACAAGATCCACAAAACATATTTTGACAACAGGTAACAAGAATGGGTTGGACATTTTTTTCAAAACAAATATGACATGTATTTTCAGAAAGAAGAAGGGCGATGCGATGATTGAATTCTTCCAATTCTCGCAATAGATTATCTTTTCGAGATTTCCAACGTTTCACTCGTTCTTCATCACCGAGTCGTTCAAATCGTAAGAGTTTACGTTCACATTCCTCCAATCCCTCGACTTTTTCAAAACGAACCAAATCATAGATATTGGACGTGCTATTTCCACCCAAGGATTTGACCGCTCCTTCTACATTCCCGGCAGAAATCATGGCCAAAATATTATCGGAAATCATATTTTGAACGGCATTATACACAGGTTGATAACAAGTATGATATTTATGATACAAGGGGGGTAAGGAATAGGATTGTTTCACAAAGGAATCTTCATTCTTCACAATGAGATTTTTATAAAGTGTATAATCCATATAGGTGGAAAAAATACTGCTCATAAAATTACTTGAATTTCGAGTCGTATACAAGAGCATATCGGGAGTGGCCGTTAATAACCAAATGTAACCCGCAATAATCGGTCGCATTCCGGGTATCTTGGTCGTGGAGGGTTCGTCAAAAATAAATCGTTTCCAGGCATAATTTGGGAAACGTTCCATCAATGTATTAAAACATTGAGGAGCCACAAGAACAACATCATATTCAAGAGGATCTAAATTAGTGACTTTACGTTTCGAGGTGAAAAGAGAATGACGTAGAGTGGTATGATTTAATTCTTCTTCCCATTGACGTAAAATAATTGTACTGGCGACGACAAGATTAGTGGGAATCCGTTTGAAAAATAACAAACTTTTTTTAAGAATACTACCATGTCCATACACACAGAGGATAGAACTATGAATATGGTCTTGTTCGAGATTCCATTCCATGGAATCACGGGTCATTAATCCAAGGATAGAAAGAGTCTTTCCAAATCCAGTAATATCGGCATAAATACCGACACAAGATTCAATGGCATAATGGGTATAGGATACCGTCTTTTCCTTTTCTCGTTCTTCCATTTTTTGAATGGCCAACAATTGATGGGGAAATAAGGTCTTCTCCATGCCTCTTGGTTGTACTACATGAATGTCTTGAATCTCGTTCATCCTCCTTATTTCTTTGACGACCCTATAATCTCTTATATCTTTATGCAAAATTTAAAAAATTTTTTTTTTAAATATTTTGGTAACTATAAAAAACTCTTCTCTTTGTGTCATTATAAAATTATGAGTCATTGTTCTGGAACGTATCCCAACGTTGTCGCCTGGGAAGGTAAAATCTCCAATCTCGCCCCCTCGTATACTCAATTAGATCGTACGTATATGGGCAAAGGAAATGCGAGTACCACCTCGGCACTTCCACCCGCCACGACCGCCTCGAGTAATAAGGAATTGCGTACTCAAGTCCGACCCTCTTTTGGAGGAGCAGGTCTGGCTCCCAAAAATAGTTTAATGTCCAATATCCCCGTTCCTCCGACACAAGCCCTAACTCCCGGATTTACTACCGTCATGGCCGCTTACGGGAATTCGGGTTACTGCGGAAGTCGCTTTTAAAATTTTCATTTTATTTATTTATTTTTTTATCCACAAAAAATAAATCCTTTCTTGAATACTCGAATGATGAATTCATCTCCCACCCAAAATTTATCTCCCCTTTCCAAAAATAAATATAGAATAAAATCACTTCAACGAAAGAATAATTATTTTACAATTGCGGTCCTCGGTGGTGAATCGATTTTGTTATTTCTGGTTTTTTATTTTGCTTATCTAGGATATTTCAGCACCTCGAAACAAATATCGAGACGATATTTTACCGCATCACGAATTATTTCCATCCTCATTATCGTGTCTATTTTCCTATTGGCAATTTGTCAAAGTTTGTATATTCATTATGAAATTTCAAAGTTTAAGACCACCACTTCGACCGTCACTCCCACACAATCTCAAAGCATTCTTATTAACACATGGAAAAAGAGAATGGCAGACAATGTCAAACAATACTACAATTACTTTCAATATATACTGTGTTTTTTCCTCATCGTGTGTGCGTCGAATAACTTTTATATAACCTACATTTCAAAGAATAAATGGATCTTTTTGAAAGAAATTGGATTTTATGTCTTGACGTTTGCCTTATGGGGTATATTTATTTATGGTATGCGAAAACCAACCGAACAAATTAATTTCAGCGACTTTTTGAAAAGTGTCGGATTTATTGTCGTCTGTGCCATCATAGTCATGATTCTTTTTGAAATTAACGGATACAATACCAACACCGGTTTATCCAATTCTCTACAATATCTACCGACTCAAAATACCGACTCGGAAGATGAAAACAATCGTCTTCATCGAAAACAAACCTTTCAAATTATCTTCTTACTTCTCTATGTCCCTATTTTTGGATTCCTTATTATTCTTTACATCTTTTTAAGCACTTCATTCATGAATGCCCAACTGACCAATCTTTTGGAAACCTATAGAGATTCCTTTATTATGAAAACCTTTTTCCCCCGACTCGTCACTCGACTAAAGATAACAGAAATCAACCCAAATGCCTATTCACCCTATGTCATTACCCTTGGCTTATTAATCATGGAAGCCATTCTATTTGGTCTTATTAACAGCGTTTCCTCTCAATATGTATCCCTCCATCGTCGGAAATTCTATAACGAGAATACCACGATATCCTTGACATGGTGGAATAAAACAACCATCTTGAATATTTTTATATTTATGGGCTTTCATTTCCTCCTGCAATTCCTCGGTTTCTACAATCGCCTTGACGCCTCCCCCTCGACTGAAAGACAACAACAAATTGGTTCCATTATTCCCATCACCACCCCTCCACCACCTCTACGGAATAATGCAAGACCACAAAATCTACAAGAACTACAACAACAACAATATGTCAACAACTTTTAAGTTTCAAATTATGTATTCGTCGTAGGAGGTCTCTCGTCTTGACCACCATTACCATTACCATTACCCCCCATCGTCTTCATCATCTCCATTAACGGTCCTAGGTTCGACATATCCATTCCATTCATATTCCCATTCATACCCCCATTCGCACCCGCATTGTCCCCACCATTAACACCCTGGAACATAGTCATGAAGGATTGAAGTGTCGACAATAACTGGGGAATATCCAACGATCCATTACCCATACCATCATTCATCATACTCATAATGTCCGTCAATACACCCGAACTCATTAACGACGTAATCATCTCCATTGGATTCGAAGAATCTAAATTCACATTCTCTGAAATCTTTTTGAAAATCTTGGTAATAAACTCTGTCGGATCCACCGGGGGTCCCCTTGACTTTGAATCACTTGAAGATGATGATGAATTCTTCATCTCTTTTAATACCTTCTTTGCCTTGGAAGTAGGAACCAACACAGCGGAAATTGTCAAAAGATGGTTATAAATTGTTTCTAATTGCTCCTTATCCGCCAAAGTAAACACCTTCTTCATATCAATAAATACCTTGTCCGAATATTGAATGGTTGCTCTTTCATTCGACATGGACTGAAACGACACATAATCTTTATTAATGATAAATAACTCGTTTTCCTTACAAAAATTGCGAAAAAGTCCAATATGTTTCTTGATCGGATCTTCATGAATCAATCCAGTCTTCTCCAACAGATGAGAATATAATTGTAAAGACGGACTTCGATCACCAAATACATCATTCAATGCCTTGACAAAATTACAAACACTCTTGAAACCCTTCAATAAGTTTTCCTCCTCCGACTTTTCAGATTGAACCACCTCCATTTCGGGTTTCACACAAATCTTGGTCTCCCCCTCATTGATAGTATCCGTCGCCACATTCGTGGTGGGAAGAACTTCATCCAACGCCTCATTCATCAAACACTCATCTTGTTGATTGGAAGTATTATTCACGGCAAAATCCACCGTATCAATGATTTCAAGAACAGTTCCTTCTTTTGAATCCATGATTATAATATTATTATGTGATAATTTCTTTTCTAATTACCTCTCTCTTTATTAAATCAATTATTTGAATTGAAATTGAATTAATTGTTTTCTACTCCTTCAATCCATGGTCGAGTATCCCGAGGACGGTTCGCCCTTTGCCAATCTTTATTCAACTTCTTTCTATCCTGATCCACAACCTTTTTAACCTTTTGAAAATCTAACGTCACTCTCCTACACCCCTTTCCATAATTCTTTTTTCCGTTTGAAATCTTTTTCCCCTTTGAAATATTCATTCTCCTCTTTTCAATCGCCATCATCTCAATTCGTGTCGCCCGATGAGTATAAAGCATCATCCTCTGTTTCTTCTGATTCGGAGTAGGACGACGATGACGATCATGACGTCTCTCAAAGACTTCCTCCATCTCCTCCACCTTATCGGTAAGATCGGTAAGATCGCTTTGATCCATAGGATTGCTTTGATCCATAGGATTGCTTTGATCCATAGGATTGCTATGATCGCTATGATCTATATGCTCCGTCTCTTTCCTACTGATATTCTCGTTGATGATCTCTGACAGCATGTCAAATTCAAGATCTAATTCCTTCATCTCCGTAGTAAGCGTGACAATTTGTTCCACGACATTGTTGAAAGACCAAATAAGGTTCTCTTCCACATCCCCAATATCACCAATGGTCTGGGATAGTCTATCAAATTCACCATCCAATCGCATCATATCCGCATTAACAATCACAATTTTTTCAACGACCTTGTTGAATGATTTGAAAAGGTCCTTGAAATCACAGGTCGTAGGATCCATGTCGGTCATAGTAGCGGTCATAGCATTCATAGCGGTCATCCTAAAAGCCGTCTTCTTTTTCTGTTAAAATGGGGGTGTTGGTTTTCTTTTCAAAAAAAAAAGGAAACAGGAAACAAATTAGATTTATATATTTTTTATGAATTATACTACGTATCCTATACTATGAACCATGGAATCTGAATAATAATGAATTTAATGGGTCCACTTAATCAATTTTATTGTTGTGCATTTTTTTATATAGTTCTATCTCCATAGTTAGTTTTACTCTTTCCATAAATGATTCTATTTCTTCACCCTCTTGTGGAACGATCTTGGGCAGAACTCGAATCGAATATCGAATCGGAGTATACGGATATCGTGAAACGAGTCTCCATAAAAATCCCATAGTACTTTCCCCTTTCAAAAAATACATGGTAGAGTTATTGATCGACGAACAAAAAGGGTCATATTGAATAATAACCGGTAATATCGGATATTTTTTCAAGAAGGCTCCCTTGCGGAAAGAAGGTAAAATGTGTTGATTGGCATTCGGTATATCAGAATATTCTCTCCCCGCCGTCGGTGCAATGGTCATCAATCCATTCGATCCTTCTCGTTCTCGCTTTTCCAATTGTTGATAAATCCATTCACTCCGTTTTGTATTTTCATAGGGTGTCATCACAATCGATCTCATTTTCCATGCATGAAGTCTTAGTATCCACGGAATATGGACAGTCGATGTCACAAATCGAGGATACGGAAAGAAATGATAAAATAATAAAAGTGGATCGATGGCATTCGGATGATTGAAAATCATAATCGTCGGAGGAGAGGATTTCTCGTCATTACATACATGTTGTACACATTCTCTTTCATAATTCTCTAATCCTTCTATCGTTTGTAATTCCAAATTTAAAACTTGGAATATTTTCTTCAAGGCTACTTTTGGAAAGAATAAAAATGTAATGATATAATGAAAGGCAAGTTGACCAACTCGACCATACACTACCCCTTTTCGAAAAGTTCTACCAACATCATTCTTTATATAATTTATATAATTTATATAATTTGTAATACCATTAATAATACGTTGAAACATCTTGCTTGATTCTCTCTTTATATTCTCTTTTCTACTTGTTAAAAGATTTTATACAAGTTTTGAAATGTATTTGAACAAAAGAATAATGATGTACATTGCAATGTATATTGCACTCCATAATCTACCTACAACATTATACAACACAAAAGTAGAACATAGAATGAATACACCCATGACCATTTTTCCATATCGATCATTCAGAAAAATCGCTACATATATCAAAATTACACATAGTAATAATACTCCTAACGTATGAATTATGAGAAAAATAAATTTCCACGTAGTCACGTTTCTAATTATCGAGATTTCATCAGAAGACAATTCCTCTTTATTTTCTAATAAAAATTGGTCTACCTTGTTTTCCTTGTACAATTTTCTAGTAACATATTGCCATAATTCACTATGATTTGTCGAATCAAGTTGACGAATAATTTTGATAGCAGTTAAAAAAAGATTCGACTCTATCGCACGGAAGAAAAGAGTAATCAACCCACTGTTTGATTCTTCTTTACTATTCGTCTCTTTTATAATGTGACATAAGACATCTGTATCAAACAACAACAAGATCGTCTTTCCCATATTTTTATAAGATTGGAATCCAACCGAATATAGTCTTCGCCAAATTTTATAAAGAGTCGCCGGATCTTTTTGTTGGATCGCAATGTTTGACATGGAATTTAACACCATTTCTTCAAAATATCTTAAATAGGCCCATTGTAAATGTTGTGGTAAATTTTTATACTCTTTATATAAAGTTGATGGCTCAAGATAGGGTGATAATTGACTCACTATCAAAAAATTATTCTGTCTTATCGCCTCTGATAATAAACCTTCCAAATATGGTTGTTGTACCATAAATCGATGTTTAAATCCTCGCTCTTTCGATAATGTTGGATTTACGATTCTATTAAAATATAGATCCTGCACCATATCTTTTTTATCGTTTTTTTCATCGATGAATCGTATAAGCCCATTTCTCGAATCCAATTGATAGGGTTGATCTATTTTACCTAATACTAGTATAAACTGGTCCTCGTCATTACCATCACTTTTTTCGATACGAATCGGTTCAAGTATTAAATTTTCACTCTCAGAACTTGAACGACGATATTTTTCAAATAGAGATGGAAAGTCCTCCTTTTGTAATAATTGTATTGCAGTTTCTTCCTCATCATGAGGAATCGGAATGGGAATACCATAAATTTGATGTACACCATAAAAATTTCTAATATTGGCCGTTTCCACCTTCAATGTTTTTAATTTTAATTTTATCTTTAGATAATTGATCATATCTTGAACCGCCTTTTTTTGATGATAGACTTTTTCCGATTCTATATTTGTAACAGTTTGGCGTAATGGCCCTTCTTCTCCTTTCAAGGCAGCCAAGATTGAAGGATCTAAAAATTTAAAGACTTGTTGTCGAATCGGTATTTTTGGTACTATATCTTCTTTTTCACGAAATTTCATGTATATACGATTGATCAAATCCTCCTCCGGAGATTCAATATCATAGACATTATGAAGATAATCCCGAATAGTCTTTTTTATAGACTGTTCATATTGATAACTTTCGCCATCATATACCTTTTTCAAAGGATGGGACATCACAAACGATTGTCGTAACGGTTGTTGTAATCTTATTCTAGAAAGGGAAGGTATTATAGAGACGATAACCTGTAAAAGTTTTTCATGCCGTTTTTTCAAAAGTTGTAATTCTTGAGACTTTTTCGACATTTTCTTCTTTTAAAAATAATTTTTTTTTCTGTCATCTGTCTGATTCACACTCCGTTTATAAATTGGTTTGAACGTCACATTTCGGGTGATGACCATATCGAATACTTCCATTGGGTTGTCGATACAATTGTTTTTGACAAATTCTACAAAACCATGTCCCACACTGTTCATGACAAAAATAGAAATCTTTTTCCTTGTGAGAACAAGATTTCGTTTCCGAAAATGTCGTTTGAAAACAATTGGATACAATCAGTTTGGAAAGTTGTTGTAAACGATGCATTTTTATATTTTTATATTTTTATATTTTTATACTATTTATTTATTATTGTTTTTCGTTCTCCTTTTAAATTCCATTAGTAAACAATTCATCGATTTTTTGAATTAAATCATTCTCATCCTTATAATCATAACGTGAATTCATATCGGTTGGGATTCTTTTCAATGAAACCCCCTTTTGAATCATAACTATTCCGTTTGGTGATAAAGAATCTAAAACTACAGCCATTAATTCTTCATTTACACCTTCTATCGCAAGATTATCAATAATAACTATTCGAGATTTAAGAAATGGTAATCCATTCTTCTCTATATCCCTAAAATTGTTCTGAATGACCGCAATCTCTGTCTCTGGATGTAGAAGCACTCTCTGTGCGTCATCATAGGTTATGAATTTAATCATCTCGTTATCCAATAATAATGAATCCGAATTTACAAATACACCATGTTCTGTAGCCCATCCAATCGTCGAATAATATTTCAAGAGGAAATTTTCCAACTTGTTCTTTAAAGAAGTAGACATTGCCCCGACAAAAGAAAGAATAGGAAACATGGACATTGTATTATTTTTATTATTTTTCCCCGAAAAACTATTTTTCCCCGAAAAACTATACTCTATAATTTCTTTCGCAAGGTTGATATTTTTAGATGGATATACGAAATGATCGGACCAGGATGGTTTGGCATTAATTTCACATACACCACCTTCTTGATCATCCAGGGGTATAGAAATATCTTTGGCAATCACATCAACACCGGCAATGTCCAAACCAAGGGCTTGAACCGCAACAAGAATTTGAAGTTTTGTTTGAGGATGTAATGTTTCCAACACATCGTTCGTATAAGCGCCATCACTATCAATGTTTATTATTTCACCTTTTTGAAGTATGCAAGTCGGTGTTTTACCCAATTTTTCAATATAATATAAAAATTGGGGATGGTTTGATGTGGAAGATAAATCAATAGTCCAACCTATCAAAAACGAATCCATACCTTGATTTTTATTGATTTGTGATTCCACCAGTTCTTGGATCGTCGATTTTCCATCTCCTTTTATAAAAACATTTTCCGAATGAAGAACACTTACAATCTTATCGCCAATCACCAACACTCGATAATGAGATCCTTCCAACATTTCTTCTATAACAATCTCCTCAAACCCTTGCTGTTGAATTATAGAAAAGACCTTGAAGACTTCGGCCTTGGAATTGACATGAAGAAAAACAGATCGAGAATTGTTTCCGTCCAAGGGTTTTAAAACCACTGGTCTTTTGATTCTTTCAAAAAATTCTACAGCCTCTTTTACAGTGGAACAAACTTTTCCTTCTGGAACACGAATAAATGGAGCAATCATTGTATTGGTTTGATGTTTATCACAAGATATTTCTACTCCCACATTATTTGTGTTGGGTCCATATCCTTTCCATATTCGTTTTTGTTGATTTCCATACTGAAATTGGAAAAGATTACGGTAAAGACAAATAAAAGGGAGGTTTATTTGGTACGCATAATAAAGTAAATGGTGGGTGGCCAAACACAATTCTTTTTCATCCTCCAATTTTTGAATCGAATTATAAAAGGAGTATTCCTCTTCTTTGTTATTGAGAATAGAAAGAAGTAGACGTATACTTTCTTCAATACATTGGTATCCCAATTTTTCATCCAAACAACTGATTACCACCGAATACAATCCTCGTCTCGCATTTTTTATTTCACGTGTTCGTCCAAACCCCGAATCACATTTCGTAACGACCGATTGAAATTCTAATGCTACATGTTCTAAAATATGACCCATCCACGTTCCTTCACGAACTCTACGAATAAATTGACCTTCACATCGATGACTTTGTAAACCAGGTAAATAGAATAACAATTTTTGGTCCAATCCTACAAAATGATTCGAAGGATGATTTTCCAGTATCCCAATATCTATAATAACACGAAGAACACTTTTTCGGTACGAATGGATATTTGGTCCTCGAATAAATTGTTTTTCCAAAATATCAATCGTAAACATCCCCAATTCTATTTTCTTTATTTATTTTTAAGAAAATAGAATTTTTATACTGAAATTGGACACCAACCTATTTATTATATTTATAATGTATTTATAATAATAATGTATTTATAATGTATTTATACTCTAAATTTCTCTAAATTTCTCTAAATTTAGAGAAATTTCTATAGTTCGTCGGTCCGCAAATAATATAAATTGGTTTTCTTTCCCATAACTGTTTTTTTAGTTCACCGTTTTTCATCCCTTGAGTGGATCATCATCATATAATATAAAATCATAATATAAAATAATTTCAAAAAAAATTATTTTTTATATTTCTGTATTGTAGAGAAATAAATCTCCAATTAAAATTCATTTATTATCAATCCAATATCATGAATTCATTCAATAACAACTCCAACTTTTGTCCTCTTGTCAGAGAAAATTATGCGAAATTTACTGCAAAAACTATGTGTAATGAAGATGGTGGGAGTCTTCAAAGTGCGGAAGGTATGGATGTTTGTGTAAAGGACAGCAGAGGTGTTACCCTAGATAATTATTCAATCATGAATCTAAAAAGAGGTTATGAAAGTTTCAAGGGATTATTTAAAACATATGGATATGATTATATTTGTACATATAAACTTGACAACGGTATTTGTAACGATAAAGTTCATGTCCAAAAAAAAACAAAGGGAGGTGAAACCGTTTTCTTCACAAAAAATGGTGGATTACCTCTTACGGCTGAACTTGAGACTGACAGACTAGGTCTACCTACAGGGCATGCGTCCTCAATACATCATCCCCAAGGTATTTATTATGATCTAAACTAAAGACCTTTGTTCTTTTCCTCGTTTTGATTGATTGATTGATTCATCTTCTCGGATGGATAATTGGATTCTTTATCATAACTCTTTTTTTCGTTCACCATTTTTCATCCCTTGAGTGGATCATCTATTCGATTCCTAATTTTTTCTCAAGTTTTTCATCTTGTTTTTTCACCCTTTCATATTTCCATTCTCCCGCACGAGAAGGTACGGCTCTTTTAATCGCTCGTTCATTATACCTACATTCTCCAGTCTTTACCATTGTCTTTACCATTGTCTTTGTATCTTTATTTTCCTTATTTACTTTATCGCATACCGGAAATTTCAAATTCTTGGCATCCAAAAAGCAACTCGATCCACATGTTGATAATAATTCTCGACGTTCTGTCATGGTTGCAGGTTGAACCTTTCCCCATGGCTCGGAAGATGTGTCCAATGGATACGTTTTAAAATGCTTCGTTTTCATTTTATTTTTTAAAACTAGAAAATAAAATTTTTTAACGATAACGATATCGACTATTTTTAACGATAACGATATCGACTATATCGACTATTTTTAACGATAACGATATCGAGTATATCGATTCCTATATCGTTTTATAGGTGAATAAACAGGACATACATTCGGACAAGTGACTTCCTCCACGTATGCATCCGCATCAGGATAAGAATCAGGACAAACATTTTCATAAATTGTCGGAAAGTCATGGATAAAGTTATAATTTGGACGGTAGTAGGGATTACTCGGTAGGGTAAGAATTCTTTCTTCCGGATCTTGACACGGTGTTTCTACATATCCCATGATTTGAGAAGAAATACCATTGCACCCGATTGGCATATATACCGGTCGTAAACATGAATAATCATCACCTCGATGATTTCGATGATTTCGATGATTTCGATCATGTTGTGGGGGAGACGATGGTGTCGCCCCGAAATAATTGTTTATAATTTGTACAGGAGGGGAAGGAAAAGGTCCATCGGAAGAAGAATGATGATTATTATTATTATCATTATTATTATGATTATGATTATCATGATTATGATTATTATTTTTGTCTTGAAGGACGATGGGGTTTGAAGAAGAGGAGATCCTTAACGACGGTGATGGATTCATAATTACTTCTATACTTTGAACTACTACTTTATGAAAGAATAAAAAAATATTATATTTTTTTTGTTAATAATGATTTTTTTACATAGCCGACCTATTGTTAGAAGAAATCTTAGAGGATGGCCAATATTATTTTATTTTGGTCTTCTATCCATTGTGGATTGATTCATTTCATAATGGTATATTTTTATTATGATACGATTCCATTATGGTATGGATGTTTTCTTTTTATGGGTGTTGGTTCATCGATTGCGAATCATGGAATGACGAGTCATCGGATGAAACTAGTCGATCGAATGTTGATGGCGATTGGTGTTGTTATCGATTTACAGATCATAAAAAAAATATCCAATGTCCTTCTTTGGTGTCTTTCTTTTACAGGTGTTTTTGTTGCGTTATTTCTTTTTTTGTGGAGTAAATTGACCAATAATGTGTATTTTCATCGAATGTCTCATTTTATGATTACGTGTACTCATTGTATTCTTGTCCAACAATTTGCGTCTTGAATAGAATTAGAATTATAGAATTAGTTTGCAGGTCGACGAATGAGTAGGAGGGAAAGAATCACTCCTACTACATTCTTTGAAAATAAATCCAAAATATTGTATCCAATATTTTTGAAAATAGGTGGAAAGAATCCCATGACTCCATAAATACCCCAAATGATGAAAAAGTAATAAAACATTTGAAGTTTCAGGGGGGGTAGATTTTGGTGAACAACAAATCGATTATAAATCATTCCATAGTATAAGATAAAGGGTATAAATCCGAAAAGGACTGAATAATGTTGAGGAATCGTTCCCCATTCGCCGCAGAGACCCAACCATAACATGAAAAAATTAAGTATCAAAACATAAATTATAAAATTCCAATGTTCTTGAATAAAAGAGAGTAAAGATTGTTGTGGTGATCCCCCTAAAAATGCCATTAAAGTGATCAACATGGTTGGAGTCGTTATCATCCAATCGACGTATCGATATTGTAAAATACGTTTTAAACTTTTTCGGGTGGATTTCCATTGTCGAACCATCCAAACATAAAACATAAATTCAACTATTTGTACTCCGATTTCCACTTTGAGCAAATCTCGTAATAACACCTCACGGGAACGAGGAAGTGTAAGCACATAAATGTCCAATCCCCCAACAAGGAATTGAATACCAAGTGAAATTTTACCCGTGACGATGACATTGGCGGCCATTTTTGTTGACTTACTTGTTCAATTTTAATTTTGTTTAAAGATTGAAACATTTTTTTTTTTGGAAAAGTGTGTTTCAATTCAACGATAAAAAGATGGACGATTTAAAGCAATTCTCGATATAATAAAAATAAAAACTATGCGATCATCATTCTTCATTCGGATTGTTTCCTCCCTAAGTATTTTTCTTTTACCATGTCCAAGGATTGGATCCGTTTCTCCATCACCAGTAGTATGTTCTCGTCTATCGTCTTGGATACCAAGTTGGTCTCCATCGAGTTATTTTGTAGGAAAATGGAATCCAGTGTTTCCTCCTTCCATGACCCATGTGAAAGATATGGTGATTACGGTGCAGGAAGATGAGACACTTTTCGTCGATTACAAGGGGTCGACCATCAAGGCAAAATGGAAATTATACCCCAATATCCACCAACGACACAAACATTATCATCGATTGGTAGTACATCAAATTGAATTTGTAAAACCTCCTTATCTAAAGTTTTGGAAAGAAGTGACAAAACATATGAAGTTGGGAAGTGTCTTTCAGCGTTTTGGTATCTATGTTGATTTTCCTATTATACCTTTGAATATGCTTTTACCGTTACCATCCACACTTCATGGATTGAAAGAAGAAGATATGTGGGTTGTGGATATGCTTGAATATTCAAAGGAAGAGATGATGATGGGAGGAGATTGGAGTAGTGGAAATTCTCATCACGGTAAAATTTATTTTCTGCGTATAAAATAGAAAAAAAAATTATTCTCGTTTGAGTAAATCATGTTCTTTAACTCCACATTCGCCGATTATTTTTCAAAAACGGAGAGATTGGAGAAAAAGAAAAAATTTAGGAGAGCATGGGGTTTGATTCTTATTCTTGTTCTTCTCTTTTTATTTATTTATTATTATTATTATTCCCGTGGTAAGAAGGGTTTAGAAGAAGGATATCATAGTACATCAAGTGATACCACTAGTACAACAAATATAAATAATAGTGGAAATAATAGACATAATGGAAATATTATCCCCGAGGGAGTGAAGGATATATCGACAGTCTCACTCGAGGAGGCCTTTGAAAAAGGAATTGGAAGACCAATCGATCCGATTCATTCCAGTTTATTTTCATCCCCAGACTATATTTTAGAAGATGAATTAATAAGTGCGGATGAATCAAGAGGGGATCAAGAATGGGAACGAAAATTAAACAAGTATATGTATTATATGAACAAGGGTAAAACGGACCGCAAGTCCAAAAAGATTGTGGTGACCGGATTATTGCGAAATAGTGAAAAGGTGTTGCCATTTTGGCATAAATGGATGCGTGAGTGGGTCAAAGATTGGAAGGATTATCGAATCGTGTTGAGTGAAAATAATTCGTTGGATAATACACGTGATTTTATTTTACATTGGAATCGTATGGATGAAAAGGTTATTCTTTTATGTGATGATGAAAAGGTAATAAATCAAAAAGAATGCCAATTGGAAGGAATTTTCCAAACCCAATATAATGAAAAGCATTTAGCACCAGATCCGGAACGTATTCAAAAAATGAGTATTTTGAGAAATTTGTATCATGATTTTATTTGCAATTATTTTTCGGATTTTGATTATGTTCTTGTTATTGATTTTGATTTGAATGGTGAACTCTACCAGGATGGAATTGAACATTCATTGGGATTATTAGACGAAGACCCAGAATTGGATGCGGTGGCGTGTAATGGCATGTTGTGGGAATCAGAAATTAAAGATTATAAATATTATGATTCATTTGCCCATATTGATAAGGGAGAATCGTTTTTATTTTCTTCTTTATCGGAAAAACAACAACATGATGAGTACGTCCATTTGACAATTAATGATTTGTATCGAAATTTTGAGACTCCTCGTGAAGTACAATCTGCCTTTGGTGGATCTTGTTTGTATCGAATGAAACCATTTTGTGATGGAAAGTATGGATATTCGGAAGATTTTTTATCATGTGAACATGGTCATTTTCATCAAAAATTACGAATGAAGGTGAATCCCAATATGGTGTTTTTAATTCAAGGAAATAATGGATTTGAATAAAAGTTTTTAAAGATTATTTTTACAAGTTTGGTATCCAAGGGAGAACATGTCAAAGATTTCCGATTTTGGTAAATTAAAATGAAGTGTACTTTCGATAGAAAGGAGAATGGGGATGAATCGACTGGGAGAAGGTTGACCTTGTTTTCTTTCAAAAATTTCCAATAGCGAGTGTTCAAATTGGTGAATCACAGTAATAAAGAGATCACAAATATTTTCGATAAATGAAAATTCAATCTTTTTGGAAAGAGTTTCTTTCATGGGATGTTGGAAATAAAGTACAATACATTTTTCTTTTTCATCGAGAGGACTCAGTGGAATATTTTCCACCAGACCCCCATCGACATACAGATTATTATTGAAGAAACAAGGGTCAAAAATAAAGGGGATGGCAGAACTCATTCGCAAGGCGGTAAGACATGGTAAATCTGGATATTTGGTGGAATCTAAAAATTCAGTCTTATGAAGTGATCGATTGTAGGTACAACAAATCAATTCTTTTCCAAATTTTTCCTTGAGTTGGTGCATCGTGAGTAAGGTGGATATTTTATCAAGAGATAATTTTTCAAGCAATTCATGAATCAACATGTAAGAAATTGCACCACGATTTCCTTCAATACAATGAACCATATCCCATCTTGTCAAGGATAAGGATTCTAATAATTCCTGGTGTTGTTTATGACATAAAAATACCATTAATTCAATTGGACTATACCCAATAATCCATAAATAACCAATCATAGCCCCAATAGATGTTCCAATGACTTTATTTATCGATTGTAAATGCATCGTATCTTGTAAATGCTGCAATGCACCTAATAAGGCAATCCCTTTCATTCCTCCCCCTGATAAAACGAGGGTGTGATAGTGACGATTTTTTTCTTTTTCCTTTTCAGAAACCCTCTCCATGACATTATTGATAATTTCATCTACTATGGTCTTGACCACATTTATCATTTTATATTCTTTCTTGCATTTTATATTTTTTATTTCTTTATCAGAAATAAAAAGAGTCATGTTTTTCTTATATTTCCTCGATATCTGTATTATTGTTTGGTTCGTATCCGCCTTTTTTTGTTCTCGGTCTTTCAAAAACAAAATCAAAACACAAAAGACGAACGAATCCTATTCCACCTCCTCTTCAACAACAAAGAAAAAAGAAGACGAGAAGGATGATATTTATACCGGATATGATAAAGATTATGATCTAGGATATATGCCAAATTATGTGTCCTCCCCGGATACATTCCCCTACAATCAACAATTTTATTCGTCTCCTCAAATTCAACCACTCCAGGATAATCCCAAATGTTCCTTTCCTGAAAATGAAGCCTATTTTATACAAAAGTCACAAATCTCCAGTGCCCCAAGTTGTCGTCTTTCCCCCTTACGCATGTCATTTGAGAAAAATCCATGCGATCGACCCTATGTGGATTTAGAACCACTGATTTAAATCATAGTTAAACATATTTAAACATACAAACACCAACAATCAAATAAAAATAAATGAAAAAGGCAACGAGTGATTATGTATATTCTCATTTATCTCCCTTTGAGAGGAGTACAGAACCCGGGCGTGAAGGCAAGGCCAATGCTGCCTTTTTTGAATTAATGAAGAGACAATGGGGTGATCAAATGCCCGATGAAACAAGATCAAATTTGGAAAAGGTGGGAGAAAAGTTTCACCAATCCTTTGATGTGGACAAGGGAGAAGCCAAAAAGATGGATACCAAGGAAATCATTTTGGAAGAAAGTATTGCCTATGTAGTGGAGAATGTAAAGGCTGGTCTTCACCCTCGTCATTTAAATACGGAAGATGTCCATGTACTGTTAGCCGCCTTTGGTAAAGAATGGTACAAAAAATTTGATTATGAGGAAGGTGATATTCCCTCTAATTATTTAGAAATGGGGAAATCCCTTGATGATGATGAAGAGGAGGAGAAGGAAGAGAAGAAAACGATTGGATAGTGGTAGAGGAAAAAGGTATATAGGAAAAATGTATAGGAAAAATGATCTCCATTTTAGATACACAGGCTTATAAATAGAGTCATTCAATTCCCAATTGTCATTGTTCAATTCCCAATTGTCATTGTTCAATTCCCAATTGTCATTGTTTTACTTTTATAAATTAACGTTTTATAAAACTATTTATCAGATCAAAACTTCAACATACTATGGTGGTGAATATGAACATGAATATGGATCCTCTTCATGTCTTGAATATCTACTATCAAGCATGGGGAAAAGAGGAAAAGGAGCATCAGAAACAATTGAAATGGAAACAAGCAAGAGAGCATTGTATTAAAGTTGTCGAATTACAAACGGAATCCATCACGGACATTACGGATAAACAACACTCAACAATATTTTTTCGTAGTTTTTTTGGTATTTTTCATTTCTTTCGTAAACTATCCAATCATTTGATGGAAAAATATCATCTACCTCTTTATATCCCACTTTCCCGATCGTATAATCATTCAATTCTCTATCCAAAATATAATGTTTCTCATAATCAACAAATTCTGAAACGGGTCATTCTCAACTCTGGTCATCGAACACGTTTCGTATGTATCCGGGGAAAAGAACGTATGCTTCGTTTCGAATCCTTATACCGTGTCGACGCAATTCTTTGTCTACATTAAAATAATTTTTTCAAAATAAGTAATTCCTTTTGAAAAATATGTTTACCCTCTTTTTATTTTTTAAAAGATACAAAAAGGTTTCAAAATTCCAATACTTTTATTGGATTCAATAAAAGTAGACAAGGTCAGTCAAATATAATTATAATCTTCTTTCTTTCCATGATATTGTTATGATGTTGTTATGAATATATTGTTATGATGTTGTTATGAATGATTTCATTGAAATTCGTAATAAAAATGTTTACATGTCTACGAGGAGTGCCTGATAAGATCCTGTATACTTCATAAATTCGGAAAAATCAGCGAGACGAGCCATCCTGCCACTCTCCTCTGTAGGATACGATTTCCAAAACGCTCCATAAATATCCTTCGGTCCACGTCCCGGAAGATGATTTCCCGTATACATGGTCCCTCCTTGAAATGCAGTTGATCCATCCCCGGAAATCCACCCCGTCACCACAATGGAAGACGTTGTCGGAAGTGTTTTCGTCATCATCCTCTTTCTCTCTACAAAGGGGTACAAGGTGGTCCCCCCATGACGAGTCATAAAGACCACCTCATCTTCTTCCAATCCACTCGCCATTTCCATACACACGGGCGTTTCCAATGCCTTGATCACCACCCCTACATTAATATCCCCAATACGAACATAAGGAGCATTCACTTGAACATTGATATCTATGACCTCATGGGCGAAGGGGAGATGAGACGCCAAGAGGTCACGCACTGTTTGCTTATTCTTTTCCATGTCTTCACCAAATGACTGAAAAGTCAGAGTGGACAACCCTTTCCAGACATCACACCCCTTGGTCCACGCCTCGGGTGCTCTCTCCTTCAACGCATTTTTATGTGAAAGAGCGTGAGGTACGACGGGTTTTCCAGCCTTGGTATGAAACGTACGTAGAAACTCTGTAATTATGGCATCCTCCTTGTTATCATCGGTGGAAGACGTGGAGGAAGATGTCTTGGGAATGGGTTCATGAAACGGACATATCAAACGAAGAAACTCCATCGCCTCGTCGAAAATATCCAGATGTCGTTGAAGAAAGAGTTTGATGACAGGCATCGAAAAAAGAGTATGGGCGATAGAGGAGGAAATGATGGACGTTTCCCCCTTTTCAGTAGTATCCAGCACCAATGTATCCAATGTATCGAGAAGTCCACGCTTCACCTCATCCACACTCTTTTCCTTGGAAAGTTGAAAAAGAAGTTCCAAATCCTCAACGTACGACTCGGTCATTTCCACGGATACAGTCTTTGTCATTATAGACTCTGTTGTCATCATGGAATTCATATTTTCTGTTTGGTTTTATGTTTGGTATTTCTGTTTGATATTTCTGTTTGATATTTGATATGGTTAGAAAATTTATAGATTTTTAGAAAATTTATATATTTTTTATAGAAAATTTCAAACTTGTTTTCTTCTTATTTCATACATTCACACAAACATTCATCAATTTTATATTAGAATGAAAACGGATAAAATAAATATAAAATAAATATAAAAAAATATAAAATAAAACTTTGTTTGATTTATCTAAATTTTTTTTTTTCGTGTATATGAATAGATAGAAACAACAGAAATGCAAGGTCAAAATTTCTGTGCTCGAAAAACTATAAAACCAACAGTCGAAAATTACGGCTCTAGTTGTAACAATATTGTTAAGGCCGTAAGCGGTAGAGGTAGTATCGATGTTTGTGTTAGCGATAAAAATGCAGCAAAGGATCGTTTAACACATGAAATTAGAGGTGGTAAAGATTACATAAAATGCACCTACCCAGCCGATTACAATTATGGATGTTCCTCCTTGATTTATATGATGAAAAAAGATGGTGTACTTTGGAAGTACGACGGTGTAGCAATGAGTTCACCTCTTAATGTAAGTGTAACCAAAAATAATAAATTGACAATATCTTAATAGTTCTACAATTTATGAAGAATGTTTTAAGTGAACAATGTCTACATAAAAAACATAGATTATTTAGAATATTTTATCAAATTGATGAAACTCGGAACTCTAATTCTTTTCTCGATTCCACTTCTCACCTTTTCTTTCTCATTCTCGTATTTGGACACACTCAACGGTAAAGTTTCTCCTACCCCCTTACCGAAACGAACAGGAATTAGAAATAGTCCTCGACATAATCCTCGACATAATCCTCGACATAATCCTTTATATCCGGAAGAAAGGGGTGTATTTTCTCGACATAAAAAAACAGTCACCACGACGGAGATTGTTGTTCCGCATGAAATATTTCATCCACGATCAAAACGGGAAAGAAATGGACGTTATGATGATTTTCGACAAGAACGTATAAATCGAGGAAATACCCGTACATCGACTTCGTCCTCCTCGTCGTCATCATCGACGATTGATGCCTCTGAAATGGAGGGAATGGATGACGATGCGATTGGAGTTTTTGAAATACGAGAAGACGAAAAAGAGGAAGAAGACCCGATGGAAAAAATGGATGATGATGATAAGATCCGATATCGACGAAGAATTCATGAACGGAATACTAATCGAAAAGACGGAAGTGTTTGGTATCGTCAAACTCCAAAAGAGAGAAAAAAGAAATCTTCAGCGGATACCTTTGAACTTGTCCATCTTAATTCCAGTCAATTCTCATTTTCAAATATTGGTGGTTGCGATGAAATCAAACAAGAATTATTGCAAATACAGGATATGGTGGGAAATAAAGTGGAAGAGTATAGAAAATGGAATGTCCGACTTCCACGGGGTATTCTCTTGTATGGAGAACCTGGAAATGGGAAAACCTTGTTGGCCAAATGTTTTACAGGAGAAACTGGTTTACCTATTATTTCTACCTCTGGTGCCCATTTTCAAGAAAAGTATGTGGGGACGGGTGCGGCAAGAATCAGAGAGTTGTTTGAATTTGCCAGACAAGAAGCACCCTGTATTGTGTATATTGATGAAATCGATGCGGTAGCAAGAAAGAGAGGAAGTGATGGGGAAGCCGCTCAAGCCGAACGAGATTCTACACTCAATCAACTTTTGGTGGAAATGGATGGATTTGGATGTATTACCCAAGATCGAATTATTGTCATGGGAAGTACAAACCGTCTTGATATTCTCGATGCCGCCATTCTTCGTCCTGGTCGATTTGATAAGAAAATTCATATTCCACGACCCGATGCAAGTGCTCGTTCTAAAATTCTTGATATTCATATGACCCAAAAACCATTGGATGTTCCTAAAGATTGGCTCGTGAATGAATTGACTGTTGGAATGAGTGGGGCAGAAATCGAACATTTACTCAATGAAGCCAGTTTATTTGGAATTCGTCATTCTTTCCTTCCTATCAATTCCACGGTTATGGAAGCCGTCCGTGAAGTCTTGATGCTTGGTTTAACCGCCGAACATGTACTTTCCCCGAAACCTCGTCTTCCTAAAGATCTTGAACAACGAATCGCTATTCATGAAATGGGTCATGTTCTCGTCTCATTATTTTCTCCTACTCATCCGAATCCACAAAAAGTCACCATCTATAGTCCCTCCTCGCAAATGCTCGGTTATACGATTTTCGGATCCTCCCCAACGGAAGAAGAGAGGGTAAATGTTTCTTATTCACGTTTTACCGACTTTACCGACTTTACCGACTCTGTCGATTTTACCTACCCAGGCGACTTTACCGACATTATGGGAATGATGAGTACGAAAATCGCCTTGTTTGAAAAAATTCAAGTCTTGTTGGGGGGGAGAATGGCCGAAGAAGTTTTATTGGGTCCTCTAACCATCTCCTCGGGAGCATCGGATGATTTTAAGAAGGCACAAGAGATTGCCTATGAAATGATTCTTCATTATGGAATGGGTACGGATTTATTTTATCCGACGTTGAGTGATCAAAGTAAACGGAATATCGACAAGGCCGTCATGGACATTATTCATCAATGTACTGAAAATGTACGTATCCTTCTTCATACTCATCGAGCCTTGTTGGAATTCATGTCCAAAAAATTATTACAACATGGATCGTTAAAGTATTTGGAAATAATGGAATTGGTCAAGGAATATTCTTCTTCCATGATAACAAAATAAGAAAAAGAATAACAAAAATAAAGAGATCCAAAAATTTATATCGAAATCGAAATTTATAAATTTTATAAAATTTATATCCTCCTAAATATAAATATATTATTATTATCAATAAATAAATATTCAAAGAAAGATAAATTAATAATGACGACACCGAATCCGAATCCAAATCCTCGACAGACGTATGCTGCCTTTGGTAATGTCGGATCCTCTATGAATCCCCAAGTGAATGATCCTTTCAATGTCTCCAATCCTCTTTCCTATGCTGTACTTCCCTCTTTTGGACAAGTATTTTTACATGGTGGATCGGGAGATTCTGTACTCTTTAATCGTGTCTATGCTCCTAATTGTATGAATTTTATGGCGGAATATGCCGCCATCAATGGTGGAGATCCGTTTGTCTTGACCTACATGAAAGTGAATTTGGATACTTATTGGCCGAATATGGCCGTTATTGATCGAGAATCCATGACCACTTGTTATAACGCCTTTACCGTCCGTCCTACCTTGGGTGAAATGTTGATGCATAATGCATGTGAACGTCGTTTCCTGGAATTTCCATCTGTTCAATATTATTATCAACCCTTTGATCCGACAACAGCCAATTCTCCCATGGTTCGATTTTATGCACAACAAGGAACGGTGGGAAAGGCCTTGTTTAAAAACCTGGATAAAAAAGAAGATGATATTGACAATGATTATTGGATTCAACAAATGATTGAGAATCCCGAACCCGTATTAGACGTCTGGGTGCGTATTTGGTTGGCCGTTCAGAAAAAAGAATTGGATGTGAAAGGAACCATTATAGAACCCTTCCTTCACTACAAATCCAATAAATTAGAATTGTTGTATGGAATGCTCGAAAGATCCCAAGGAGGACAATACGATATTCCTCAATATTTCGTGACACCTAAACAATGGCATTGTGAACCGGGAGCGACCCCCAGCCACTGTCGTCTCACTATCCCTTAATTCTTTTTAAAAAAAAAAATCAAAAATTTTCTTTCCACTTTTCTTTTTTTTTAAAAAGAAATATAAATGAGATCGATACCCTCTGATTCCATTCTGTATGAAAAGGTGGTTGCGGAAGCCAAGAAACGATTTCATGTATGGCCAAGTGCCTATGCCTCTGGATGGGTCGTTCGAACCTATAAAGACCGAGGAGGTACATACGAGGGTACATATAAAGGCAAGGATAGTCAACCGTTGGCAAGATGGTATCGTGAAGAGTGGGTGGATGTGTGTCGATATTTAGAAGAAAAAGCCTACACACCATGTGGACGACAGGACATAAGTACCAATCCAAAAGTCGATAAAAAGACGTATCCGTATTGTCGACCCCGATATCGAGTCACGAAACATACTCCAGAAACACTGGAAGAGATCATCAAGAAGGAAAAAAGACAAGAATTAGTAAAACGATGTGAAAAGAAAAAGAAACATCCAGAAACACGTATTTTACACACTAGTGCTTTACATAAAAGTACTTCTAGTAATTATACTACATAGTACTTTACATAGGTTAACGTAACATTCGAGAACTTCGAATAAGCCAATCTGGGTCATTTTCTCTCGGTCGGGGATACTGTGTCCGTATAGGTTTTGAATCTTCTTTTTTAAAATAAACCGTTGGTTCGCCGTCTTTTTCTTTGTTATGGACCTGTATTTTATAACTATCCTCATTACATGAACCGTCTTTATCTTTGTAAAGACACACATAATTATTACCACCACCACGTACTATATTTCTTTTTTCCCAAGAAAATTTAATAAATCCATCTCCTGGTTTATACCCAAAAAAGGTACTATTGCGATTGTATTCATTACTGTCGTCAATACAAATTAAAGCATCGGAATCCGCTTTCACGGTTTTTCCTCCTAGATCTGTACAAATTTCAATAGGCGTCTTCTTCTTATAATGTTCAAGAACCATGTTTTGTTTAGGATATTGATATTGTCGAGGACAAAAATTGGAGTTGTTGAATGAATTCATGGTATTGGATTGAAATATATGAATTTTAGTTTGAGATTTCTTTCTCTACTCAATACATATATAAATTTTTTTTTTAAAAAAAAATCGAGATAAGACCAAAAGATCGTAGTGCTGCAAGCAAGAACGAATTACTCTGATTTAACTTAAACTATTTAACCTAATATATTTATAACCAACAGCCTTAGTTTTATTATAGTCTTGTTGATTTTCACTGGCGTCTACTGAAACAGGTTGTTTATTAATCCGATTTTTAAAATAAACGGTGGGTTGGTTTCTTTGTTTTTCACTGAAAACGTGTACTCTAGAGTCCGTATCACATTTACCCTGATTATTTTTCATCTTACACACATAATTCATATTATCTTCAAAAGAAAATTTAATTTTTTCGGTTGGAATTTGATTACTATATTTTACACAAATGGAAGTGCCATCATCCGCAATTGCAATTTCACCTCCTCTACTTGTACATAATTCTGTAGGTGTACCATAATGTTCAATAGTAAAGTTGTTTTGTTTAGGAGGATTTTGTCGAGGACAAAAGTTGGAGTTATTGAATGAATTCATGATATTGGATTGAAATATATGAATTTTTGTTCGAGATCTATTCCTCTACAATATACAAATATTAAAAATTTTTTTAATATTATCACAATTTCATTTAATGGTTTTCGGTATAGATGTATACTGTATGAACCATCGGTATCTTTTTCTTCCTTTGACAAATTTATATAGACACGAACTTTCAATAATGATCAAGATCATTTGAATGAAAATATATGAATTTTATGTTGACTCATGTAAACTTAATAATCTGCAGGTACCTATAGGAGTGTCACCTGAAGGTCTGGGTTGGGTAGTACATTGTGCTACTACAGGTTTATTATTTTTCAAAAAATAAGCCCTATCTTTACCTTTATCATAACTCCAGACGTGTATTTTATCGGGTAAACATTTTCCCACAAGTGTCTCCGTACACACATAATTCTTATGATCTTCCCAAGAAAATTTAATTTCTCCATCTTTTGGTAAATAATCCCAAGAAGAACCTTGTAGACTTGTACCTTTAAAATCTTGTTTTATGCATATTGAAGCACCACCTTCCGCTTTTGCGAGTGCACCCCCATTATCTCTACATAATTTTTCAGGCGTCCGTATTCCATAATGTTCAATAGTGAATTTGTTAAAGTTGTTTGGTTGAGGATTTTGTCGAGGACAAAAGTTGGAATTGTTGAATGAATTCATGATATTTGATTGAAATATATGAATTTATATTTCGAGATCTCTTCTCTACTACATACAAATAAAAAAAAAAATTAAAAGAGGAATCATGTTTAATGATAGAGACAGGATTCGGGGTAAGGCCAAAAGATGGCACTCCAAGAACGTTCAATATAATGACCGGCTTCGGGATTGGAATGATGGTCTACCGTCGACAAGATATTTTCATAAAAGGATTTGGGATGTTGTAAAATATGTCGTCGATGGACCGCAAAAATTCCAAAATAGGTAAAGGCACGAATTGGTCGATCTAGACCAATATACTTTTCAAACCATGGACCGAGTGGACGTGGATTGGCGGGAAGTAATTTGATTTCCGGATTATATTTCTGATTGGCAATGTTGGTCGCCTTCCATTCATCAAGAGAAAAATCTTTACACTCTTCCAAGGAATAGCGTGGACCAACCATGACGGTATCCTTGGAAAGAATCGCATTCGTAATCACTTGTTTCTTTCTTTCTTGTTTATGTGGATCATTCGACGAGGCGGGAAGAAAGATGGATATATCCGGCAAATGATCGTACTCGGTGACAATATAATAGAGAAAGGTATGATCACATCGACCCACGTTGGGAAGACAAATCGATTTTTTCTCCATCTTTATTTCCTTCGAATCACATGTCACATTCAATATAGGTTCAATCTCGTTGCACCCTTTATTATAGGTCCATAAATCAAAAACAGGACGATTCGTAGGTAGATTTTTAAACATGGAGGGAGGAAGTTCACATGTCCATGTCATATCCTCTTTAAACCTTGCCACAACGAAACGGATACGAAAAGGTTCGATGGTTTTACAACATTGGGGATTGGAGTAAAAATAATCGGAAAAAAAAGACAAATAGTATAAACTAACCACAATCAGAATAAACAAAATACAAAAGAGAAAAGTAAACGTAATACCATGGCTTCTTTTATTTTTCTCCCTATTTTCCCTATTTCTCATATTTCCCATATTTCTCATTTTTTTTTCTTTTTTGGTAAAGGGAAAGAAAGGAAAGAAAAGAAAAAGAAAGAATATGAAAGAAAAGGAGAGAAACAAAGAAAAGACTTCTCCCATGCTATTTGCATATTTATTGAAATCCTGTCCTTATAGTCAAAAAATGAGTCGATGGTTACCCTCGTCTCAAAAGAAATGGGTCAGTCGTGGATCGCCTCGTTATTCTCAATACAAGGAACAATATCAATCCAATACCTACCCTATCATATTACATGATGGAAAATTAGTACCCGGTGGGTATACCACATTTATTCAACATAGTTCTCTATTTCTAAACAAAACCTAGCATTATTATCCTTTAAAATCAATCAATGTATCCACCATATGAATGGTGGATAAGAGTTTTTCACGAATGACTTGATAAATAATAACGGTGGAGGTGCTATGTATATGAAGAATCCATAACATTTCTTCGGAATGTTTGCAAAGTAAACGCAATTTATCCAAATGTTTATAGAGTTCTCGTTTTCGTCGAGCAAAATCCATGGTTTCTTGAAAGGTCCATTCTACTGAATTTTCTTCAAAATTGTATAATTCTTTTTGAATGGAGCGAATCAAAAGGTGAACTTGGTGAAGAATGGTGTATAATTTTTGTTTTCGAGAATGAGTCGAAGAGAGATGGGTGGGTGTGGAAGAAAGAAAGGAAAAACTTTTCATCTTTTCAACAAAGTTATAGGTTTCAATCATATCTTGAAATTTGGTATCTGTAAATCGAGTGAGATTCCCTTCAAGACAAGAATGGAGTTGGGGTATGATGGTATGTAAAATGGTTTTGGCCTTGATAAATTGTTCCAAGGAAAGAAGAAAAATAAAACCCGTATAGGTGGGCATAAAATCCATAATGATAACAAATGAAGAAGAAGGAGAAACACAAATGGTTTCCTGATCCAACGGTTGGTACACTAAATGTCCTTTATCGAAAAAATGATAGGCCCATTCTTTCCAATTGGCGGAACATTCTCCTTCTTTCTTTATGGTGTCAAGAGAGGAAAGAAAGGTGGTATGAAAGTTTTTATGTAATTCAAGGGTGGATAGTGGAGTGGTATCCGTAGGTTGAGTAATATAATGGGAAATGTCAGGGGTGATATGGTGGACGTCAAATACCCCTTCATCCAGTCTTATTCCTAATATACATCCACTGCGTAAAGAATAAATAATGGCTGTTCGTAAATACTCATTATCACTAAAAAATCCCATAATTTCAAATTCATGTTGTCGAAGCAAATGAAGAAATTTAGAAAGAGCCTGCATCTATCTATTCCTTCTTCTTCTTTATGATGTTTGTATAAAACATTATACAAAACCTTAAACTATAAAACTTTTTTCTTGGATTCGAGTAAATAAAAGAAAGAAAGACAAATCATGAAATATTCCAAAGAGTGGGAAGTGATACCAAGGATGAAACCAAGTGAATGGGGGTCAAGTGGATGGGAATTTCTTCATAGTATTGCGAGTACCTATCCGGAAGATCCCACAGTAGAAGAAAAACAAGAGTATCAAACTTTTTTTCTTTCCCTCGGTCCTGTTCTCCCCTGCAAGGCCTGTCGCCCGCATTATCAGGACTATATCCTCCATCACCCCCTTCAAAAAGCCCTCCTGTCCCGTTCAACCCTTGTACATTATTTTTTTCATTTCCATAACCATGTCAATCGCCGATTGGGAAAACCTATCCTCCATCGCTCTTCCCTTCCTCAATATTTTGCAAAATCAGTCCCCAAAAATAAAGAATAACATAAAATTTTTTTTTATTCTTTACTGATTTAAAAAGATAATATGACAATCAAGACGTATACGGTAACGGTGGACAAGATTCCCGAATATGTTGGTACGTTTCAAAGTTCGACTCCGATGGGTGCGGCGAAAAAGGTGGTGACGGCACTGATTAAGACGAAAAAGGTGAAAAAGGGGAGAGTGACGACCAAGGCGGTGGTGATTGAACAAGGAAAAAATAAAGTATTTGAATATAAATTAGTTCATAAAAAACTTGCGGAGCCTAAACAAGTTGATCATGGGGGTGTTCTTATTACTCACCGATACATGACGGAAGCCACTCCTCTTTAAGACCTTAAGCATCTTCTCTAATCTTCCATTTTTAGTAATAATAAAAAAAATTCTTTATTTATTTTCAAATGAATAAATAAAGATAGATATATAAAAAACACTGTAAAAATTATAAAAACTATAAAAATGTCCTCCTCCTCCTCCTCTATGACGGAAGATTTTTTTCGTCAATTCAAGTATTATCCTCAACGTGTTTGGAAAGAGTGGTTAGGACCCAAACAATTGATGTTGGAGGAAACTGTTTTAGAAAATCATGTACCTCCTCTTCTTCAACAACAACGTCAAGAAATGAAGAAAAAATTGGAGAAGGATGTGGTGGATGATCGTTTTCTCTTTTTTTTGCGTGTTTTATTGGGAACGGTTCTTGAAAATTTGGAATTCGAAAGAAAGATGACGATGGTTCCACAACAGTCCATGTTTGCATGGATTTTTAAAACATTTCCGAAATCGGTATTTCGTCCGAGAGTCAATCCTCGTCGTTCTCTTTTTTCCCCTTTACCGTGGAAACTTTTAACTAAAAATATGACCCCTATTTCTTGTCTATTTTCCAATGTCCCCGTTCTGTTACAAGGATCCATGAACGTAACACAATATTTACAACTCTTACAATCGTACATGGTAGGATCTATGGTGAATCGTTTGCGTTATCGTATTCCTTTTTTCTTGTACACGTATACGATTTTGGGAGTCATTCCGAATGAATCAAAACAAACAAAACAATCAAAACAAATTATGGTTGATTCTTCCTCGTCGTTTTCTTCCGACGACAATAATGTATTGTTATTAATGACGGAAAGTCCAGTATCCTTTTCAGAAGAGTCTGAGCCTTATTTATCATTACAACAGTTTTTACGAAAAGTGGACATCACGATTGCTGATTTTTTTCATATTTTCATTCAACTGTTGGTCTTGTTACATCATCTACAGTTTTATTTAGGTATTACGATTCATAATCTATCCTTGGAAAGAATTGTAGTTCGTCCGACACCCTCTTCCTTTCCGTCGGTCTTTTCGTTCCATATGTACGGACGGGAATTCCAATTAAAACGAGGTAATTTCATGATTCAGTATCGAGGATGGTCTGATTCTAATTTTCGAGATCATTCCAATATATTGTATGATATGAATATGACGTATTATGGTAGTGAGGAAGGAAAGAGAAGTCGATTCTCGGCCTCCACGGATATGTTTCAATTTATGCTTCAAGTTCGAGAGATATGTATTGAAGTATTATCGCCTTCCATGAAAACGTCCAATACGACGACGTGGGAATTTAAATTGCATGTCGAGGCCATTTTAAAATTCATTCATATTTTATGGGCACAGTTTTATGAATTTCCAATCGATTCCGTGTATTGGTTGGAGAAAATACCGAAAGGAATTTCCGTGTATGAGAGTTTAGCGTGTTCGAAAACTCCGGCTTGTCTTCTCGAGTTTCTTCTACTTCATCAAACAATTTGGAAAGGGGATTTAGGGATTCAATCCTTTCCATTGACTGTTTCGATTCGTGAAACTCTTTTACCCTCTACTATTATGTCGAGTATGAGCACACGATTACCCCATAAATTGGAAGATTTTGTTGGAAATAATTTTTATTCTATTTATGATGAATCGTATCGTCCTCTTGGATGGTTTTCGGTATTATCCACGATCCCATCCTTGGATAGTCTGCAAGTGGAGATGAATGAATTGTCCGACATGTACGGTACCCATACCTTGTCCGAATTTGAATTTAAATCATTGGTAAGTCGTAATGGACAAGTCATGGCGGATGTATTTTATTTTTATGAAAAGAATTATTTACGTCCCTCAAGTCCATTTTATGGAAAAGTAAAAGGTACCTATGCCTTTGTCAATCGTTTAACCATGTGGATGGAAAATATGTACTTTCTACAAGCCTATCGTTATGAAGACTTTGCCAAATTTCAAAAAAGAAATCGGAAAGGATATTCCTTATTGGTCAAAATTTTTGCCGATCCCAAACAAATGCTGTTTTTTGAACAGGCCTTATCCTATTTAGAAATGTTGCGAACATGGATTGATAAATACACCATTATTAAAACCACTCAAACACTTGTACGTAGTCCCTTCGAACAACAACAACAAGAACAAAAACAACAGCGTCGTCAACAACAACAAAAGACAAATATTTCAATTTCAAATTATACCCAAGGACCTCGTTTCCTTCCTCCTAATACCCTTTATCAACAACAACAATCCTTACCCTCCTCCTCTGTACAATCGCAATCGATTCCCTCTACTACACAACAATCATCACTCTTAACATCATCACCTATACAACCTATACAACCTATGCAACCTATGCAATCTATGCAACCTATGCAATCTATACAACCTATACAACCTATACAACCGATCCAACCTATACAAACGACATTACAGAATAATAATCTTCAACCAAGACAACAACAAAGAAAACAACAAAGAAAACAACAATCCTATTCTTATCAAACCGGTGCACCACCCATGATAAGTTATGAACCACCATTGGTTACGCCTTATGGGCAAATTTCAACTCCACCCCCGATTCAACAATCCTCCTTTATCTATACACCCTCGTCGTTATCATGAAAAAATTATAAATAATAAATAATTCATCTTATAATAAAATATTATAAGATGAGCAATAATTCTATAGTCAATACTTCTGCAAACAGTGATACACAAAATCACATTTCAGGTCCAACGAATGTTTCATTAACCATCCAAGAGGGTCAATCGGTTGAAATAATTGGAACGAATGTATATAATTCACTTATGGATAAACAGTCAAAGATGCAAGTTGGTTTGATAGCATTGGCGTGTTTATGTGGATTATTATTAGTAATCCTTATTTTTATACTTGTGAAAAAATGAAGAGAATATTGAAGTTTACATTCAATTAGAAAAGTATAAAATTATATAATTCATGCAAAACTCTATGCTCTCTATACTATTAATTTTCATTTTTACATGGAGGGGGGTAATAAAACTTCAAAAGGTAGAAGGATTTCAACCGTTGAAAAATTTGTACTATCCTGTGGCTCAGAGTTCGACCTTTACTTCGTCTTTACGAAAACCAACAAGGATTGAATTTTTCAACAAGACGTTTGTAGCCTTTAAAAAATCACCCGATTCGGTATTGGAAATGTATTGTGATGTATGTCCTCATATGGGTGCGAGTTTATCAAAAGGAATTATTGATAATAAAGGTCGATTACAATGTCCCTATCATGGTATATCCTTTTCTAATGGAACCATTGAGAATGGACCGTGTTTTATTAAAGATAGGAAAGAGATACAATTGACCAAGAAATGGTTAAATAGTGTACCTTTTATTGAATATGGGAATATGGTATGGAGTAAAAAGAAATTAAGATTTCAAGAGGAACAAAAGATGGAAGATATCCTTTATCCTCATCTTCCACCGGAACATTTTGATTCCCAGTATCGATATGTGGAAGGGGTCACTGAGATTGACCAGTATCAACAAATTGTAAATGAAAATTTATTGGATATGTTGCATATCTCTTTTGTTCATAGTTTTGGGAATCGATTCACACCGATACCGATTGATTTGAAGTATGAACCGATTGATGAAATTTCCGGAAGGAGTTCTTTTATTTATTCTCCAAATACTCTTACCATATCGACGAAAGTAGGGGGTGTGAAATCCGTATTGGTGGAAAACGAATTTCATCTTCCTTCGGTGACGGTGACACGTGTCACTGCTGGAGAGATTGTGAAAACGGTATGGACATCGTCGTTACCCTTGAAAGGAAAGAAGACAAGATTGTTTTGGAGAGTGTATCGAAACTTTTGGCGTGATCCTATTTTTTCTGTGGGGGATGTATTGGGAGATTGGTTGGTATCCTATTTGATGAGACAAACCCTTGAGGAAGATAAATGGATTTTGGGTCACGTGTATGAAAATGAACGGTTTGGTCCACTCCGTTTAAAATATGATATCACCATCAACAAATACCGACAAGCCATTATAAACTATCAAAAAAAAAATTAGTGAATGTTTTTCAACATCTTTTGTAATTTTAGCGATTGAGAGGACTGAATATACAAATAGGTTCTTGTGAGGGAGGAATAAATTAACAAGAATAAAACAAGGGTGAATAAAGCAATGTAGGATGTATAATATTGGAAATTTGGAATAGGAATGTTGAACCAATCAAGAATGGAAGAAAAAGGTAAAATAAACCAAATGGTCAAGGGAAGAAGAGTGGTCATTCCTTTCCATATTTGTTGATATTCTTTTTTCTCCGAGGAAAGGACGTTTTCAAAATCTGTCGAGGTGTACAACCGTAAAAGAAGAAGAGACAGGATCACCCCGGAGATGGTAAAAAGTAATTGGAAGAATATACTAATTTTGGGTTGACAGTAAAAAGGTAATGAATTGAAATTATTTTTTGGATATGAGTTTGGATAGGACATTTGATTTGAGTTTTGAATAGTGGATTCTATACGCTGAACAAAAATTTCATTCGAAATTTCACGCCACGACATGAAGAGAGGTCGAAACCATAATGTATTCGTATAGATATTCATAAATAAAAGGGAAACAAGAACAAAAGAAAGGTAGAAATGGAAATGGAGACGTGGTCCATTGGGTGTCAAGACGAGTTGTTGAATTTCTTGAGGCAATTTGTATTGAAGTACATAATAAACCAACCCAAGCCATACGACAAACACAAGTCGGAATCGATACATCATGGAGATCACCGGTACGGAAACAACAGACGACATTTATTCTTTATTATAGAATGATTAATTATAGAATTTTAGAATTTTAAAAACAAATTAATTATATTAAAAAGTTATCTATTTTACTTAATTTTATTAGAGAGGAAGGAATTGATCATGAGAATTGCGGTGTATCTCGATCAATATTCGGGACACCTTTTTCATGATGTTGAAATATTCATCTTTTTGTATAAAAAATTGGTTTCTCATGAAAAAGACATCCATCTCGATTTTATCACGGCAACCTCACATAATACATTTCAGATCCCTCACATTGTGGAGAGAAATCAGGTATTATGTAAAAAGTTATTTGACATCTCGTTCCATGTTGTCGTGACGAAATCAAATAATTTGAATCAAGAGTATGATATGGTGATTGATCGTTTTAAAGTGGATACCCGGGATATCAACAAATTTTTTGCGACTAGTATTCTTGATTTTCCAGAAATTCGTTGGGCCAATGCGTTGAGTCCGACGATTCCTCCTTCTTCACTCAAAATATTATATGCGACTCGACAGAATTCATCGTATAGAAAACTGACCGATGATTCCCATTCTTTCTTAACCGATCTTGTGTTGAAGTATAATGGAACTATTTGTAATGATTTAACCAACTACTCGATAGAAGATCAAATCGAATTGTATCGTTCACATAATTGTGTGATTGGAGTTCATGGAAATAACCTGACTGGAATCATGTGGATGAAACCTCAATCCCATGTTTTTGAGATACTTCCCTTTCATTGCAAGTTCCATGTTTACGATTATCATTGTATGTCTCTTTGTATGAAACACCAGTATACACAACTTAATGGGTTGAATGCTAAGGGTGAATCTCATAACTGTGTCATGGATATTGAGGAAAGTTGTAGGAATATGTTGGAAAATCATCTCTTTTTGCTCTTCAACATTATGAGAGAAATATAACAGAAATAGGAGAGAAGGAATGAAAAATGAAGAATAATTATGATTTTAAATCTCTAATTTAAAATCACTTGACGATAAACAATGAAAATAGAAGAATTTTCAACGAATATTGAGGATGATTTTGATTCTTTTATGGAATCCGATTCTTCCTCGATAATGATTGTGACGGGTCCAACAGGTAGTGGTAAAACTCGTGGTGTTCTCAATTATATTACCAAAAAAACAAACAAACCCTCGGTTTTTCTTTTACCTCGAAAAACCAATCTCTCCATTCCGTTCTGGGCAAAACATGTCGTCGTGAAATCTCTTTCGCAATTTGTGCATACATCAGTCATGACACAACGATTTCATCCCATTGAGATTCTTGTCGTCGATGAATTTCATGTAGAAAATACCGAATGGAAAGTATTACTTCGAGCACTGGGTAAGAATATGATTCCTTGGAAAAAATTGGTATTTATTTCCGCCACCTTTTCCGATTATCATTATGAATTAATGGACGATTATATTGGAGTGGATAGAATGAAAGATTTTCGATCCGTTCATGTGGAACGAAGAGGAGGTTCGATCTTTAAGACAGAAATTGAATATATTTCAGAAGTTGTGTGGAAAACAATGTCAAAAGAAAATAATAAAGAACATGATCATCGATGGGTGTTTTCTTCCGTTCAGTATGTCATTCCTGATGTTATGCATCGAATTTTACATTATCTTTTAAAACTGTATACAAAGAAAAAAGGAAGACAACCCGCACGAGTCCTTGTTTTTCTTCCCACACCAGAAACATGTGAACTCGTTGCCGATCTCATGCGAATCAGTGAAGTCCATGAAAAGAACCAGGGTTTATATAACTATGTGACGGTACACGGTCAAAAGCCACGAGAAGAAATAGATCGAGTGATTCGGACTGTCTTTCGAAAAGGGTATGCACGAACCGAAGTTATTTTAGCCACGAATATTTTAGAAACGAGTATCACCTTATCGGGGTTAGATCTTGTTATTGATTTTGGAATATGTTATGCCCCGGATGCATTGGGAAATATTGTTCAACGATATTGTACCCAATCCGAAATGATTCAACGAAGTGGGCGTACGGGTAGAGTGTGTCATGGAACGGTGTATCGAATTATGCCTGTTGATTATTTCAATTGGTTATTGTATGCTATACCCCATAAGACGGAATGGGGTCATTTTATTTTACAATCTGCTCTTCAAGATCAAATACCCGTTTTACAATCGATTTTTAAAAATGTAGAGTCGGATGAAGCGTATATTGCGAATGAAATTGAAAAACTTGAATCCTATAATTTATTGACTTTTGAGAATAATCAGTATAAGGTATCCCATTCCACCACAAAATTACAACAATTAATTACCTCGAATTTCCAAATCCGATCCTTTCCTCTTATTCTTGCTCTATGGGAAAAGTCCAATGTAGTGAAGATGTCGGATGCATCAATCATCATGATGACACTTATGATCGCCTTGATGGATACCATCTATCGTTTTGGCGTGTATCGACTTTTTTATATTCCCCGTGTTGAATCCTGTTCCTATCGCTATCTTTTACAATGTTGGAATGAATATTTAGAAAGTATTCAAGATGCCGCCTACAAACATTATCCCAATCAAAAAGGGAAACGGGAAGAACAATTGTTATGGAGATTGGTAGAACTGGTATTGACCGTCATTCAGTCTCCTTCCTATGGTAAAGAGTTGCAGATCAATGGTCGTATTTGGAATCAATTCATTTACCGTTGGAAAACACTCTTAGGACCCGATTTTTTCAATCGACTTTCAACTTTTTCCATAACCACTACCACCCCCATGAAAAAGGGTGATTTTATAGACTTTCTTCAACATTTTATCTCTCAAAACAATCAAGTTCTCTCTTGTGAACGATGGATCTTGTTGAAAAAAAAGGAACGGTTGTGTACTTTTATCGAAATGATCAAGGACCGTCAACAAGTCCTTTCCAATTCTATAAAATCTATCCACATGGAAAAGAAAAATAAAGCAAAAGTTTTATATCAAGGGGAGTGGATTATGATTCGTTCAAAATATAAAGATGAAATGAGACGATTATTTTGGTATTTGCCACCTTCCTCTGCAACACCCGTGGACTTTCTTCCCGATTGGACCAATTACTATACAAACAATATGGAGATCCTTGAACCCAAAATTTATTTGTATGATGAATTGGTACTTTTCTGTCCTCGTGTTATCCAAAAACACTATCACCACTTGACCAAGGATATAAAGAAAAAATGTGAAATCCGAGAAACCTGTCAAAATGAAAAATCAAGTTGGAAATCCGTCATGAAAAATGTCGTTTATGAAATCGACAATGATGTTGCGTATCGATTTGGTATGTACAAATATTTTGAATGCAAAGATCGATACTATCGCACTCTTTCTTCCTATTATTAAAACAGCAAAAAAGGATAATAATTAAATTTTTACGTTAAATAAATAATCATGAAATACGAGCAAAATGTTCAATTATTGTCACCTTTGCAGAAAAATTTCGAAAAGTATTTTGAGATGCAGTTGGAGGAGGTGCAAGAAGAATTAAGAAGCGGTCAATGGTTCAAGAGAGAATTGATGTTCAAAACCAATATTCGTTTTCGAAAAAAGTTTTGGGAAATCATGGTTTTTATGTATACTTTTTTTGATCAAAAATCATCTTTATGGTTTGATTTCCAGTCATGGATGATCAAATTCTTTCGTGGGGAATATTTGGCAATACAAGAAGCGAAAAAGGAAATTCATCAAGAAATTGAATCGCCACGACCAGCATGGTTGTCTGCACCCCCTGATACCAATCTCCGTGTACTTGATTATGCTTGGATTTTTGTGATGCATATCTGGGGAATGTTGAAACAACAAGCAACGTTTCATTCCCCCCTCCTAAAAAAAGGAAAACCAAACACAAAAGACAAGGCTAAAATAACAGAGCATGAGTTACATAATTGCTTGACTGCCATCGACATTCAAGATTGTGAGGTGTTACGTTTTTTGTGGCATCAACGGATATAAAGAATAATAAAGAAGAATGCTATTTTATCTATATATTTTATCTATATATTTTATCTATATCATACAAACCGTACATATTAAAATGTAAACTTTATTTTTTTCTTAAAAATAGAGTTTTTGTAAAAAGATTTGTCAAGAGGTGTAACGTATTTTTATAATGTATTTTTATTGTCGTCGAATGGTACCTCGAAAAGAGGGATAGGTATTGTTATTTTTCATTTCCAACAAATCAACTTCAAATTTCATATGGGCGGGGTTATCCGCATCGGGTCCAAGAAAAAGAATAAATGTAAATTCTGTATTATCCAAACAAATGATACGGTCCACATTTTTACAATAATGGTAAATATGATACGAGTTGTTTTCTAGTTGAATTTTCTCTTCCAAAGTTAAAAAAACATTTTCCAAGTGGATGATTTCCATCACATGCGAAAAAAAAATACCTTCATTCTCCAGTTCCATTGGAGTTATAGTAAAACGTATAATGGGAAGTAATTGATTGAATATCGAATTATTTGAATTATTTTGTTGAAAGAGCGAGGATGGATCCTCATCATACATACTGACGTCAAACATTTGGTTTATTTGGTTTATTTGGTTTATTTGGTTACGTTAAAATAAATCCCATCAGGAGTATCATTCAATTTTTTGAAAAAATTTGGAATGAAACTTTTTATTTACTTTATTTCCAGGATCCCTGCATTTTGTGTTGTGCAAAATCACCAAAACGAAAGGGTTGTTGATGAGTAAGAAGTAATAATTCATTTTCTTCTTTTGTAAAATAATCATGACAAGCCAACGATACTTGGTCTGGACCCGTGGAGGTGTAGACTTCGACATAATATTTATCACCAAAAAGACGAGGTGGTGATTCAGGAGGATGGGGTAAATATTGGGGAATACGGTTCATTAAATAAATCCAAAAGGGATGGTGGGGAGTGGAGGCAAAAGCAAACTGACCCAATCCAAAGGGAGCCTTTTGACAACTGGCGAAATCCGGTCGTCGACCATCCTGAATAAATCGTTCACAAATCGCATAATCAATGGAAAGATTATATTCGACAGGAAACACAATGGTTTTTTTAGTAAGGACACATAACGATAAAAGATTGGACATGGGTCCATCCACAATTACATCTCCATCCAAATAAATACCACCATAAAAGTGAATGGCACAATATCTAAAAAAATCAATACGTTGGATAGAAAAAGGAAAGGCATGAAATTTCGATAGAAAATGAGGATAGTGTTGACTCATAAACGTTTCGATATCGTTATCATCGAAAAATAGATATTGGAAATCGGGCATCCATGTTTGGATAGATTCCCGACTTTTCTTTAAAAAATCGGGAATGTTAGTTTTGGTTTTCCATGTCTGAATCACAATTTTCGGAATTTCTGTCATGGTTCGTTTCTTCTCATAGGATGGTAATTCTGGTGGAATTTCCACCTTTACAATCAACGTATTGGAATTTGCGTTATTAGTGGAATCATAAGGACGAATGGAATTCCAAATAAAACTTCGCATCATGACAAAAAAGAGTATAATAATGATAAGAAAGGGGACAAACCGTAGAAGAAATCGTAAATTCGGAATAAATAAATATTTATTATCTTTTTGTTTTTCTTTCATTTTAACAACTGATTACTTTGAAGATACAAAATAAAAATTTTTACATATCATTTGCATGAATCCTATGAACTCTACGGATATATCTTCATCACTTACCGTATTTTTCACATGGTTGTATGAACTCCTTATGTTTATGTATTTAACATCCTTCTTTTATTATATTTATCAACGTTTTCGAAAACTCTCTATGATTACAAAATTATGGGTGGTGGTGTTTTTATCTTTTCTTCTCAACATTTTCACTGTCCTGTGTCTATTTACAGGTCTTTCTCGTCTCGATCGTTTATGTTCCTTATTTTCGATTGCCCATGACACGAATAATACCAATTCGAATGAGGGAAACCAGAATAATACACATAGTCCTTCATGGGTCGTCGTGCCTCTCTCCTTTATGGTCCGTCACAGTGATGAAGAAATTTTGGCCGTGATTGACGAATCTCTCCATCTCTCTCAATCCGATCTTCAACGTCGCCGTGATCCACCGAATGAAGAAAAGTTGAGACAATTGCAACGTGTATGGGCAACGACATTTGTCGAACATTGTACTTCAAGTACTTCGGATACTTTGGATACTTTGGATACTTTGGATACTTTGGATACTATAATCCCGAATAATACTTCGGATACTATAATCCCCAGTGAGACAGAAAACAATACAACAACATCGACAGAAGATGATTGTATGATTTGTCTTCAACCCCATTCTGTCATGGTACTACCCATAGAAGGGTCAACCTATTTAACGTGTTCCTGTTCATGTCGATTTCATAAAAAGTGTATTTTGGAGTGGTTTTATTTTGTTGAAAAACAAAGTCAAGAAGATGAAAATGTCATGATGGTCACATGTCCCAATTGTCGTCATGTATTCTCTCGTCATGTTATCGTGACATCGGAACAAGAGGGGGGGATATCTACTTGAAGATAGGTCAAGATCATCAGTATACAATCAGCAATATCATCTTTTTTATGAAAAGAAGAAAACCAGTCGAGGGCCACTGGATCTGTCATTTCCAAATGGTGTTGTACTTGTTGTACCGCCCACTGTTTTCGATCCTTCTTTTTCTTAAATTTCATATTGTAATACTGGGTTTTATTCGAAGATGCATATTCTACAATCTTTCGTTTTCCCTTGGAAGAAAACTGGTAACGAATCATAAAATAAGCAAGAACATGTTGAGATAATTTCAATGCCTTGATATTCGTTGCATGCACTTTGGCAAATTGTTGTTCGATTAAAATCACATCTGTCTTTTCCCATAACTCTGCAAATTGGTCCAAATAAGAAAACAACTTTTCATACAACACAATCGGAGAAGGTCTTTTCTCCTCCTTTAAAAAATTTTGTAATTGCATATTGTTAATCATCACCTCTTCATTTCCTTTATTCCCTTCTTTCCCCATCAAACCCTTCTCACCACTACAAAACGCAAAATTCACTTGCCCCATATCAAACGCTACAACTCTCATTGTTACCCTTTTCTTTCTTTCTTTTAAAAAGAAAATTTCTCGATTTAAGAAATAAACGTTCTACATAATGGGGGAGGAGGAGAGTAGATATATATTTATAGTCTTTATAGTCTTTATAGTCTTTATAGTCCTTATAGATATTGTTGGTTAGATATTGTTGGTTAGATATTGTTGGTTAGAAATGGTCTTATCGTATAGTGGTTAGTACTGTGGACTTTGAATCCACCAACCCAGGTTCGAATCCTGGTAAGACCTGAAAACTATTAAAAATTATTGGTTTTTAATAGGATATTGTTGTGTTTGTTTAAAAAACTTTATTCAACTTTATATAAGTGTATTCGACTTTACAACGTTAATTACATTCAATGATGCATTTGAGAAACGACCGTGTGGCGATTTCTTCCCATCCGTCCAATTCATCTTTTACGAGAAAACGGTATTTTTCTGAAAGAGGATATGATTTATTAGGAATACAATGTTTACTATATTCTTGACATCCATGAGGATGAGATTCGGAAAATTCCAATAAATGACCCATAAAGGCGGAAAAGGATTGAAATAATGTATGGATATCATGATGTATTAAAAAATAGGCATACCATTCCCAATCGTTGTATAGTCGTTGGAAATATTGACGATAGAAAGAATGACTATGTATTGGAAAGAGAAGAGTCCGAATTCGAAGGGAAAGATTACCTACTAATAAGGACGACTCTGGAATCGTTTTTTCATAATTTATGATATCGAGCCAATAAAGAGGAGAAAGAAAGGATAAAATATGTATTTTCAAATCATCATTCAAATACGATATTCTATTGATATCCTCTATTCCTATATTTTCCATATTTTCCATATTTTCCATCAGGTCCACTATATTCTCTATAATATATGAAAAGTCGAAAGAGGAATTGGATTTCAATTTTTATTTTTTAGTTGTTATCGACGCATGATGACTATTATGACTATTATGATGATGACTATGACTAATATTATGATTTGATGAATATTGGCGATTGTTTTTCATTAACGAAAGTTGATGTTGAATTTGTTTATTTATTTCTTGTAAATGGTGGATCAGTGCTCTGTGCACACATCGACGATGCCATAACCATAAAATTATCAAAATCATGATACCACCACCTATCCAAGGCCACCATGACACATACCATTTATTCAAATACAATTTCATACAAATTGGACAATCTATAATATGATTATGGACAACTAAACAAGGTAATGTATTTGGTGAAATCTTTTCCGGAATCAATGAATTATTTTTATTATACTTTGGTAGTTGAGTTATTAATGTTTTTTCACCTAGAGAAGAAGTGGTTGACTTTTTCGTCGTCTCCTCATCCTCATAATGCTCCCTGTAATACTGATTCGCTTCATAACTGGCCTCTTTTGCCTGTTTCTGTTCGTTACCACTATAATCATTATAATCATTACTAGGGGGAATGATTGGTGTAACTTGTTTGGGAACATGAATATAAGGTTCATAAAGTGTCGATAAACTCGTTTTACCTTGGGGAGGATGGAAAGACGCATTTGAAGACGGGTAAGGAGAAGACGTTGTCACTCCTGGAATAACTCTTGCATTTCTATCCCTTGAAATCATCGAACGACTCGAAAAAGAAGGTCGTACATTCGACCTCGGAAAAGAACCATACTCATTCGATATAGGATAACCATTCGATAACGTTGTCTGACGCATATTTATTTCTAAAAAAGTTTTTTTTTATTTTTACTACTGTTGTGAACATTGGGAAGGATGGCCAGGATGTCCAGGATGGCCAGTGGGATGTTGGTCGAAATGTCCGGGATGTCCATTTGAAAAAGGAGATCCACGAAACCGGTGTGAAGATTGTGTTTGTCCAAGTCGATGTAAAAATTCTTGAAATGTTTCACTCTTCTTTTCTATTTTATCTATTGTCGTTGTCGTCTTTGTTGATAGTTTCCAATGAATTTGAACAACTACATCTCCCACGATGGTCTCCCCTGTTTCATGTACACAATATTCTAATCCATACCCTTGCAATACACAATAACAAGGGGCAGGTAATTTTCCATTCGGAAATATCGGTAACGAAAATTCTGCACCTCCCAGGGTAGACCGAAATTTTTCAATCCCTTTCAATCGCAATGGTTGACCATTCACGACTTCCGCCATATCTACTACCATTTCATGAAAAAGATGTAATGAATCTCTTATCGGATCCAACACTCCCTCGGACTGAAGCATAGAGAGAAGAGACGGAGAATAACGCTGATATTCCTGTTCCGGAGTCGATTCGTCCACGATAATATCCAAATCTAAATACTGTTTCGACTCTTTATGATAATCTCCCATTCCCTTGATTCGAATCGGAATGGTTTTCGGAATTCCTTTGGGAACATCGACATCAATGGCCGTGGTAGAGATGACTCGACCTTCCCCATTGCATTCTTTACATCGGTCTCGAGGAAGAATAAATTCCCCTGTGCCTGAACATTGAGAACATTCACTTATATTCTGCTGCATCATACCTAAACCCATTGAAGTCATGGTGATTTTTTGACCTCTTCCTTGACATTCTGTACAACGTGATGAAGAAACATCCTCTCTTGTTTTACTCTTTAATCCCGTACTTTGACACTGTTCACACTCGATCTTTCGAGGAAAAGACCATTTGACTTTCACTCCCTTGGCGATTTGCGATAATGATAACTTTAAATGGTAGGAAGAAGAGGTGGGTGACTTTTTTGACCGTCGACCCCCTCGACCCCCAAAAAATGGATTGGGCATTGTCCCCATCCCCGAAAATATATTTTCAAAAATATCATGAGGACTCGCAAATCCACCAAAACCTCCCCCACCTCCTCCTCCACTTTGCAACCCCTCCTTTCCAAAACGATCATAGAGTTGTCGTTTTTCTTTATCGGATAATACTTGATAGGCTTCACTAATACTTTTAAATTTTTCTTCCATCTCCTCACGATTTTCAGGATGCTTGTCGGGATGACATTTCAAGGCTAACTTTCGATATGCCTTTTTAATCTCTTCCTCGGTGGCCGTAGAGGTAATCTCCAGAATACTATAATAACAAGAAGACGACATTGTTATTCGTTCACGTTCTTTCTTATTCTCATCACCACTTCTTATATTTCTTATATTTACGAAATTCATGAAAAAAAATATATTATGTTGAATAGATAGAGATAAATATGAACGATGCAAATTATAGAGATGAGGCAAATAATATAGATTATAAAGATAGTATATATATAAACCAAGAAGCCTATCCCTTTTATTCTTCTTATATCGATCGTACTCGAGAAAGTCAACGTATTTTATGTATGCCTACGTTTACCCCAACAGAACATGGCCCCTGGGCACTTTTTTTATTTCTCTGTCATCGTTTGCAATTTGTTATTAATGTTTCCCAAGTACCCGTCGATTCCTTTTTTTCTTTTTCAACCTGTTCAAAGCGACGGACTGAATCCTACGAAACGGAAGAAACATTCTCCAATGAGAGCTCTAATGGAAATATTACATTTATCAAGGCCAATTTACATTCTTGTCAGTTCACCATTCAAAAACCATTCGATGAACATGGATTAACCATTGGAATAGGAAATTCTATTCCCTCTTCTCGTACGTTTTACGATATATATGGTCAAACCACAGATGTATCTTGTCTATACGGCCCTATTCCTCACCACCACCTCATCAACTCTACCCAACCCTTTCTTGTCTATATTGATTTTATCCCACTCACCCACTTTCCCCCTCCCTACTCCTTACAAAAGATTATTATTCGACTATACCAATGCGGTCATATCCTTGAACAACAAATAACCAAAGGACGATCCGATCAAGATGATGATTATTTAACCTTTCTATCCTCCTGTATCCTTCAACAAACCATGATTATATTATTTCGTTTTCCTTCTTTGTTATCATCCTCTATAATTCAGAATACTATTAAGAATATAACACTCTTACCCCTATAAATTTTTTAATTTAAATTTTTTTTCCGTAATATAAAAATATAAATATACTTTTAAATCTATACGATTATGTCAGATTCTACGGACACCACTACGGACACCACAACCGACACCACTGATACCACTACAGACACAACGGATACCACCACTGACACCACGGATACCACCACTGATACCACTGATACCACCACTGATACCACTGATACCACCACTGATACCACTGATACCACCACTGATACCACTACAGACACCACAACGGACACCACCACTACAGACACCACAACGGACACCACCACAACAGATACCACTACGGACACCACTACGGACACCACGGATACCACAGCAGACACCACCACCACGGACACCGGCTATTATTATACACCATATCCATGCCCAAGTCCCAGCCCCAGTCCCAGTCCCAGTCCCAGTCCCAGTCCCAGTCCCAGCCCCAGACCGATGTACACGCACACCCCAGGTCCAAGTCGCACTCCAGGTCCAAATCAAAATGAATTTTCTACCAATGGTATGAAAGGTAATTTTGATATTCCATCCAATCTTTTGAATGAAATGCAATCGTCGTCGATCCCGGACGCTAGCCATATGCCTGTGAAAAGTTCAATAAATATTCTCTATGTTATTTTAGTTATATTGTTGATTGGGGGAGGAGGGGCTGCATTTTGGTTTTATTATAAAAATAAACTACCAAAAGGTGAAATAAACAAAGGAATGAAGGGAAACCCAGTCATCAAGGGAAAACAAATAAACAAAGGACCGAAAGGAAACAAAGTAATTACTGTTAAAAAAAAATAATAAAGGAAATCTTGTTTTTTGTAAAAAAAAATATTTTTTTTTTCACTCACAAGAACAAAGAAAACAAAATATTATAATGGAGTACAATTATTCTGAAGACTCCCTTACCAAATCGACTGCCGAGTACAATACCCTTGGAGAACCGAATCCTCTGATTGCGTCTCTTCCCGCATTCAATCCTTACCCTTCCATGTCGTACCAATATAAGAATGTCACCAATGATAAAGTCGTCCTTGGATATGATGCCCTCAGTCATGGACCCTACAGTGGTTCTGGATATGGTACGTATGATGTTTCCTATCCTTCTGCGTGCAGTTCATACTATGTACTCCGTTGTCCGTCTCAACAAATTGTTCAAGAGGTCAGTCCTGTGACCGCCTCTCCTTCTCCCTCACCCTCTCAACCCAGTGTTCCTATGGATGTGATGACCGCTCTGAAAAGTTTACAAATTAATGCCTATCTCGATACCAGTACGATGATGGGCAGCAAAATCGGGGCTCTTCTCCATTCTTGGGGAATTTCAAAACTCGTTACCGTTCTCCCTGTTCAAAACTCTGGTTACAAGGCAGAAATGATGAGTCGTGGAGGAACGGATTCACCCTACTTTTTCTCCAACGCTACTGGGAAATCCTTCCAAGGTGTTCCCTCCTCCATTAACGCTCTTCTTCACAGTCTTTCCAAATCCTCTTCTTCCCATCCCCCTTCCATGGCACCTATGCCACCTATGCCACCCATGAAACCTATGAAGGAAGGCTATGGTTGCCAATCTTGCGGTGTTCCCAAAAAAAAACAACCTAAAATAGATCATTATCAATCCTCTTCCAAAGACGATGAACCCGTCGTTTACTTTTTATTCCATTCTAAACGATGTGGACACTGTAAAGATCTCGTCGAATATATTGAAACCGATCCCAAAGGACAACAACTCGCCAAGAAAATGAGTCTCAATGTGGTTGATCTAGATGATCTTCAGAAACCCGAATTTGCAACTGCCTTTTCTCATCTTCAAGATTTAGTTGCTCAGGTTCAAGGAACACCCTCTCTCATGCGTGGAAAATTCAATAGAAATAACGGTAAATTTTCAATGCTCGCCGGTGACACCCCCCTTCTCGGAAAACCACAAGATATTGAAAAGGCCTACCTATCCTATCACGCCGAATATGAAATGACCCTCCAAAAGTAATGAATAGTAACTCTATAATAATAATATAATTTATACATATTTTATAAATATTTTATACATATTTTATACATATTTTATACATATTTTATACACACCAATAAAAAACAACATTGTTTTTTTATTGTTATCAAAACATTTCTCCTCTATTATTCCATGTTAATGTTGTTGTTGTTGTTGTTGTTGTTGTTGTTTTACATATCCTATTCCATGCATTAATTCATCCACCTCACGTTCCTCTTCAACTCGTCTTTGTTGTAATGATTGTATTCCACGAAATCGATCTTCTATCTTCTTGGCATTTTGAAATGTTGATTTTTCAATAAAAGTTTCCACCATGGCTTTTGTTTCCTCATCACGAAATCGTAAATGAGGATAATTTATGGAATAAAGATAAGAAATTAATCGTAAATGATTTGGGTTCATCGTGGGAGGAAGAGACAAGATGGCATTTTCAAATCTTTTTCGACGTTCCCATAATTGCTTAATTCCTCTTCCTTTATTGATAATTTGTTGAGTATTGGGAGTCCCCTTTTTGGATTCCATCAATATTTTTTCCAATTTCTTCATCTGATCTTCATACATGGGTATTCTCATTTCATCCACATGTTGAATTAAAAATAATTTTTGATCTCTTTGAAGGGGTGTACGTTCTGGGTAAAACCTTTCAATCAGTTTCTTTAATTTCGTATTTTTGGTCAAATCCTGTTGTAATTGTCGAGCGAATAGGACAGTTTCCTTTTTCGATGGATAATAATAGTCTTCCTTGGATTCCATTTTAATGTACCCGTGAAAAAACATAAAGTTGTTTTTTTTTATTTTATTTTAAACGATTGATTTTTACAAAAGAAAATAAAGATGTTACCTGTGAAAGTGATCCCCTTACCGGCCTATAATAATGAACGCAAAATTTTATCCAATACGAATCGCTTTCTTTCCACCGAGAAAGAGGAAGAGAATGTGGTAGGACCACCTGGTCCACGTGGTACGATGGGTCCGATGGGTCCCCAGGGAATACAAGGTCCAAAGGGTGACCGTGGAGAGACTGGTGAGCGAGGACCTCCTGGAATTGCCATGCGAGGTCCACGAGGTCCTCCTGGTCCACCGGGTACGCCAGGTCCTCATGGAGAAATGGGACCCGAAGGGTCTCCCGGTCCTCCTGGTCCTCCCGGTCCACAAGGAAATCCCGGTAAAGATGGTATGGACTTCGAGTCTATTCTCCTTCTTAAAGGAAATACAAGTGATATCATTTTAGAAAATGATCATGGAGAGAATTGGAGTGTCCGATCGTTATGGACACGAATTGAAGGGTTGGAAAATCTAGTGAATCAATTAGTGAATAATCAAACCAATAATAATCTCAACATCGACCCTCCTCAAGATTTCGAAATCTAATAGATAAAAAAAAATATTATTTGACCAGAAAATCTATCTTGGAAAAACGAAAAGGGAGAACAAAAATATCCTCTCCGCCTTATTCGCTCCTACCTCTATTATCTGACCGCCTGTGAAATGTCCTTTCGAAACGGTCCATCACATACTGTCCACTTTATTATAATAAAGTAAAGTGTAAAAGAATTCATAAAAGACCTAATAATTTTTTTTTTAAAATTATTATCCGTCTATATATGTATAGTGAATGACCTTAAAAAAATTCACTATTTTTGGGGAACGGTGTAGTGGAACCAACTTTCTCGAAGAATTGGTTTTCCTTAACTTTGACACCGAACTCACGTGGGACTATGGGTTCAAGCATTTTTTTGGGTTTGATAGTTTTGAAGGATCGGAGGATACACTTTTCATCTGTATCGTCCGTCATGCATTTACTTGGATCAACTCTTTACGCTCCAACCCTCACCATCTGATTCCCGGTATGCTCAAAGATACACAAACATTTCTTTCCCACCGTGTCGTGAGTTTGGATGAATCGGGAAAACTAATCAGGTCCGATCATCATATCGAAACCCGAAAACCGTATAAAAATCTATATGAACTCCGAAGAGTGAAAAATGACTTTTTAATACATCGATTACCTCAACTCGTCAAGAATTATATATTCTTCCGATATGAAGATCTCTGTGATAACTTTCAAAGTCAAATGGAAAGATTGACCCATTTCCTACCACGACGACAAGAAACAGATTTTAAATTATTCAAACAACCGACATGGTATAAAAAAGAACGGAATACCACCTTTGTTCCGAAATCCTATCATCATATCTCTATCCACGAATTTTATAAAAATAATCAATTTGACCTCCTCCGTGACCATGAAGAATTTCTTTATAAAGATTGTAATGATCGAATCTTAGTGAAATTTACAAGTTAGCAAACATATATAATATACATACATACATAGATACATAATATACGCACATAATATACGCACATAATATTTTCATATATAATCACAAATCTCTGGTATGCGTTCGGAATTTAGACGAAACGGTTTACCACATCCATAAATTTCATTCTTTTTCTTCCACTCTTCACATTCGATTTTTGAAGCATGGGGTGGAATAGGTTGATGTGTATGTTTGAAAACACCATGACGGAAAATGGCACAATTAATTTCCTCAATAAGAATTGGATCTTTGCAATGGGGGCATTTTACGACAAAAGACAATACAGTTGACATTTAAAAAAAATTCGATAAGAAAGAAAGAAGGAAATTATTTTTGTTGTTTATTCTGATTTTTTCAAAACTCTATTTTTTTAGAAAAAATAAAGTTAAATTTAAATTTTTTGATAAAAACAAGTTTCAACTCATAAAATAGGTTTTAAAGGGCATAATCGGTACTTTACCGGTACATTACTGGTACATTACTGGTACCTTACCGGTACCTATCCTTAAAAAATTTCAAATAAAAATAAATAATATTGTTTATAAACAGATAGATATAAACATATTTCTGAATTTTGAAATTTTCAACCATCAAAACTATGCAAAACAATAATAATTTCTGCCCCATGAACCAACCTATCGTCTCCATACGATCCTTCGAAACCTATGCCGAGACAACCCCACAAATGTGTATTCAACCCGTAAAAATTTGTCCCGCTGGTTATACGTATAACGAAACATCAACAATGTGTTGTCCGACGAGTACTGCCCCTTCCGCTCCTGTTGCCCCTGTTGCCCCTGGTGCTGCCCCTGCTGCCCCTGGTGCTGCCCCTGCTGCTCCTGTTGCCCCTGGTGCTGCCCCTGCTGCTCCTGTTGCTCCTGTTGCCCCTGGTGCTGCCCCTGCTGCTCCTGCCGCCCCTATGGCTGCCCCCGTTGACACTGCGGCTGCGGCTGCTCCTCTGGCTCCTAGTGGCCCTGTTGGGGTGAAATTGTAATATAGAATAGATAAGAAAGATTTCTCATCTCTATGACTGACATGATTTATTTATTTATTTCCACCAATAAATAAAATTAACAGGAAACTCTGAAATTATCATGAAGACGACGAAAACTTTACTAGAGCCAAAATTTAACTTTACCATTATTATTACTCTTTCCATTCTCACCCTTCTTTCGATTAGTATTGTGACTTATTTCTATTTTAAAACTCGGAATTCTACTACTTCCACTCCCACCATTCCCACCATTCCCACTACTCCCACCTCGATGAATGCCATTTCTTCTTCTACAACGACTACTCGTCATTCTGTTACTCCTCCGACCCGTAGTAATCCCATTTCTTCTTCTACAACTTCTACCACCACTACCACTACCTCTACAATTACTACCAATACAAGTAATCCCATTTCTACTCCTACAACAACAAGTAACTCTACCATTTCTCCTACCACAACTACCACTAACTTTACCACTAACACTACCACCAGTTATCCCATTTCTACTTTTACAGTTACATCAACTTGTTTAAACTGTAGTACAACAACTCCCATTCCCACTCTTACTCCGTTATGTTCCTCCATGACAGTCTTTTATTCCACCATCACGAATACCGACGATATTATTTATTTATGGAATGATGTATGGTCGGATTTTACCACTCGTTATTCCACAACCTATGATATTTACAATGTCTATATTGCTTATTCGACACTGACATATACTGGAACAGTTACGAAATTCACGAGTTATTATGAATATACCGATACGACAGGTGTAATAAAGAGTAATGAAGAGTATATCATTACCTTCTTTTCCGGGTCAACGAATGTTGTCATGAGTAGTACAAAAGGAACGATTAGCAGTTATACCCTTCCCTTTCAAGGTATGTCGAATACCTTTTGTTTACCATTAATTCGTATTCCCACAACAGCCACGAATATTGCATTTGGGATTCAATTAACCACTCTCGATGAGAGTACGGGGTATGAAACGGTTTATACACAAACCGTCCAAAAATCCCCTACCGCAACCTCTTCCTCACCCAATTCCACAGATTCCAATTATATGCGAACCTTTGCTTCCACTATTTATGATTCAGAAACGATCGAATATGCCAAACCTCTCTCACCCCTTGTAGTGAACTCTATTTCCACGACATTACCATCGGGAGTATCCCTTTTTTCCCAATCACCGACTCCAACGTCTACACCTATTGCCGAAGGCATGACAGTCGACGCCTATCGCACACTCCTCTTGACGACTTTAAATAGTGCTTATAGTTATTATAATGATAATTTATATACAACATCGTTCACCGATCTTGTGGACAATCCCTCCACAGGAAATGCAAAATTGTACTTTTTTAAAAATTCTCCACCCACTCCAAGTGATGCCGTGGGTCTCGGTTGTTGGTTTATCCCTTCTTCCGATTCCTCCATCGCCACTCCACCCTCTTGTTATACGACTTCCTACCCCAATATTTCCATGACATCCAAAATGAATAACTTTGCGACCTTTGGACTTAACACCGACTTGATAAGTAGTGGTTCCTACTCCGTTACACCTTCCATGACCACCATCGGGAATAACAGTTATCCTACCATAAACGTATCCTCATCTTCCTCTCCCGCCATCCTCTATCCTGTTCACCCCTATGGAACCTTTCCTTCTTCTTCGGTGAGTCAGGTGAGTACGTTTGTGGCTACCAATCCCACGGCTATTAAACTCAAAACAATGTATGGAAGTTATATTGCGGCGACTTCCTCGTCGACAGATCAAACGTTGGGTGCGGGTGTCATTGGATATCTTTTTGATAATGCGGCTCTTTATGCCGCTGGAGATGCGGAAGGATATACCCCTATTACCCGAGAATGTTTGGATATCTTTTTCGGTCATCCAGACTCTAGTGGCATGTATCATCATCATTATATCGGACCGACTATGACCAATTGGTGCATGTCCACCACTTTACGAGTCATCGGGTTTTTATCCGACGGATATCCCTTGGTGGCCCCCTTTTTGATTAAGGATACCTCCGAGTCCAGAGGATACCGATTTGTGAAAACATCCGATCTGAACAAATATCATGGATTAGAAGGAAGTTTTACGGTATCGATCCCCGATTCCATCACTTCAACGACAACCACCACACTCACCTATGGATTTATGTATGTGACCACCTATGATTTTCCATTCACCACTTCGGCATTTTATGGAAAACCCGCAACAACCACTCGCTCTTAATGGAGCAATTCTTCATCAAAATTTCTCAAAATTTTATTTTTTTTTATTATAAATATCTAAAATCTATAAAAAAAAATGCCACCGAAAACTCTTAAAAATAGTCGTGGCAGTCTTGGTAAAAAATCAAAAACGCCCTTGGGTACTACGATTACTAGAAATCAAATGATTATTGTTGTCATTGGTTTGATTATCCTTGCCATGTATCTATATTTTCGACATAGAAAAAGAAATCGTCTCATTGATTATTATGCGACTTCCTGTAGTAACACCACAAATAGTTCCTTATGTGAGTCCATGACCGTTTTTTATTCGACCATCACCCCCACCGATGATGCAATTTATCTCTTTAATGATGTATGGTCAAGTTATACGACTCGATCTTCCCAAACCTATAATATTTATAATGTCTATATTTCCTATTACAAAATCGCCTATACAGGAACAGCAACGAAATTTACAAGTTATTATGAGTATTGTGATAGCACGGGAACATTGAAAAATAATGTGGACTATAAAATCGAATTTTTTGCGGGATCCACCAATGTGGTCATGGGTAGTACGACGGGAACGATTACAAAATATACACTTCCCGTTGCGGGTATGTCTGGTACATTTTGTTTACCTTTAATCCCTATTCCTACGACGGCGACGAATATTGCGTTTGGAATTCAATTGACAACAACCACCGGTACCTATACACAAACGGTGAAGAAATCCACATCAACCACCGTCAATTACACAGATTCTACCTATATGCGTACTTTTATTTCCAATATATATGATAATGAAACATTAGAATATTCAACACCTTTTCCATCCGTAACGGTCAATTCTGTTTCCACGTCATTACCTTCGGGGGTTACCATGTTTTCCGCTTCTCCGTCTGCCACCTCCACTCCTATTTCAGGGGGTATCACTTTGAATAATTATCGTACACTTATTTTTACCACGTTGAATAGTTTGTACAGTTATTATAATGTCACTCTATATACCACATCATTTACGGATCTTTCGAACAATCCAGCCTCTGGAAAAGCAAAATTATATTTTTCGAGTGTCACCACACCGACACCAAAGGCCGCCGTGGGTCTGGGATGTTGGTTTATTCCTTCTACGAGTACAACGGCTACAGCCTCTTGTTACACGACTTCGACTCCCAATGTTTCCATGACAACAAAGATGAACAATTTTACGACTTATGGTTTAAATACAGATCTAATAGGTAGTGCTACCTACAAGGTAACACCGTCTAAAAAAACAATTGGAAAGGTAAGTTATCCAATGGTTACCGTTTCTGGAAATCTCTATCCCGTTCACCCTTATGGAACGTTTCCTTCCTCGACGGTGACTCCTCAGTTAAGTGCTTATGTGGCCACCAATCCTACATCGATCGCCTCAAAAACACTCTCGGCAGATTTGGTAGCAGCGACGAGTTCTTCTACGACTAAACCCCTTAGTGCTGGTGTGATTGGTTATCTTTTCGATAATGCGGGTCTTTATGCCGCTGGAGACGCAGATGGATATACCCCCATAACCTTGGAATGTTTGGATATGTTTTTCGGTCATCCCGATTCCAGTAGTCTGTACCATCATCATTTCATCGGTCCGACCATGACCAATTGGTGTATCTCCACGACACTTCGTATCATTGGCTTTGTATCCGACGGATATCCCTTGGTGGCTCCGTTTTTAATTAAAGATACCTCCGAGTCCGTAGGATACCGTTTTGTCAAAACATCCGATCTAAACAAATACCATGGATTAGAAGGAAGTTTTACAATCGCCATGCCCGATTCCACCACTTCAACAACAACAACCTCATTGACCTATGGATTTATCTACGTAACCACCTACGATTTTCCATTCACAACATCGGCATTTTATGGACTACCTGTTACTATAAGTACTACATAAAGATCTATAAAGATTTATAAAATAGTATGTTGAAGAATAGTTTATAGATTTAAATTTTATTTCAATAATAAATAAAATATTCAGAAAAGATGAAAGTTAATAAGATGGATGTTGTCGGATTGGTAAATGTTTATGTAATTGTTCCTCTACTTTTCCTCAATGGAAGCATTATTCTTTTAGGTAAAGCCAGTCGATTCCCGTATTTTGGAGTCTTGATTCTTTTCACATTCTTTTCCATTGCTGTTCTTCACATTAGTAATTTTATTCTTATTTTTCAACAAGTTCATCAACACGACGTTTTCAAGAAAGGATTGGGAATCGTGTGTTTTATCGTTGCCTTTTTTATTCTTTTTATGCAATTTGGTATCGTAAAAAAAAACAACCATACCTCAAATTCCACCGAAATGAAGTAGAAATAAGATCACACAATGTTATTATTGGAATGAAATAATAACATTTTGTTTTATTACCTCGTAGATAAGATTTATTTCCTCACGTGGACGAATACTCATTCACGGAAATCGCCTTGTGAATTAATTCTTCCATAGTCCTATCGAAAGACCCATTCATGTTTGAATGATACTCCAAGACATGTTGGTGTTCCTTACACATACTCTCCAATAATGGAGGAAGATGAATATTGTCAAGAAAGAGTAAACGTGTTTCCACATGTTTGGAAATGGATTCCGCCAACAGTTTTCGTTCCTCGTCCGATATATTCCATGAAAAAAAGTCTCTATTGAGAAATTGCATCAATACTCGAATAGGAAAGAGGGGAAAATTATTCGCAATATCTTGAAAATTTTGACGTATCCTTATTAATTCCTCTTTTTGTGCAATCATAATCATTTTAGGAAGAATATTATTATCACCTTTATCATGTTTATGGATATACCATTCTAATGCGGTACATATATACATGGATCCCATAATATCGGCCATACGTCCACTCAAAAATTCACTCGTCTTGAATTTTTTTCCCAATAATAAGATAAGACCCGCATACACCACAAATTGGGCATTGTATTTTTCTCTTCCGTGTTTCAAGGAAGAAGAATAAAACGGTGAACCCATTTGATAGGTCATGGTCCGAACCCCATTCAGTAATTTCAAACCTATAAATTTGGTCATTAAAGTATAAAATTTATCCTCTTCTTGTTTTTCGAGAGATTGGATCATGTCATACAAATACGGATGTGATTTCATCAATCCATTCCCAAATATAATCAAACTTCTTGTCAACGTATTACTTCCTTCTACGGTTATCCCAATAGGAATGGCTTGATAGACATTAGCAAGAACATTATGAGATCCCTTGCATATTCCAGCACCCCCAACAATATCCATTCCAACATTGACCACACGTCGTGAACGTTCCGTGGTTTCATATTTCATAATCGCACTCAACACGGATGAATTTTCATGACTATCCAAGATGGAATTCGTCAAATATTGAATCGAGGTTATTTTGAGGGTTTCAGAAGCCATGACCGCTAATTTTTCTTGAACGCCTTCCATATCCCCAATCATCCGTTTGAATTGTTTCCGATAAACGGAATAGGTCCCGGCATAAATGGAGGCTAATTTTGCACTTCCAACTGCACATGCGGGTAATGAAATCGATCTTCCCACCGATAAACATTCCATCAACATTCGCCATCCATTTCCTATATTCTCTTCTCCTCCAATAATATCACTCAATTGTATTGGGATATGATGAGCACGAATCGTACCATTCGGAAATGGAACATCCATAGGATTATGTCGATTTCCCATTTCTAATTGGTCTCGAGAAAGAAGGGCTACTGTGATTCCGGATTTTTTAGAGGGTAATAAATTATCCGGATCTTCCAACACAAAGGCCAATCCCACCACATTGGCAATCGGAGCCAAGGTGATATACCTCTTTTCGACTGTCAATTCAATAAAAAGTGATCCATCGTCTGGATTTTTCTTCACGATACCTCGATCTCGCATAGAGGCTGCATCCGACCCAGAGTAAACCCCTGTTAATCCAAAACAAGGAAGAAACTCCCCGGTGGCTAATTGGGGCAAATAATAGTTTTTTTGATCTATTGTTCCATATTTCAAAAGAAGTTCGGCGGGTCCAAGTGAATTAGGAACCATGACAAAAATACCGACTGGAGTGGAGGCTGTAGAAATCTTTTGAACAATTTGAGATTGTTCATGATGACCAAGTTCCAATCCACCGAATGATTTGGGGATAATCATGCCGAGTAATTGATCCTTTTTGATTTTGGAAATGACCTCATCGGGAATCTTTTTTTCTCTAAAAATCTCATCATCGTGGATGATACGACATAATTCATCCACCTTTTGATGGATAGGATGGATAGGACTCGATTCTGGTTTGAATGTTGGGAATGGGTATTTTTCTACCAAAAAGGGTGTGGATGGAATTTTTCCTGTAAAAAAGAATCGATCGATACTTGTTCCACCACTTTCCAAGGCAATACGTTCCGTCTCGGAAACTTTGGGCATAAATTTGGTCGCCCATTTCAACAATTGTCGTTTCATTCTTTCTTTATTCTTTCTATTTTTTTATTTCTTTTACTTCATTCCATTTAATTCAAAGATAAAGAAAACGAGTTCGCCGTGTACCCTTGGTCATATTCCAATCTTGAAGTATGTATTGTGTGTCATGAAAAGACGTTGTTCCTTCATGAATAAATACAATATGATCATTGGATTTATATCGATACTTGAATTGGAAATAGCCGAGATCATATTGAACCTTTTTTTGCAAGGTCAGAGGATATAAAACCGATAGTTGTTGGGCGACTCGTATTTCTATCTCTTCTAAACAAGAACGAAATAAGATATAATACGTAGAATCCCATTCAAAGATTTCCTTTTGAATACATTCGGGAAGAGGAAGTAACATTTTTTCCTTTTTTTTAGGGTTGAGATTCTTCTCTTTATCATTTTGGATATAAATATCAATGGTATGATGGTATTATTGTATTATGGAAAACGATCCATCGATTATTCTTTAAAATTTTAATTTTATCTTGTATAATTATATATAGTTAAAAAACAATCAATCATGAGCATTGATTTCCAAGACTTTACGACATTAAACACTTATGTCTTATTGGCATCTGCCAATATTGATGTTGCAACGGCTACAGTAAATCAAATTACAACAAATACCTTTCCGGCCAATTATGCGGCCGGGGTAGCCATAACAGGTTTAGGTGAACTAAACGGGGGAATACTCGATGATACGAACAAATCGACTGCCTTGAGTCAGTTAGGTACGCTTTGTACAAATATTGAAGCGGCAATTACAACAGGCCCTACCACGTTACTACCTACTATTCCAACGAGTGGTTCTATTACTGTGACCCCGGGTATATATACGCTTCCTTATCCACCATCGTTTAATTTTACTAGTTCCCAAACTATTGTTTGTGATGGCTCCGGGACGTATCTATTTGTTGCGAATTCCAATTCCGTTGCTGGTATCACTTTGGATGGAACTATCACATTACTTAATGGGGCAATCGTTACTGATATTTACTGGTATACAAATTCATTTTCTTCCGGTTCATTGCGTGATGTAACGGTCGGTGGGTACGGAATGAAAGGTATTTTCATTCAAAATTCTACGAATGCTTCCAAAATTATCTTAAATCAACCAACACTTGATGGTTGTGTTTATAATAATACAGGAAATGTAAATCTAAGTGCTGCAGAATTAAATTCGGAAACGTTATGTTTTCTTCGTGATACTCACATCTTAACCAATACTGGTTACAAACCGATTCAAAATCTTTCCGTCGGTGATCTGGTTCTTTCCTATGGTTCTATTTCCGAATCCCAAATTGTTTCCCATTCTCAACCCTTGTTTACACCCGTCAAATGGATTCAACATTTCAAACCCTCCTTCAAAAACAGTTCGACGATGCCGATTCATTTCCAAAAAGATTCTTTGGGTGTGAATATTCCCCAAAAGGATCTTTGGTTATCTCCTTTTCATGGAATTTTCGTGGAAGGGAAAATGACCCAGGCTCAACAATTTATTAATGGGACAACCATTATTCAAGATTTTAATGTGGGGGAGGTGGAATACTTTCATTTTGAGACGGAAGACCATTGTGCCGTGGATGCCGAGGGAGTGAAGAGTGAGACATTTATTAATATGAATTATGCAATTCGTAACCTTCCATCGATAAATAATAATAGGAATAAAGAAAGGATAAACTTTCTCTGTTTATAAAATTTGTTAAAAATACAGTCATCATTCTCTTTCCCTTTACTTTCTTTTGGGTGGGAAAGAGAATATATAAACATGAAAATGAATATTATATAATTTTTAAAATTATAATATTATAAAAATTATAAACCTAAATTAATTATTATATACTAAAAATATACTAAAAATATACTTAAAATATACTTAAAATAATGGATTTATGGTTACGACAGCAACTTTCCAAACATTCTCATCAACTTCTTTTCCCTCTTTTACAGGGTTATGGTCTCCATTATGAGTCTTTATCTCCTCAAATCAAACATTATACCCGGTATTATCAATCGGTTCAAAAAGTAGTCAAGAATCAACGTGTGATTGTATCCGATGTCAATCGTCCTCAATTCATTTCTAAAATAGGGGCATTATGGGAACTCGGTGCCACTCCTTGTTTATTATCTCCCTCATTAAAACCTTCCACAAAACAGTATTGTCAGTCCTTGATCCAAACCTTTCCCTTTCCCTCTTCCGCTAAAACGGATTTTGAGAAAGAAGCCTTGGTATTATTCACCTCGGGAACTTCTTCTCTGAATCCCAAAGGTGTAGTATTATCTCATACTAATTTACTTTCTCAATTACAGACATTGGATCATGTTATCCCTACTCATTTATTGAATGAACAATCTCGTACTGTCGCTCTTCTTCCATGGACTCATTGTTATGGACTTATTGGGGAATGTTTGATGACAATGCAACGAGGAGGACAGATGCATCCGATTTCTAAGTATCACCCCTTGCGATATTGGATGGCAATACAACGAATGTCCCCAACAACACTCTTTACGGTACCGGCCATTCTCGAATCCTGGCAACGAATCCACCAACAAAAATTAAAATCTTATGTTTCGAAAGATATGGCCAAACGAATTCTATTCGGCCCGCAACTCCAATACATGGTGTCAGGAGGTGCAAAGTTATCGTTGGAAGTAAAGGATTATTTTTACAATGAATTAGGAGTCCCCCTTTTAGAGGGATATGGGTGTACGGAAATGTCTCCCATGATTGCCTTGCAAACCGACTACTCACACAAGGATGTTGGAACCCTTCTTCCCGGAATTGACTATACCGTTTCGGAACTCGATCAAGAATTATGGGTGCGTGGACCCAATCGATTCCTCTACTATCTTTCTGAAAAAGGGGAAGATAATGCTTCTCCTCTAAAAAAGGGAGAAGAGAGTGATGCTTCTCCTCTAAAAAAGGGAGAAGAGAGTGAGGCTTCTTCTTCCAATTTATGGTATGCGACAGGGGATAGAGTGAATGTGGTGAATAATAAAATTTATTTATTAGGAAGAAAAAGTGAACAAGTCAAAACATCGAATGGGCGATTTCTTCGATTGGAAGAGATTGAAAATTATGTAAGGGAATATCATTTCATGTCACTATCGAATATAAAGGATATAAAAAAGGTTGTGGCATGGCAACATTTAAAAACAGGAAAGATTGGAGTCACGGTGTTTGTCCCTCTTTCTCTAGATCGATTGCCATTGAATTTACAATATGAAAATTTGAAATTGACGGTGTATTATGCCTCTTCTTCCATATTAACATTGGAAAGTGGAATGATGACACAAAAAGGGGAAGTATGTCGTCCTCTTTTGGCGGAACGATGTAGTCTGCTTTAGTCAATGGGTAATGGAATAGGTATTGGTCGATAACGTTCATCCCGACAACAATAATAGATAGATGGAGTAAAAGGGATAAAAGGAAACGGATTCCATTCACAACAAATTTGAGGGAGGGGACAATCCCAATGAGTTTCACACAAGACTATAATCTTTTTATCTTGACCGGAATGGAAAAGGGGAATAAAGACATAGAAAGAAGAAGAGGTGGGATAGTACAGGAAACATTTCAAAAATTTTATAATCCTCATAAATTCGTTTTTGATTGTTGAAAGATATGAAAAATTTCATTTTCCGTGAAATAAATGAAGAAATTTCATTTTCCATGAAATAAATAATGACTTTGTTTGTTCATACTGGAAATGTTGAGAGGATAGGTGTATCGATTAATAATGTATTCGTATTTCATAAAATCTTTGAGAGAAATGATCCCCGTGTTTTGAGTCATGGGGGATACATTTTCAAAGGGGGTGGAAAGAAAACGGACACCAGGATAATAATGAAAAGGGGAATAAAAGAGACCTCGTGGTTCCGTTTCTTGCGAGTGAAACGTATCTGCAAAATTTCTCAAAAGAGTGTTGGTATTAAGAATTCGATAGAATAACCAATTGGGATGGAAATAGTTGAATGTTTTAGAACGATGTTCCAATTTCGTGAGAAAATCTCGAATGTTTTTTAACATAGTCGGTGAGTTGTATGTATGCCACGGAAGTCGACAAAAATAAAGAAAGGAAATGAGAATCATGGGTTGAGGTGAGGTAATAAAATACCAATCGTCTTCACCAAATACCGTTCGGTTTCGGTTAGACTCAACATCCGGATAATCAAATAAATCACACATATAGTCCACATACGTGATTGTATGTTTTGTATAGATTATTCCTGGACAGGAACGAGTTTTCCAACACCGTGAACGATTCATCAGTTCATCATCAAATTCAAAGGCCTTGAATATTTTCTTTCCTCGAGATCCTCGGCGTCGATGACATAAACAAGTATAGGTTGTTTTTTCAATGGGTAAAAATCGTCCACAGAATCGACAGATACGACGATCGTAATGAGATCTCATATATTCCCAAAACAAAGGGGGTAGTTTGGGAAGTCGAGAAGAAAAGGAAAAAATGTCCATTTGCAAACAAAAGGGTAGGATATATTTTTCCTCTTCTCGTTTTCCTCCCCACCCTTTATGATGATAAAGATGCAATTCCGTAAAGTAATAAGAAGGATCCATAGTACTAATATAGGCTCTCTATACTCTATTTCTTTGTTTGATATTATCCTCTATAAATACGTTTTATAATATATATATTTTTGTTTTATATATATATATTATCTTTACTATATTTAGATGTATTATCTTTACTTTAGAAATTTTTAAAAAAACTACGATAGAAAATGAAGAAAGAACCATCTTCCACCAATGTATGTCCACCCAAGAGTGCTTATACCTATACCTATCGAAAATTTGACGAGTCCGGTAATGTCATGGATCAAATCAATCTGAAAGCACCATATGCCTATTATACACAAAAAAAGTTTAGTGATGGAACCACGGGATGTTTTTCTCCCATTTATTGTCAAGAGACAAATGTTCCCGACCCATTTCATTATGTACCGATGAAAAAAACTCAAAAATATTCGGATCCCGATACATGTGATTCCACCCTTTATAAAAGTACATCCTCCTGTATATTTCCAGCCAATGCATGTGTCCTTCGGTCAGCGACGAATAAAACAGACAATACCAAAAATTATAGTGCGGTTGCCTGTCCCATGGTTCCGAAAGGATGGGAATTGGGGGCGAATGGAAGTGGAGGTTCAGAAAAAGTACAAAATAATCAAGGGGGGGGTATTGTCCGGATGAAAGATGGAACCTATGCATGTCAAATTATTCCGAGTTCAACTCAAAAAAGATGAAGCGTTAGTTTAGATTATCGAAATCAGAGAAGTATTATTATTCTATATTGTGCAATATTGTTCTATATTGTTCTATGCGAATGAATAAATATGAATAATAGAGTCTTAATGTTATATCCATGTTTACCAATTTTCAAAAATATTTTTGAAAATTATAGATTCACAACAAGACTTTACATTTTTTCTTTTATTTTTTCCTTTATTTTTCTTTATAATCATATGACGTATCAAATCATCATTTCGATCATGATTTTTTTTCGAAAAAAAAATAACGCTAATCAATAAACGAGATGGGAAATGCAATAAGAATTTCGAAACTGGAGAGACAAGAGAAACGAAAGAAACAAGATGAATTTGAAATTACAATAGGTGGAGAACTCGAGACGTGGTATATGTTTTTTGTCGATTTTAATCGTTCACCAGATGGAAATTATTTAACCGATTCTAAAGACGTATCTCCGACCTATCCATTACCCATTGGAGAGGATTATGAAATTGGTGTTAAAATAGAAGGAGCAGGTCGGAGCACCCCCCTAATAAATATAATTCAAGAACCAACTGAGGATGTACAACTTACAAAGGAAGAAAAACAATTCTTAACACAAGAAGCCCGACTCGAAAAAAAGTTGATTCAGTATTTGAACATGGAAGAGGATGAAGCCGAAAAACGTAGTGGACAATCAAGGATCATAATAAATGTCCCAGGACACGGAGAAAAAGAATTCCGTGTTCCCGCAAAATCAATATTGAAAAATAAGTTATTCGGCGGTACAGAGTTTATTTATGATCCTCTTCCCGGTGAAAAATATGTTGTTACTAAATATACAGTAGTCCCTACATTTCTAAGGGTTTTAAAGCAGGGTATTCGTCGTTCGCAAGAAGCATTTCAGTCGAATTTTGTAGAATGTCAAATTGTCTCTCCACCTATTTTTCCAAACTTGTATAAAACTTATTTTGATATCAAACAAAATTTACTTGTTTTTAATGTATTGGGTGGAAATCTTCCTAATATCCTTTCAGTCGAAGATTTTAATCAAATGCCTTTTGTACCTCAAATTACTTTTGGGATAAATGTTTATAGATTGGTCGATTTTATGCAGATTTTAGATAAAACAGTCTCGGAAATCTATTTGGAAGCGGAGGATGTCATTTCACGTTATGGGCAAACTGTCCCTGATAAAGAAGAAGATAGAGATGGATTTCAAAAATTTATTTTAGATGACGATAACATGAAAAAGATTATTGATTTTATATTTCTATGTTTATATAGTTTTTACGATAGTGATAAGGCCACTAAGGACGAATGTGATTTTAAATTTAGGTTTTTATTGAGAGATGTTTTCCGTTATTTCTTCAAGCATTATCGATCCGAAATTGTTGATAAAATAAGGGCCAATATTATAGGGGGCAAAGATGGTCCAAAAGGTGAATTTATAATAAAGGTGTTATCCACATCTCAAGAACAATCCAAACAAACCCAAAAATTACAACGTGTTAACCTATTTGGAATCCGTGATGGCAATGTCCTTGTGGAATGGAGAGATTTTACAAGGTATCCTCGTACTTATCTAAGAAACAAAATTCAGCCAGAACAATTTCTACAATTTAATCCGAATCATTGGAAACCTCCAATAATAACCGGTGCAATGTGTGAACTTTTTCCTTTTTAATTTAGACGGAAATATCTATACTGAAAATAAAGACTTTTATGAGGATAAACAGGTTTCAAAATACTCTCGAATCGGTTTTTGTTTTGGATGGTTGAAAAGAGGGGACTGAATGAGTGTTAGATATTCTTCTCTCTTCTCCACCACCTCACAAGGTTTGGGCAGGATAGAAACCAGTTGATTATTTTTGGATATCATTAAATAATACATTTTCCAAGATTTTGACGATGCTTTTGTAGAAGAAGATGAAGAAGAAGAGGTGTTGGTAATTTCAGAGGCCGAAACGGTTTGACGTGTGGAACGGAGTGTCGCAATTTTCTGTCGTAATTTCTTCCGGTTCTCGTCATTCTCTTTTCCATTCTCACTGGATGATGGAAGAGATGATAATGTATTGTTTTGATTGTTGCAATCACTGATTTGAATAATCACATGAGAATCCAAAGATGGCCATAAAATTTGGAATTCTTTTCCTATAAATTCCTTTTTTAGAAATTTTTCCATCATGACCAACTCCATACTCAATTCCATATCTTTCTCTTCGGAAAGACCTATAACTTTCTCTTCGGAAAGACCTATAACTTTCTCTTCGGAAAGACCTATAACTTTCTCTTCGGAAAGACCTATAACTTTCTCTTCCTCTGAAAGAGGAGGGACAAGTTTTTGTTTAATCTCAAAAAATTTAGGACGGGAAATATGCTTCAATCGTTTCTTACGTTGTACCGAAAAATTATGATCCAAATCTTCCACGATAATTATAATTTCACTCATGATTACTTTTAATTATTTTTAATTACTTTTCTTTCTATTTTATCCTTGAATATTTAAAACGCTGTCGAGTGGTTATTTGTTATTCTCAATCTATTCAAAAAAGAAAAGTTTATTTATGTATGTATGTTTATATGTATGTATGTTTATATGTATGTATGTTTATATGTATGTATGTTTATTATTTGGGATTTATGGAATTTGTGATATCATGAGATTGTAAAGATTGGATTGTTTTGTCCAGTGGCCATACTCGTGGGATATTCCATTCTGGATTCATATCCACATGAATCAGTTCCATATATTCATAGGTTCGTACATACAAACGAAGATGAAGGGTATCATAGACCACAGTCCACTGTGTATAGGTATCCATGGAACGACTTTTTCCTCGTTCTCGAATAATCCCTTGGGGAATATTCACGGTTTCCAAGAGATGAAAAATACTTTTTACAGCCTCTTTCGCATTCAAAGGGGTATACATCCAATGTAAAAATTCAATGACTCGTTGAAATCGAGAGGAAGACGTGAAATCCCCGGGAAGTCCAAGCATACCTGCCCCTATTGACCATATATTCGATCCTATATTTCTTTTCCTATCCAAATTTGGAATTTCATACGCCGTCAATGTTGGGTGTTGTTTTTTAAAATGTTTCCATTTCTTTACTTGTTCAGGAAACGGTGGTGCATTTGTCAAGACCTTTTGTTCATTCTCATAAATATAAAGTTGACCCTTGATGTATTCAATCACAATACAATTTCCCGACCGATCCATGGCCATATAATGAAATGCCGGTTGAATGACAGAAATGGAGGTATCATATAACAATGGTTGATCAGCAACAATAATTGTAGAAAGATGCGTCCGAACATCATGTACACATCGACAAGTTCCCAGTAAATACGTTACCAATTCCCAACATCCGATGGTTTCCGTTTTTTTTGATTGATCAAAAGGTTGATATTCGGTAAAGTGAGGAAGACTCAAGGCACCGACGACCAACCCAGATTCATTCATACCGTCCACAATCCATTGTTTGTAATGGGGCATGGCTAGTTGATTAAATCCGACGATGGAGAAGAGGGATATCCATTGTTTACCGATTTCATGAAATGCTGATCCTTGAAAAAGAGTATGTCGAGGATAAAAAAGAATAGACGAAGAAAGATTATTTCCATATTCCATGGTTCTCCCATAAAGGGCAACCTCATCTTTGGAGATTAAAGCGACTGCAGTGCAATAAGTAGACATTCTTTTTCTTTTTAAAAAAATTTAGAAATTTTTATAAAAATAAATATCCACAATAGAAAAGAAAGACAATAACAATGAAAAAAAATAATGTGGACAACTTGGAGACGATCAATGTTTATTCCTTGTTTGCTGAATATGTAGGTATGTTTATTTTTATAACCATCGTTCTCATGCATTCGGAGAATCCAATTGCCATTGGTGTGGGATTGACCGCCGTTATTTTATGTTTTGGAAACATTTCAGGTGGACATTTTAATCCCGTCGTGACAACCACCTCCTTTTTAAATAATAAAATCAATACCAATACGTTTCTTCTTTATCTGCTAGCCCAATTTTTAGGTGGAATTACCGCATGGTATTTTATAAAACATTGGACACATCGATCGACCTCTATTTCAGAAAAATCTTATCCGACTTCCTCTAATATCGATGCTCTACCACCACCCCTCTCCAAATTTCCAACCTCTTCCTCTGTAGGTCTTACCCCCAGTCTTTCCACCACATCATCTTTATCCCCCAGTAAATAATAAACAACAATGATAATTATTAATTGTTAGTAGTATTAGAATGAAAGGGAAGACAAGAAAATCCACCCTTGTTATAAATTGGATATATTGGATATATTGGATACATTGGATGATATACCGTGTACATAGAATCGGATATATTAGATGAAGGATAGGAAGACGAAGGATAGGACAAAGGATATAAAGATGTTGTCGTGGAGGAGAGTACTTGAAAATAAAAGGAGACGAATAGTCGAATGGAAAAGCCCAAAAAAAAAGCATAAATCTCCCTTTTATATTTTTTTTTCATTGGAATCGAAAGAGAGATTGGAAAACGACAAAGTGGGCATGTCACTTTTATTCCATGTTTGATATCATACCATTTTTTAATGCAATGAGAATGAATAGAATGGAGACAAACAATACACTTGAATAGTGTCGGACACGAAGGATTCATTTTATCAAGACATATACAACATAAATCTACTTGATCTTTAAATAGATCCTCTTTCTTTTGTACTATAAAATAATGTCGATATCTATCGATTTTATCAAGTATTTTATCAAATATATACTGAATAAACATTAAATTAAAGATATGTTATAGGTATGTTATAGAATAGGGAAAGATGAAAATAAAATTTTTAAATTTTATTTCTTTTTGGGATACATAACCAAATTATGTTTCCAATTTAAAGTTGAAAATTTACTTTTTTGGTCTAAATATCAGGTACAAAACGAATCCCAAAAAGCCAGATACAGCAAGAAACTTGATAAGAAAATTGGCGTGTTCTTCTCCCATTTTTAATATTTTAAACTATTAAAATATTTTAATTTTTTTAAAAATTTTTTTTTTTGAAATTTAACCATTGCCTTCCTTCAAAGATGGAAACCCGCCTCCATAGATAAAGATAGATAGATAGATATCCTTGAAAAGGGAATAACGTTATTATATAATCAATAAAAATTAAATTTTTATTTATATAAAAGATATAAAAGAATATGTCTTCGCGTCAAAATTTGGATCCCAAGATATGGGGGCCTCATGCGTGGAAATTTGTAGAAAGTGTTTTTCATTCTTTTCCAACCGCCCCCGCTTCCGAATGGACAGAGGAAGATAGACGATGTGTTGAACAAATAGGGAATTTTTTCCAATGTCTTTCCTTTATTCTTCCATGTGAAAATTGTCGTCAGGATTACCAAAAGTTTTTAATCGCTTATCCTATTGAGGATTCGTTAGACTCGCCCAAAAGTTTATGGTTATGGATTTTTAGTATGCGAAAACAAATCAATTCGAATTTGGCAAAACTTACGCATCTTACCCCCGAAGTCACTCTTCAACAATCCAAGGCATTCTTTAATCTTCCTTTTCTTCCAGTAGTCTCACTACCCAATCATGTTGTTCATGCACCCACCTCTACCACCACTCACTCTACCCCACATATATTGTCCGCAACTCCATCGGCCCGAGTTATTAATCCCTTACCCTCATCATCCTTTTCCATTCCTCCTCATCATCCTCATGTTGTTTCCCATCCCCGTGCTCACTTTCCCCCTTCTACGCCCACACGAGGCAGAGGGACTCTTGGGTCAAGAATGGGACTCCCCAATGTGAAATTCGTACCCGTTAAAGGATGTAATTGTGGAAAACGGTAAGAAAAAGGTGAACTATATTCATTATTCATCGACATTTTATTTTTTGAAAATAAAATAAACTCAAATAGAAAGGGATAGGGATCGATTATTATTCCCAATATTTCAATTCGTGAGTTTTGATTATACGGAGTTTTGTTCCTAGGTGCCATTTTTTTTTGGCTACAGATTATATATATATATATAATCTTACCGTATGTTTCTATCGTTGCAATTTAAACTGTCAGTGCCTTTGTTGGTTCTTCTTTTTCCCTTGATAATGTTGGTTTCTCTCTCCATGTATATCCAAAATTTATAAATGTCTCTCCCCTCATTCCCTCCACATCCACAATCGAATGATCCTCTGTCTCAAAATGATAATATTCGATCTCTTCCTTCTCTTTATCTTGAATGATTGTAGTACCATTTATTAAACTTATCGCAGAGACCATGTTTCCTTTAATAATCATACGATGATTAGGAGATACCCATAAATCTTCTTGGGGACAGTCCGATCCCATACACCCCTTCTTGAAAAGAATGGGCCATGAATCTTCATTCTTTGTAATAGGTTTAAAACTTTGAATCCATTTGATGGGGGTAAAGAAGGGGGATGAATGAAAATACACCTTTTGATTATCTTTGATATCACCATACGAGGTAACAAGATCTCCTTCTCTAAGATTTTCAATAGGGATATAACCGGAATCAGTGAAAACTCGAGTCCCTTTAAGATAACAAAGAGTAATAGGATTGAATGTTAGAAGTGGATACGTAGTACTAAACTGAAGATAAGTTGTTTGCCATACACTTATACTAACAGTTAACGGTACAGAACCAGTTACAGGATTACCAGTTGAAAAATCGGAGTTAGCACTCCCCCCAACACATATTCCTTGTAAATTGGTAACACCACCCTGAATCAGGATATCATTATTAGCACCAGAAGAACTATCATATGCAAAGAAAATAATATTAGATGGAATTTGTGAACCTGCGTTAAACGATGTATTGAATAAAAACCAAATATACGGTGCCATAATAATGGTTTGAGCACTAGATCCTGTTAACGTTACAGATCCTCCGGAAAACCCACCTTCTCCGACTATGAATGGAGTGTCACTGACTCCATCCGTACAATTATATACTGCCCCAGCACTTATGGAAACATTCGATAGTCCAGGAGATGAAATTGGAGTTGCCAATGCTTTTAGATTCAGTAAATCAAGTTTAAGTTGCGATAATTCGGCAAGTGCAAGATTCATAAGATTCGTATCTGAACTTTGATTTGTCGCCCCACCCGCATAATCAAGAGAACCGTTGACTGCTCCACCGTAATAACTATAAGGATGACTTATGTCTGGACCATTAATAATAACATTATTCGAATCACCATTTACAACAATCCTATTTCCAGCAAAAAGAATAAATTTATTGAGATTGGGATAATTATTCAAATCAATAAAACTCATCGTATTTTATGACGTTTATTTAATTTATAGTTTGCAATTTTAGAATATTTAATATTCTATACTATAGGCCAAATTTTTTTTTTTGAAAAACTTTTTATTTCTCTTTATTTTTTCATCTATATACATCTATATAAATTTAGAGTCCAACATTTTTTCATCGAAAAGAACCATATCCGGAGATCCAATATCGACCGAAGGTGTTATCCATAATGTATGTTGTACGACATCTCGTTCACCATACGATTTGATCGCATCATGATAGAGAAAAAAAGCGGGAAGTTGAATGATCCATTGATGATGAAGGTCCCCTAAATAACTAAACACAATATCTGCCACTTTTTCTTCCCAAAGACAATAGTTTGCATAGGACATTTTGGAGGAAAAGGGACTCGATTGGAAACGTTGAAAATGATACTTTGAAAAGATATGATAGGTTGGAATGGGTCGGGAAATAGGATCCAACGTCTCCATCAATTTGGGAAGATAAATATCATCATTATCTTGAAAAGAAAAAGATATTTTATGTATATCAGGGGGGGAAAGATGAAAGTAATGATCGAGATCTACTTTATTCCTATTCGTATTCGTACCAATCACAATATGTCGAAATGAAGGGGAATTCAAAGAATTCAAAAAATTCAAAGAATTCAAAGAATTCAAAGAAAGTAAATGTACAAAGAAATAAAATGGTCTCATTAATTTTATTTCTATTCTAGTCTTATTCTTTAATCCAACGATTGAATTCATTTACCTATTTTTTTTAATGTTGGTAATAGATAGAGATAGACAGGTTTCCCATCGAATATGACAACCACATTACCCCCAATAAACCCTATAAAAAGGGTATTTAATATTACACCATCTCCACCGGATTCACGAGATTACAAGGTTGAATTTCCTGTGGAACTAAAAACTGTTTTACATCCTTATACGAAAGAAATAACGAGAACTACCAAAGTCGCTCCGATCATCTATTCTCTCTCTTCTTATTTCAAGTATGTGTTTGATCAGGGAACATTAGGATCATGCACGGCGAATGCTGCATGTCAATACTATGGATTTTTATTACAAAAAACATCCACACCATTTTCTCGATTAATGCAATATTGGAATGAACGAAAAGTGGAGAATAATATCCATCAAGATTCGGGGGCGACTGTTCGAACGACCGTTTCTGTCCTTTGTAAGAATGGTATTTGCGAGGAAATCAACTGGCCGTATATCATCAAAAATTTCACGATCCAACCACCGGCGACGGTCTGTTCCAAAATTATTCCTCCACCACAATCTCTTCGATACCTCTCTTTACGTATCATTCCATCCCAATGGGAAAGTGCCTTATTGGCAGGTCAACCCATCATCTTTGGAATGTACGTCTTTTCCAATTTTTCAACTTTACAAACGACCAAAACAGGAATTGTCTCCTATCCCACCTCGTCCGAACAATTGCTGGGAGGTCATTGCATGCTATGCACGGGTTACAATCAAACGAGTCGCCAATTTGAATTCCTGAATTCTTGGGGCTCGAAATGGGGAAAGAATGGGTATGGATATTTTCCGTACTCTTATCTTACCAGTCCCTATATAATCAATCGCACTAAAGTCGTCCTGATTTTTGACGCATGGACTATTGTTATGGGATAACCTTGTAATGGGATAACATTGTTAAGGAATAACCTCATTGATAAAATCTTAATTTTTACATTAAAAATAATTTAAAAATTAACAAGAAGTTTATGAATTTCCAATACCATATCTTTGGGTAATTTGGAAGAAAGTAACATGGAATATTCTTTTTCATGTCGAAGACTATGCAAAAAATCATTATTCCATCGCCCGAATTGATACATCGTTTCCCATACATAAATATTCTTTTGAAAGGTGATAATGGGGACAGAAGCAAAAGACACATCAAACTGTACACACTTTGGAGCAAAGGGTGAGGGTACATCATCTATAGTATAAATCCACTTTTCGGTAATTTTCCAATAGTTGTAATATTCATGTTCCACAAGAGGTAAATACGAGACTCCTCCATAAATGTCCTTTTCTCGCCATCCAAATTCACTCAATTTAGACATGAAGAAATCTTTCATCTCTATATTGCCCCATGTAATATACTTTATATCAAAAATCATTATTTTATGTTATAAATCTTGAAATAAAGATTTCTAGATCAAAATCTTGAAATAAAATCAATTTATACAAATTTTTAATTATTTTTTCTATCCCTTGTCATGATGGCTTCCTGGGCTTCTTGTGCCTTGGCATACGGATTTGGATTCATTTTTTCGTCTTCACTTTCTCGTTGTTTGGCCATGGTTGCGGCTAGAGTAAGTATATTCTCTTTCTTTTTCGTGACGTATTGGGCCTCGGTGGGTAATTCGGAAGAGACTTCATCGATCGTATCAAACTTTTCTGTAAAGGTCTGATTAGAATTCGGGGATGTCGGTAATGGGAGGGATGGATGAGGCATGGGGGGTACGGGTCCAAATCTTTCCATATTCTCCATATTCTGTATCGACGCCGCATGGCTCGATGGATTTATAGCATTTGTTGAGTTTATAGAGTTTATAGAGTTAACCGGTATCATGGGAGTCGTATTCGATCCATCGAAAACAATCGGATTGGGTACATGACGCAATTCTTTCAAAATTTGTTGAACATACTCAAAACTCTCAAATCCTTCCTTTTTCTCCATCACTCCATTCATCTGGAAAATAAGCAAACAAGGAACCATTCGAATACGGTAACGGGGTTCATCCTTCTCCAATAGTTTACGTACATTCTCATTATCAATACATAACATTTTCATATCAAGAGGTGTCGTGGAAACATACTCCAAAAAGGACCGACACTTTTCGGAATACTTGCTATACAAACAAACAACAATACTCATGATTTTTATTTATTTCTAAACAAAACATATCAATTCTTAAACAGATTTTTTTTTTAGTATTTGGGTCGGATAGGACGGTACGAAAAAGAATTTAAATCGAGGTTCACATATGCCACTCTGCTATACCAAATGGAAATAAAAAGAAGAAGGAGGGGTAAATTTTTATCCACATTTTGAAACCAAAGTAGAGTAATCATATTTAACAGACCTAATAGAACAGCGAATCCAAATAATAGATAAGTTACTATTCGGCTTTGACTTTCATGAAAAAATACTAATGATAACCAACATGTGAAAAATAAAGCACTGGTGACATAATTTATTCTTTCCATCACCGATAATTCTTCACCAAACACTAAATATACATTCAATACAACAAAAATAATAACAAAACCAATATTGAGTCGTCGTGTCAGCATAAACACTTTTTCTAGTGTAATATTATTATTCTTTTGGATATTATCATCTCCTTGTTCATCTTTATCGTCTTTATCGTCTTTATCGTCTTCATTATCATCATCATTTTGTTGATCTTGAACATGATCTTGAACATCGTTTCTGAGGAGGGTAGAAGAAGAAACTTTTTTTTTATGTGCTGCTTTTTTAGATGATGATTTACGTGGTTTTGTAAGGGTTTCCTTATTGTACATGGAGAGGATCCATTTTAAAACGACAATAATCGTAAAAATAAGGTAGAGATAGAATAAAAGATCCTTCACCTTCATTTTAATTTTAATTTTGAGATTTTTTTATAATAGTCATAGAGAAAAGAAATGAAATTAAAAATAGAAAAAACTTTACCCTCGTCGACTAAAAAATGGATGGCCATCTTTACACGACCGGGTGGAACATCGATTCGAACTCAGTTTGGAGCCAAGGGATATGAAGATTACACCATTCATAAAGATAAGACAAGACGAGAACATTATCGAAATCGTCATCGAAAAGATTTGGATACAGGAGATTTCACTCGTGCTGGATTTCTAAGTTATTATCTCTTATGGGGAGATTCTACGTCATTAAAGAAAAACACAATTGACTTTAAAAAAAAATTCGGAATTGAAAAATAATTATTATTTCATCGAAAATAAATAAAAATTAAATAAAAAGATAGATGCAGAATAATAATAATATGAATAATATGAATATTAATAATAGTCTTATTTCAAATAGTCTTACCACAAATACTCTTACGTCAAATAGTCTTACCACAAATACTCTTACGTCAAATAGTCTTACGACAAATAATAGTTTTTGGAATGGAAATTTACCTTCTTCCATTTCTGATATTATAAATATTTATGAACCTCGTGATGATCTTTTGAATGAAATCATTTCGAATACGCATCTCCCCGACATTGAAAATCAAAACAATTTCAATCTAAATAATGAAGAAGTCGAAGAGGATCGAGAGATCACCTCTATGACTTCGAGTAGTTATACGAATCCATGCACAAATTCCGCAAATTCAACGAATTCCACCACACCGCCTCCAACCGTACCACCATTACCTCCTTTATTTTTTTCTCGTTCACGTCATCTTCCACCCACTCGTCTTTCTTCACGGTCGTCTCTTTTCTCTCCTCGTGGACTTACCTCCCGACCCTTTGTTTCTTTATCCCAAAGTTCATTATCCTCGTCCACGTTCAGTAAACATTCCATGACCTTGCAAAAAGTTTCGGGTAGAAGAAAAGAAAACAAACCGGGACATCGATGGGACAACCTTTGTGAAAAAGATCGTTATATGTACAAAGAAGCAATACGATTACTAAAAAGTTTTTTATGTCCGATTTGTCACGAAGTTTGTCCTAAGCGATATTTAGTTTGTTCGAATGGTCATTGTGTGTGTAAACATTGTTTTGGTATCCAAACCAAAAATTTAGAAATGCAGTGTTGTTTGTGTCGTCGACCTTTTTTAAATTTATCAGGAATTCTATTACGGGAAGAAGAAGAATGTATCTCCACCATGATTTCTTGGATTTTTTCTTTATCGCATTTCAACTATCCTAGTTGGGTTGATGTGTTTATACACGAGGGAGAAGTCTTGAAAAATCCCACCTCCTCGAAATCTCTATCTCTACTCACTGGAAAATGGTATGTCGGACATATTCAAAGTATGGATATTGAATCCGAAATGTTTCAAGTATCCGTTCTTGGATTTTCGGAAATTTTTTCAAAACATATATTTAGTGATGATTTAGAACCATTATTTTCTCATACTCCCGATTGGCGATCCTTTCAAAATCTCAAAATCGGGAGTATGATTGATATTCTTTTGTACTCGGGTACAATTTTGGACACCGATCGCAAAAGACGATGGGTAGAAGGTACCATTGTGTTTACCGATTCCAAATCCAATCGGATTTTTGTCGTCTTTCAAGACATTTTTAATAATGATACACTTGAAGTGAAACCCTTTTCCTTTATGGATTATGAAAGTCCCATTGCACCTCATCAAACATTCACGACAACCACGGAATTTAATGAAAGGACGAATGGTTTACTTATTCATGTTTAATTCATTCATGTTTAATTTATAATTATGTTTAATTTATAATTATGTTTAATTATAATTCATGTTTAATTTATAATTCATGGTTAGTTTATGTTTTATCTTTTTAAAAATTGAACCATAAATGATTTTTTTGAAAAACAAGAATAATATTATATAAGAATCTCTCCATTATGGATTTATCAAAAAAACCAATTATGGATTTATCAAAATTTTGGATTTGGGAACCTGCGTTTTATGAAGACTATACCGTGTACGGAGTGGAATCAAACAGAAAACGAAAAATGTCCCCATCCACAGAGTTTACCCCTGACTGTATGTCCGATTATACGTGGACGACCAAAGATCGTATGCCGGAACGATTTGATGGTCGATTTTTAAAAAACGAATTTGGTGATTTTCCGAAATCCTGGAAAGTCTCGGATCTTTCTTTTTATACACAACAAAATAAGGAGGATATTCCATCTTTTCCTTTACTGGGTCCACAACTTCTTTATCATCCGTTTTATAAAATCCATGTGCCTTTGCATGGTTTAGTATGGAATTCTACCAGTCATAAATTCCATATTTTTCTTTCTACCAAGACCTTTTTTGCAAGTGATCTGGAGAGAAATGTGTGGTTTTCTCAGTATCTTCGATTGTTATTTCAGACGATGCGACATTCCCGGTATCGACAGTATTTTACAAAGGATGGTATTGATTTCTCTACCCTTGTTTTATTTCGATATCCCCAATTGACAAAACATACGGTGAATATTGAAAAGGTTCTCTCCTTACATTCGTCGACACAACAGTCTATTCCTTTTTCAAAGATACATCAAAGGGCAATTGCGATTCACGAATGCCGTATTCATAACTATGATATCGAACCCACTCATTTTCCCTATGCCTATCCGAATATGAAATTTGATGCGGAATGGTATACACCCTCTTTACGTAAAGAAAAGGAAAGATTGGCTCTATCAAGTCGAGAATGGACACTTCTTCCTTATATAACGGTTCAAAAACGTAGAGAGTTGATATCAAAGTTTGGAAAGGAAATCACACGAGCCCGATGGGAAGAAAAGGAAGGTCTCGATTATACCAATATGAGTATTACCGAATTTTTTCAATACCACTGTGTCATCATCAATTCAACAAATGATAACGAATCCGATGAACTGAACCATCATTTTATTCATCCTCGGACGTGGACTCGATTTTCTTCGTTTTTCGGAAATTCGTTTCCAACCACCAAACGAGTGTTTGTGGATTTTGAATGGACTCGAGATTATTTATATTTGGTCGGTGTGTGGGTATGGGATATTCATGAAGAGAAAGGAAAGTACCATTCTTTTTGGGCAAAACAGTTGGATTCCAAATCCGAATTTGATTTGTTGATGGAGGTTTATCATTTTCTTGAACCGTACCGTGATGTTTTGTATTATTATTTTGCAGAACCATCGGCATGGGTACGTTTCTGTCGCAAATATGCCATCGAGATGGAAGTGACGACGCTCTTTGAAAATGCCATGGATATTCACAAAATTTTTTGGGAAGGTCCTGTTGTTTTCCGTGGTTGTTATACGTGCAAATTAAAAGATATCGCCAAGGCAATGAAAACACTGGGCTATATTACCATTCCTTTCCCATCGGACGAAGGATCCGTTGAAAATGGTAAACATTCCATGGAAATCGCTGAATCCATGTATCGTACCATGGATCCGAAAGAAAAAACAAAACAACAGGCATCTTTACAAAAATACAATCAATTTGACGTGGAATCCCTATGCGAAATTTGGTCCTGGATCTCCTGTCAATCTTCCTGAGTTATTATTTATTATTCACTTCTCTACTCTCTCCTTATTAAATATTTATAAGCATAATATTTAATAATATTTAATAATATTTAATAATATTTAATAATAATACATACTTGAAGCCTATGAGATCAGGAGAAAGAAATTGTATTTATAGTGAAAATCGAAAGAAAGTATACGAGGCGATTGTGGGGCATCCGTTAGTTTTATCATGGTTAGAAAGTACCGTTCCTTATGTATGTTTGATGGATATGCAGAATGTATTTCGACATTGTCCTCTCAAAGAATTTCATAAAATTCACGATCTATACAAGAGTGATTCGGAAGCCCTTTTTCGAAATCGACAAGACTATTTACATCACGAGGCCTTATCTTCGTCCACTAAAATCATGAACAGTGTCTTGAAATATTATCGAGATAAACGATATCCACATGACTATGCGGATCTACGTCATATCATTTCCGAAAAACAATCGTACAATGCACTTTGGATTTTAGTCACACAAAAAAATATGACCCACAAACATGAATCCATTGTGGATATTGATATTTCTTCTTCTTTTTCAATGCATCATCATCCGATTGTCTTGGTCTCTGTCGGATGTGTCTTTACATGTAAAGAAACAGGTAAATGGTCGAATTGTTCACAACATCCCTCTTTAAAGAATGAAATGGACGATTATGCCTTGTTACTTTTGGCGACCATGTTTTTAGACTCCTCTATCTCTATGGTGATACCTGTACCATATTTTCAATCTTTTGAACAAGATTTTAAAAAGAAGAAATATTATCGAAAGAAACAAACACAACAAGTTTTACTCTTTAGTAATGACAATTTTACAAAGAGTGAAATGATTGCCAAGTTACAACATCATCGCTCCAAAGTCGCCTTTTTTAAATATTTTGGTCCCTAAATTTTTTCTAAAAAAAAAAATATATTTACTTAAGGTAGAGAAAACAAAATGAATCAATCAAAATTTTGTCCGATCAATAACAACAAATTTCCTTTAGGCATAACAGAAACGTACTACGATGATAAAAAAAAATCAGATTCCTCTACAGATTCTAAAGTACCGCCTTCGTGTCCATCATATGCAAGTTATTATGTGAAATTGTCGAATAATACTATTCATTACTGTTGTGATACTAGTACTTGTAAAGGTGGAAAATATAAGGTAACTCCAGTTTGTGAATACAATACCGTGTGGGATAGTGGTAAAAAATGGTGTAAAGAAACGAATTGTTTTAAATTCGGTGTCGCTAATCGCACGAATCCATCTACATGTCCCACCGGTTCCTCGATGGATGCGGATCTAAATAAATGTTGTAACTCGTCAACGAAACCCTAAAAAAAAAAATTTCAAAATATCCTACATGGTGGAACAAAATCGTTCTTTATACACCTGGATCAATTGATCATAGTTGGTAAGTCTTTGGTGTTTTGATTTTCCTAAATTTTGAATGAATTGGTCTCGTGCTTTTTGGGTATCGAAAAAACGGAGAGACGTCCATTGTGTCTTTTCCTTGGATACTTCCAACGGATCGTTATCGTTCGTGAGTAATACCCAAAAACGTCTACTCAATCCATACTCATCAAAAAGAGAAGAATTGTCGGAAATAAAAATGGAATAATCCCATTTCCTATGAACACCATTACTATACCATATACAACTCGAATTTAAATCATGATAATCAATCTTATCTATAATAATATCCTCCATCCATACACGTTTGTACAAAAGATGAAACGTTGGATCCCACGAAAAAATTTCTCTTTGAATTTCCAAGGGTAATAAAGATATTTTTGAAAAAATCATCCTTCTCTTTAATGAATACAAACATTTTAAAAATAATAGACAATAATAAACCATCACATCGTTTATTATTCTTTGACGAGGAGGAAAAGAATTGTCATGAAAACATTTTTATATTGCCTTATTGTAAAGATAGATATAGAAGGTATATATAAAGCGTAAGGGCGTATATATATATATATCAGATACCGTGTTTATAAATTCGTTGTTTTATTTCTATTGATTTCTTGGATAAATGGGAATCAAAAATCTTCAGCCGTTTATACGAAAAACATGTCCGCATGTTTATCGAGAATGTTCTTTGGAACATTATGCCTTTAAAAAAGTTGCCGTGGACGTTAGTATTTATTTATGTAAATTCAAAACGACCTACGGCAAACAATGGTTGGATGCACTCCTCCAATTCATTACCACCCTTCGAGAATTTGATATTCATCCCGTCTTTATTTTTGATACGGAATTTCCAGTTGAAAAAGATGCAGAAAAAAAGAGTCGACAATTACAACGTTTGAAAACAAGAGAAAAAGTCGAACACTTGACCAAAATGTGGGAGCAGTTGAAAAATACATTTCAGGAACATCAAACCACCTTTTTCTTTTCTTCTCCCCACGAATTTCAAGAATTACAAGATCTTTATTCGAAAATATGTCCAGAATGGAATGTCTCCCTCTCCATTTCGATATGTTCCATGGATCAAGAAATTGAAAAAATTAATAATTCCATGCTCAGTATACGGTCCGATGACTATCTCGTGACGAAAGAATTATTGGATATTTTACAAGTTCCTTATTTCCAAGCCGTGGGGGAAGCCGAAGCCACTTGTTCCGCCTTGTGTCGTTATCATTGGGTGGATGCCGTCATGTCGGAAGATACCGACGTCTTGGCATACGGTGCTCCTGTATTTCTCCATCGAATGAATTTTATGACAAAAACTGTCATTGAAATCCAGTATCAAGAATTGATTCACGGATTACGTATGACCTCTTCCCAATTTTTAGACTTTTGTATCATGTGTGGAACAGATTATAATAAAAATATTCCACAAATTGGTCCTGAAAAATCGTATCGTTTGTTACAAAAGTATGAAAGTTTAGAAAATATTCAACGTTGTTGTCAACACCTTGATGTCTCCATTCTGACCTTTCCCCGAGTCCGTGAACTCTTTCATTTGGAATTGGATGAAAAACATTGGAAAATACCCTTTTGTGGGTTCCCCGATATGGTTCAACTCTCCGAATTCTGTTTCAATCATAATTGTAAAGTCGATATGAAGGTCGTGGAAATTGCATTTTTCCAATCCCCTCGTCTCGTCCTTCCCCCCCATTGGGAAACCCTTTCTCCCTCTTCACCCCCTTCTTTCGAGACGGAACCTGTCCAAGAAAAAGAAGAAGAAATAGCCAAAGTACATACATTACCTGATTTCTCCATCTCGACTCAACCCTTTGTGAATTACGTTAGTCTTTTACGCCGAGTCAGCATTCGGTAACACTATAAACCATTCTATTTCTCCATACATTCATACATATATATACTCTTTATTTATCAACGAATATAGTTAGTCGTCCTCCATTTTTTTATTTTTTTAATGTAAAAATAAAAATACAACATGACAAAAACATTACTTGTGGAGATCTGTGGAAAGGATGTATATTTATAGTATCTATGTTAACAATGATGGAAAGGCATTTTGAAGAATACAATCTTCCAAAAATTTACGTTGTGTACACGTTGGAAACAATGTTTCAAATAATTCATTTTCTTTTTTCAAATCTACCCTATCTTCTATAGAATGGAGGGGTGGTAAAGCAAATGGTTGTGTGGAGGATATACCAATGTCATCATGTGTAATCATTTGGAACATAACATGCTCACCCCGATGGGCCTTGCTTAAAATCCATTTCTGAAGATCTAACAGTCGACGAGGATTGGTATTTATTATGGCATCGTGAAGAATAAGTCGTTGAGAGTCATCACTTATTCCTAGGCTATTATGCAACGATATTTTGAATAAAACATTTTTGAAAGACTGTGTATGAAGATGAAAAATAAAAGGTACATTTTTATACTTCATCAAATTATCCAAATATTCGGGGTAGACAGATAAATCATGATCAACCGGTAGAATGGAGGAATGTACCCATGTGCTTTTACCGAAGGGGACTTCCCATTTATGAACACCAACGGGGACTAAACTAGAATGTAAACGTGAACCACTTTTCACATGAGGATTGGAAAACCAAGGCATCGCATTTATGGCATCGTAAGGATGTGGATGAGTATGACCATGAATGTTTTCAATCATTATCCAAAATAATTGAACTTGATACACATGGGGGGGAAGTTCAGAAAGAAATTGACGGAAGGATGTCGGGGAATAAATATATTCATCTGTATCAATGTGGAATATCCAATCATTCGAAAAGGATTCATGTATAGAGGGTTGGCTAGCCTTTAAAAAGAACAATGATCCTGGCCAAAAATCCAATGGATCCTTATTTGTCGAGGAGATGACCGTTATTTCCATCGGAGAACATAATCGTTGCCAGTGTTCAACAGTATTTCTCGTTAAAAATTGATATCGAACGGTAAAATCGTTAAGAATGGCACTATCAAACCCTAATTTGGAGTAATGTAATAACCATGGAAGAATATAACTTTCGTCTACATCGGAAATACGAGTCATGACGGATAAATGCATATTTTTTGGATAAATTTATTATAGTCCTATTATAGTCCTATTATCTATCAATATTCTTTATATTCTTTATAATCTTTATTGTATTATTGTATTATTGACGTTACTATACTATAATAAAATATAATAAAATATAAAAAATCATTAGAATTTATATTTTTTATTCATGGGGAATGAGATAAAACTATATCCAATATTTTATCAATATGGGGTTCTTCCATATCCATATTACAGGGCAGACATAAAATATGAAAATAAAATTTCATGGCAGTTTTGGTGGGTCGCAACGGATGATAATACTGTCTACAAATGATACCTTGTCGAGTTAAATCTTCTATGAGTTCTTGTGTCGGTGGTGAATGGAATAATAGAGAAAAGCAAGAGGGAGTAATAATAGAATTATGAAACGAAGGAAAAAGACGAAAAGATTGAATATTACGTTGTGCGATATTGTTGACAAAATAATGGTAGAGACGTTGATGACGTTCTGTAATTTCGTAAAAGTGTTGATAAAGATATTGGAGAATAAAGGCAGCGGACACATCCGACATTTTGTTATTATTTCCATACCTGGACCAATAAGTATCGGGGGAAAGACCAATACCAAAATTATTTAAACATCGAATCGTTCCTTCATATTTTTTATCAACAATAATTGTACCTCCTTCACCAAAACCAAAAGGTTTGGTATGATGGAAACTAAGAGTGCTTCCGTTTCCATAATTTAGACAGTTCTTACCCTTGTAAAACGTATAACTTGTGGCTGCATTATCAAAAATTAGAAATCGTGGGGTATTGTTATTATTTTCATCTTTATTTGCCCAAGACGTATACTTATCGATATCCACACAATTTCCAAAAATATTGGTAACTATAATCCCATTGGCGTCGATACCACATTCACGTTGCTGTTTTTCCAAGTCTTGGAGAGAAAGACCTCCTTCCTCGTCAATATCTATGATACGTGCGTTTGAAAGCGTTGACTGAGCAGAGGGGGGAAAAGTGAAGGATTGTGTCGCCCATGAAATAGGTATATTTTCTACAATACTTATGGCTTGGGCAAGGACATGCAAGGCAACCGAACCGTTCGAAACCACGATGACGGCTTTCTCTTCGTCAATTTGAAACGTATTTCGAATATAGTTTTCTAGTTCCTGGACAACCGGACCTCCATTGGTGAATTGGTTTGTAAGGGTTGAATTTTTTAAAATATCACGAACCATGTCATAATCAACATTCTTTCTTGCTACCCATTCCATCTTCATGCTTTTTAATAACTCAACATAAAATTCCAAAATTACTATTCAAAAGTATCATTCAAGTTTACGCAATGCACCATTATGTGTGTTTACGTACATTCCTGGATGCTCGATATCACGTATAACTACTGTACCCATCCCAACCATTACATGATGTGTAATCGATACATTTTCTTTGACACAGGATTGGGCACCAAGATAAACACAGTCTCCAACACAAACATTTCCAGACAGGATGGAACCTGGCATCATACTGAAATAATCACCAATTTCACAGTCATGACCAATATGACATGCCCTTACAAGAATGGAATGGGAACCAAGACGTTTTGTTGCTATCATCGAACAGAAAGGTCCGATGAAAATTCCTTCACCGATGGGTTGGTCAGAAGGGTTAATCACAGAGGAGGGGTGGATAAAGGAAAAATAGTGGATGCCTTTTGGTAATCTTGATACCACTGCTTTTCTTGTCGCCGAGTCTCCAATACATACCATGACGCAAAATTCTGTGGGGTCCAATGTGGAGAGTGGTCGAATCCATGAAGAAGAGTCCTCCTTATCCACATGATTGAAATAATAATCATCATCGATAAAACATACCATTTGCTGTTCCATGATCGACATGACTTCTTTGGCATGTCCTCCATGACCAATTAACGCTTTTTTCATAAGGTTGTATATTTAAATATGGATAACCTTTTCCTTGTCTTCATTTTTTATCGTATATACGTTTTAAATTTTTATGAAAAAAATCCTTTTGTCGATTTTCAATCCTTTCTAGGTTTAGAAAGAAAGGAATGGATCCATTCAAAAAGTGGAGTAATTTTCGCATAGACTCCCGGATAGACTGGTTGTCCACAACTGATCCCCCAACTTACAATACCGACCAATGTTGACATATTGACACCTTCTTTCTCCATTGTCCAAAACAATGGACCTCCACTATCCCCCGTACAACTATCCGTCACTTCTCCATCCCACCAATCCGGTTGTGCACCTTCCGCAAGTAACATGGACTCTGGGTCAATGGTCATCCCCCCAAGATTGGAATTTGTTTTATCAATCGGACACACTGTTACTTCACCTTGTTGTAGAGAATGACGAAAAACTTGTGAATTTTCCTCTCCATCATATTTCTTACCATATCCTATAATGTCCAATTTAGTCCCCACAACATCCTTGGTTGTATCATTCGATATATGGATATATTGTCTATCTTTCCATTCGTCCAAAAAGGGTGAAAATTCACTTATCTGCAACAACGCCACGTCGTACTGAAACGTTTCATTATTATAAAGAGGGTGAATGAATATATTGTCGACCGTATAGAAAGGTGTATCTTCTGATTTAAATTCAACCAATGTTTGAATATCAAAATAAATCCTCATGTCTACTTCATCAAACAATACATGAGAAGGTAATACATGGGAAGGTAATACAGGAGAAGGTATACAATGTGCGGCAGTGACGACATACCCATTTCCTACATAGGATCCTCCACAAAACATGAGTCCATTTTCAATATAAGAAACGAAAAGCGTCATGAATGGGAAAAGAGAAATAAGGGTAGGCCATCCGTGAACCACTTTATCAATCATTTTTGAAAATTTATTAATCTGATTCTATAATCTTTATATCAAAAAAAAAAGAAGAATGATAGTGAGTATTCATTCTGCATTTGAAATTTGAAAGGATTACCGTCCATCACCATAACCTTATATCACCATTACCTACCTAATACATTCCATTTAATGCTCTAGCCGTGTCATTATAATTTGTGCTAAGAATAACATCGATAGGTCCTCCTGAACCTTTTGCAAAGAAAACGACATCATCGCTTCCTTTCTTTTTTATTTTTTGGACATGAAGTCCTTTGGTAGGTTTACAAGTACCACCCTCCTTATATTCAGATAAACATATATAATCTTTCCCTGTTTTTCCGGTTTTTTCGTAACTTCTCATTAAATTTGTGATTTGATAATCATCTATGTATGAATTACTATTTACACAAACATCCATACCTTCCGCACTTTGAAGTGTTCCACCTTGGTCATGACAATAAGTTTTAGCACCCGCATAATTTTCTCGTACAAGATGACAAAAGTTAGAGTTATTGTAGTTATTGAATAAATTCATGATATTCTTGGATTAAAATATATCTGAATTGTATGTAGTTGGAGATCTATCTCTACTACATACAAATATAAAATTATTTTTTTGATTGTAACTGAATCAAAAAACGATGGTTTAAAAAATATTTAAAAGATATATTTACTCATTCATTATCCATTTTTTACTTTGGTATACAATATTGTGAAGAACTATAGCCAAGTTTACAATTCGTCGGACAATATGGCGGATCCTTATTTCCCGATTTGTCTGCACAGACATTATATGGGGCATTTAATATAGGAAATTTAGAAGAGCAAGATACTAACTGTTTATTACATTCCAACCCTTCCGAACTTATTGAGATCGGATCATTGTTTTCATTGGCAAATAATATGAATTGACTATCTCCTTTTTTCGTATCTCTTGGAACGAGACCTTTTACATATCTAATCGCACCTTCACCTTCACAAGTACCATTTGACCCCTTTTCTGTACATATCGAACGTACTGCACTATTCACATCAGAATAAACCATAGACGGTAAAGTATAACCCGTTGCGGGTTTCCTCACACATGCGGAAATTGGTTGTAATCCATCTACGCTTTTAACCTTTGAGGCACTGACAAGTTGCCCCCCATTCTTAGTACATATACTCTCATATGTTTGTTTGACCATCGTAGATGATAGATGGTTTGGTATTTAGTTTTAGAAAATTTGTTTCTATATACCTATACAATATATTTTTTTTTTCAAGAACATAAGAGTTGTTGGTACAATTCATTCGTATCTTCTTTCAGTACCATTTTAACAATGTCTTCCACTTTCATATGTTGATAATGTTTCGTGGTCGTTCCTTCCATCAACTCTTCTGCAATTTCCTTTTTATTTTTTTGTTTTTCCAACATGGCTTTTTCAATTCCCGTATTGGACATAAATGTCACCACATTCACATCGGAAGACAATTGTCCTTGTCTTGCTACACGAGCAATGGCTTGTTGTCTTGAAGACATATTCCACAACAAATCCAAAAGAAAGACTGTATTACAATGTTGTAAATTTAATCCTTCGGAACCTGTCTTGTAGGTAAGAAGTAAAATGCCATGGGAAGAGTGTTTAAATCGTTCCAATATTTTCTCTTTCATGGAAGTGGATTGATGAGATTCCAAGGTCATACACTCCCAATTCGAATCTTCCATTTCATGGATACATGCTTCAAGTAGTTTCAAGGAAGTACGAAATGCAGAGAATATAATAATTCGTGGAATTTGACGAGAAGTACATTCTTTCAACTTTTCCACGACAGAAAGTAAACGAGAAGAGTACAATGCCTCACGATGTTCCAACCAATCCATCAACCCAACTTTCATAAACTCATCCCGTAAAAGAATAGATAATTCCGATCGTTCTTTTAATTTACAAACATCCAATGCAATGGATGCAAATACGATAATCGGTGCTACGAAAATTTGACGTAAATAAGTAATTACCGCAAGAATGTAGGATGCAAAACGTCGTCTTCGTTCTGTCGTTTCGGAACGACGAAGAAACGTATGGAGTTTTTTCAATACTTTTTGAATTTGTTCGTACACCATAATTTCTTCTTTTGACATTTTTACATACACATATTCATGGTGAAGTTGATAGGAAGGCTTTTCTCTTCCTGTCGTCTCACGATGAACAATGGTTGTCTGTAACCCTCGAAAATTAGAGGCATAGCGTAAAAACGATTCCATGGAAATCATATCTCGTGGTGTACTGGTATCATGAAGAAGAGAATAATATCCCAAAATATTTGGCGTTTTCGGTTCGGAAAAAAGTGTTCCTGAAAGTAACCAAACATGTTCACGACATAAACTCGCAATGGATCGACATTTATCGGTCAAAATATTACAATATCCATGAGCCTCATCCACAATAAGACACCCCCATCGAGTCGTGTACAACAAACCCGGTCCCTTTTCCACTCGTAATGGTGATAATAAGGGATGATCTGGGGGATGATACACATTGGTAAATCCTATATACTCATTCGGCACCTGCATCACGAAATGACGTTCGATTTCAAGATCACGGTATACTTGACCAAGGACTTGGGGTGTAGTTAAAACAAGAAAAGGTTTGGAATAAAATGGAGGCAACACCCAATTTTTCATTTCATTTCTCCCCTGTTTGGTTGCAAATTTCTCCTTGTGTAAAATCACATAGGGGAACGAATCCCCGAAAAATTTTTTAATTTCATTTTCCCATGAGGAAAGTAATGTTTTCGACACTACCACCAAACTCGGTAAATCCGGTCGTTGTTGTTGAGCAAGATAAAGAGCCAACACAGTTTTCCCCGTCCCCATTTTTAAAGAAAGACCACCACTTCCTTTTTTTAAACACTCGTTCAATATATCCTGTTGAAAATCCGTCAACATGATACCACAAAATAATACACCCTAGGATTGATTTTCTTTATAAAATTCTTTTTTATAATCATATTTATTCATTTATTCTACTTATTCTTTTTTGATGTCTCTATCAAAATATTTACCAAAATATCTACCAAAATATAAGAAGAAAATACATTTACCATAAAAACGATGAGTCATAAAGAGTATAATAATGTTCATCACATATGGAATGACATCCTCTTTGAAACTACCCAAAAAACAAAACTTCATGATACGTACTTGTATCCTCAATCCTTTTTTCTTTCAAAAGCAAACCCTTCTCTGAAAGAGATATCCAATGTTTGTTCCACATGGTATAGTACACTACCACCCATCTATCTCCTTATTCCTCATGCCCTTTCGTATTTAAGTATTTGGAATATTCTTTTTCCGTATTTTTTAGAATTGGGAATGGCGACGCAACGGTATACCACGATGGTCTGTAGTGTGGGAGGAGCCTATATGACATGGATACATCCAATAGATATTCCTGTTCATTATTTAAATTTGTATGTAGAATTTCCGAGTTCTATACTGATGGATTTTCTTGTTCACCAACTTCCTTTTTTCTATACATGGGGCTTGCCTTGGGACTGGGGTAATCATCATAATTTATACTATAATGATTATAATTTATACAATAATTACTATAATCATTGTATAAATTATAATCATTGTATAAATTATAATGAGTATATTATAAAGATTCTTGGAGGGTTCTACTCATTCTTTGTTACACGATGGATTGTCATTCTTTATACATTCCTCATTGGTGTTGAGAATACCAAAAAGAAGTATAATGTTAAGGGAATTGATATTATGACCATACTTGTTTTTAGTGAGATATTTTTTTTCTTTTTTCAACTATAAAAAACGTAAAATAATGGTATCTTTATTATCGATGTTTCATCGTCGTACTTTGGGTGAGCCGAAAGACAATTTGGAAGAATTCTATAAGCGAATTCCCTCCTACTACTTTATGAAATATTTCAAAATTTTTGTTATGACATGGATTCTTTGGAAATGTGTGTTTGCTATCTTTTGGATGTTTTCTTTGTCTGTCAAAAATACAATGAATATTCCAAAACATGTACAGTTTTTACTGGGTTCCTCGTTTATTCAAGAACAAAATGAAATGATGCGTCTTTTATTTCCTCAAGATAACTACAAGGTGAGTGTCGTATGGTTACTCTTTATGTGGTCTTCTATTTTCTCTATTGTTTTCACCTCGTTGCTTTTATACTCTTCGTTATTATCCGCCTCATGGTGGTATAAACTAGTGTGCATCGTGTTTGAATTTCTACCTCTATTATTTCTTTTCTGGTTGTATCAAAACGTTGCGGGAATGGTCATGGCATCCTCGAGTTCCGTTCCTGAAATTTCTTCCAAAATTTATCAGTACAAATTAGTACTTATTATCTTTATGTTTATTTATGGATTGGGTGGATTTTGTTTTGTTTTTTATGTAATGTCGTCGTCGTTTCAAAGTTTCTTTGAGGAGATTTCAAAAACGGCTGCAAACTCGCTTCTTTTGAAAACGAAATACGATAGTACTCATTTCAAATTTAATCCTTTTGATTTTATCAAGGCCAAAACGAGACAAAATTACAAAAATGTACAATTTATCGGATTTGAAAGTACGACTTGTCGGTCACCTCAAAAAGAAATGAATCCTCAAAATCCAAATATGGAAACCTACAAAACTCCTCTTATTTTAAAATTTTCAGCAGAAAATCCAACCACCACCAAAAAAGAGACGTTTTTTATAAAGATGGGAACTCAAGAAGTAGCAATTTCAAAATCACCCGACATGGGAATCCTTTCGAATGATCAGTATGATTATGGGGTAACTTTTATTAATAAAGAGGGAAATGCTGTCAGTTCACAAGAAAATGTCTCCGATAAGATTGAAACTATTTTACGGTGTTCAAGTAATGCCTCGACGACGTCCAGTAGTGGAACTTTTTCCCCTTTAAAAAATATTACCTCGTCTATTGGTTCTATTGGTTCCATTATGGGTCTTTCCTCTTCGCCCCCTAAAACATATTCCTCCTCTAGTTTCTATCCGTCTTCCTCTTACCCCCGTTCTTCCTCTTACCCACGTTCATACTCTTACCCTCGTTCATCCTCTTACCCTCGTTCTCCTTCCTCTTATTTTTAAAGCGACAAAATTATGGGTAGACAACATATATCAATTATTTATTTTTTCTAATAAATAATAAAAATAATACGGAAAGATCAATTGTACATCAATGCTATTTAATTTGTTTTTTATACTATTTATTACAGTCTTTATAGTTTTTATAATCTTTACCTCGTACTTTTCTAGGAACTCTTGTAGTTCTAATTCGGGTTGTCATTCTTTAGAAAGTGCAACAATAGAACAATTTAGAGAGGACGATTGGGGATTTGTGATTTGTCGTCATGTGAATCAAAAAAAGGTGAATGACTATTGGAAAGAATGTATTCGTTGTATTCGTCGTTTCCATCCCACGAGTAGAATTATCATTATCGATGATTATAGTAATCCCGAAATGATAGACAAAGAAGAGGAACGACGTATTCTCATGAACGATACCCATATTACTATTATTCAAAGCGAATTTAAAGGGGCGGGGGAACTCCTTCCTTATTATTATTTTCATAAATATCGTTGGTTTGAATATGCCATAATTATCCATGATAGTGTTTTCTTAAATTCTCCGATGACCTCTAAACTGACCCATATGTATACAACAGATTCGAATATCGCCTTTTTATGGTCGTTTAAAGTTAGAGGTTTTGATGATAATAATATGATTGATCATTATCTTCAACTGTTGGAAGGACGTGATGAACTTTTCAAGATTAGAAAAATGGATAAATGGAAGGGTTGTTTTGGTGTGATGACTTGTATTCGTCTTTCATTTATTGATAAACTTGTGGAAGACCATCGATTATTTGATATTCTTCTACCACGAATCAAAACTAGAAATGATCGAATGACCATGGAACGTGTCATGTCCATTATTATTCACGCACATATGGAAAGAGAGGACGTGGATACTTTTTTTGGTGATATTCACGATTTTTGTCGGTGGGGGTATAATTATGAGGATTATAAGAATAAAGTATTGGATCATTTACCGATTATCAAAGTATGGACAGGAAGATGAAGAAAGACGTTTGTATACCATTATAGAATATCGTACGATCAGATCAACCCTTGGGATTCCTCTTAATTTTTTTATTTTCTATAGGATTATAAAAAACGGTCTTCTAAAAATATAAAGACAACTCTTACTCACAACGTAGTATATATGTATATAGGAAAGTGTTTTGGAGAAGATGGTTGGGGTTTTATCATTTGTCGTCATGTGAATCAAAAAAAGGTGAATGATTATTGGAAAGAATGTATTCGTTGTATTCGTTGTTTCCATCCCACGATTAGAATTGTAATTATCGATGATTATAGTAATCCTGAAATGATTGATAAAGAAGAGGAAGAACATATTCTCATGAATGATACTCGTATAATCATTGTTCCGAGTGAATTTAAAGGGGCGGGGGAATACCTTCCTTATTATTATTTTCATAAATATCGCTGGTTTGAATATGCTATAATTATCCATGATAGTGTTTTTTTAAATTCTCCAATGACCTCTAAACTACTCGATATGTATAATACAAACTCGAATGTCGCCTTTTTATGGTCATTTGCAGATCGAAATTGTGATGATAATAAAATGATCGATCATTATATTCAACTTTTGGAAGGACATGATGTGCTTGTCAAGACCCGAAAAATGGATAAATGGAGGGGTTGTTTTGGTGTGATGACTTGTATTCGTCTTTCATTTATTGATAAACTTGTGGAAGACCATCGATTATTTGATATTCTTCTACCAAAAATCAAAACTAAAAAGGATCGAGAGACGTTGGAACGTATCGTATCGATTATTATCCATGCGAATGTCGGGGAAGGGGAGGTGGAAACTTTTTTCGGTGATATACATCAGTTTTGTCGATGGGGATATAAGTATGATGATTATAAGAGAAAAAAATGGGATCATTTACCCATCATCAAAGTATGGACGGGAAGATAGATAAAAAATCACCAACTTATATAAACGCAAAATCATGACTCTTTGTATAATCAAAATGATCCTGTTTATTTGGATGATTACAACCATAACAAGTAAATATTTCTTCATCTTTTGAAATGTCTTGGATTGCAATAATTTTAAATTTATCCTTGAAAGAACGAAATATCGCATTATTCGTATACGAATGATTGTAAAGACAACCATTGCCCAATGGTAAAGCAATTCCATTCTTGCCCCCCGTATCTGTTCTAGTGTATACATAGTATTGAAAAATCCCTATTGTCTCCGATTCATTGGAAGGAATTAATAGTAAATGACCCTCTTCAATAATTTCTCCTTTTGAAATGGATTGACACGCAAAAATACCTCTTCCTCCCAACTCTCCCCCCTTGGGAGATATTTTTATATACGTTTTGTTTATTGTTGTACATAAACGATTTCTTGATTCCATCCAATAAATAAATAATAATAGAATGATTATACCAAGAAGAAGACTCATCCTCATTAACATTTGATTCTGTTTATTCACAAACTTTTTCTCCACTTTTTAATGAAAAAGATAGTATTTGAAAAATTGAGATTTTTTATTTTGACCAAAAAATTGAGATTTTTTATTTTGACCAAAAAATTGAGATTTTTTATTTTATGACCAAAAAATTGAGATTTTTTATTTTATGACCAAAAAAATAGAAAATATATCCTCAAACGATTAAAATATTTAAAAAGATTCAAAAAATAAAAAACATTAAAAAATTATGGTGGGTTCAACATGTTCGGTATGTTTTATGGAAAATTTCATGGACGAAATGACTTTTTCAACGTGTTCCAATTTATCTTGTTCCGAAAAAATATGTTGGGAATGTATGGAACAATTTATTGATATTTGTTGTAAAGAACATACGACTCCGAGATGTTTTTCTCCAACCTGTGGATCTCTCTATACTCAAACTCAGATGCCATCCGATCATTCGATTCAAAAACGTTACCAACTTTGTTTATTTCGAGGGTTATTGAAAGAACATCAAAACGAAAAGAATAACGAGTATGAATTAAAAAAGCGTCAAAAGGAATTATTTATAAAGATTCGAGAGGAACGACTTTTATTTCTTTCGGAAGCGTTCCCTTTTTCTATTCAACGAGCAGTACAAATTATGTATGGGAATGATGTACGACGGATTCATAAGAGTAATGAAGTCCTTTTACAACAACAATTATCACGAATGGAAACCAAACGATGTTTTCGATTATTTTGTCAAGGAAATATGATAATGTTGGAAACAAAACCAACAAAACAAGAATATGGTTCAAGTTTGGAATATAGAGCTCTATATTGGGAATGTTGTACTTGCCACAGTAGTTATTGTAAATCCTGTGAAAAGAATTGGACCTCTTCTCATGAATGCAATGAAGAAGACAAGGCGAGTGTCGAATGGAAAACATCACTTCCTCATTGTCCACACTGTTCTTTACCAATTGAGAAAGTAGATGGATGTGATGCCGTGACATGTGCGGGATGTCATAAGAATTTTAATTATGCCACGGGTCTTCCCTGTGAATCCGGAAATCATGGTAAAACAATTCCCATTACATTGCCCACCGAAAATGTCAAGGAACTATGGAAAGTACTTCTGCGTGGACGTGGAAAGAAGGATAAAAATTTAACCATAAAAGAAAAACAAATGATAAAAATGTTGGAAGACATTGAGATTGTCATTGAGAGGTATCATATCTCTTCCTTCTCGAAACCCACATGGGAATGGAGTATTTACGATTTACAAACGGTTCAACAATGGTTATCCTCCATGTCATCGAATGATCATCATTCCGATCCACAAGAGGAACAAGCGATTGCAAAAGTAGTGGCTTTCCGTGTCGAAAAATTAGAAACTCGTCGTCAACAAATTAACCATATGCTTCAAGTTCTCCGGTCCATCGAAGATGAACTTCATCGTATACTTTAAAATTGTTGTTGTTGTGTTAATTTTTGAGTCGTATATTGTTGTTTTTGTTGCAAACAATTGGAAAGACCGCATTTGTATTTTGCAAGGGCAAAGACACTGGCACAAAGAATATAAATCAAGAGTGTACACAGATTGGTGATAAATTTTTTGTATTTCCAATTTTGTAACCATTTCCTATGGATAATATTTCGTCGCAAGGAGATACATCCCACAGTGGTCAAGACAAGAAAAAGAAATGCACCATTTCGTGCAAACCATTGCATGATGGATTGGCGACTATGAATAATCGTATCTACGGATTCATAAAGTTCAAAACTAAAGGAAAAATAAAAGGAAAAGTAAATGAGAATTACAAATTCTGGTAAATTTTCAATAAAATATTCAAAAATACGTTTCAATACATTCCATGTACCGGAAAAACAGACGACTCTCATGTACAATGTATACAAAAAGGGAAAGACAATACTTAAAAGTAACAACATGATTCCACAAATCTTTTTACCCGGTAGGTCCTTGAAATATTGATAAAGAAAGGGAAGAAACAGTAATACAATGGTTGCGAATATCATAAAATCTTCCACGGCATAATCCTCGATGGAGGACGAGGTAATAGTACTTGCAATATGGATATCTCGAGCCGTACTATCAAACGTATTGGAGGCATCAAGAAGTAAAAAGAAACTTCCATTAATAATGATATACATGAGAAATAATAAACCCAAAAAGGTCTGGTTTTTCATGTTGACCAAAAACGTATCGTACGTTTCTTTTGAAATTTCACGCATTTGCAGTTTTATGTCATTATGCAAATACATACTACCAAGACAACAAATCCCGGAAAAAAGTCCATTCACCAAACATATCGTTCCCCATCGACCGATGAATAAATATTTCCACCACGGCAATTGTTTGAAAAAGGGTTGTTCCGTAAAACTCATGTCCTCTATTTTTTCGGTTGGCGTGGAAGAGTCCGATATAAAGATGGTATATAATTTATGAACAATAAAGTAAAGTTTATAGGTTATAAGAAGGATACGTATTATATCCATCATGGTAATCGTTTCAATCCAGGATGTGGTTTTATTGACGGCGGTAAATAGACCATACACCTTGGGTCCTAATAAAAATTGGACAACCAGATTCGAAAAATTGGAAAGTTTCGGTATTTGAACTATCTGATCCTCCATGAAGAGTCTATGAATCGTATTTTTTCTTTATCGTTTATTTTATTTTATTTAATAATCACGACAAAAGGAAATGAAATCCCCAAAATAAACTCGTCATGAAACTTGTATACACAAACCAACGAAAATAGTTAAATTCTTTATCGATCCGAGTCGTTTGAGGAGGATTAGACACTGGTTTGGATTTGTTTTTCAGTGTGTATAAAAAGGAAGGGGGATAAAAGAAAAAAGTAAGACCCAGTACAATCCATAACAAGGCTATAATCGATCCTTTCTTTCCACGAGAAGAAGACCACATGTACGCTATCAAATTACGTTTCATGGTGGTGGTAAGTGTGGGAGACGAGGAAAGTACGGGTGGCGAGGAAACAATATTTAAAGAACATTCCGATGGAGGTGGTGGGGGAGGAAAGGAGGAGGAGGCGGAAGAAGAAGATTCCAATATTAATTTTTCAGTCTCTTTTCCGACAGATAAACATGGAATAGCGTGTTGAAGTTGATCCACTTCAATCTTCATTTTGGATAAAAGGTCATCCATATTGGCGGATGTCGTTGTCGTGGACGTTGTGGACGTCATTGTATTTTGGATTGGTGTGGTGGTTTGATTTTCTGATTTATTCCCTATATAGGAAACCTATTTAAGGTAATATAGGATAAATAAAAATAAAAATGTTTGATTCATTGATTTCTCCCCAAGATTTAAAAAAGGTTGACAAGTCGGTGGTAAAATGTCGAAGTACGATTTCTCCTCTATCGGAGGAAGAGACGGAGCGGGCTTTGCCTGTCTTATCACGGACAGAGGGGTTGGAGTTATTCCGAAGTATTGATCGTCGATATGCGGATCCCGAACTTCCGAATCAGAAGATTTGTTTAGTATCTTTTATTCCGAGTAAGGGGGCGACTCCGGATGCGGACAATATTTATGGAATGATGAAGGTTCGTGGAGTGTTTGCCACGGAAGAGGAGGCGAATGAGAGGGCCGAGTTTATTATTCGGAATACCGATTCGCTCCATGAGATTTTTCATGCCTTTGTAGGTCGACCCTTTCCTGTTACCACCAAGACTGGTTTTGAGAATGAGATTCAGACGATTGATATTCGTCAAAAAACGGTGGATCTGATTAGTCAGGATATTTTATCTAAAAAGTGTCAAGAAAAGAAGGAGATGGAGGAGTTGCAGGATAAGGAGAAGATTCTTTTAGAAGAGTCCAAACGAGCTCAGGAAGGAGTTCCGGAAGATCCTTTTGAGACGTATATTACCAATCAGGTAAAACGGGCTCAACTTTTATGGACCTATCGTGAAACCAAGAAGAAGATGGATCAAATGAAGGAGTCGTTCAAGAGTGCCCAGGCACTCATTCAGGAACTGGATGAGAAGAATCCTTCGTTCCAGTTGGACTATAAGGAGAAGTATATGAAGGCACGGAGAGAGGCGGGAATTCCAGATAGTGATGAGTCATTTATTCAATATTTGGGTCTTGATCTTCCCCCTGAGGAAATGTAGAATATATAGAAAATATAGACAATATAGACAATATAGGCAATATAGATAATATAGAGAATATAGAGGACAGTGGACTTTTATTTTTTATTTCAAAATAAAAGTAAAAAAAGTAATACTTCCTGTAAGAGTTCATTCTCCCTTGAACTAGGGTCATTTTGTAATATCTAATCAAAACCCCGCTGTTGTTTTATTTCTTCTTCTCGCATTAGTAATCTAACGTCTTTTCCAGTGAAGAAGGCACGAATGAAAGAGGTCACTATTAAATAAATAGTGTACAAAACAAAAAAAGGACTGTACGGGTCTTATTACAAGAGAACATGAGTACTGGAACATTCATCTGCAGACGTGAGAAAATATCGTTCCGTTTTCACACCGAAAATCCTTTGCACTCGTATAACCACTATAACCCCTACCGTTCGGCAAAGATAGTCAACGGTAGGCTTCATTTGTCACTCGGGAAATTGTATCTGACGTTTGCTCTAGAAAAACAACTAATCCCACCGGCAAGCACGCACGCTACCAAGATATGGGATCGGATCATGTCCAATGAAATCGATGTTGGCTACAACCCAGTAGGGTTTGAAGCGGGGTCATTCCGTTTCGAAATCTATCTGAGCATGGATGATTTCACACACGTCCGCTTGATGATGTCGATGATTTTGAAAAACTCATGACGGCTGAGAACAGCAAGCGGGTCATCTACCCTATCATCGAGGAGATCCTCCACCACGCCCCCCCCCCCCCCCTCCCTTATGTATTTCTATACCCTCGTGTTTTCATTGCTTCTTGTGATGAATATCGTGTCCACGACGGCGATCTTGATCCTGTCTTTTAAAAAAAATGAACTTTTCCTACACGTTGGTTTTCAATAAGTTTAAGTAGTCCAATGAGTAAACAATCCTTGAGTATTATTAATTTACGAAAAGATACCGAAATTGCAATCTCTGCCCAACAAGTGTTTTTGAATATTAATCCATCTTTTCAACGACAATATGAATCATGGGATAATAAGTTGAAAACTCGATTGATTGAAACCATGCTGATTGGTCGTGCCATGAACCCTATATGGACCGTCTACAATGATGAAGAGGACAGTGAAGAGGTATTGGATGGTATGCATCGTTTGACAACGGCCTTGTCCTTTCTTAACAATGAGTTTTCTATTGGAAAAGAGTTGATGGAACTTGATGCGGATGATTATTTTGGTAAATATTTCAATGATTTGACACCCGATCAAAAACAAAACATTCGAAATTACGAATTCACCTTTAATAAACTTGATTCAACCTATAAAAATGACCAAGAAAAATTAAGTGATATGTATGAACTTTTAAATCGGTCAAGTAAACCATTGAACGAATTTGAATTTCAAAAACCAGTCTTGCAGGCATTTTATAAAATTTTGGAACAACATAAGGCCCTTTTTTTCAACTCGCCACTCTATCCTCACGAGGATTCAAAACGAGGTAAAATCGAAGAAGAAATGGGAAAATGGTTGGCGTTTTCCGATAAAAAGTTGTTGAAATTTTCAAGTACCAATGACATGTATAAAAAATGGAAAGTGGAAATATTTGGTGGAGATCAAGGTAAAATCACAAATGAAAGTGTCGCCCTAGCACTCACTCATCATTCCAATGAACTGTCGGATCGACTTTCTCGTATTAAATATGTCATGGATAAATTGAAGGACATGAAATTATTTTCCGTTTCCTGGAAAAGAAAATATAGGACAGAATATATGATGATGGTGATGCGTACCGTTGCTATTCTTTCTTCCAATGAAATCTTTATTCGTCTTGCACCCCAACTTGTCGAACGATTTTCAAAACATATCATCGAAGAAGATCAAAATAATGAGGTCACCAATGGTCGTAATTGTTCCTTTCAAATAAAATTAATCAATACCATTGATGCCATTTTATACGATGTGTTTGAAAAAAATAATGATCGACGATTTTTTCCCAAAGAGATGATTGATGAAAAGTTGAACGAACAAGAAGGAATGTGTCCTTTATGCAAGGAAACGATTACAGAACATCAAAAATATGAAGCCGATCATATTCTTCCATGGACAAATGGTGGAAAAACAGAAAAAGAAAATCTACAAGTCCTTCATCAACGTTGTCATAAACTAAAGTTTTCATAAACTAAAGTTTTCATAAACTAAACGCTTTATCTTTCATTGAACCAGGGACACGCTTGTAATATTTTAGCGTAGGACATATCCTTCTTCATGGCTGGATCGCTGGGGAGTGCTGTGATATAAATATTATAAACTCCATTAGGACTTGGAACGACTTTTTCCGTTGGTTTTTTCGGATCGAGTTTACCATTGAATGTGATCGTTCCACCATTTGCTCTTATTCCTTTAAAAAATTCAATATAGGCGTTGGAGGGTATGACTTCTTGAGTGACCGGATCTGTGACTGATATCCAATTTTCTAAAAGGACACGTCGAAAATTATTCGGAGAAATACCGGCTTTATTTATTCTCTTTCCAACTATTTCAAGTTTTTTTTCAAGTCGTGCTTCGGTATAGGCACACGCTATCTCTTCCTTGTTATCTAACCTTAAAATTCTTGCGATTATTTTCGGGTCTTGTCGTACGATATAATTTTTTACCCATGAATAAAGATCAATTCCTTCTTTACCCGTATAAGAGGATGCTATTTTTTGGACAACATAGTGTTGGAATTTATCCTTGATATCTTTCCATTTGAAATATACCTGTTTGTACATTGGATTCGTCATGAAATATTCTGATAAAGAAAGATCTGGGTTGTCTAGTGTTGAAATCACCTCTTTTTCTTTTTCATAATCATCGACTCCAACTCCATTGCGAAGAATCACTCGAACATTCGACTCTATAATGTCTGATTGATAGGGTGTTGATTTGTTTAGACCTTTTGTTTGTACATTTCTTTTTAGTTGTTGAATCGTTTGTCCTTGTTCTTTTTGTTGTCGTTGTTGTTTAGGAAAACGATCGCCATTGATGAATTCAAGAAATAAATCAATCCAGAATTGTTCCGATATTTGGTTTTTTTGATGTTGTAATGATTGTTGAATGTAGAATTGACGTCCATACCAAAAGATACCCACCATGAGAAATGTAAAGTAAAGGATTAAATGGAAGATTCGATGAGTAGAATATCCCGATGGACGATTCTTGGAAACTATGGATGGATAAATGACAAATATCCATAGAGTCCATAAGAGGAAGATACCCATGGGGAAATAGAAAGGGTACTGTTTTCTATGGGTATACAGTAACAATCCAATCAAAATAAATTCAATGAGATACGGATAAATTGTTTTGAACATGAAGACTATGATGTTTATTATTTTGAAATTTATTTTTAGTAAAAATAAAAATTCTCAAAATCAAAATATTGAAATTGAAGATGAAAATGAGAAACGAAAAATGAGGATTTTGTTTTGACAAAATAAATAAAAAAATAAAAGAGAAGATGGAAAAATTTTGGAGAACGATTCATGCACGTCTTTTTGCAGAGACACAATTGGTGAAACCATTGGGTCGTTGGTGTTTTTGTGGAGATAAATTGGACACCAACGACCATAAAACTATGAATGTATATAAAAATAATAACAATAATACGAACAGGGATGCACTACAATGGAAGGAAAGACAAAAACAAAAACGATTGGAAATAATGGAAAATAAACAAGATCCTTTTGAAATTTATAAAAAGAAATGCTCAAAAAACGACACCTTGAAAGAAAAACAAAGAGAAGAGTACATGATTCCCTTTGTTTTCGATCTATAAACTTACTATATAAACTTACTATATAAATAAATAAATCAACTTCTTTTCAAATACTATTCATTCTATCGTTAAAGAAAATAAAATTGTAAATTTGTGAAAGTAATTTTATTTTGTAATAGATAGATAAAATATATAAATATATAAATGATGCAAAATCATGACCAAGATTCATTGGATGATCCTCTTTATGAATCTTGTTATGAAGAGTGTTATAAATATGAAAAAATAGAAACTGAACATGAAGGATTTCTGGATAGGTCATGTGGTGTGACCTATATCATTCACTTAGAAAACAATGGTCGATACGAACGAGTAGCAGATCAAATAAGAAACTATCCCACGACCAAAACCATGATCATTCTTCACAATAAGGGTTATAAAGATAAATTTTGTCAGAAAGATAAGAGAATAGTTACATCGTTTCAAGATTTAATGGATGCCTTTTTCACAATTTTCAAACATGCTCAACAAAATTTTCCCGATCAAAATATTTTAATTCTAGAAGACGACTTTCAATTTATACCGGAACGATATCATTCTGTTATGATCAAAAAAGAGGTGAATGAGTTTATCAATCAACATAAAGAGGAAAGGATGATTTATGCATTGGGTCTTGTTCCGATGATTAGTTCGGTTTCCTTATTTGGAGGAGAGTCTCATCGACGTTCGTATTTGAAGTTGTCCACTCATGCGATGGTCTATACACCATCCCTGCGAAACTATCTTCTATCCACCTATTTCCCACAAGATGAAAAGTTATTTTTAGAATTACCCATGATGTACCAAGATTGGGATTTATTTTTAGAAAAAGAGAGACGAATCACTAAATATTATTATCATGTACCGATTTGTATTCAACGTTTTTACATTACAGAAAATGCATCTTCCCATGAACAAAAATCCCAAAATTATTTTTTAAAAAAATTTATTCAAGTCTATGTCTCGACATTTATGAATATGCATCAACATATCACAGATGATGAAGAATTGGAAAAAAGTTGGGATGATATTTACTGTTTGAGTTATCGAATCAATTGGTCCGTTCGAATATTGGGGATTCTTTTGTTCATTACCATTCTTTTCCTTCTTTTCACCCTCTTTCGAAAATTTAAAAAAAGGAAATAAAAATATTTTATTTATTTAAAAACTAGAATAAATCATGTCACGTCCTTGTAATCCTCAAAGTGCCAAGGCTGGAAATCCATTGTATCGATGCAATGATCTCACAGGACGTTGGGTCAAGGTGACAAATGTGAACCGTAGGCGAACCGCTGTCGTACCTGTTGAAGAACCTGTTGCCCCTATAACGCCCGCCACACCCGCCACACCCGTAGCACCTATAGTACAACGAGTGAATCAAGGTCAACGCCGACAGCAACGACAACAGCGTCAACAGATGATTCGGCAACTTTACAGTGGAATGCAACGTGTATTATCCTCTCTGTCCTCTCCCGAAGAATTAACAAAAGCCCTGCAGAAATTAAGTGTGTCTCAACGTCGCCTACTCGCTCTTCGAAGTGAAATACAAGGAGCACGGGATATGACCGACGATCAAATCTTTCAACAACTTCGTACTCGGTACACTCCTTCTCCTATCGCTCCTGTTGTAACCCCTATTGTAACCACACCGATTGTTGTACAGCAACGACGACAATCCCAAGAGGTCGCTCCCCCCGCAAATGAAAATGACGACGACGAAGGATTTCATGTTCGTCCGAATTTTGAGATTATGGCATTGTATCAACTTCAACATTATGCAAGAGAATATAATATACGAGGACGATCCGGAATGACCAAACCACAACTGATTCGGGCATTGACGGAACATTACAATCGATATATTCGAAATGCTCCGAATTCAAATGAACAACAAATTCCCCGGTTTCAATTAGAGACACTTGAAACACTACGACGATATGCCAGTGCTGCCGGAATCCCGAATCGAACGGGAATGTATAGGAACGATCTAATTCGTATTCTTCGTCAACGATATCCATTGGTAAGTGATCTTCCCAATATAAACCGAGACACAAGACATGTGACGGTTCGGGAGAGAAACAATCGACGACGAACGACTTCTCCTGTCGCTCCTGTTGTCGCTCCTCCTACCACTCCTGTTGTAACCCCTGTTGTAACCACACCGGTTGTTGTACAGCAACGACGACAATCCCAAGAGGTCGCTCTTAACAATGTTCGTCCGAATTTTAAGAATATGGCATTGTATCAACTTCAACATTATGCAAGAGAATATAGAATACGAGGACGATCCGGAATGACCAAACCAGAACTCATTCGGGCATTGACGGAACATTTCGATCGATATATTCCTTTACCCTCTTTCGTACCACCTCCTGTTCGTACTCCCCCGGTTCGTACTCCTGTTATCGAACAACAACAAACTCAAGATATACAACAACAAACTCAAGATATACAAATACAACAAATTCCTCAACAAGAGCAATGGTGGAAAACAAGATGCAATAATGATGACGGAACTCTTCAATCTCAAGAATGGAAAGATGTATCAAGAAAAGATGTGATTCGATTCCAAGGATATTGTTTTACTCTTTCCGAAATTTATTCCTTACTTCACCGGGCGTTTACATCGGTGGATACCTCGTATGGTATTCCCCCACTGCGTTTACAAATTCCTAGTGAACCCTTTGGTCGTATTCCATTCAGACTTCCCTTCTTTCTTGAATTGCGTAAAAAAGCCACGGAAGATAATCTACCTGTCTATCCAGAGGTCATGTACTTTTTACGATATGTTCGAAAGTTTTATGCCGAAGATGGACCTATTCATCGTTTTCTTTCCCAGATAGATCCACACAAGGCACAAGTCAGTGCCTCCATTGAAAAGTTTTTGTTAAACAAGAATATATTACAGATGGTACGAAGTGGACAACGAGCGAATACCGAAATCTCTTGGAAATTTAATAATGTTATTTCTTATCAGTTAACGACTCCTTCTTCAAAATTAAAGTATATTCAAGGAAAACATTGGTAATTTGGGAAAATAGAAATAGACACATACTATGAAACGGTCCGAATGATTTGTAGTCGATAAATATTCAACTCTTTCTCTTCTTTATCATCGTCTTCTTCCTTCCCATCAACACATAGACAGAGACTCTTTGTCATGGTATCCATGCATAGGTATGTGTTTGGATTTTGATAAAGATAGACAAGAGCACGAAGAAAGGTTTTTATGGTGTGGATATGTTTTGGGGGTGAGAAACGACGTCCCATGGGGGTATGTACACCAATCCACCCATCGCTGTCAATACATTCTCCGAGACCGTCTTCATCCAATAAATCAAGATGAATCCATACGGGACGAATAAGAAAATGACATTGATGTCGACAATTAGGTTGCAATAATGGGTTCTCGTGATAATAAGGGCGACATGTTATTTCATACTCGTTTTTCCATACGAGGGGAATAAATGGAGTCGATATAGCCGGAATAGCCGGAATAGCCGGAATAGAGAAAGGAGTCGTCGAATGAACTAGAGTTTTCTTTTTTTCCGGTGGAAAGAAAACATTGATGGGAATAAACCTGTAATTTATTTTTAATTTTCTTTTCATATCTTTTATCGAATAATATGAAAATGTTGACAATGTTCAAGAAGATAGAAGGAAATATAGAAAAAAATATTGTGGGTATTTATTTCTTTACAATTTTACAAATAATCATGATAGTCATGTCATTTTTTTTAGGGTAAAAAAAATTTTATACTTCCTTGGCCATGAAAAAACTTTTAATATCGGATGAACTTATCAATTTACGACAGAGTGGACATCGTAACCGTTTGGTGTCACATGCTTCATCATCAAACCAATCACTTTCTAATAAATTGACCATGCAACTTTTATGAATATAATGTCCACACTGTAATTTTGAAAAATACACACGTTCCATACATACAGGACATACCTCAATCTCTTTTTTAATTCCATGTTCCAAGGCATACTCGGAGAGGATTCGTTTTGGAATACAAGATTCACAAACTGTCATTGTTGGATCTCGTAAACCAATAAGACATTCCGGACATGTTGTTCTTTTCCAAAAAAAATCCAAAAATTGTTTGAAAAGAGCCGATAAATCATCTGTTGGTCCAATGGTATGATCTAAATACGCATTGGGATGACATTTCACAATGACATAATTGAATGAAATTTCAAAGACATATTCCTCGGCTTCCTCGGGTTGATGTCGAACTTGTAAATAACAGTCCCGGGTTTGGAAGGTATTCTCGAAATTTGGACTCTCAAAGGTAAACTTTTCATAATCCATCTTCTTTTCGGTGGACCGTTTCATCTTCTCTTCCATTTCTGAGGCTGTCTTGTACAACCATTTTTCAAAAGATTTCAAATCCGTAAATAAAATCATACGAGTAGTACAGTTTTGTTTTATTATAATTTTTCATTCTTTTAATTCTTCTTCTCCCTACGAGGACTGTTTTTTATTCATGGTTAAACCGGCAATATATTTCACCCAATGAGAAGACAGTGTGGTGGTCGTCGTGGTAAGAGGATTGGTATTTTTTAGAGGCGTAAGTGGACTGGACAAGGTCGGTGAAGAATGAATGGAATAGGTAATGGGTGCTAATTCCGTATTATAAATATTTTTAGTACATTGGACGGTTCTCGGTGAAAATTCGAATCCTTCAATGGCTTGGATATATCCATTGGAATAACTCACATCTTTAGAATGAATACTTTTGAAAATAAATCCAAGAATAATCAAGGAAAAGAGACGTTTGATTTGCTGACTATCCAATTCGTACTTGTTACGGGATTCCAATACATACTCTTCCATTAAATTTTCCTTAATAATTTTTTTACGAATTACATTCCATGATTCTTCATTGTACCGTTCACGTTCGAATTGAATTTGACGTGAATGAAGAATATTTCTTCGCTGAAAAAGGGCTTCTTTATCACTCAATAGACAGGCACGAGTTTGCAATAAATTCCGAATTTCCTCATACACTTCTTGTTCACTTTTCATCATTTCTCCATTATCCATCATTTTATACACAAACTCTTTTCCTTTTGAACTACAACATAAATAGTCTTTTTGAATGTAAATTCCAGGAGGGAACTTTCCATACGCCATGTCTTCAAAAACAAATTTCCAAAAAACATCCTTTCCACAAAATCGAGTACAATCTAAAAAAATCGGATATCGAATCTCACGTTTCATCTTTCTTTATTTATTATAAATATGGAATCTTATAAATATAGAATTGTATATTTATAAGCGTATGTTTCTTTAGATATGTTTCTTAAAGATATGTTTCTTTAGATATGTTTCTTAAAGATATGTTTCTTAAAGATATTTCGACATAATCCATTTTATCTATTTACATCCATTACTTTTACTTGCATCATAAGTGCAGTTTGTACTTCCGGCCTTGGGACATGTAGTTGGATTATAACAGGAAGTAGCCGCAGTGTTACAACATTGTCGTTTAGTGAAATTCCAAGCGGTATTCGCAGTAGAACAATTTGGTTTATTGTCGGAACATGATTGATTACCTCCCATCTTTTTGTTAATTATATCTATATATATATATATACAAGAAAAAAATTTTTAAGAAAAATAGGCATTTCCGGCGACGACTTGGCTGAAATTCCAACCGCCTTTACCGTTTTTATCCACCACATCAAAAGAATTAAAATAGGTTGTATACTGATCGGGTACAAAGGAATCATCTTCAGGCCAAATAACCGGTTGGTTCATACTTCCAGCAACGGCATTATTATATCGGGCAACATCACTAATTCGAAGATTCGTAATATATGCACCGTTTGCACATGTGACACCCCCAATTGCACCAAGCAGTAAAGATTTGAACGATGCTGGACCCAGATTTGGGGTATCACCACCATTACTATATATCATATTTGCAGATGTTCCACCCCGAGGAGTTGCCCAAATGGAATAATACTGAACAGGATTTTCTTTAAAATATTGAATGACGACACTCGTCCACCCCCCTGTCTTATATTGGACATTTCCACCATCGAGACCCCCCGTCTTGGTAGTTGATATCGTTGCATTCATTTTCAAGGCACTTTGAGGATACCCCCCTCCCACGCCAAGATAACTTTCTGTTTTGCCATTCGGAAATGACGAAACGGGAATTGTCTTTTGGGGACTCGTAACTAATAGAGCGGATGTACCTCCCGAAGAGAGAGTCAACCCAGAAGTGGGTGCATACACAAAAAATTCAATCGTCCAATCATTATCAAAACAACCGGACGGAAATCCAGTCATATGAAGGTAAGAGAGAGGATCCGCAAGATATAATCCATTGGTATTCCATCCATCCGTGGACGGTAATTTCTTGACGGCACATCCATTGGACGAGGCATAGGTCATGGGATTGGGAATAGAGGGGTCGGGTTTATAAGCCACCGCATTTTTATAAACAGCAGGAATATTTGTTGTCGTTTTAAATGTTTTTAATTCTTTATTGGTCGAGGTACCATCATCTTTTCCTGTAACGGATACTGGTGCTTGTGTTTCACTCTGTTTTTTATAAATAAAAAAATACCAACCCAGTGCTGCCCCGCACACCACGATAATTCCGATGACGATTACCACAATCTTGGTTTTGGAATTTTCTTCACCCCCATCAGAGGAGATAGTTTGACCTTGACCTAGACCTTGACCTAGACCTTGACCTAGACTTTGACTTTGACTCATTTATTTTATTTTTTTTTGTTTTTATTTATGTTTTATTTGAAATTAAATTAAAAATTTATTTTTTTTTACCGAATAAATTTTTCACGATTTCTTCAACAAGTGGATAAGGTCACTCCCGGTGCCAAAGGACCCTTGGAGTCAAACTCTCCATATTTTCTATAATATACATTGGAACCACCATTTTCACGCAGATCGATACTTCCAGGATTATATTGTCCTAAACGATTCGCTTGTTGAGGTGTTCCACCGACCGCTGCATAACTACCAATCCCCATAATGATATCTCCGGATGGACTTTCCGAGGAACAACCTTCAGTTGGGTAGGAGACTGCCGATGGACAATCTTGATAAAAGGTGTTGATTCCTGTATTGTTACCCTCATTATTAATAATGGGTAAGGCAGAGGGTACATCATCAGATTGTGGTAGATTCGCATATGGCGCATTCGCAGATGGCGCATTTGCGCATGATCTAGAGGGTCCACGGGGGATTTGGGAAGACGGGATGGTTTCAAAAGACTCCATGATATTTCTCATGGGATTCACAATGGAGGTGGGGAAAGAAGAAAAGGATACCCATCGACCGAAAAAGAATAATAACAGTGCGATGATATCCACATACCCTAAAATATAGAGTAAGAAAATCAAGGCATCTACGACTCCGAGAGAACAAACCGTAAACATCTTTTATAGTTTGTAAAGTTTTTAAAGTTTTTAAAGTTTTTCGTATTATTTGTAAGAATAAAATTTTTAAAATTTTTTTTTTTATGATTTTATCTGGATTGTCCCATAAGCGATCCAGAAAAATTCTGATTTCTCATTGATATTGGATCCAACATCGACATACATGTGATTGTTGGAAAGAGAATAGATTCGAGTCATGACAGGATCTCCTGATCCCCATTGTCGATCCATTCCACCCCATGATTTTGTCATTTGTACTCCAAAGACTTGATCAAACGGAGGAGAAAAAACAATCGGTAAATATCTTTCGGAAACGATTATATTTTCTTCTTTTGGACCGTATCCCCACTGGACGGCAAAATTGGTGGACGAATCCAATACAATCCAACCATGAGATTTCGAGGACGGTTTCATGATGGTTTTTGGAAAGGAGTGATAAGGAGTGGAAAGAAAGGGTTTTTCAGTAGAAATACCATAGGCCATCCAAAAATAGTCGGACTTGTTAAAGGATCCAAATCCAGTATTAACAATCATTCCTTTGGTAGAAATGGATTGAAGTTGAGTAGATAATGGTGGACTATGAGAAGTTGAGACTAACCCTAAATTAAACAATGTAGAAATCGCATCGTCTTTTCCTTCCTTGGAAAAATTTCCAAACGGTGTATTTTTTTGACAATCAGATTTCGTGATTTGACCACCAAATACTCTTGAAAAAGAACGTGGAAACGTAATGAGTTGATTTCCATATTCATCCGTTTCTTGATCGCCATATCCCCATTGAAACATGAATCCATTCACCAAGGTAACCCATCCCCCCTTTCCTTTTGAAAATGTTTCGTTTATCGTTGGAAAAGAGTAGGTTGTGCGGGGAAAAAGATAAAACGTGGAAGAGAGAATATCGATTTGATAAAAACCATAACTAAACCAAAAATAAGGACAAGGGGTACTTTGAAGCATTGCAGTATGGACTTCCATTTTTTCATTGGTAAGTTTCGTAATATAGGTATTGAGAGGATTGTCAGTAAAAATTTCATCATTCCAATCACGGCTCATTCGAGTGATTTGAGCCCCAAAGACAGTCGAAAATTTCATGGGAAACACAATCTTGGATAAATATTCCTTCTTCGCATATCCCCATTGAACCATGAACCCATTGGATATAATTAAATATCCACTCGTCAAGTTATTATTTTTCTCCTTTTTTTGATCCGTCATACTTTTTTGATCCGGCATACCTTTTTGATCGGTCATACTTTTTTGATCCGGCATACCTTTTGGAACAGTCATACCTTTTTGATCCGGCATACCTTTTGGAACAGTCATACCTTTTTGCTCGGTCATACCTTTTTGATCGGTCATACCTTTTTGCTCGGTCATACCTTTTTGATCGGTCAAAACGGAAGTTAGTTTTTTCAACGAGATGGGTGAGGAAGAAAATTTATAGACGATGCTGGTGGGTGAAATCGCCAAATCTACTGGTCCTGGTAGAGGAGTCGGTGTAAAGGCTCCAATAGGTATACTACGAGACGGGGATGGAGATGGGGATGGAGACGGAGAGGAGGAGGATAAAGACGTTACCGTGGGAGATTGATGGAAAGAATAATAATATCCCAATACACTAAAGAGGATAATAAGAATGCTGATGAAAATAATAAGAATATATCCTCCTTTTTTTTTTAACGTCATGATTTGTTGATTTTTATTTTATTCGAATATATAAATAAATATTTATTTACGATCAATAAATAAATAAAATCCTATTTTCATCTTTTCAACGGAAATGACGAGTCTTTACAAAATCGAGACTGAAGTTACGTATATGGTAGATAAAAAAACATTATCTATCCCAAGGTATGAAATGGAAGAAGAAAATGAAATGAATCTTCGTCTTTTATTTCATGCGTCCCATGCTTCTCCCCATTTATCGTGGATGAGTGTTAAACAGGAAAAAGAAAAGTATCAAGTGTGGAATGCGGTTGATATTTGGTACAAGGATAATCTTGTGTATCATTGGCAAACTTCGACCACATTACGAGAAAGATTTGAATATTACGAACGGCAAAAGATTTTTAGTGGAGAAATACTTTTTCAAAGTTTAATTTATGTCATTTATTGTGAATCATCGTCCTCGTCCGGTTTGGATGTCCCGAAATTACGACAACTTTTGGGAAAATTTTTCTTATCGACCGAGATGCCTACCATGCATCAGATGGATTTGTGGAAAACAGAGGAAAAAACATTGTTCAAAAAGTATCAACAACAACAAAAAAAATGGGAGACGATCGATCGTTTGGCGTCCTCCTCTGCCTTTTCTTCTTTTCAAAAAACACTGTTTCCACAATTTATTGGTTCTGGACCCATAAGGACCGAGATATATAAGGATCCTCGAGCATTGGAAACGATTTTTTGGGAGTTGGAATGGTCCGCACCTTCTTTACCCTGGATTATGTGTGCGGTATTACATTCCAAGGGAACCAATTGGGTGGTTGTGGATCCTAGTCGAGTTGGGGATGTCACATTGGCACAACCTATTTTGGAATCTTATTTATCATCCTCCTCTTGTCTGCATGAAAAAGAAGAAATTATTGAATTATTCTTTTTACCCTTATTATTGAATAAGGATGATTTTGAAAAGGAAAATCTTACCGTCGTACAAGTAGGAAAAGAATCCAATGGCTTGACTACAAAAACCAAAATAACGGTGGGAGAAAATGGATCCTTTCCACTCTCCACCTCTGAAATTATAGACACTGTTCTTCAATTCATAAATATCCCCTTGACAACAGAAAAAGAAATTCGAGATGAAGGGGAAAAAGGTCAACTCGATCTCTCCTTATCTTTTTGGGATGACTATGTATTCAAAGAATATGCCATGACGAGTTGTTTCCAATCGATGTTTCGTATGATTGATAAATTTCCAACATTGGAATCGGATATTGGATTTCTTTTTCGTTTTCCACCGTATTATTCTTCACCCACCTTGTTACCATTTTCACCCAATTTTTCAATCAAACCACTCAAGAAGGATTATTTAATCATGTCCATCACGTTATCAACACCTTTACCAAAACGAATGTTGAATGTTTGGATTTTATTTTTATCCATCATGGTGTTTGATTTTTCACAGAAAACGACTCGAGACCGTATACAACAATTTCACCAAGAGTTTCTTGAAAATTCTCAATTGGAAGGGGTTTTTCCTCGTTTTCCACAAGAAGAAGAAGAAGAAGAAAAGAAGGAGGAAGATTTGGAACCCAGAGAGAATATACCTCCCTCGACATCGGATCTTGGAAAGGTCTATCCTGAATTATTTGTCAAACCAACGTATAAAAGATTTGTATGTCAAAAGAAACAACAACCCATTATTGTGTCTTCCGAACAAGCGGCATCCATTCCAGAGGATAAAAAACTTTTATTTCCATTACATCGGATTGAAACAAGACATCCTATTGATCCCCAAATTTATACATGTCCCAATCCAGAATATCCGTATCCCGTTCTTTCCAAAATCACCGCACCTCTAATTCCATTACCTCATGTCTATGCTCCGTGTTGTGCAAAAAGCCCCCATCCCGACAAGAATAAAGAGGCACTCGAGAAAATGTATCCGGAAGAAAGAAGAAGAGAAAATGTGAGAGAGAATCTTGGTGGAGGTGTCGAAGAATCCAAGGAAGGATATCATGAACAAGATAATGATAATATTGACAATAACGACAATAATGAAAATAATGAACAAAAAGAAGAAGAAGACCCCATGATACGAACACGAGAGAATCGGATTGGAAAGTCCCATATTATTAAAAGTGTGGGTCAATTGGGAAATTTGCCGGAAGAACTAAGAAAATGGTTGGAATGGTATAATATGGGAAATGAATATTTGAGAATAGGACATACCCATGGATGGTTTTCCATGTTACATGCGGCAGAGTATTGGTTTACCATGTCCAACCGACCCGCAAATCCCCCACAAACCGAAGAGGAACTTTTACCACGTTGGAAATCCAAAATTCTTCATGAAGGAGCCGATATGTCGATATGGAATGCATATGTCCCCTTTTTTAATCCCTCTCAAATCCGAGCTCTTTGGGAAGCCTATTTTGAAAAAAAGATTTTTTTACCTTTAACAATGGTGGCCAAGGCTGTCGAATTATTCTATGAAAAATCGGCGTGGTACACGACTCTTGTTCTGTTTTACCGGGATAAACAAGATCAAATTCATTACATTGATCCGTATTTTAATACCATGCGTTATAATATGTCCGAAACCTATTCCCCACGTCGACAGTATGTGTTGGCGATTTATGTTCATTATGGAGGAGGAATGAATGTGGTGGCCACACGTGGGGTAAAAGTATATCCCTCTTGTGAATTAATCGTATACCAACCTCGAATCGAACGCAATCGAATGTGGTCCTTTCCTTCCGATTTTGTAACCTTTATGCAATCTCCAGCACCATGGTATAAGAATTCGGCCTTAACTTCCTCTTTTTCCTCTCGTACCTTCAAAACATTATCGATTGAAAAGGTTATTTATGAATTGGGTCCGATGGGTAATGTGACAGTTCTTCATTTTGAAGAGAATATAAGTGCCATGGTCCACCCCGGTACTTTTCTTACCCCTCCTCCTTCCTGGGAATATGCTTCCCATCATCATTCATTTCAATCATTATCTGTAAAAACATTTGGTACTTTTTTGAAGAAAACAGAACAGTCTCTCGGTGAATTGGAATGGAAACAAGTTTACATTTATGAAATTTGGTGGTTCTTTGTTTGTTCGTATTCGGGGGTCGATATGACCTTTGTTCTTCAAAGTCCGAAACGATTTTCCGACATGACAGAGGAAGAAAAGAAAATTATTTTTGAAACTATTCAATCGACCTATGGAAAAATATATATTTGTGAGTCCTCGTCTGAATTACTCTTCTCCTCGTGGCTATCCTTCCTGACACCAAAAGAGCGATATATCGAATCTCTAAAAAAGGAATTGGCAACGGCCATGAAAGATATTGTGGTATGGAGAACCATGATTTATTTGAAGGAATATTATAAAAATAATCAAATGGCCTGGAGAATGGACGGAGAGCCGTCACGTCCTCTTGACACCTTTTATCGTCGTCATGTCCGAGTGAATCATCAACCGTTGAACACTCTTATGGAGAAACATCAATTGTTCACACCGATTGTGAATATCCACGATTTGCGGTCTATGGGTCTTGTGGAAGAGGCAAATTCAAATTCGGAAAAGATCATGATACCTTCGTTTGAGTTTTGGAAAAAATGTAAATATGAAATAGAATGGACTCGAAAAAACAAAACAAGTATGAATCCAGATAAACTAGAAGCATTTTGGAATGTTTCCAACCAAACTCTTTTGCTTCCTTCCATTCTTCAATCCTATTTTTCCTTATCACTTCAGTATCCGAATTGTACCGTGTTGCCCTGGAAAACATTTTGTCGACGAATCCTTCCTCGTCTTTCCACCGATTCGTGGCAAACCACTCCTTTATTCTACGGTTCTTTACTCTCTAATGATAATATTCCCAAAGAATATCGTACAGTGAAAAAATATAGTCACGGAACGCCGATTCCATTTGCATGGAATTTTAATAAAGACGAAAATCCATATTATCCTTATTTTGCATGGGTTTACATTTATTCCTCCAAAGAAGAGGCAACAAAACAATGGTGGTTTTGGAAACAATATCAGAGAATGCCCCTCTTACCACAAGATGCTCCTCTCCTCATCGAAACTATAGAAACGATTCCTGTCCCCATCAACGAAAAAATACTTTTGCCCATTCCCGATACCTCTTTTTTTTATCTTCTTTTACCACCCTCTTCTTATCCTCTTTCCTAATAAAATAGATAGGCTTATTTATTCTTTGTTTATTCTTTATAATCATTGTTTGGAAACGTTTGAAAATCGATTCTTCCATCATTTATTCCATCATTTATTCCATCATTTATTCCATCATTTATTCTATGATCGGTAGAAAACAACTCTGGAATAGTACGTCTATTATAACCACCTCCACCTCCACCCCCGGCCCAATCAATCCATGATTGGTCCAATACGATGTTGTCGGGTGATGGTGATGATGTCATACGGTCCGGAAATCGACCTTGGCGAAGATCAATTGTGGACGTAGTACAACTTCGCCTTGTACCTCCCATGGAAATATCTCTTTCCAAATCTGTGAATTCAATCGTTTCTGTCCCTCCTGACACATAACGACGTACGGCACCACTTCCGGAACGAATGGCCTGTAACATATACGCATCATCGAAATCAAGAGTGGTGTGTTCATTTCCACCCACGTGAGTTCCCAAACCTTGTCCCCCATTACTCCCAATCCAAACAATACTAATCGTGATTCCCAATTCCTTTTTTCTTTCCATTTCTCTTGAAATATCGTCGGTGGAATAGGATGTGTCTACCGTATTCTCCCCATCCGTCAATACAAAAAGAATATGACGACGAGACGAGTCGCTCACCATCTCCAACACTTTCCATAACGTATTCCACAAATCCGTCATACCCCCTGGAACATATCGAATTTCCTCCGACACATCCTTGATATTCTGATTCTCGATTTCAATCTTCATTTCATCCGCAAACGTAACCAACGTGAAACGATAGTCCTCATGATTCGCAGCCAATGTCTTGTGTTCTCGTAAAAGTTCCCGATAACCCTCCACAACAGGCTTTCCCCACATACTCCCACTGCGATCCAACACCATATAGAGTGTAGTCGGAAGACCGGGAAGACTGATAGGTTCGAGAGTTTCAGGAGTTTTATAAACCTCTGTAAACGGAATCCCCTTCTCCATTGCATCCATGGAAACGTTCAAAAGATCCATTTCCATCCTTCCCATCATTCCCTGTTGTTTGTTGTTTCTAATAAGAAAATTGGTTATAAAATTTTAAAATTTAAAAATTAGATTTAAAATTTTCGTCTTTTTTTTTTTTATTCTTGAATCGACCCTTTTCATCTTCCTACTCTATCCTATTTTTAAACAACTGGATTTCAAAAAACACATCATTTTTATTTAATCTCTATATAAACAAATTATTATTATAAGATGAATTCATATTCCGACTTTATGGGTTGGGCACCCTACTCTTCACCATTCATGCCTCCTCGCATGTCATCTATGCGCCCCATGTCATCTATGCGTCCCATGTCATCTATTCCGAAACGTCAGGATAAAAAAAATACCCTAATGTTTATATTGTTTGCTGGTTTTGTAGGTCTTATCATTTATTATGTTAGGAAACAATCCTCTTCCTCTAAATCGGATTCGTCCTCTAAATCGGATTCATCCTCTAAATCGGATTCTGGTTCCTCTTCCTCCAAATCGGATTCTGGTGCATCCGATATTTCAAATCTCACTCCCAGCCCAGGTCCAAGTACAAATCTCACCTCCAGTCCAGATCCAAGTACAAATCTCACTCCCAGTCCAGATTCAAGTCCAAATCCAAATGTTACGTCCATCCCAACACCAAGTCCAAGTCCAACACCAAGTCCAAGTCCTATTCCACTCTACCAAAAAAATTATAAGAAAGACGGAGTATCTAAAAAAACATGTTATAACACATGTATAAACTCTGTAGATTATAATGGGAAACCGAACGGGGATACTTATTCTGCATGTGCTTATGGAAAAGATTCAGACCAAAAATTGTATTCATGTAACGATGAAATCGATGTGGATATGACATGTTACTGTAAGAACCCGACGGCTCCGATTTCCTATGCTCGAGTCGAATGCTATATTAAAACGTTACCTTATTCCGACGGTATCAATACCAATGGTTTGTATTTTCCAAGTAATTTATCCTATCTTCATATGAAAGGATTTCCCGTGAATACATTTAAAAATAGTTGGACAATTGAATTTTTTGTTTATATACCAGGATCTTACTCATCTGGTTATCTTATTACCTCTGATGGATCTTCTTCTATTCCTATTGGTGATATTACCTATACTGGTGCTGATATTTATAAAGGTCAAGGGAGCCCTGGATTTTCTATTATACTGGGTGATAAACAATTGAGTGGACGAGTGGCGTGTAATCCTAGCTCGACTGGATTGTCCGGTGGTTTAGATAATGGAAATGTTGCCTATAGTTATGGTTGGGTGAGTTTTGTTATTCAGTATGATCAAACATCCTCGACCAATAGTTATTCGATTATGGTCACGCCAAAAGATACCAACAGTACAAAAAATCCTATTTATACCAACAAATCTTCAAATAACATTGGTTTTTTAAATAATACGAATTATATCCAAAATTTGATTTTTGGTAATTTGAATTATTACGTAAATAGTAAATTAAATAATCCTGGTGTAAAAGATGTTTATATCACCAATCTTCGAATCAGTAATGTAGCACGATATCAAAATACAACACCGGGTTCTACCCCCTCTCCTGCTATCATGTGGCCCGATAACCCTTTATACAAGTCCGACAGTAATACTGTATATTTTAATTCCTTTAATGTTCCCGATACAAGTACAACCCCTTCTGACGGATATTTATTATCCCAAATCGTCCAAATTCTATAAAAATAAAAATGATGATATCCAAAAAAGAAAAGAAATTAAAAGAAATAAGAAGTAAAATAAAAAATAATTGATACTTTTTTATTTTTCTATTTTTACAGACATACGATCATGATTCACATGAGTACACTCTCGAGTTTGGCCCAAAAGGTGGTACAACGGGCAACGAATGGATATCAAGGAGTGGATATTGTTCATGAAACGCTCGATCATGACGGTTTCGATGAGGAAGGACCAAAATCCGATTTATGGGATTTGTATTTAATCTCTATTCGAGATACGAATGAAACATCCATTGTGTGGCAATATCACCGTGAAGATTGGTATGAAGGCAAAGAAAAGGATGAATATGAACATGTCGTGACTACGACGTTGGATAAAATTTGGGATTCTTTGATTATCACTCATCCTCCTCTTTTTCAAAAAATATCCAACTTTCGAAAGAATCTTATTCAAAAGAATGATTAAATTAATTCATAAAATCAAGTATTGAAAATGATTTGAACCTTACGAGAACCGTCTGAATTGGGAAATAATCTATAAATCTCTATAGTATAATATCTCTATAGTATAATATCTCTATAGTATAATATCTCTATAGTATAATATCTCTATAGTATAATATCTCTATAGTATAATATCTCTATAGTATCTCTATAGAATATAATCTCTATATATATTATATAGAGATTATATTTATTTTTCTTCAAAAATCTTTTCTTTGTTCCTTATATAGAGAAGGAAATTTCATATCTGTATAATTCCTTCTCTTTCCAATTTTCAATAATACTCCAAAATGACCAGTGTATATCAATATTATCTTGATGTGGAAGAATTCGTTACTAATTTGGTCGAATTACCTGTGATCTCTATTACGGGAGCACCACCCTCGGCATCGATTGCTGCACGAGCCCCTCTTTACAAAGTCGGATCCACGACGCCTATTGGTACCTGCTCCGCATCCTTTCTTTGTCTTAACGATGGCGAAAATGTTTTTGTCGATATCTCCAATTTTATAAATATCGAAAATGGTCTGATTGTGTCATGGTTTACTCCCACGACAATCCAAGCCTTGGAATTGGATCAGATTATTTATGCGATGATTACTCAAGCGATTGTACGTGTGTCGACCAAAATCGGTAATCCCAATAACTTTTTTAGTCGTACCTACAGTCTTACCGTCACAACCAACGGTCCAAAAATATTTTTTTTGTTTGAATATGTACCTCTTCTGAATGCCTAAGGACTTGATTCTTTATTTCATCGTCCAGTCCATAAACAATTTTCCTAATAGATTATCCCCTTCTTTCCTATTCCCTTCTTCATCTATAATACATCCCCATATACGATCATCTTTTGAATAATGAAACAATGGAATATGATGTTCATGACACGATCGTAGAATAGAACGAATACTATCGTGACGTTTAATCTTATCTTGAATCAGTTGTTGCATAATATCATTCTTTTGGGAATCCCATTCGACAATATTGAGAACAGCCTTGTTTTTCTTCATTCCTGTCTTTGAACCCATTGTTTTCGCAACCGTTGGAGATTGAAGACCGATACTTTCATCAATACGAAACTCCTTTTCGAAAGAAGGGAGTGTCGAAAATAGATATTTCGCACCCTGAAAGGCATGTTCCACGGTAGGATACATATGATGATTCCATTCGACCGGCGTTTCCGCAAAATTACTCAATAATTTTGGAGTATTCGCAGGTAGATTGTATTTTTTCATCTCCTTCTTTTTCAGATCCGTACCTCGAGACCAAAATTTAATGAAAAATTCGGGTCGTTGTAAAGTTCTACTCGTTGTTGTACTTGTTGTTGTACTCGTCGGTATACTCGTTGTTGGTGCATCCGTTGTTGTACTAGGAACAATAACAGTAGTCGATGATATTGGTGATATTGGTGATATTGGTGATATCGATGGAATCGGTGATGACTGTTCTTCTTCATTTTGTTCAATGATGTATCCAAGTTTTCCCAAATATTCAAGAATTTTTATGGGATTGTTCATGGGAGGGATGGCCTGTTTGTTATTTTCTTTTGGTAAATTTTAAATTTATAAATTTAAAAATAATTCCTTCTACACAGACATTCTCGTCAATTTTACAAGTAAGAATTTATTATTTTGTTTTATTATAAAAGAAAAATGGCCTCTTTAATCCTCATCATTATAGACATTATTATTATTATTTTGTTTGTACTGAATCGTTTTTTTTTTACCAACCGTGGAAAAAAAATTCAACCTAAATCATTTCAAGAAGATCAAAAACACGTAAGCAATCCACCAAGATCGGTCAAAAATTCGATGATTCAAGAAAAAGAAACCTATGTTGGTTCACCATCGTTATCATCAACACAAGGCATCGTATCGACTCCTGATATCACAACGGATACGACCTATAATACATTGGATAACTATAACGATTCCATTCATTTTCAAGTTTCACCTGAACGTGCTCATGCTTTGGAAATGCAAGTAAGTCGTTGTGAAGGACCCTTTCCCTTGATGAATCCAGAAAAACTAGGAAAGAAACAAAAATATAATTGTAAATCCTACACCTGTCGTGGTGGATATGATGCCAACAAATGGGATTAAGGTGCAAGTTTGTATACGGTATATTGATAGGCATAAACGTTTTGACTTTTTTTTCTTTTCAAACGACCACCACAACAAGAAAACAATTCATAGAATTTATAGAGCCCATAGGTGGAAGAAGAATGGTTTGGTTCAAATATCATGTATCCTATTTTGACTTCTCCATGGAGAGGAGGAGGTGATGGAGCATCAATCAATGGATAGTCCGGATGTGGTAATAATGAGAAATACGATTTGTATCTTATTTTAATATCCTCATTTCGACGTCTCATTATTTCCTTCCTATTGATAAACAAGAAAAAGAAAGAATTTGTTAAAATTCCATAAACATAAAATTTATGTATATAATAGTGTATATATAAAAAAAGATTATGTATATAATAGTTAGTATATATAATAAAAGATTATGTATATAATAATATATATAATAATATATATAATACATATATAATACCTATCTGTACAATAAAGAGACTAGAAATGAGAGTGAAATTAGTCATCGACTATCGTGAAGCAGCAATTCTTTCTATTTTGGAACGATTGAACGATCCTCCTACTGCTTCTTCTCTTTCGTTAGGGGTCGTTTCCTTATTAAGAAAAAATGTAATCATGAGCCATAATCCAAAACCCGATGCATTGGAAGAAAAACTTTTTGAATTGAAGAGAAAAATGGGGGATGCCTTGGAATGGGAGGTTCAAAATTTACCGGTTGGTGATGCTCATATTTATACCTGTTGTGATGATTATGAAAAGAAGGAGGGGGAAGAAGACATTTGGAAACTTCGGATGATGATTGAAAGGAAACAGGGTCAAGATTTATGGCAAAGTGTAAAGGATGGTCGATGGAAAAGTCAACATGAACGAATTGAATCCTTATCCACATCAACCTCGTATGATGGATTGGATGTAATTTGGGTCATTGAAAATTTCAAATCTTCTTCTTCTTCTTCCTCTTCTTTTTACCAGGAGATTGAAACGACATGGAAATATATTACTTCTCGACTTGTTACCCAACGACATGACCATCAACGTCATTCGGTGTTTTGGATTCCCGATGCCCATCATTTTGTCATGTTATGTTTATGTTTATGTGTAAACTGGTTAAAACCAAGAGAGGGGGATGAGGTCAATCATGGAGGACTGGATAGAAAGAAAGAAGGATGTATTACATCGATTCCCTCCAAAAAAGAATATACGACCCCCTTTTCTTTTCTAGTGAGTGTGGTGGCAAGTGTACCGGGCATTTCGGAACGACTCGCTCATCGAATTATTGATATTGTATTGGAAAATGAGGAGAGTAAAGAGGAGGAAGAACCAAAAACAAGGACATTGACCATGTTTTGTCAACAATTGTTATCGAAACGAAAACAAGTAGAGGAGATGAACACCGGCAAAGAAGGAGGAGCAATTCGTAAATTGGGTAAAAAAAAGGTGGAATTATTATGTCAACTTTTTCATGGATAAAGACAAAGACGAGGAGGGCATCGAGGTAGAGAACATGGGAGGCATAAGACAAATACCATAACCAAATACCCATAATAATACATAGATGATGAACAGTGTTCCTAAAAAGTAACAAATAGAATAAATGATATATTTCATATACCAACATTTTGTATGTGGATGATAATATTCCCATAAATAGGTCATCATATCAATCATAATCAAGGCCATCGTGACGACGAGACTTGTGAAAATGGCTTGAAAAAGAAAGGCAATGCGGTAATCGTGATGATTGACGGTTACAATCGGATGGATAGAAGGTTCCACTCGCTTCATAGTAATGTTTTATTTACTTTTAAAAACAGACATCTTTTTTTTTTCTTTCTTGTTTTTTGTCCTCCTCCCCGTCGTTCAAAAACATAAATAACGTAAATAATAAAAATTTTTAAATTATAAAAAAGTTTATCATTTAAAAATGTCGAATCAAAGACGTCTCACTCGGCGACAACTTCAAACCAAAGTTGGAAAATTAATTGCGGAGAGTGATGTGGAGAGTGCCTTGAAAATTCTAACCAATGAACCCAATATGGATGAACCATTGCGTATGACAAGATTAACAAATATAGCAAAGTCGTACCATCGAATGAATGACTTGGAAAAAGAAACCGAGGTCCATGATATAATTCGAACAAAACCATGGATATATTATGTGGATTACACCGATGATCCGAAAACAAAACATCCTGTCAATGCATCATTATCTCGATCTAAATTATTATTATATGTGAATAAAATATTGGGTATCCTTGGACTTTGTATGGGAATAGCGTATAGCGGGTACACAGGTATTTATGTTGATTTCGTCAAAATAAAAGAGGATAAGGAATTTCGTCCCTTGTTTTTCCTCAAAACAGTCTTGTTGATGAGTGTCTCTCTTTACTTGTTTTTTTATCATTCACTATCTTTTGTCATGACAAAAATAGAACGTCACATCGAACTTTTTATTCTCTATCTTCTCTATCTATTTCTTTTCTTGAATTATCAAATAACTTTCTATACTATAATAACAACGTCAAAGTACCGTAAACATTAATAAATTTATTATCCTTGTAGGGGTTGTATAGTAAAGGTGGTACATATCATGCTCATATCATCCCATCGAGGAGTCCCAAAGAAAAAAGACCCTTCTTCTTGAACCGCCTTAAAAAGTTGATCTGCGAGACCTTGGGCGTTTCCCTCTTTTTTATCCCGTTTATGCATATCAAAGTATTCCTTGGTCTTCTCCCCAAACTCACTATGATAGAGTGCGTCACCGGGTCCATCGGAAAACGCTACGACTGAAAACTGTGTCGAAACACCACCCCAGCACTCCAAGATGGAAACACTTGGTATGGATGTGAGAAGAGGTACACGATCATGAAGGGGTCGTTTGTAGCGTCGTTCTCCAAGACTTCGAGTCATCTGGGGACCCCCGGTCATTTCGCCTGTGATTTCGTTGATTTCCAGAGGGGTCGATCCAAAATTTTCATGACCCGTTCCCTCCATCACATCATCCTCCCAAATCGGTACAGACGACGACATAGAAGTCGTGGACATAGAAGTCGTCGGTATAGAAATCGATCCTCGTCGTTGAACTTTCTGAAGTTTTCGGACTCGACTCTGAATTCCACCTGGTCTTTTTCCGAGTAGACGCATCGTTTTGATGACATGTTGGCGATTGATTTCGTCAATCTCGTCGGTGTTTCCCCTGAACATTGGAATCGGACGAAACAATCCATGGACATCAGCAATCGTTCTACGGTTTTCGGTATTCCAGCGACTATAAATAACGTCGGGGATCTTTCGACCTGCTTGGCGAGACGCCTTGATATGGACTTGACGTTCGTTAATGGAATCCCATGAATGAGGAGTAGTCATTTCTCCCACTTTGCCATCGGATGTCCGGATGAGAAGTAGGGGACTGTCCCCAACATTCGAGGTCACTACGAAGATTCGGTTGGAAAGATGGTCATGAAGAACCATAAACACTGTAAGTGTGGATCCCCCCAACTCGACCGCATCACATACCTCTTCATCCAACGATAGAAAACAGGATTGTATCTCTTCACGAATAGCGACACTTTCTCCAAGGACTAACATATCGATCAAAAGTCGCATTCGAGTGGGTGTCAAGAGTGATCGTTGAAGACCTTCGATACACATTCTTGAGGCGTCTTCTCCCTTTTGTCCATGTCCATCGGCGATAATACCCACAAGTGCCGTCATATCCCGTTCTTCATCTCGGTATATTTCTGAAAAGGCTGCATCCTGACCGAAAACTCCTCTCACACAACTTCCTCCCAACGTGCCGACAGTGCGTCCAATCGTCGAGGTATGACGGAGATTCTTACTCTTACCTACCATGCCCATACTTATCGTGTCCAACGTTAGAGGGACATGAGATCGATCTTCGGGACGATAATCAGTACTCTCCCCCATAAATTTGACAGTCTCTCGTTCCCTCTTCATACGAGGATGTTCCATCACTTGCATAATCTCGTCTGGATCCCCCCTCTCCTCCAATTGTGTTTCGTACGTCTCGGCCCTCTTTTCCATATTGTTGTTATTGTCCATGAGGATGATGCTTGACATTGTTTTTATAGTTTTTTTTAGTTTTATTTTATTTTTTTTTGTTTTGTTCTTGGTCGTTCTGTAGATAAAATAAAATAGTGAAATGAAATAAAAATCAATTCAATGAGTTCAAATAATGAATAATTACAAATAATGGTGTGATATAGTTTGAATATAATTTGATTCGATAAATTCAAGCAATGGTTTGATATTATAGACTATATAATGTCAATTTTATATTTCAAATATTGCTTGCGATCGATTAAATAGAAAAATATAAAAAATTTCAAATATTTCAAAAGAGAAAAGAAAGAAACTTGTTTTTAAAAATGTCGTCAAAGACCCGAGATAGACAACTAAGCATTGGACCTGTTCAAAACTTATGGATGACCTATTCTATTGGTGAAGATTCTATTCTCCCGTTTCGACAATTAAAATTCCAAAAGATTAGAGATGGGTGTCAACTAAAATTAAATCGATTAGTTCATATGCTCTTACGTTCAAAAATAGTTATGGATGCACAATATCAAGCACAATTACAACAACGACAACAAAGACCTGCCGTCAAGGGACGACCGAATCTTTTAAAAGTCAGCGAGTTTAACCAGATGTTGAATGATTTTGGTTATGATTGTTTTGTGGAAACGGAAGCGGTATCGGAAATTCCTCGTTCTCTCTATTATTTATATAATTGGATTATAGATAATCCAGTGGAAGGGTTTGAAAAATTTTTAACCCGAGAAGGTATTCGAGCCAATATTAGGGTCTTATTGCAGAATTTAAGAGTATTGGGACAGTTGCCACCATTTCCACAACAACCACCCATCCACTATATACCAGAGGATGAAATTACTCATTTGCTTGGAAAATTAGAGAATCAAAATATGTATTGGAAAAGTGAAATTCCAGCCGTGCTGAGTTCCATCATTCATTTCGTTCTTGTTTCAAGATATCAACACAATGCTCTTCTTGATTTAGATCAACATGTACAACAAAGCAAAGTCAGACTTAGAAATCAATGGATGCAAGAAGTACATCGTCGAGGGAGACTCGGAGAGGAGGACCTTGTATTATAATATTCAAAGTTTCGATGTAATACGACCCCTCTTAAGAAGGAGTTTATAGACCAACAATAAATAGAAATATATCCTTCTTATGAATGAATCATTTTAAAAAATGAACGGTTTTGAAAAAACGTATCACTATTATACGATGAGAGAAAGAAAGGAAAGAATTTTATATAATCGAGTTATGGATGAGTTGAATTTATTCCATGAATTACCTCAATTACTCGCTCATGAATATAATCCACCCTTGGAAAATAAACTCCACCATCTTTTGAACGAATTTTACCAAATTTTATCTTTCTACGAGATCCACTTCTAATGAAATTGTGCGAAATAGAATTTGGATTTTTTTTATCCTTTTAAATTTCAAAACATGTCGATTATTTTAAAATTATGTTTTAAAATTATGTTTTAAAATTATGTTTTAAAATTATAACAGGAAATAACTTGTCTCCGGTCATTTCTCATGAATTCTATGAATTCTATGGATTATATATGGAACGGTAAAATTCATCAATGTGAAATAAAGGATTGTCAACAGCAAAAATCGTATCCTCCCTCTTCCTTGTATTGCCGGGAACATCGATGCGAATCTCCGACCTGTTCCGCACCAAGGACCTTGGGAAAGTCCTTTTGCAAACAATGTGGTTGTGAAAAAGACGGTTGTCCTAACGTACGAAAATTGCTTCGTTATCAATATTTTCATTCCTTTTGTATGGATCACTATTGTGTACGCTGTTCCACCGGGTCTCGTCTAGATCATTCGACCACCTGCAACGAGTGCACTCTCCTTTGTCATCAGATTGGAAATACGTGTTTCGAATCTCGAATGGTCGATTCCATGTATTGTGTAGGTCATACTTGTCATGCACCAGATTGTAGAGAATACAAGTATGATGATCTTCATTCCTATTGTATATCGCATCGTTGTACGACAATGGGATGTTGGAATCAACGTTCAAAATCGGAATTGTTCTGTGGTGATTGTTTACAACAATGTGTGGAACGAGGATGTCACAATTTCCGTCCTCTCCATCATCGGGATGTCTATTATTGTGACCACCACGGTTGTATTGAATGTCATGCTGCACCCAAATACTCCTTTTATGAACGACATCAACATATGACCTCTGTCTATTGTAAATATCATTACAAACAAAGTGTCGAATCCGACCATCTTCTCTATGAATTGTACAAGGTACGGAAAATGATAGAAGCGAATGCCATTGTGGAGGCGGGAGGTGATCTCGAGACATTTGCTCATACAATAAGACAGCAGGAAGACCATGTACCATTACCATGTATCATAATGAACGAATCTTCTTCTTCCCCAACAACAATACAAGAAGAGGTATGGAAACATCTTTTGGATCATGATTTTCGTGATGATATGTTTATGGCATTCATGGAGAACTTTCCACGACGTCTTGAGCCCTTCCCAGCCACCGATTCGGACATAACCAATATAATCAAGGTGTTACGTAGATTGGTGTTTAAAAAAAACAGGGAACTGGAATCCGTCAATACAAAAAACCCGATACGATATGACTGGTTTGTTCGTCGATATTTTGGTGGATGGTTGCCTTGCCAATCCAAAAAAATACCTTTGATTTGTCTTGAAAATCTTTTTGAGAGACAACTCGTGTTGAATAGGAATCGAGAAGCCATGTACCGTCTGTCAACGGTGATTACCGTACATGACCGTTACGGTGACCATATGTATAAAATGCCGGAACGAGATTATGCATGGACGATCCCGGTGCATGTCGTGAATAGTTTTTCGATATCGGGGAAAGAAGACATATGGTCCGAAGACATGATACGACTTGAAGGCCTATTAAATAGGAATAAAAATTTATAGAATTTATGATAATTTATAGTAATTTATAATAACAGTTAAATACTAAAGGGATGTTGGGGGGGGGATAGGCAAATGCAAATTGACCCAAACCAAAGGGCCTTTCTGTCATCCTTTCTTCATCAATCGACCATGTGGATAAGGTCTCTTCCAACTTTTATGATTTTTATAAAATAATTTTTTTTTTATTATAAAAACATTGACACATGTCGGATACCGTAACAAGTGATACTCCTACAACACCTTCAACATCTAATATACCTATACTCTATACACCCTATCCAAGTCCAAGTCCCAGTCCCCCAACCAATACCAACACCAACACCAAAACCAATACTAATACCAATACCGGTTCCAACGTATCCTCCTCATCCTCCTCGTCTACTTCGAATTCAATTTCTATTTGGTGGATTTTTCTTATAGTTATTATCGTTGCGATCCTTATGGTGACGGCACCTTTTATTGGTCATCTTATGGCTGGAAAGTAAAACATCGTGTTTTTTAGAATTCCGAGGACTCGCTTATGAAATGCACTGCCGAGTACAATCAATCCATACCCTGAGAGAACCAATCCATGGATCACTTCTCTTCCCGCATTGTTATTGTCTAACTACAAAAGGTCCTGATTTTCATTCTCTTTCTTGAAAATATAAGAAGGTAAACGACGAATGAGATTATGGTTATCATCGTTCGGAGGGGGGGAAGAAGAAAGAATCGTATTGGCGTGATTTTGATAACTTCGAAATAGTTGAACGACTTGTTGTCGTAATTCCCGATGAGAAAAAATACGTTGTAAAATGTGTATCATTTCCTCTTTCTTGATGTTTCGATGGAATCGTTGTTGATATTCCTTGGTAATATATTCATACATGAAAATATACATAAACATGGTTTCCACATCACTCCATTCTTTCATGTATTGTTGACGAAGATATAGAAATTCCGGTGATTCCATAAGAGTACAAAGATCATTTAGAAATTTAGACATGTTTTGTTTTTAATACTTTTCTTATTCAGTTAATTAATTATGTAGGAGAGAGAGTATAATAATTAAATTTTATGAATTAAATTTTATGAATTAAATTTTATGAATTAAATTTTATGAATTAAATTTTATAATAAATTATTTTTAAAACAAGAAAGAAATCAAAATAAATATGGGGGGGAATTCTTCCAAATATAATAATAATAATAAACCTTATGATGAATCCATTTCTTTACCGTCAAAGTTAAGAAAGATGAAACAACGAGATGATGAAATGAAAAAAAAAAATAATAAAAAGCCAGCCATCAAAAGTATAAATTATAGAGGGACAGCGGAAATATTTCAAGGGGGACAGGATGCGGATGTTTTGAACAAAATGGCTCTTGAAATAGAAAAACGGAAAAAACAACAAGAAGAGGGTATAGAAAGAATGGAATAAATTTCTTTTTTTTTAATAAAAAAGAGAAAAGAAAGAATGATGAAACCAACATGTTTTGGTATGATACGATGTATCGTCCAGGAACTCTTGGAATTGTTTCGTCTTTTAAAACTTTTATTTCCGGTTCGTAAGCATCTTCACCAAGAGGATAAAACAATGGAGAGACATGATAACAATATATATATTTCTTTATTATGTCGTATTGTGGTATGGGCTATTGTTATTGTTATCATTTGGTGGATGGTGGTTTGGATTCAAAAGAAAATTAAAAGTATGTATGAGTCCATTTCCAGAATTTCCAGAATTTCCAGAGAACCCATCATGTCCGATTCCTTAGAGTCTTTACCGACCGATTCTGCTCATGGTTTATTCAATCATTTCCTTTACTTATTTCTTACCCGTCATCCGTCTTCTGTTGCGTACGATTCCTCCTCTTTCGCACCCTCTCGAAATGTAGAGAATAATGTAGAGAATACAATAGCCCCAAACTCAGACCACCAACCACCACAACAACGACCGAAATGTTCAAAAGGAGAAAAAGTGTGCAAGGAATTTATGGAGGAGTATTTTGGAAAACCGTTTGAAAAAGTTCGACCCCATTTTTTACAAAATCCAGTCACCAGAGAAAATTTGGAATTGGATTGTTATAACGAGGAATTAAAATTAGCGATTGAATATAATGGTCGACAACATTATGAATACACACCCTTTATGCATTCGACCAAGGAAACGTTTTATGCTCAACAATATCGAGATTTGATTAAACAAGAATTGTGTAAAAAGAATGGAATTGATTTAATTACGGTACCCTACAAAATCCCGGAAAGTGCCATTCCCGATTATATCCAAAGTGAATTATCAAAATTAGGACGTCTCCAAAATTAAGATTGAGATCTTGAAAAGGATAAATTCAACGTAATATTATTTGCTGGAAAGGTGGTATAAAAATTGGACAGAAAGGCAAGATCGGCGAGTTGAGGATTTTTTGAAAAGATGACATTTTCTTCATCATACACATAGAGCATGGTGTCACCATTGGGAAGAGCAATACGGACTCGGATATGATCTCCGGGTAAAAATTTCATCGTCACGGATTGAAAGGCGTAGACGACCAAGAAATTGGAGATTTCTTGATTCAATGGATTTCCGATAAGACAAACAAAGGTTGTGGTGTTGGTGTGCGGATTATTACTTGTAATGGGTTGTATCGAATTCGAAAGTCCACTGGTGTTTTGCATTTCCACTAATATATACGGAAAGAACGATGGCAACGTTGAAAATCCGACAATAGGTTGATTAGGAATGGATAAACTGACAAGATTGATGGTATAACAAGCCGGTTGTTTATCGGCAATCAATGGCATATCCAATCCAATACGTCGTTGTTTGACGGGGATAAGTTCTATATAGGTATCGGGAAGAATAATGTAGGGAGGAGAAGTATCATAAATACTACTGACCACATTTCCAACCACTTCATCATTCGTAATAAAGTTGAATATATTTTGAAATCCATAATCGAGATTATACAAGTCATAGAAAAGAAAATTTTCAATAAACGAGAGGAATCGGAAAGAGACATAAAACGTAGGAACATCAAAAATACGACTTAGATAGGGACTTGTCGCTCCATTATTCAATGTATACGGGGTGACGGTTTCAGTATCCAAATATTGTGTAATTTTCCATTTCAATGGATTGAGAGAGGTCACGAGTTTGGATTGTAAATTTAAAAGGGGAGAAGTCAAAAACTGATTGGCGGCTAATCCCGAGACTGGACTGGGAAGAGATAGGATGGATCCCGCTACCACACCTGGCGTGGATGAATATGGAATGGTACCATAAAATGTTTTGACAAAGGTGGATATATACATGGTTTGAGAGTCGATATATTGAGGTTCCGAAATTCGATAAGTACCAATACCACCGACACCCGTCAAGATTTGTGTGATTTTTGTATTATACGTAATTCCATTGCCGGTGACGATCCGACCAACCGCCACAGGGGTAGCAGGGGGTGGATTGACGGCTGTTACATTGAAAATATCTCCTTCTATATACCCAGTTACTGAAATTAGTTGTGGACCTGAAAACAGGGGTAAAGATACCGTGAATAAGGTGGTATCGAGGATCGTCAAGAATGTTTCGGGGAAATAAACATTGTACGTATTAATACCAGTGGACGTGGAAATAACACTTGCATACGTTGGAATATTGTCTCCTGCTAAAAGTTCAGTCGCCGTCGGCGAGGAATTGTTGGCCGTCATCAACATATTGGATCCACTCGTCCCTTTATAAATGGAAAGAGTGGAAGGTGATACCGTTTGACTGTTATTCACTCTATACGTCCCTATACCACCCGTTCCTGATAAAAATCCTGTAATGACTGTATTTTCTTGAACCGTACTTCCATATATATATTGACCGATAGCGAGATTACCGACAGAAGGAGGTGTGATGGAAGTGACATTGAGTGTTGTATTGCTAATACTTCCTTGAACGGTGTTGAATTGATTATTGAGGGTAAAAGAGGCTTGGAAAGACGTGGAAGAGGTTGTGGATTCGGGAATAGGAAAGGTATAGTGTTTGGGAGCATACACAATATAAGATAAAATATCCGGATTTTGGTGAGTCGAATTTTGACTTTGAATCATACTGGCGGCAATAACACTACTCGGGTTGGTGAAATCAAGTTCGACGGCGTACGCCGTCTTTAGAATACGAATGGTATTATACGAAGAGGCAAAGGTCGTTGTGGTGGAAGGAATCAAAAAACATTCGGCATGATTGGCGTAACTGGAACCCGGATTCAAGAGTTTCATCGAGGTAATATCCAACATGTCTTGATAAGCGGGGATCGAGGAGAAGGCAACCTCAGTCACCAAATACGATGCATAGGTATATCCTTGTAGGAGTGATGTCGAAAATGTGGTGGTGGTGGTGGGAATGGCGTACACGATATCTCCCACCGCATACGAGTACTCATGATGTTGAGAAAATTTATATTCGTAAATGGCTCTAGAGGCACTAGTTCCTTGACTTTGAAAAATTGTGGAATTAACACTAGTCTCTCGAACCTGGATAAGATCGTTCATGTCATAGACATAACTACTGGAGGCTTGTGACGATTGTACAATGGTTTTGGTGATGAATACGGTGGGAGTCGAAACCGTAAGAGGAGTACTGATAACAAATACGGAAGCGGAGATTTGTTCAAGGATGACAGTGTCATAAATAAAAGAGAGGGTGCCAATGGAAGAGATCAATTGACCGACGGACACTGTCCCTGATAGGGTAGAGACCACCGTAAGTATCGTACCTTCGATCGTTCCGATAAAGAGAGCAGTAAAGATAGAGTCTGTGGTAATCATGGGGTAGGTCAATTCTACAAAACGAAAATTTTCATCTACAAAGTCGAGGATTTTTTGTGTCCATCCTTCCGTTACATTTTGAATCCAGAAATTCGTGCACATACCGTTTCGGAGATAGGCTTGTGCGGTATAATTTTGACTATAAATATTGAGATAAAGATTCGTACCCAAGACATTCAAATTATTTTCCAAAAGATTCGAGGGATTAAAGATGGCAAAGGGTAATCTACCCGTTGTGAGTAGATTGGTGGAAAGGGAGGATTCCAAGGTAATAATATTAAATACAGGATCATACGCAGAAATGGTGGATGTTCCTTGATACACAGAGGTTTGAATAAAAATATAGGGAGGGAAGGAGGGTATATACCCACTTCCATAATTGGTCATGGTGATGGAGAGAAGATCCCAACCGGTGGGGGTAGGGGCAGATCCAAACGTGGCATAGGCGGTGGCTTGTTCTCCCCCAAAAGGTGGTGGATCGATATAGACCAATGTATTATATTGATTGAGTGTATCGGGGAATCCGACATTTTGAGATTCCACTTTCACACCGACAATACCATATACAGGTAAAAGAGACGATTCACCAACTTCACCAAAGATGCCAGTAAGCGTCGAATAGGGAGTGTATGTTTGGGGAACGGCAAATAAAAGACCATCAAAGAAATTAACATCTCTTGCGGCATAGTTGGCAGGTAATTGAAAGATAGTCGTGGAAATGATATTCGAACAGGTGGAAAGAATGGCATTATTGGGTTGATAGGCAGAATTATATTCACTGGTCATTACCGTGGACGCTACTGTTTGGGTGATCGAGACGGTATAAGTGCCTCTACCACCCGTACCTGTTCCAAACGCTATAATTGTTGTTCCTGCTGCAATGGTGATGGGCGTGGTCACACTTAAAAGAACATTGGTGAGGACTAACCCGATATACAAATTACCGGTTGTTTTTCCATTATATTCGGTCGTGAGAATGTTGGTGACGGTAAGAGTATTTCCTGAAATAGTACCTTGAAATTGAAGTTGGACATAGGGATATCCTGGAAACCACAATCGATTATTTCCATACCATCGATATTGATAATATATACGATTTTCCATATAATATTGGAGATTTGTGGAGCCATAAGTTGAATTATAGACCACAAAGTCCGTAGAATTGGGATATTCGCTAACATTCCGATAGATGCTATCGATTTGAATGCTAAAACCTGACATCTCTTTCTTTGTTCGACAATTTTTTTATTCTTAGATGAATAAAAAAGATGAGTTTCTTTAATCGAATTTCTTCCAAAAATGCAGTCAAGACGACAGTGTCTGTGCTTCAAGAGGTGATGAGTGAAGTGGTATCGAATTGTGAAACACGAATGACAAATTCCAATGTCATTAACATTGGATCTGGGTCGACATTGTTTGGTAATCGAATTTATCAAAAAATCAATGTGGAAGTCAATGCGGAATGTTTTCACGATTCCTTTCTTTCCGTCACTCAACAACAAACATTAAAATCGAAATTGGAACAAGCCGCTAGAGCATCCTTGACAGGATTTCATGTTGGATCGGTCGCAGAAACGGAGAATGTTATTTCTCAATATATTGAAGAAGTCATGCGGATTTCAAATACAAGTATTCTTAATTGTGTGGTCGATTTGACCAATCAAAATGTGATTGAAATTAGTGAAAAGGCATTGGTGATAGGTAATTCTTTTTATCAAGAAATTGCCGCCACCTTGGTGCAATCTTGTGTCCAAAAACAACTTCAAGAATCTAAACAAGTGCAAAATCTACAATTTTTAATTGATCAATCGGCATCAGCGACCGGTGATAATGTCATGGCCTTGTGGATTGTATTGGGGATTGTGGTCATGATTTTTTTATGTTTCAATACACCAACGATTCAACTCTACCGTCCTCTCATCATGACGGTGATTGCCATCCTTGTTGTTATATCCATCTATTTTCTTTTCTATATTCCTCAATCGTACTACGTCACGATTCTAAACACCACCCCAAAAGAGGATCATGTATTTTATTTTGATCGAGAAAGTGAAACCATGACTCTTGAAAAGGCCCAACAAATATGTGCATCCACACCAAGTTATTACGGATTTTATTTTTATCATAATAGTAAGAATAAAAAAGAAGATCAAGGAAAAGTTCAATGGAAAACATTCAAGGATATATTATTTCCATCTGAAAAATTTAAAACCTTGTCGGGGAAGGACACTTCTTGGATAACGGAAGACATTCCGATTTTTATTCATTCTCGAAAACCCAATCGAGAGATTGATCGTGGAATGAATGGGAGTCTCTTTTTACAACTCGTATCAAAAGACGACGAGATAAAGGGTGAGATCAAGGGTGAGAAGGAGAATAAATCCGCTTTTACAAAAATCGTGATATGGATTCTTCAGTCCTCCATGTGGTATGAAATGACGTCATTGGTATTACCTAATTCTATCCAAACAGAATCGAGTATTTTTATCTCAAAAACACATGATGAATTCATGACCAAGAATTATCCCCCCAAAGGACATAACCTATGGTTCGATATATCACAATATCCAATGTTGGTCTTTTATCAACCCAATTCGAATCAAGACGGATGGAATGTTCTTTATACCACCAATATTCAACCCTACCAATCTTGTGGATTTCAATGGAAAGGAAATTCCGTCTCCGAAAAAGGATGCAGTCTCTACATTGGTACCAAATCCAGATATTATTTTATTCAATGTATCTTTATTCTCCTCTTGACCATCGTGGTCATCCTCTACTTTTATTCACAATATATCTCTCGTTTCCATTCCAAAAATTTGAAAGAAAAAAAAAAAGAAAATCTTCTTTTTAAATAGAAAATGGACGTTTATATCGGTTTAAATTATGAATGGTTTCATATAGTCAATGTAAAATACTATCGTTCAATTCTTCTTATCAATGTAGTCGATCAGCAGATGCAATGTAAAAAAACGAATTCCATCACGATCTTGATGGAGAATCCTCGAACGAATATAGAGTTAGTATCGGCCGTGTTTTATTTTTATTTTCAGGATTGGCCACAGACAGGGAGTATGGGACAAGTGATTTCAAAGTGTACTATTTTATATACCACAGATAATAAACAAAATCAAGAAACATTTCCGTGTATTTTATTTTTAAAGGGACAGCATTTAGAGGAAATATTAGTCTATTTACCAGTTCGACCCACCGACTTTCTCCGTGAATTAAAATACCATTTTTATCCAACTCGACTAGGAAGTTGTGTGGTATGTTTAGAAGATAATACGAATGTCGTCAATGTTCACGCCAATGATTATGCACACGAAATGTGTAATGAATGTTTACTAAAGTTAAAGAAACGTGAATGTCCCATATGTAGAGAAGAGATTATTTAGGTAGAGGTAGAGTATAATTTGTATATTATGTATATTATTATGTATATTATTATGTATATTATATACAAATATTGTGGTAATATTTGTATAATCTTTCTAAAAATTTCAAAACAAAATCAAACAAGGAAGTCGTTCATGATGGTTCATTATGGTTCATTATGGAATATATTATAGGTATTATTTTATTATGCCTTGTAGATATCGAGGACCTTGCGGACCATATCGTTACGATAGGTATTTTCGGGGTACAGTTGTACAAGACCAAATCCGTCCCGGTACATGCCGTGGGTATCATCAATGTATCGTGACTGGAGACGTAGAATAAAATCTTGTAGACCATTGTTGGATACAGGCAAATCGGATTGTTCGAGATCCCCATTAATCACGACCTTGGAGTTGTTGCCCATCCGTGTCAAAAACATTTTCATTTGCTGTGGAGTGGTGTTCTGTGCCTCATCCAAAATAATAAATGCGTCTTTAAATGTTCGACCACGCATGTACCCCAGAGGACTAATCTCGATCTTGTTTTCTTGTACCAATCTCTTCACTTCGGTCGTTTCCATAAATTCCTTCATATGATCAAAGATGGGCATCGTCCAAGGGAGCATCTTCTCATTCATATCCCCGGGCAAAAATCCGAGTTCCTCGTTTTCCACAAACACCAAGGGACGGGTGATGACAATCTTGTTCTTCTTTTTGTGTCGTAACTGGGACACCGCCTCCTGACATGACAAAAACGTCTTCCCAGTACCGGCCGCCCCCGTCACACATACAATCTTGGTACTCTCGGATTGGAGGAGAGTATCCAATTTTTGTTGACGGGTATCCAACGGTTGGAACTTGTGCTGATAGGCATACACCATGACGGAAAAAAAGACGACCACCACCACAAAGGATTTGATTTGTTTCATGTTTTCTTATCCAAATGCTCATTAAAAGAAACCATCATTTTTATATAATATTTATAGAATATTTATAGAATACTTATAGAATTTTAATAGAATATTTATAGAATTGTTTGTTGCTTTGAAGGGCGTGCAAACATTCCGCAACAATTCATTACGAATAGGAACAAAAGAGTTTCAACGTATTATTTTTTGTTGGATGATAAAATATTTTCATAAAAGGAAAAAGAAAAAGTGTTAAGAAACAAACAAATCATGGTTTCGGGATTTCTTTCTCTTCTTGAGACGGTTGGTGACATGTCTCTCCTGTTGATTCAACAATATTTCCCATTTATGAAGAAATGTACTTTATTTCTACCCCCTACCGAGAGGACGAAGCAAGAAGTATCTGTAAACAGTATAAAGGGTATCCAAGTGACAAATTCTACCATAGAAGAATGTATGGAGTTTTTTCTTACTTTTGATATTTCCACAAGTGATGAGGGAGGTAGTCTTGAATTGGAATCGGTGAACGGTGTCGTGAAATGTCAAATGTCGGAAACATGGAGACATACGTATACACCTCAATTCAATACATTGTCTTTACATTGGTATTCAAAAAATTTGCAACAAGAAATACTTTGGGCCATGTTGATTTCACCAGAGGTTTTTGAATTTAAAAATATAGAAGCATTAAAAAGTACAGTGCGTCTTCGGGAAAATATTGTTCGGAATGCATGTAAAACGGCGCTTACCTTTGAAACGGAAAAAGCAAAAAGACCTCATGAATTTTGGCGATATGAAGAGGAGAAAGGGTTCATTTTGCAACCTCATGTTTCTTTGATTGATGCATTGATTAAAACCACACAACCTGGTCCCACGGAAGAACATTTTGATTTTTCATGTTATCGAGCGACGGAATATGTTATTTTGTTAAGTATTGCCCAAGAAGCCGTTGTGTATAATCCTGATTTATTTCATCGTCTACAAAATAGGTGGAGAACGAGGGATATTCGTTCCGCCCAATTTCACAAGACATTTTTGAATGAATACGGGTCGCAAAACAAGCCTTTACCGAAACAGTTTTTTATACCAGGTGACCGAATTTGGTTCAAAAATCCACATGAACCTTCCTCCAATGTAGAAGGGTATGAGGGCTCCTGGGTATTTTATATAGGAGGAGGGTTATTTAGTAACTTTTGGAAACAGGATAAAGCGTATACGGAACCATTTACATTGGATATGAAATGTATTTATATCTATCATTGGAGAGATGGTTTACAATATTCTTCCGACGGTAAACATTGGGTGGAGGAAGAGGTGGTAAAATCTCAGATATCACAAACTCTACATTGTTCTTCCAAACGTGAATGCATACTCAATAAGATGATGCGTATTCAAGATCCAAAAGATATTTTTCGAGAAGGGGGATGTTTGGATAGAACTCGGGAAGTTCCAAAACAAATTCACCCTTCTTGTTGTGAATTAAATGTATAAAGTAAATCGTTACCATTTTTCAAAAATTTAAAAATTAATAAACTATAAATAAAGAGTATACTATATTTTATTCTTTTCCGTCTATAAAATTTTATATTATCTCTATATCATCTCTATATGTCTTCCCAAAAACCTTCTTCTCCCCCTCCTACTCCTCGTGTCCCCCCTCGTTCTCCTTATGTGACCATGGGTCGAGACAAGGTTTGTGGTCGTTGTGGAATGTGTGGTGATTCCTACAATAAACTTTTGTTGAAATTCGGTCATTGGAGTAATACATTTAGCGCCATTGATCCGAAAGACAAAATGTGTGTGGCCCTATATGATTACGATACATGTCATAAGAAAAAGATGAACTCTTGTTCCTAGTTATAGAATTTTTATTTTTATGAAAATAAGAATATTTATGAGAATTCTTTTTAAAAAAAATTTTATAAAAAATTTTACAAGAATTTACCAGGGGCGTGATCATGAACCATCCATTCCGATACATAATTTGCATAACGGGATTTGAAAAGAGGAACTGTATTGAAGAAAGACGTACAGGTCGAATAATCCTCCCCACATCCTTCTTGAGCCAGTTTTAGAATGTAGGGGGAGGGCATTTTGGATGTCTTTGGTACAATATAGTAAGAATCACCGTAAATTTTATTTTGATTAAAAAATCGGAGAATGGAATGGTACATATCTGAAGTGCCTGATAGGGTACCGTAAAAAGAAAAGTCATTCCTCTTTTGTTGAATATAATTTTGTACCATGGGGCGTTTGTCATAAAGAAGGGTAATACATTCTTCCAAGATGGGGTCATTCGCTGGAAAAGCAAGAATCGCTTGAAACACATGATCATTGGTATTTCCAATGCAAGTGAAGGATGTACAATCGTGGAGAATGGAATCAAAGGGGACGCCGATGGGTTCAACGTCCGCATCAACATAAACACCACCTTTGGTATAAAGAATACAAATTCGCCACCAATCCGCCTTGATGGGACCAAACGGTATTTCTCTAAAATAATCGGCATACTCTTTGGAAAATGTTTGTAAAAGAAATTCGTAACAATCGTCGTCGGTGTATAGATGAACATTGTAGGAAGGATTAAGGACTTTCCAATTATCGAGAACATTTGAAGGCAAATTATTATCTTTCCAGGTTAAAAAAATTTGACGAGGAATGGTTTGTGTTCTCGTTGGAAGAAGGACAGGTTCTTGATGGATTTTATTCGCATACTCATAAACGATGGAAAGATGATAACACGGATTTGGTACTCGTTGATTTAACCATCGAAACGGAAACAATATAGAACTCCAGTTATTGAGATTCATATTGGAATGTCCTACGGAAATTCGTTGTATCGGTGTAAAAAGAATGAAAAATAATTTATAGTGGGGATCGGAAAGTTTGGTCGGAGAGGGCCATTCCTTTCCTTGACATGTTTCGGGTTTCGAAAGTAGAGAGAGGGATCGAACAAGAAGAGAATGAATGGCAGGGTGATGTCGTTTTCGACAGTACAATGCGGACCAGTTATAAAATGGATATTCGTATTCCTGATTTTTGGAATTTTTAATATTTGTTGAGGTTGTCGTCAACGATTTTTCGACCCATACCGTTGGATGATGACGCCACATATTTTTATCACGAAACAGAGAATTCGGTAGATATTCAGTAAATCGAACATACCAACCCCCATATTCATAGACATACCATAATCCAAAAATCCATGATCGTACCACTTCATAATGGGGATTGATAGAAGAATAAATATCAAAGATTCGATCTAATACTTCATTCTTATCTTCTATAGAGGGAATCGATTGAAGCATCGATTCTCGTTGTGTGGCTGAAAAATAGATACAGTCTACCTTTTCGACTCCAAAATTATTTTCATAAAATTCCAACTGTTTCTTGATCAACTCCTCTTCCAAAAGAAATGAACAAACGATACGATGCGATATAGTATTATCGGTAGTGAATGGTGATAAAGTATTTGTATTATGTGGGATAGGGGACTCTGTTTTATTTTTTCCATCATTGTTTCTCTGTCCCTTGAAAACAATATACACGATAATTATGATTATCAAGATCATGAGGACTACGAAAAGATAGGGAAAATAAAAATGATCCCGACGCAGAGGGGATGAGAAAGATAATTGATCGCCTGATGTTTTCATCAAATACTCATTTATAAATTATGATAATTTTTAAATTCTTTTTTTTTATTATTCAGGTTGAAAGATCAAGAAGGATGCCCGAATGCCCCATTTGTATTGAGAATAAATCTCATCGTTCCATTCTTCACATGGAATGTCGTCATGACATTTGTATCGACTGTGCGTCCAAATGGTTACCCATCCATTCCTCCTGTCCACTATGTCGACAAATGAATGAATGTTTTTCTCTTTCCACCCGAAGCAAGAAAAAGGCCGCAGCCTTGCTCTTTGTTGTTCGTGCCTATGTGGACAGTATTGATTTTAATAATTTCCATATCGAAGAGTTTGTCGAGTTTGTGGATAGTTTTATACTTCCCCATCATCACTGTTGGTATCGACCTCGGATGATTGTTTTTATCCGTCAACTGCAATTGGTTGTCAGTAAACATTCCATGGATATGTCAAGATATTTGAATAAAAAACAAAAAGAGGTGTTGATCCAATTTCTCCGGGTATAAACAACTATAAAAAACTATAAACAACTATAAACAACTATAAAAAACTATAAACAATTATAAACAATTATAAACAAAAATAGAACGAAATCAGTTTCTTCTTTGTTTGATTTAAAGATTTGTGAAAAAATAACCAATAATAGTCATTAAAGATATGTTATTCAGCACTTTTTATCGTCGTGGCTTGAAAATTTGTTTACCTTCGGTCCGATTTTTTTCCCATGGGTCCTTACCTCCCAAACAAGATTTATTCCTGTTATGGACAATGGGATTTTTCACAGGATTTACGTTTTCTTCTGTGATACATAAAATAAGATAAAATAAGATAAAATAAATGGAAAAAATGAAACATGGATCGAAAAACATTGACTATTATCTATCTTGTGTATATAAGTAATATATATATACAAGCAATATATACAAGCAATATATACAAGCAATATAGGTTATATAGGTTTATAAACTATATCCCAAACTATATCCCAAACTATTTCACCATTTATATCACCAACGATGGGATCGACTACGTTTATGTGGGAAAAGGCAAAAATTGTACTCTATGAAATGTTAATTGAGCATCGAGGATATTCACGAGTATGTCAACATGCCACTCATCCGTATATTTTATTTCTTTTCAAAAAGTCTTCTATTTTATCAACTGCAGCGGCATCTTCCGATATCCTTCATCCGGATACCCTGATCTATTTATGTGAACGAGAAAAGTTGAATATTGATGGTTTAAAAGAGGTGATTGAAACCTTGCAGTCGTTTCAAATCAAAAAGTGTATTTTGGTGTACAAGAGTATGATGACGGCGAGTTCGAAAAAGGCATTGGATCATATGTTTGATTATGATATCGAATTATGGAATTTATCGGAATTGCAATATAATTTGACGAACCATTCTTTGTATATACGCCATGAACGATTACGAGATTCCGAAATTTCAAAATGTATTCCAGACATTGATATTCCACGTTTACCCAAGATTTCGAAAAACGATCCGGTCGTTCGTTTTTTTGGATGGAAACGAAATCATGTCTTACGTATTCATCGAAAAGATGGATCCATTGCGTATCGAATCGTCAAATAAAATAACATGAAATAAAAAACATGAAATAACGATCTAAATAACGATTTTTTTTTTTCCAATCTATAAAAGTTCGCAAGTGATTGATTGTTTGAGTGATTGATTATTTAATGTCGTATGAAAATTTCACGACACCGGTTCGTCCAACGAATCCAATATTTGGGACAGTTGGACCCACTCCCTATGATAAAAGAGGAGGTAGTATGAAAGAATTTAAACAAGGGGTAAAAAACAGATTACCGGAGAGTATAAGAGAGGGGATTGAAAATGTGGATAGTTGGATAAAGAAACAACTTTTACTGAGTCATGAGGATAGTATGCGGCGATTTGCAATTAAATTTGGAGGTGTGATTCTCATTACGTTTGTTATGGTATGGATTGTTTATCTATCCTTCCAATTTTTACAATGTAAAGGTCTTGAAAAATTACAGAAAGAGTCGGAGACATTTTCTTTTCCTTCTAGTTTATTTAAAAAGGCCACATGGTGGATGTTCTTTTTTCTTTTTTTAATTTATTTCACCATGACGTTTTCCGAACTCGTGTTAGAAAATATTATTTTTGTCCTCCGTCGTGGGTTGGGTAATAAACGTAAATGGATTCCTAGGGATTTATTGAGTCTCCAACAATTCGCCATTCTTACCTATATTGTCTACCAGATCTGGATTTCTGCCTATCCCACATGTATGAACGGAATTGTCGCTGATGTGATTCAAAGAAATATTTGGATCTTGGCCAGTCCCTCACTCTATAAACTTTGTAAGGGTCTTTGGAAATTAATACAATCTCATCCAAAGGATTCCTTTTCTATTGAAAAATATACTCAAAAAATCATTCAATTTATTATTGATTTGGTTCTTCCTTTTGTCATGTATTATTTTATTATTAAACCCTTTCAAGTCTCTTGTTCCATGGAAAATGAAAAGAATACCAATTCATACGCCACTTATTATACTACAGTAACCTTTGTCGTTTACATCTTTCTCTCTCTTGGGATTGAACATTTCTTCTCCATGATGGAATTCTATAAAGAATTTAAAATACAAGTTTCGAGTAATGATCAAATACTCTTGTTTAATGGAGATTCCTCTTCCATGGTCGATGGAATGATTCAATGTGATGATCGAGAGGAATTAATCAAGACCATTCTCGTATTACGGTCTGAATTTGGAAATATTACAAATTCTAAATTGGGAGAACACGAAGAATTTCCAGAGGACGTGGAGTATTACGATTCGTTGAATCGTGCCAAAAACGATATTTTTCCATCGGAAGAGGATCTCTTCCACAAATCTCTTCAAGAATTAAAGACGATTTTATGGAGAGCCTACATTGTGTTTCGACAAACCCTATGGAATACCAATCTTTTCTGGAAAATAGCCTATGAAAATAGGGATAAGACTGATATTACTCAATTCCCAACCAAAGTATTTCATAACAAGGACGACCGAAATAACTATTTTAACAATCATTCTATTTTAAAGATTGCTTATCAAGATCCATTCGATCCAGCCTTTGAACGATCCCGGAATTTGGTAAGTAAAGAAATCAAGAATAAGATCAATTATACGTTTTTGAAAGAAATTATCAACCCTAAAAATTATAAAATGAGTTTGTGGGAAACAGTTTTTGATGAATTAAAAAATGGAACCTACTATGAACTCATGGCCTTGTTGCTGAGTCGTACCTATAACCCATCAGAACTCTCCTATGAAATATCACCGTCCCGACCTTCTTCCACCTATGTGAATCCACAACGATTTAAACAAGAGGTAAAGATGCAGGACAAAATAGAAATTATTTATCGACGCGTTAATGTCCTTCTTTTATCCTCTATTTTCGTCGGAATAGTTTGGATACTTTTTCTAGTGTATCTCTTTCAAAATCGTCATAATCAGGTATGTTCCCTTCGTATTTTTGGTTTCGACATTCCTCAATGGGGTCTTTTTCTTTTGGTGTTGGTGACAATGATACTATGGAGTATCGCCATTCATGTATTGAAATTTGTGGTCTCGACCCAACATTTCCCTGAAATACCTCGTTAATTTTTTTTTATTTCTTTCTCCAAAATAAAAAAACATGGGTAATATTATTTTCGGTGGATCTCGTTCCATTCCAGTCACTTTAGAAAATGATGAGGAAATTCTAGAAACAAATACCCTCTATTTGGATGGAAAAGAAGAACATCGTGCATCCAATTCGTCGGTACTAGAAATGTTGTATAATATAAGATCGAGAGCCTCTAAAAATTTATCCGAAAAGAATAAAAAATGGTTGGAAGCCCTTTTAAAAAAACTTTCCAAATATAATCCGCAAAAAAAAGTCGTTGTCAATACGGACTATAATTTATGTGAATCCTTTCGAAAATGTGAAAATTACACGGTTTCGGATTTGAGAAATGAAATCGACAGTTTATTGAAAACACATGATGCCTATAAAACTAGTCGTAAATATATTGTTCTTTAATTTATAATGGAGTTATAGTTGAGTTATAGTTGAGTTATAATTGAGTTATAGTTGAGTTATATAGGAGTTGGTACTAGAGGAAGAAGTTAGTTCTGCGTTATGGATAAAAGACCAAACATTGGTTTTGGTACAATCCGTGGAAAGATTGTTTTTAAATAATGACCAATTAATGTCTACTCTGAAATCAGACTTGGAATTTAAAACTTCCATTAATTCTTTTAATTTTTCAAGAGTACAATTCACTTTCTGATTTCGGTTTTTCAAATCGTCACATTTTATCTCTTTCCCTCTGTATTTTCCACCGTCACGAGGATAGAGAAGAGAAAAATCGGAACATGATTGTGGTTTTTGTCCTCTTTGTTGTTTGGGTTTTTTGGAAGAGGAAGATAATTGATTCAAACATCGTGATGCATTTTCAGGTGTAAATAAGGACGTTTTTGCCAATTTATTCGAAATCGTATCACATTGACCATTAGTTTTCACACTGGATAATTCATGGAGACAAGGAAGTATGGTGATGGAATAGGAATAGACAGGTGGTGACGAAGCAATTTTTTGTCGTGATTGTTGTTTTTGTTGTATTTCTTGATAGGATAAAAACAGTATAAGAAAAGACATGGTTTCAAGACATCGACGCAATGGTGAAGAAAAATAGTAAAACGAAGAGGGACTGGTCGGGACTGTATCTCGAGGATAGTTATTCTTCAGGTCTCCTAAAATAAACAAGGCCGCCTCCTGAATACCATTATTACTAATTAAGAGTGAATCCCAAAAAGAACCGCCACTATTCACCATTTTTACCAAAGGTTTGAACCATTTTTGAAGTGCTGTGAATTGATTATGAACGGCTTGGCCATGACGCATAAAATAATTGATGGAATTTTCAGACTCTCCGGGAAAAAATTTGTAGAAATTTTCCTGGGAGACTTGAAATGTTTGCCAATTTTCAAGCGAACGTAAACTCCAATACGGATATTTTGGTTTTGACATTTCTGAAGATGGAAGTGTTCCTTCATACACCAAAGAAATCTCAATCTTCCACATTTGAGAATCAGGGTCAAAATACTTGACCACTTTTACAACCGAATTATTTTTCAAATAAATACGGTTTGGTTTCTTTACACCTGGAGTTGAATTTAATGTCAGTAAGAGATTCACTAGACATGCAAGTCGTCCATGATGGGTAAGAAAGACCCGAACAATACTAAATGTCGGGCGATTACTTCTTAATGAACCACCTCCATTAAGTACTCTTCGTCTGGCCTGTTTTTGTGCTTGTGATTGTTGTGTGATGGGAAGTATTTTGGCAGAAGAAAACATGTCGATTTTTATTTTATTTTATTTTATATATTATTATAATTTTAAAAAATGTATTAAAGAAATATTTTCTTTAGAAAAAAGGAGGAGAAAAACTTTTTTTAGAAAAGGGGATAATGCTTTTGTAGCTCAGTTGGTTAGAGCGCGATGCTGTTAACATCGAGGTCATTGGTTCGATCCCATTCAAAAGCGAAAAAACAAAATTAATTTTTAAACAAATTAATTTCTTTAAAGAAAACGATGATTGTATGGGCCATAATAGGATCAATGTATATTATTACAGGTATTACCGCCTTGACTACGTATCTATTATGTAGTCCTCCTCTTGGACAGAATAGGAAGAATGAAAATAGAAATAACAAACATGGATATTTAGAATATGTTCCTCCATCAGAAGCATGTACCGTTTCTCCCTTATATTATTACACGTTTGAAGAGGAAGAATTGTAAAAGAGAAGAAGAAGGAATATTTTTTTATATTTGTTTTATATTTTTTTACATACAGGAGGTTTCGTATTCATGATTGAGACGTTGTGCGAGACGTGAAAATTCTGTGGTATAGGGTTCTTCTTTGATAAACCCGGTTTTGGAGGGATCCAATCCGGATTCCCCATAGATGAATTGGAGAATTCCTTTATTCACATTACGAACCGTTCCATCATATTGAACAGTGACATCTTCTGTCAATTTAATCATTCGACGTTGAATGTATCCACTTGTAGCGGTTTTCATGGCCGTATCCGTAATACCTTCTCTTCCGGTCATGGCATGGAAAAAGAATTCTCGAGGATTAATTCCATGAATAAAACTATTCATGACAAATCCCTGACTTTCAAATTTCATATTATCATTTTGTTTCAATTCTTTTTCAAATGGATAGTAACACAAGGTACGTTTTCCACCAGAAATCATGGCAGGAATTCGTTCTCCATTCAAATATTGTTGACCGAGTAAACCAGTGATTTGACCAATATTAAAGTAGTCGCCTTTACTTCCACTGGTAACGGTAGAAATGAAATTATTGGAAGAGGACATGGCTTGTTTTGCAATCACAAGACCCGTATCTCGGGCACTCGAAAGTGCACGACTGATGTATGCCTCACGAATCATTGGATCTTGAATACTTTCTTCCATCGCACGAGCCTTGATAAATGCACGATGAATGACATTTTTGATTTCATCACAATGACGAATCATACAATCTGAAATTCCAACACTAAACCCTTTCCATAATAAAAATGCATTGGAAATAAATTGTACCTCATCAATAAACTGAATACATCGTTCAGGACTATACTCTTTATTGAGCAATGTAATAAACGAGGTATGAGATCCTCCTAAATTGGCCTTGGTGATGGCTCCTTCGATCAAAATACCTTGTTCGATAAGGACATTTCCAAATTTGTAAAAGAAAGAATCAGGAAATAAAAACGAAAACACAAAACGACCGTTCCAAATCGGAACATGTTCAAACAGTTTGGAATGTTTTTGACGTACTTGAAGATAGGATTTCATTTTCTTTTCAATACTTTCCGGTTGAAAGGAGGGAAGAGATAAAAGCATTTGAAAGGAACTGGCCTTTGGAATTTCAAGAAATTCTTTGGTCATCAAGTAGGATCCGGTCATGGAATCTTGAACAATAACGATATTGGCCTTGGACGATTGATTAGAAACGAGATGATTTTTGAGAGAAGAAAGTTCACGAAGTTCAGTTTCGGTTTCGACCGAGGCGGGACAATGTAAATTCATTTCATCCCCATCAAAATCGGCATTGAATGTCTTGGTAATGGCTAAATTCATTCGAATTGTTTTTCCATCTCGAATACGAACTTTTTGAGCAATCATGGACCCTTTATGAAGAGTGGGTTGTCGATTTAGAAGTAAAATATCACCATCCATCAATTTGCGTTCAATAATATCACCCTCATTCACCACCACTTGTTTTTTCGTCGGAAAGACAAAATTCTCCATCTTTTTACCTCGACGAAAAATTTGACATTCGGGTGTCAAATTCAAATTTTGTTTTTCATGTTTATACATTTCACCTTTACCATCAGGAAACTGAATATAATCTCCATATTCCAAACGTGTCCCTTGTCGAAAAAGGGCATATTTCACATTAATTCGAGTATTTCCATTATCACGTAAAATATAATTCACTTTATTGGATTGAATCCATTCATTTACCAATTCTTTATTATATCGATTGACACGGACTGGATACGAAAGAGTATTGGCAATTTCAGGGGGGATGGCAATTTCATCCGAACACAAGGTGGGATCAGGTCCAATGACGGATCGTGCTGATTTATCCACTCGTTTTCCCATCAAATTATTACGCAATAACCCTTCCTTACCCGTTAAACGTTTTTTAATACCCTTTAAAGGTCGTCCATTACTGTGTTTGGAAGATCCCGATGAATTATCAAAAAGACTCTTGATTCGAAATTTCAATATTTGAGTATATTTGTGACGTTTGGCTTCACTTGCGGTGGGATCTTGCAAATGGAAATTCGCCTTGACAATTTCCAAATACTGGATCGTTAAATCATCATCACAGGTAACACTATCCGAAATGACATAGGGACGAGCAACGGGTGGTAAGACGGGAAGTACCGTCAAAATCATGGATTTCGGATGAAATCGTGATCTATCAAATCCCATATACTCCAAATCAATATCCAACATCTTATCAAACATTTTATGGACTTCATGGTCATCCAAAAGCACCTTGGTGACCTCTCCTTCCCATTTAAATACCATATAAATTACTTTTTCTGTACTACTGTAGGTATATTTGGGTTGAAATGTTTGACAATGAGAACAAATAAACACCCGATCCATTTTTTCAACAATTTTACTAAATCTTGCTTTACGAGGATCTTGTAAGAGTCGATAAAGTTCCAATTGTTCATAGGTATACAATAATCGAGAACATTGGAAACAAATACATTTCAACACACTCAATACATGTTTTTGATAAAGAGGATGAATGATATCCATGGCAAGTGGTATGTGTCCAAAATGACCGACACATTCCTTGGCAAGTTGTTCACATGTTGTACATTTTTTACCATTCTCCAAGACACCCATACGATCATCGTAGACAGAATGAGGACCTGTCAGTTTGGTGGAGGTGACTTCACATACAGAAAGTGCATGAATATCCTCGGCAGAAAGTAAACCAAACTCGATTTGCTCCATAGAAGGAAACCCTTGGAACGTTGTTAATGTAGATAACACCATATCGTTCTTGTTTTATAAAATTTTTATAAAATTATGAAAAGTCTTGATACATTATTTCTATACGTCTCCAATTCCTTTTCATTTTTATATAATATTTTATAGAAAATTTATAGAGAATTTATAGAAAATTTATAGAAAATTTATGAAGCAATCAAGAGGTAATTATTTTGAAATTTAATATTTATCTCTTACTCCAACCACTGACACCCAGTCAGTTTAGAAATGGATACACCATTTTCACAATAACAAACATCAGCATCTTCAGATTTCATACCTACCTCCTCATGAGATAAACAATATTGTAAACAACTATCATCATTAATACATCTATTGTCTGTATCCGTTACCCAATAATCGTCACTTACTACGACAAATGGACATGCATTCAATTTTAGAACTCCCACATTATTTTCACAAAGACACGATTCATCATTTTCAGACTTCATACAAACCCCATGTTCAGAGGAACAATATTGATTACATCTATTATTATAAATACATTTGTTGTTTGTATTGGGTACCCAATAATCTTTACTACATTCTACTTCTTGTGTCAAACAGTCTACTGATGGTGTTGGTGAAGGTACTGGTGTCGGTGGTGATACCAACCAAGCGATGATGACTGTTCCACTCCCCCCCTTACCACCTGTATTGTTTATATAATTTGAAAATATACCACAAGAACCTCCTCCACCATTACCAAAACCATCGCTTCCATCACCTCCACTTGATTTTCCGTCGATATTGAGAGATGAACCGTTACCGCCCCCTATACCCACCCCCCCCATTTGCCCACCATTTATACCCCCACCTCCACCCCATCCGTAATATAAACCATTGATTATCCATTGTTTAGCTCCTCCCCCTACACCTCCATAATTATAAAAAGGATTTATTGAACTTTGCACCCCTTGACCACCGGCCCCACCCCCTCCTCCTCCTGCACTATTATTTTCCGCTGTTCCGGAACCATTTCCTCCATTACTTCCTTCCGTTAGATCAGTCGATTTTCCACCATTAACATTAGAGGTAGAAATATTACCCCCGGCACCACCTCCACCAGACCCACCATCTAATGTTTCTACAGACTCGCTAGACCCAGAATACTGTGATCCACCTCGACCACCTCCATTTGCCTTAATCGTGGTTAATCCCTCCCCGGAAATCATTGAATCGCCTCCACTGGTATTCAATCTATCATTGGATTGCTGGTCGATCGTTAACCTCCCTGGAAGTCCACCCGCACCTACCACTACTGTATAGGTTGTTCCGCTAGTATATGGTAAAACCCCATTTCTAACTCCTCCACCTCCACCCCCTCCACCCGCATTTTGACCACCTGCCCCACCCCCTCCAACCACTAAATAGTACACTTCTCTACTTCCACTCGTAAAATGTAAAGAAAAACTCTTCGGACTGGTATTTTCACTATTATATAAAAAGATAATATAGTTATAAATTCCATCGCTTGAAAAGATACCACCCGTTATCGTATAATCATCAGTTGTTATTGTCCCATCCGGTGATATTGTCGTAGTCTCCGGTGGTTGGGTCGTACTCTCCGGTGGTTGGGTCGTACTCTCCGGTGGTTGGGTCACCTCCACTATTAAATCTGGTAATGGAGTTGGAGTTGGGTAGGGAGTGTAGGTATATAATAATGGGTAAGGAGAAGGTGTAATTAAATTGTCAGAATCAGTGGGTGGAAACGTCTTTATTTTAACGGATGATGGTGTTGGTGTAATCGTGGGGGAGACACGATTAAAAAAAATACGATAAAAAATCCAAACCACAAATATAATAATAGCAGATATAATCACGAACTTGATCAACGTCATAAAAATATTGGTCTTTTTCATTATTTTTACTTTTTTTTATTAAAGAACGATCAAAAAAATTTTTAGTTACTTCTGTGTTTTTAAAATTCTTTCCCCTTTTCCACCCAAGGCGATAGAGGAGGAGTAAGTAAGAGTCTTATATAAATATATAGATATATTCATGATATATATGAGATAGATAGATCATTAATATATCATTGTATATATCATTAATATATCTTTGAACAAGAAAAGAAGGATATGTTTGTTATTTTAATTCTTTACTTTCTCTATTGTATTTACAATATGGTGATGATTTATTATTTTTTCTTTCCCACTGAAACGGAAGAACATATTTCCATCATCACCCTTCTTTTAACAATGAATTTCAATTCTTTTTTATGTATCCGTCGATTGTTTCTGACACGAACTGTTGATCCATTTTATATTCAACGACATACCAAAAAAACGTTATTGATGTTGGCGGCACAATATGGAAGGACTGATTTCATGAAAGTTTTGATTGAAGAATATGGTGCGGATATCACAGAAAGAGATCGAGAAGGCAGAGATGTGGTGTGTTTTGCAATCATTCATCGTCATCTCGAAACTCTTCGATTTCTTCTTGAAGATTGTAGGGCCTCTCCTGATCATGCATTCATTCAATCCAATACCCATTCCCAACCAGGATATCGACCTCTTCATCTTTTGTGTTCTCAATATGGATATCCTACCGAGATGGATGATGAAATTTTAAATCTTTTACTCGGTGCTCATGCAAATATTCATTCTCGAACCAAAGAGGGGAAAACACCATTCATGTTGGAATGTCAAGAGTTTCGACGTCTCTATATCCTCTATCGTCTACTCAAAACGAGTTCATGTCTTTATTCTTCTTCAAACCCTTTGGTGGGTCATCAAGATTATCAAGGAAAAACAGCATTACATCATCTCTGTACTCCCCGTATGCTTCATACTCATCAATGGAAAGATAAAATTCAATTATTGTTAAATCAACATGCAGATCCCAATATTCAAGATTATAAAGGATGGACTCCATTGATGTATTTTTGTGAATGGGATGGTGATTGTACCTTTTTAGTTCTTGAGGAAGAAGAAAAAAGTACGTATCTTGATGTTATTGAAATGTTTTTGCAATATGATACCGATCCCTTGATAAAAAACCGAAAGTCAGAAACAGTTATAGATCGTCTTATGCTCCAATTAAAACATATTAGTATCTACCATTCATCGTGGGATCGTAAAACCAAAGCACTCCAACTAATCCATACTTACATCCAACAAAGGACCACATTGACCAAACTTTACTACTTATTCCATGAACATTTAATCAATGAACATCATCCTCTTTTTTCCTTTGAATATTTATTACCCGAACATCAATATGAAGTCATTCAGTATTTATGTTTAAATACAAGTGAATCTTTACGCAAACATATCTTTCAGTACAATTAAAAGAGATTATAAAAAATAATTTTATAAAAAAATATATAGCATTGTTACAAACATAAATAACATATTATTCTTATAAAATAGTCTTATAAAATAGTCTTTTAAAATATTCTTATAAAATTATACAAGTTAGTTAATCATGACTTTTTTAAAATCGTATTATAATATGCATCAAATGGTCTTTGCGATGAATTTGGTATTTTTAGGTCTTGTCACCTTTCTTCCCGATCGATTCGCAAGGTATTTTATAGTTATATTATTGATTTGGACGATCATCACATTTATTGAAGTAATCGAAAATTTTTCAATTGCTCTTTTGGGTCATGTGATCCTATTACTTTTTATCTCATTTATTTATTTTTACTTTAGAACCACACTATTTACAAGACCACTCTATGTTGAGGAACAACGAACCCGTTTTTATAAGAATATCATACCACAGTCATTGGAACAACCCGATAAACCGGTCGTATTATTTTTAGATAATGATACAGAAATGTTTTTAGGAGCAAATAAATTGGGAATCCAAACATTGGGAATTTCAGAGGAAATACCAAATCCTTTACTACGAGGAAAACCATTTACACAAGAATTATACGCCACACAATATGGTAAACGATATAACAAACAATTTGATATCGAGTTCCAACGTGATGAAAAAATTTTACCCACTACCGGGATTCGTAAGAATGATATAGCCTATGTGAAAGAATGGGTCAAGGAGCACCCACAACGAAGAAAGGTTTTATTATTGGATTGGGATAGGACAATAAGTGTGAAAGAGGGTATGTCCTTCTTGGAAAGAAAGAAACCCAGGGTACGAAGTCGTAATATTGAAAAGTATACCATGTTTGTCATGGGTGGCCCTGAACGATTCAAGTACATGAAGGATTTTTTTAGCGATATGCATAAAAGTAACGTCGAAATATTTATTTTGACCAATAATGGATATTGTACAAAAGATACAAAAGATGAGGAGGATCCCTATGAAAAGGTATTATTCGAAATATATTTACAAATAATCCAATGTGTCGATCCACAAATCGACCGAGATCATGTTCTTTGTTCCGCAACAACTCCACAAAGTTTCACGTTTTCCAAAAAAATGCAATATGTAAGAAAAAATAAAGGAGATCTTACCTCTGAAAAACGACAAAAACAAAAACAAATATAAATCATCTATAATTAAATCTTATGAGGGAATGGAACTCTCCTTGATTCAAAAAAAAGAAAAAAATAAAATTTTATTCTATTGTATTGTATAGAAACGAAATCGAAATCATGAGTGTTGATTTTAATACTTTTACTACTTTAAACACCTACGTGTTACTTGCCGCTAACACTATTAATTTGTCGGATGCGGCTGGGGTTCCAAGTTCCATTACAACGAATACCTTTCCTGCCAATTATGCCGCTGGGGTGGGTTTCACTGGTTCAGGTTCAATTACCGGTTGAATACTCAATGAAGGCGACAAAACTACCGCATTGAGTGAGTTAAATACACTTTGTACGAATCTTGATACAGTAATTTTGGCCGGTCCAACAACAGCACTCTCCACTATTCCTGCTGGTGGTAGTATCACGGTGACCCCGGGTATATATGTTCTACCGAATCCCTTTCCAGGGGGGTTTATCTTTCAACAAACCCAAACCATTATTTGTGATGGTGCCGGTACATATATATTTGTTCCGAATTCCAGTGCGATTGGTAGTATCTCCTTGACTGGAACTATCACATTAATTAATGGGGCTGAAGTTACCGATATATACTGGTATAGTACAGTGAATGATGGTGCTATAAATATTGATTATACTAATATGAAAGGTATTTTCATTCAAAATTCACCTACTACTCGCGGATCAATTGGTATCACTAGAAGTGGTGCTGTGGTGGATGGTTGTGTTTATAATAATTCAGATAATACTAACAGTTCTATTAATTTAAATACGACGACACTTAATTCTGAAACTTTATGTTACCTCCGTGACACTCTCATCTTGACCGATATTGGTTATAAACCCATTCAAGATATTTCTGTCGGTGATCTTGTTCTTTCTTACGGTCCCATCTCCGAATCACAAATTGTTTCCCACTCTCAACCCTTGTATACCCCCGTCAAATGGATTCAAAGTTTTAAACCCTCTTTAAAAAACAGTTCAACCATGCCCGTTCATTTCCAAAAAGATTCTTTAGGTCCAAATGTTCCCCGGAAGGATCTTTGGTTATCTCCTTTCCACGGAATTTTCGTGGACGGAAAAATGACCCAGGCTCAACAATTTATCAATGGGACTACCATTACTCAAGATTTCGATCTGGAGGAGGTGGAATACTTTCATTTTGAGACAGAAGAGCATTGTGCGGTGGATGCGGAGGGAGTGAAGAGTGAGACATTTATTAATGTGGATTATGCTATCCGTAACCTCCCATCGTTAAATGATACTGCAATAAGCGAGAAAGAGTCAGCGAGTGTGGAATGCATGTAAGTCATATGATTGTTCAAAATAGATTTGAATAAGAAAGAGAATATATATATTCCTCCAGAAAAACCTAAACTTTTTTTTTAATTAATACAATTAAAAAAAAAAAGAGGAGACAGATGACTATTGTTTTTGTTGTTGTTATTCTCCTTGGTATATTTGCACTTATATTCGCACTTATATTGGTTCTTATAGTACCCATCATTGCGGTGAGGGTAATGAATAAAAAAATAGACTCCGAAAAATGTGATGAAAAATGTAATGGGATAGAAAGAGAGACGAAAAAGGCAAAGACGCAATGGATTGTTCTTCTTACTACATGTGTCTATCCCTCCTCAACATCAAACACGGGCGATCATAATCCCGAGAGTCGAAAACATCATTACATAAAACAAATTCAACGATGGGTAAAGGAAACGAGTCTTCCCATATTCGTAGTGGATACATCGGGATATACGTTTGATGAAATACCAAAATCTGATCGGTTGATCATTATGAGTTACAGAATTCCTCATCCTATTTCCTCTTCTACAGAGGGAGAACAAATAGGTATTTTATATGCCCTATCCCAAATGTCCGAAATGTCCGAAATGTCCGAAATTTCCCCATTTGATTATACACATATACTAAAAGTAACGGGGCGTTATTTTTTAGAGGGAATCGAAGATAAATTAAAGGAGACGGATACAGAAAAACACGATGTGTTTCTCCAAATACATAGAAATGTAGAAGGACAATGGCAAAACAGTGAGTACTACGGGATTCGACGAGATCTTCTGGAAGATTTCATGACAAGTATCCAGGGACGTCTTATGGAACATGCCTTGTATGATTTTTCATCTAGAAAACGTTTTCAAATCCTCGGTCCTTTTGAAAATAATGTTCCTCGAGGAGGGGATTTACAACTCATCAACCCCTTGTAATAAATAATTCATTTTAATTCATTTTATAGGTATACTGACAATCAAAACAACGTGCAAAGACAGTGGTACCTTCATCACTTCGTCGAGTTTGTTTTGAAAAAGAAAATGTACGTTTGCTTTTGCATCGTCGACATTCCAATACCCCTTCTTCAATTTCTGGTGGATTTTGAATAAAGTCATCTTGTTCTTTGAAATGATGCTGAATGGATTCAAAATTAGGATGTTCCCATACCACATGTTGTTGTCTCAACATTTCACTCACGACAGAAGGTTGATGACAAAAATGCATTTCACAGGATAATTCATAGTACAAGTATTGTTTCCATTCGGGATCCCCTTGACAGAGTTGAAGCACCTGTTTTTCCATCTCTTCTCGTTTTTCTTCTGGAATCCAAGAAAGTAAATTCGGTGTCATGTCTTTTTCATTTTCCATTCTATTGGATTCGTGATACTTGGATTCGTGATACTTTCTTTTGTTTTTTCCTTTAAATTTTTCATTTTTTCTTTTCTTTTTCTGTTATATAAACAAATAGATTTCTTTCCTTATGGCTCAACAGATCTCCCAGCAAACCCAACAACAACAGATCCAGAGTGTTCCACAGCAACAGCAACAACAATCCAAACAACAGTCCAAACAACAGCCCAAACAAAGTCCGACTTCCTTTTTTTCTCGACTTTTTAATCCACCCACTCAACAACAAACGGTCGTCCCAATTCCTTCTCCTCAAAAACAACAACAACGTCAACAACAACGTCAACAACAACAAAGTGTCGTTCAAAATCAATCCGTTCCGATTGTTCCTGTTCCTGTTCCATCTCCTCCAGTTCCGGTGGTTCCGATGGTCCCCGTTGTTCAGGAGGTTCCAATCCAACAAAAGAAACAACAAAAACAACAAATGGTTCCCTCTTTTTCAATTCCCTCCACCCAAATTGCATCCTCCTTTCAACAAACAGTGAAACGTCCTCGGGGTCCATCCCAGCAAAATGAATTTCCTTCTCTTCAAAAGAGTAAACATGTGACGATAAGAAAGAAGAAGAAGAATCCTGCTACCACTACTGCAAAATCCAAGGATGTCACGACCGCAAAATTGGAATTATTATCCAAACTCGGCACGGTCTATAAAAAAATGAATGAAAATTATCACTCGATAGAAAGCCATTTATCCGCCATTGAAGAAAAATTAGCATCTACTTCCTCAGATCTCACGACCCATACCTCCATGGGACCCATCTATTCTCAAGCCAATCACCGTCTTTTAAATCAAGTTTCGGCATTACGAGCCCAAGTCGAACAATTGAAACGTCACTGTCTTCAAAAACAACAATCACAACAACGTCAAATAAATTCTTTGGTTCGACAACAACAAACACCCCCACCCCCTTCTGTATCCGTACGTTCTCTTCAAAAAGAATTAGAACAACTGTTGAACAAGGCCCTGAATAAAGTAAAACAATCAAACCTTTAAATTTCATCATTAAAATAATTTTATTTTCTATCTTCAAAATGAAATATTCCAAAGATTATTCCAAAATCGATGGAATTACAAGGGAGATGAAACCGTGTCGAGTCCATAACAAAAGTCATCGAGAAGAATATATAAAACGATACGATAATGTGAATTGGTCGGATCAGAATATCAACTTTGATTATGTCAAACGCAAGGATACACCCTGTCAAAAATTTTATCAAACGTTTGATACCGCACAAATCGATGGGGACTGTTGGGATAAAATCCGTGGTGCGGCTTTACAAACCGTCAATGCGGTTTCCTCGGCATCTCAAACATCATGTATGCCTCTTACCTGTGCTGATCCCTCTTCCTATGGTTCCGATACTGTACCCCCCACTGACATTTTATGCCCATGGTTGAATTGTGTGGCTACGAATGCCACTTCCTGTGGAAATACCTTAGTTCAGGCCGTGTTTTCCGGAGCGGCAAGAGGTGTGACTTGTAATACAATTCCCAATATACCCGAACAAACTTCCCTTACCACATTGCCACCCCCCTCTGTATAATCTATTTATTGAGCACTGCTCCTCTCCTTTACAAAAATGATTTCATTCCCATATTTATTTTATTAGTATTTATATTTCGTCCATCTTATCAATCTTTACATGAAATTGATAAATTTTACTGATTCATTCTTTATAAACAAATATTTCATAAAAATATTTCATAAAAATATTTCATAACAGGTTATTCGACAACAACAAGAATAATAAAAACCAATAAAATAAACCGAATCAACGATGTTTGCACTCAAAAGTGATACTCATCTTATGGATGTCGTGGAAGAGGATAATCATGTTTTGATGGAAATTAGATCGGACGAAGACTTTTTTGAGAAACTTATACCAGAAGAAGAAGAAATAATTGAAGAGGAAGAAGAATTTGAATTTGATATTGATCAGGATGAAATGTTGATCTTGGATATCCCTCCCGTGGAAGATGATCTTTTTATTATGAAGATCGAAGACGATGAAGAGGATAGTTTCATTCATCCTCTTCATAACGATCATACCGATAATGATCAACGAATGTATCGCAAACACGAAGAAAAGGATCTGGTGACAAGATTATGGGATGATCATCTTGCCACTAAAAGATACAATGAACAGGTGATTCATCGTCGTATCCAAAAATATGAATTCGAAAAACGATATGAAGATTTTTTGGATGAATATCTTTATGAAGAAGGAGAAGAAAATGCATATCCAAATTATCCAAATCATGCGAATTACCCTATCCATTCAATGAAAGAAGAAGAAGAGACTATCGAAAAACCAATCGAGTGGATGATCTTGGATTCACGTAAACTATCTTCATCAACTATCGAAAAAGAAACGATGGAAAGTTCTATCAAGAATACTATCAAGAATACGGAACTTGATCTTTCCACCGTATCAAATATAATAAATACAACAAATACAACAAATACCACAATACCAATTCCGAAACCAACTTCTGTGTGGAAGATTGAACCTGTTAAAATTGTTCCTCTTTCTTTCGAACCTTCGTCCCCACCTCGCCCTTCCGTGGTATCTCCTCTTCAAAAATACAAACCCTCCTCGCCAACTCCGAGTCAAAAAAGTCATAAGAGTCAAAAAAGTCATAGGAGTCATAGGAGTCAAAAAAGTCAACCTCCCCCTGGTCAGAAAATTCATAAAAACCATAACGGACAAGACAAACGACAAGATAAACGACCACATGAATCCTCTTACCAACAACAAAGTCTGGATACAACATATCCCAGATTGTGTAAACATGGTCGATATTGCAAACGTAAAAAGTCTGACGAGAAATGTGATATGGCACATACTATTGCGGAATGGGATCCGACATGTCAACGTGGTGTGAAATGTAATCGTGGGAAAAACTGTTTGTATTGGCATGGAAAACATGAGAATAGTCCAGAAAGCAAAGAGGAGTACTTATCAAGAATGATTCATAAAGCCCCCAATAATTACTTTTCGGGAATCACATCCTATGAAAAAGTGTATTGTCATCCTAGAGATCGTCATGAAGATCGTCATAAATAAAATATATTTTTTTCATTGTAATAAAAATGTCAAACAATACAGAAACAGACACTATTAGACGTGAAACATTGATCGACCCCGTAGCAATTCCAAAAACTCCAATAAATAATTTTATAGTTCCCAATACAGGAGCGAAAACCCTTTATGTACCCAGAGTCATTGGAACCCAAGGACAAAGCGTCGTTGGAACACAACGACAAAGAGTCATTGGAACCCAAGGACAAAGCGTCGTTGGAACACAACGACAAAGAGTCATTGGAACCCAAGGACAAAGCGTCGTTGGAAAACAACGACAAAGCGTCGTTGGAAAACAACGACAAATAGCAAAACATGATTATGCGGAATATCTTCATATTTGGGAGTCTCTGTTTTTTCTTATTCTTATCACAGCCGCCATCTATCTTCAATATACATCTTATATTTACGATAAGGATAAAAAGAAAATGAACATGTGGTTTTTAATAGAACTTGGTGTATATGGTCTTTCTGGGTGGGTAACGTTTGGGTGGATACGATGGATGCGGAATGCACAATACAATCCTATGGATTATTGGATTCACAGTTTCATGTTTGTTATTATTACCATGGCCATGATGGTATGTTTAGAGATTGGTACAGTGAATAATATTTTTGTTGAAACGAATAGTACAGAAGAGTCTATCTCCGATCAAAAGAAAGAAGAATCCTTGAATTATCAGAAAAATTTTACGACTAATTTACTAGAAGCAGCGGGTCTATTACTTTGGTCTTTACCTATTCTCATCCTTCTTCTTCGATTTATAAAAGGATGGGGTATCTCTCATTATCTACCCGAATTTATGATACAATCCGGGAAAACCCCCTTCCTTTCTATTTTTTATTTATCCTTCTTGGGAACAGTCGGAATGATTCTTTTACTAGTGTTTCGTTCTCGTACAGATACCATTCGACGTTTATTTTTAAAGATAAGCGGTTTTATTTTTTGTGTGTTTTTTACTATGGCCTTTCTATACTTGTTATATCAATCGGTTCGATTGAAAAAAGATCAAATCAAATCTTATTACTTGGATAGAATCGTATCTCCATGGCGAATTTTGTTCACCTTTCTCTTTGAAATTATTATTGCATCGTTTTTAACATCCCTACCGTTGATTATGACGGCCTACTTTAGAAATATTCAATTCGGATCCTTTCACCTTGATCACCTATTTACCGATACTTCGTTTTGGAAAGAATTCGCTATGTTTGGAGGAAAAATCTTGGTGATTCTTATTTTCAGTCAATTTTTTGGGGTTTTTGATAATTTCAACCAAAATATTATTCAACTTGAATCACCCCCCGGAACGGTCCTTTATTCTAGACCCATACAAGTGAATGTTGTTTCATGAATCTAAAAGTATTTCATCTCTCTACCTCTCGAAAAATTTATAAATTATTTATAAATTAAAATAAATGGTCAACAAGAAAAGTTTTATATCATCATTTGTAATTTTTATACTCGTTATAATTTTTGTACTCGTTATAATTTTTTTAGTAGTTTACCTTCTATGGAAATTCATAAAAAATAAAAAAAAAATCATTACCTATTCTCTTCTACGTGGACCCAATCAATGGGCCATTTCACCTCTGATTCTTATAAACTCATCGGACAACATATTCAATAATCTTTTTATTGAAAAAGTCGTCTATATTTTACACCATGTCGGTTATGAACCTCATTCTCTTTCTATAGGAAAGTTAAATGATAAAACCTATTGGATAAAGTATGATGGGGTTCATGAAGAAATAATTATGGAAGCCGTGAATATGGTGGTAGAGAATAGAATTCGTTTACAAGAACTTGAAGAACAATATTCAAGGACAAGGTTGGGAATTTCCACAAATTGTATTGTTGAGGTTGCAAAACAACAAGGAATTCAAGTCACACGATTGAATAAAGACAATTTTATTGTATTGGGAAATGGTGTTTCTCAAAAACGAATCATGGCGACGGTCACCTCCAATACTTTACAAATTGGAGTGGACATTGTTCAGAATAAACAACTTACCAAACAATTACTTTCCAAATTGGGTATTCCAGTTCCTCGTGGACGGATTTTGCATCATAAAGACGATGCATGGAGTATTATGAATTATATGAAAAATAATGGTATCGTCCGATTCGTGATAAAACCATCGGATAGTCATCAAGGGAAAGGAATCACGATAAATCCTGTTTCCCGAACCGAAATAGAGAGGGCGATATCCTTTGCCAATACGTTTAGTAAAAATATAATGGTGGAAGAATTAATAGAGGGAAATGATTATCGAGTACTCGTCATTCACGGAAAAATTGTTGCCATCGCAAAGAGAACACCCCCTTTGGTTATTGGGGACGGACAATCTACCATTTTTCAACTTTTGGAACGATTAAATCAAGATCCATTGCGGAAAAAAAATCATGATGGGATGTTGACCATTGTAAAAGAGGACATTTATGTTCTTCAAAAACAAGGATTTCAATCAGTGAAAGACATTCCTTCTCTTCACCAAAAAGTATTATTGAGACAAGAATCCAATTTATCAATGGGTGGAACTTCCACAGACGAATTTATTCATAACATTCATCCCCAGAATAAGCAATATATCGAACTTGCTGTTCGTATGGTGGGGTTAGATGTGGCGGGAGTGGATATAGTATCCAACGATTTATCCATTCCGTTGAAAATTCAGGGAGCCATTACAGAAATTAATGCCGCTCCCGGATTACGAATGCATATCCTCCGTCAAAAAAAAATTAAAGAAAATATAGGTACCTCTATTGTCAATTATTTATCCCCTTGTTCCATTCCGATTATTGCGATTACGGGTGTCAATGGAAAAACCACCACGACATTATTAATCTCTCATATCCTACAACAAGTTTATTCCTGTGTAGGAAGTGTCACGACGAATGGAATTTATGTTAATCAACACTTGATACGTTCATGTGATTGTAGTGGACCACAAAGTGCACGTGCGATTTTACAACATCCAAAAATCGAAGCCGCTGTATTGGAAGTTGCCCGAGGAGGAATCATACGTGAAGGTCTAGGTTATCATACATCCACCGTTGGTATCTTTTTGAATATTGGACAAGGAGATCATTTAGGTCAGAACGGTATACACACATTGGATGATTTATTTAGAGTCAAATCAACCGTTCTTAAATCCATTAATCAATATGGGTTTGGGGTAGTGAATGCCAACGATGCATTTTTAAAACAATCCGTCATGAGAATCAATAGTAAGAATATCGTATGGTATTCCATCGATCCGACCACCATTCCCTTTCAATGCAAAGATTATGTAACACAAAGTGGACAACATATAATTGTCATTCAAAAAGAACAAAAAGTATTTGAAATTTCCGTAAACGATATTCGCTTTACCCATTTTGGGACATTATTATTTAATATAGAGAATATGATGGCGGGTCTGGCGACAGCGAGTGGTTTACAAATTCCCTGGTGTTTGGTGAAAAAGGCATTGCTCTCTTTCGAACCACCAAAAGGTCGAGCCAATATTCTACCTTTTCGAAATGGACATGTGATTCTTGATTATGCTCATAATGTGGATTCGATTCATGCTATAGTTCATTCTTTACCCTCTTCCAATCGAACCATTATTATGTTTGGTGCAGCCGGAGATCGACGGGAGGAAGATATCGTAAAGATGACAGATACCTTGTCTCGTCATTGTCAAGATTTATTGTTATATGAAGATATCAACTTACTTCGAGGACGTCAACGTGGAGAAATACAAAAGATAATGGAAACGACGGCAAGAAAACAAAAACAAGTACGGGTACAGACATTTTCTTCCGAAGAAAGTGCAATCAACAAAGGATTCGCCATGTTTGAAGAGGGGAATGTCGTGTTATTTTTGTTGGATGATATTGAAACCTTTCACCCCAAAATTACGGATTTCATTTCCAAAGGGCAAATCAGATGAAAATAAAATTGATGTCATGGTTCTTTATTTTCATTCTTTATTTTGTCTTATTGTCTTTTGAAATTTTATTCTAATCTAATAAAATTTCAATAAAATAACCTCTCCCATAAAAATTCCAGGCATACATACATTCATCCAATCACTCATTCAATCAATCATTCAATCATGTTTTCCGTGATTCAAAATAATTTCCAAAATCATCGAGTCCTTCAACTTTTTATGATTTGGATCGGTTTCGTCTTTGGACACTTCCTTGCCAGTCATCTTTACATCCATTATTGTGTGCCGTGGACGTGGACTGGACTTTTGGCATCCCCATTCATCACCATGACACCTCATTGTACGGCTCTTCGTTGGTGCATTTGGCATGGTGCTTCTCACCTTCAAAAATTGTGGATCAGTCTAGGAACATGGTGTTTTCTCCATATTTTTGAAAAAATCACCATCTTTTCCTCTTCAAAAGAAGGTTAAAAAATAAAAAAATAATGACTCATTCAACGTTTATTCTACGTTTACGTTTGTTTATTATTATTATTATCTCGAGTATTATTATTATGTCGAGTATGTCGTTTTAATGATTCGGTATTGTTCAAAATAGATTGAAGGATTCGTGTTTGTTCTTTCATTTCGGAAAGAAGTTGTTGCATAGTTTGTTGCATAGTGTGTTGCATCGTTTGTTGCATATTTCCATAATTTGAATAATTGGAATAATTGGAAGAGGGTGATGTTGTGGAGGAAAGAGAAGAAGACGGTGGTGATACCGATAAAGAAAGTAAATTTTCAGCATCTTCAGGACTTCGACGATACGTTTTTATCAAATGATTTTTTTTATCTTGTGATGTGGCTTCCCGAGGACATTCTTTATGAATCACACTACACATTAAACGTAATTCAATCGCCCGTGGACTTCGACCATGAATTGTTGAAATCGTTGAAATGGACATTCCCGATTTTAATTCAGTTCGTAATTGATTCTCTTCCTCTTCTGTCCACGTTTTCCCCATATTCTTCACATTCTTCATCGTAGAAGCCGCCATATTTTGATTATTTATAATTTCCTATCAAGCACTTCCTCTATAAAACTATATAGAACTATATTTGTATTAATATTATATAAATCCTTATATTTTGAAAATTTGAAAAGAAAGAAGGATATGTAATCTCTCCTTCTTTTTTTATTTCTTCTTTCTATCTTCATCACGTTGTTTTCCTTTGTCCGATTGTACTATTATATGATCCAAATCGTTCCAAGAGATACCACCACCCGAGTGACCCTTCATAGAGTGACCAATTGTTTTGGGAGAATCATTGGTAGACTTGAACCTGTTTTGAATCCAAAGGACAAGAAGTGTGTAGAAGACCATACCTAATAAGAATCCCCATAGGAAACGGGATTGCATACACTGGTACACCTTGAACCATGCTTGGGCCTGTTCTATGGTAGTAACACCCGTTTTCATCATATATTTAAATTTGGGACATATCATGTAAAACACCACATACAATCCAAACCACATGAATAGCCATTTACATTCGGATTTCCAACAAGGAACCGACGATTCTGGTGAATGAATTAGACTGAAAAGAGTCGAATAGGACGAGGAGGTGGTGGTGGTAGTAGAAGACGATTGGGAATGCGATGATGTCTTATAATAAATGTATGCCGTAAGGATTCCCGCCACAAGAAAACTGGTAATACTAATTCCAAGTCGGATTTTATAAACCGTTTGAAACGATTTTTTTTGAGTCTCTGTCAATGTATTTTTTAAAGAAGTCAAGACAGTGTTACAATTCCACATTAAAAGAAATAAATGAGAGCCCACGATTCCAAATAAAAGAGCACAACTTAAACTCCAATTTGAAAACATTATTTATTTATACTCTTTTTATAATCTTTTTATAATCTTTTTATAATATTTTTATAATCTTTATTGTGTTGTTTTTTCCTTTTATGAAATAAAAAAATCTTTAATTTTTATAAATTGGTTTTTAGGAAAAAAGAATGACAGTATATGTATTTCCGAAAACACAAAAACAATTTGTGGCTGAAACCTATTCATATTCTATTTCGGTTTGGATTTTTATGTTTGCGGTCACTCTAGGAGTTTTACTCACTATTTTTATTATCGGTGCCATGATTTATTTATTTTTGACCGATAGTTTACTTTTACTTCACCCTACCCCTTTTTCTTATTCCTCTGGTACATTAATCTCTACCTCCATCCCATCCTCGTACTCTTTTGCATCACCTTCTCCTTCTCCATCCTCTTCTTCCCCTACTCCCAAACCACCCCTCTATCCTCGTGTCGTACCTTTATGTACCCCCAAAAATGAAGATGAATGGAAAATACAATCAACGATGATCAAAGAATCTCCGACCGACAGTTCCTTTCCTCTTTCCCTCTTTCTCCTTTCCTCTTTTCCCTCTTTTTCGTCGTTGAAAAAAAAATATTCCATCCTTGGACGTTATTCCATTAAAAATCCTCTTCGAACGTTTCAAATTCATCTCTATTTCAAATATCTGACGAATCATCATAAAAATGGAGTGATCTACTGGGGTTGGAGTTCCTCTACCGTCACACAACCTTTATACCCTATTGTCCTCCTACCCGATATTCAACCCAATCTTTCTTGTATTCGATATACCGTTCTTCAATCTTCGGATAAAAATCCACCGGCTTCGTTATATATTCGATATTCTGTCCAACCCGATAATTCCGAAAGTTTTTCGGACGAGAGTGCCTTTGCCGTCATGATTTATGAAGACGATTCCAATCCTTCCAACTATATCCAACAAGGAAAACAATCATCCGAACAAATGACCTCCTTTTGTTTACAATAAATAATCAAGAAATGAAGAAGAATAATTAAAAAAATTTTGTTTCAATAAAAAAGAAATAAAAATACAATGTCTTCCTCTTCTTCTTCTTCCTCCTCTTCCCAAGGTCGTCAACGTCGACAGGGCCGCCAAGGTCAACAAACTCAACAACAAGTCGTAATTAGTGGACAAGGCCAACAAGGTGGACAGCAAGGTCAACAACAAGGTGGACAGCAAGGTCAACAAAGACCGGTATTTGATATAAGTAATATGGACAGTGGATTTACTGGAATTTTATTTCCCATGAAAATACCACAGCGCCTTATGAATCTTCGACAATCATTGTTGATTCAAAGTTCAACTGAACCCAATTCACTTCCATCTGTAAATTTGTTGGTGGCGACGTGGACCTTTTTCCATACGTTATTAAAATTAGAACCGAATTTCTTTTATGATATGTTGAGACATCAGGCTCTTGCAAATGCGAGAAGTCGAAGAGTTCCACAAACGGGAGGTGGTGGAGGCGGAGGAAGGATTGTGGTAGCGACTCCCCCCGAAAAAAAAGATATTATGGATGAACTTTGTAAATCCGAATACTTGAAAAACTATATTACAAATTTATGGCATGGAATCAGCCCAGCAGATTTACAAAGAGTTTTATTAGAAATCGTCAATCAATACAAAGATCAATTCGAGTTGTCTTCGTTCGAAGAGAATCTAACATCCTCATCTCCAAAAACATTGAAAGAGTTATTAACGATTTTGTGTGAAATTTTTGCCACAATTTTTATTCATCAAAAACGAGTACAACAAAAGAAGGGTAAACAAAATCAAACTCAAAAAGGGAAAACGTCTCGATCCGGACGTGGAGCCCTTCAACCCTCCAATATATTTTAATTTTTCTTAAAAATTGATTTTTCAAAAGGGTATTTAAGTAATTGGTGAGTATAGAAGAAAGAGAAGGATACCGCTGTAACTCAGTTGGTCAGAGTGTCGGCCTTTTAAGCCGAAAGTCGAGGGTTCGACCCCCTCCAGTGGTGAATTGATTTTGTTTTTATAACAATGATTATAAAAGCATAGATAGAGAGATAGAGATATAGAATATAATAACGAAGTTATCGTTTAATGCTGTTTTTTCATCTTTTTGGTTGCACTCGTTTGTTGTTCTTGTTGTTTACCCCTCTCTCTAACTTCTTGCCCTCCGGTACTTTGACGTAGTCCAGAAACTGTTCCACTGCCACTACGTAACCGTTGCTGTTTTTGTTGTTGACTAATACCACCCCCACCGCCTCCACCGCCACCGCCACCATGTTGTTGTCGTTGTTGTTGTTGACTAATACGACCTCCACCGCCACCACCTCCACCGCCACCGCCACCACCTCCACCGCCACCGCCACCATGTTGTTGACTGTCACTTTGTTGGTCCTTTTTAACCCAACCTAAATGGGCCATTTGTTGATCTGTATCGTACATTTGTTGCTGTTGCTGTTGTTGTCGTTGTCGTTGTTGTAGTGGTAGTTTTTGGAGTAGCGGTTGGAAACGTTCTGATGATAAAATCCGACCTATGAATATTTTCAACAGCGTTTCTTCCTCTAACGAGGTGGACTTTTCCATATACTCATGAATTATTTCATGTATACCAGGTTGTAGCTTATCGTGTAATGTTGTTGTATCTGTTATGGAGGTTATCTGACGACCAAGTAACCGATAATAAATAAATAATAAGAGGTAACATTTATCACGAACAGTCAAACCATTCATTGGACTTCTATTACTATAATAAAGAAATAATCTGGTAATGACACGGAACAATAACCATATTATTTTCTTTTGATTGGCTGTCGAAAACAATGGAAAGAAACGAAGGTTTTTACCAATCTCATTCTTGAACAACATTTGTATAATGTTGTTAATTTCTGTTGTGTAAGATTCGATACCCGATGCGGGGATAACATAAAAATTTCCGTTCCGATATTTTTCCCATAATTTTCTGAATAAGTGTATAATCATACCCATATACTCGGAACATTCCTTTTTGAATTTTTCTTCAAAGAAATCGGCACCGATATGAAATCGATCCCTTTTCATATGGATGAATTGTGTAAATAATAATAAACAATCCAAAAATTTTTCCAACTTGGGATCCATTGGTATAGAGGAAGTACCACCATATTTACTCGTTTGAATAAATCTTGGTAATGACCTTACCGCCAACGTAGACATCATTCCGTAGGTCTATTTTGTATCTAGAAATATTTTTATTAAAAAAATATTTTTACAAAAATCACCGCTTTCAACTATTATAAAAATTTATTATTATAATACCTTAATAACGATTGTTTGTTTTCCTATCGATATCTCAAATTGTTTCTTTCTTATTTTTGTATTTTATTTATATTTATACTTTACATTTCCTTTTCCCGAGGATGAGGAAGAGGACGAGGAAGAGGAAGAGGAAGAGGAGGAGGTGGTATGACATGTCCTATTTTCCATGGTATATTTTTCACCGGTTTTACAACACATCGAATCAATTTGATATCCACCAGGTATGGTTAATTTGGTTAAACCTTGACCATCACAACATTTTGTCTGAGTATCGTTTGCTCTAATTTCACTCATGTATCCAGCACACGGATTTCCATATTGTTCAATAATAGGATTTGAAACTTTATGGGAAGTCATATTCTTGTTCATTTGACAAAAATTAGAAATGTTATTGTTCTTCATTATTGGTGAATGAATAGGTTTTAAATTTGAGGTATTATTTTTATAACTCTACTTATACACAATATTTTTTTTTAATATTTTTTTTTTCAAAAAAAGAAAGTAAATGAGAAAAATTAGTAAAAACACAAAGTCGACATCAAGATCGGCAAATGATTTGATTTTTATTCTTATTTCATTGAGTATCGTTGTTTTTTTGTTATATTGTATGTATGTATCCTCTATATCCTCTGTATCCTCTATATCCTCTGTATCCTCTATATCCTCTGTATCCTCTATATCCTCTATATCCCAAGAAAAAGAAAATGGTCAATGCATTGAAAATTTTTATGATACCCATACCCCTTCTTTCTTTACAACGTTTCACACAGAGAAAGATCAACCTCTTGAAAAGAAGAATGGATATTGGATTTTACCCTCTCCATCCTCCGACAAAAAGGGAGGAGAATCCTATATCGATGAGTCGAAAGAGTTGAAAAATTTATGCACTGATTTTGTGACTCATTATTTTTTTGCGACCGAGGATACCATTTATGAATTCATGAATCTAACCATTCATACAATAGAAACCATGTTGAAGGAAAAAAGATTTTTATGGAATGTGAAAGAAGAAGACATGTTTTTAGTCTACAAGGGAGGAAATATATTACGAAAAGTTTTCTCCAATTTTATGGAATCTTTCCCTGAACTTGTTCGTACCCGTCTTTTTGATTATTTTAGTCCGTATTTTAAACGTTCCGATATGGATTTTTCGATTTATATTCGTCCTTCTCTTTCCGATTATTCATCGATTTTACTTGATGTGGAGGGGGGATTATTGAATTTGGAACGGAAGATCCGGTCCACCTTTGAAAACAATCCTGCTCGTTTTTTTAATTATTATCAGTACAGTCAATCGTATCAAACCCAATTACTCAATAATTTATTCAAAACTATGGAAAAAGCATCTGTATTTAATGATCCATCCAATTCTCTTTATTATAAAAAGGTGTTGCTTGCTGTTAGTTATGATTCTTTAGTCAGTACCACGATTCCTTTATCCTTGTCGTTTGATTCTTCTCTTTTAGTGGCCAAGGAGGGACGGGAAGATTTGGAGATTCGATTTGTGGATCCGATCAAGTCGGAAGGAATTAAAATTCGTACTCTTCCACAAAATGGAAAACACAAGACATTTATTTCGGATAATCGAGCCTTGAAATTTTCCAAAACCAATGGGGGTGAAATCGAATTCGATTTAATTCGAACCAAAGTTGATTTTGGTATGGTATTAATCTCCCTATCCTCTCTTGAAACATGGGGTCAACATATGAATGGGGAATTGTTAGATGTCAGTTTACCCAAAGGAGAACAAGCCAAACAATTTTTCCAAGAGGTGGACGATACCTCCTTTTCCGATTATATCGTACCATATACTCTTCATTATATGAGTGATATGAATTTGGAAGGCAGTGTTCAAGAAAAAACCGTCCATGTTTTCGGATATACACTTTCTTATTTGCGCGAGGATTTGACAAGAATATTATTTGAAGACGCTGAATTTCCATGGGATGATGGAAAGTATAGTAAACGTCTTCATCGTTTATTTTTGTTACATTTCATAAATTTGTATATTGAATCCAGAAATCGAAAACTGGATATGGAAATGATTTCCGATGCCATTCACTCTCTTTCGACATCAAAAGATCCCATGGATGTTTATCGTACCGTGTCTTCTCATTTTGGTATCTCTATATTATCCTTTAATTCTTTTCTTGAACATGTTGCACTTCTTTCAAAAAGAGTAAACAATGTCAAGAATAAAGATTTTGCAAATATGATGAAGGTGCTTCAGGAAGATGCCAAGACGTGTTTGGAAATATTTGCAGATCTCGATCAATATTTTATTCAAAATGCACCCGTTATACGCAAATCCATTTATAATTAAATTTATCATTAAATTTTTCATCAAAAGAAAGAAGAAAAATAAAAATGAAACATAAAAATGAAACATAAAAATGAAATATAATTTATTCACATTATATTTCAAAGGTGATTATTCAAGACGATGACATTCATGGAATGTCTTGTTTGTTATGAAGAAAAAGAAAAGGAAATGTTTATTGAAAAGCCAATAGTTGATTCTTCAACGACTTCTTTACTCGATTCTTTATGTATTCATTTGACCAAGACGTGTAAGAAGTGTTTCTCCTCACTACAGAAACCCGAATGTCCTTATTGTCGTCAAGATTGGAGTGTTTATTATGACTATGATAGGGTTATGAATATTGATATGGAGATTGATATGGAGATTGATATGGAGATTGATACACCCTCTTTACAACGACACACGCTTCCATTTATTTTTGAAAATATTTATTTATGGATTGCCATTTGTGAAGATGATATTGCATTAATTCATCATCTTTTGGAAACATGGAATGTTGACATTACGTTAGAAAGACCTTTTGTTGAAATTAGTTATTTGATCACCGGAAAAGATGGAGAGAATAATATATCGGATGCTTTTGACTGGTGGAACCAAAACCCCCAACGTAGTATTATGAAAGAAACATTTCTTCAATGTAATCAAATCCAATACCAACACTCCACTAATAATTATGTATGTTCACATTCCTAACATTTATAAAAACAGGAAAAACAATGGAGATTATCGTTCAACATTATAGTTGTATTGATCCTATAGATTCTGTTGAATCTTTGGATCCGATGAATTCGATGCATGACCTTCCTAGGCCATCATGTGTGATTTGTATGGAAACATTACATCATGGTCAAGATGTCATCAATCTGTCTTGTCACAGTAGTCATCGTTTTCATTCCAAATGCATTCAACAATGGTGGAATAAAAACAAGTCATGTCCTCTTTGCCGTTCATCGATTGAAGAACAAGAACATGACAAGACTTTGGGAGCAACCATCGTATTACTTTCGTCCCCGCATAGAAGGTCACCATATAGAAGAGGAAGTCAATGTATATTTGTTTTTTTTATAGTCATGATATGTGTATTTTCGTTTATGTCATGTATTACGATTTTCGGAACATTGTTAACCCTACTCCTGATACCCATTAAATTGAATTGAATTGTATATTTTTTGAATTTTGGAATATACAATGAAGGACATAAAATACCTATAAAATACCATAAAAACGAATAAGGTTGTAATCATTCAATGCTATTTCTTTCTATGATTTTCTTATGATATAGATAAACCTTTTAATTTATTAGTAAAAAGGGTTACATCATCAGCAATATTGTATCTACCTCCGTTGCCTCTGTATATGTGAATACCTTTTTTATCTCCGGATGTAGCCTTGTGTAACTCACCTTTTTTCCTCGTATAATTACAAGTTAAGGATAATGAGGAATATGGGTCGCATTTTAATTGTCCACCAGTATCTGCACCCTCGTATCTTATGTTATAATTTTTTTTGTTTATATTAAAATTTGAAACAGATTCTTCAGAATCAACACAAATGTTCACTGTTCCACCACCAACTCGATCCACAATAATTTCATGGTCGCACGGGTATCCATAATTTTCAACGATTGGTTTCCGTTGCATCCCACCTGCTTGTATAGGACAAAAGGAATTATTTGTTTTGTACATAATTGCTTATATATATATTATATCAGTAATTATATATCAATAATCAAGAAAAAAAAAATTACCACTATATTTTATTTTATGACTAACTTTATTTTTGTTGAAAGCATTTTTATTTTATCTTTACGAAAGATTTTTCCATAAGAGGATTATAAAAATCAATATTGTACCTACCTCCATTGTCTCTGTATATGTGATTACCTTTTTTATCACCGGATGTAGCATTGTGTAACTCACCCGTAGAATCCGTAAAATAACAAGGGGTTAATCGTGTACTAGAACATATTAATTGTTGTCCACCAGTAGCATCACCACTATATCTTATTTTATGACTAAATTTATACTTGTTGAAAGCATCAACTGATTCTTGAGAATCAACGCAAATCGGTACTGATGCACCTTACAGAACAATTTCATAATACACCATTAAATTTTATATTCTGTTGTATACAAGATGAGATGAGATAGTTCAATAGAATATAAAATAGGATATTCTTAATGAATAAACGAATGAATGGTTCTATGATTTTCTTATGATATGGTTAATTCTTTATTTTGGATAAATCCTCCTTTCCAATCAATATTGTATCTACCTCCGTTGCCTCTGTATATGTGATTACCCTGTTTTGAACCTTTTGTAGCCTTGTGTAACTCACCTTTTTTCCTCGTATAATTACAATCATTAGAATAAAAGTCGGGGTCGCATTTTAATTGTCCACCAGTATCTGGACCCTCGTATCTTACGTTATGATTTTTTTTGACTCTGTCGTAATTATTAACAGATTCTGCAGAATCAACACAAATGTTCACTGTTCCACCACCAACTCGATCCACAATAATTTCATGGTCGCACGGGTATCCATAATTTTCTCTGATTGGTTTCCGCTGCATCCCACCCGATTGTATAGGACAAAAGGAATTATTTGTTTTGTACATAATTGCTTATATATATATTATATCAGTAATTATATATCAATACTCAAGAAAAAAAAAATCACCACTATATTTTATTTTATGACTAACTTTATTTTTGTTGAAAGCATTTTTATTTTATCTTTACGAAAGATTTTTCCATAAGAGGATTATAAAAATCAATATTGTACCTACCTCCATTGTCTCTGTATATGTGATTACCTTTTTTATCACCGGATGTAGCATTGTGTAACTCACCCGTAGAATCCGTAAAATAACAAGGGGTTAATCGTGTACTAGAACATATTAATTGTTGTCCACCAGTAGCATCACCACTATATCTTATTTTATGACTAAATTTATACTTGTTGAAAGCATCAACTGATTCTTGAGAATTAACGCAAATCGGTACTGATGCACCTTACAAAACAGTTTCATAATACACCATTAAATTTTATATTCTGTTGTATACAAAATAGTACAATAGAATATAAAATAGAATATTCTTAATATGCGAATGGTTCTTTTTTTTTCTATGATATCCGATAATAAGGGTTTCCAAACAAAGGATTTACGTCTTCCAAATTGTATCTACCTCCGTTGCCTCTGTATATGTGAATACCTTTTTTATCTCCGGATGTAGCCTTGTGTATTTGACCTTTGGTATCCGTATAATTACATTTTTTAGATCCATTATAATCGCATTTTAATTGTCCACCAGTATCTGCACCCTCGTATCTTATGTTATATCTTGTTTTGTTATTTTCGAAAGACTTAGCAGATCCTTCAGAATCAACACAAATGCTAACTTGGCCACCACCAACTCGATCCACAATAATTTCATGGTCGCACCGGTATCCATAATTTTCAACGATTGGTTTCCGCTGCATCCCACCTGCTTGTATAGGACAAAAGGAATTATTTGTTTTGTACATAATTGCTTATATATATATTATATCAGTAATTATATATCAATACTCAAGAAAAATTATTTTCAACCAAAAATAATTTTCAACAAAAAAAAAGGTTGCTCTTTACTCCTTAAAAGTTATTTATTTGGTTATATTAGGTTATATTATATTGATACACAATCATCGTCAAGAATACCACCATAGGATGTGGGAGTTTTATAAGAGGTATTATAGTCCCATTGTTGAAATAAACTTAAAACTCGTGATTCTACATTCTCTTTAAAAAAGGTCACATTGTTTGTCCATACATATAAACTATAATCATCATCTTTAGTCACAATCACGGTATGGGCTTGTTCTTTGGATTCGGGGGAGATAAGAATCGATCGTATCGTATATTTCCATGGAACACGAGTGAGGGTCGAAACTCCCGACATATCATCGGAAATACAGTCCCAAAATCCCGTATTCTTATCATGATCACATGAAATCAAGGAAAATTCCTTCTTGACGGAATATCCCAATGGAGCATGAAGATGTCCTTCTTTGGATATTTTGATGGGAAGGTCTAAATTGATATTGCTAATATTGCTAATATTGCTAATAATAGGTAATGTAATATTCACTTGTACACACTGCCAATCTATCTGTTCTGTGATTTCTACATACATATTGGTGTAGACCTCGTAATATTCACCAGACATAGAAGAAAGCGAGGTTTCATACACATGACTTTCTTGACCTGAAGAGAGACCCATCATGGACCCACCGAGTAGGGCTGTAATAAGATATTTGATCAAATTCATTTCTTTCCTATTATTGTTTCACGTATTTAAATTTAATATTCAAATTTAATATTCAAATTTAATATTCAAATTTAATATTCAAATTTAATATTTAAATTTAAGATGAAGAGTGGAAAATAGATAAATGGAGGAGGACGATGATCTTTTCAAATTGGATAAAAAAATAGAAAGTGTTGAAGGGGGTGTTTTTAGACCAATTCGGGAGGTTGTAATGAAAAAAAATCCTCAAAAAATGGAAAGACGGGAAAGGTTGAAATGGATGAATGAATGTGGGTTAATGATGTCGAGTGATGAAATGACGACAAGGAATTTATACAAACGCTTTCCGAAAAAACATTCTTTTCAATGTTTAGAAGATGATGACTGTTCTCGATTTATTCCTTATTGGGAAAAAATACGATTTGATATTCATGCTCTTTTATTTGAAGAGGAAAGATGGAAAACGGATCGCTATGTTATACTTTATAAATTAAATACGTTGATGGAATCCTTTGGATTTTCAATTAAAACGGATATTTATGATATCGCCTTGGGTAACTGGGAAAAAGTCTGGGAAGAAAGAGAAATTATGATTTCGAGAATTCGATTTTCCTCTCATTCCAATCAACTCTGTCTCTATTTTTTCCTGAAAAGTTTTTTCGCTCACCCCTTTTCCGTTCCACCTTCTTCTTCCATCATCAATACCCCAAAAAATTCCAAATATCTAACATTCCACTATCCTTCCACATTACAAATAATACGATTATGGCGACGACTTGTATTTTAATTTTACGTTAAAGAATAAAAAGGGTCGATAGAAAAAAGATGAATTATTTACCTATTGGAATCAATGAAATGGCTGTCAAAGATATTTCTTCTTTGGGTAAATCAAACCTATCAAACGTATCCAACCTCCCGATGAATGTAACTATGGGAGACCATAGTCATGGAAGTCATATCATCAATAACGTCGGTCATGTCAATAACGTCAATCATGTTGGTATACCCTCGGTACAACAGTCCCCGGTCACGACGTATTTGTTTCGAGCCAAGACATCGGATGCGTATATTATCAAGATTCTAATTGAATTATTACATAACAATATCAAAATGGGATGTTTTGAAGTTTCGACAGAAGGAATCCATTTTTGTATGACGGATTCGAATCGTCGTACACTCATTCATTGTCAAATGATTGCCAACGATTTTAATATTTTTATGCTTCATCAAGGTCAGAAATTAAATCTCGGATTGAATATCAACCATTTCTACAAAATGTTGAAAAGTATCAAGAAGAAGGATTCCGTCGTATTATTTATTACAGAGGATCGTCCGACAGAACTTGGTATACAAATCATTCCAAAAGATCATTCACGATTGACCATATCCTATATTCGTATTCAGAATATACAAAATTTGGAAATTCAGTTACCTGAACCGTATTCATCTTCTATTCTCGTATCGGCCTCTGAATTTTCAAAAATGTGCAAGGATATGTTTAATATTTCCAATACCATTACCATACTTGCCAATACCCATAATGTGAAATTTATTTGTAATCTTGGTTCGGTTTATTCCAGGGAAGTGATTTTGGGAGAAACCGATCAAGAACGAAATCATATCAGTACTAATGAACATTATACGTTTCAAGATGATTTTGATGCGGAACAACTTTCCAGAGTCATCAAGATTAGTGGTCTTTCTTCGAATTTAAATATTCATTGTGTTCGAGATATGCCTATGATGATCCGTACTAAAATTGGGTCCTTGGGCACCATTTCTATTTACATAAAATCAAAACGCCAAATTGAGGAAGAGGAAATTACATCAGAGATGTGTTAATGTTAATCTATCCATGACAATAATAATTGTATACATGATTTTATATTCATGGGATAGAGTGAATGAATATTTTGAATATTTTGAATATTTTGAATAGTTGTAAAAAATTTTTTTTTTACAAATTTACTAATTTAAAATGTCTACTCTTGCTACATTCGTTTCCATATTTTTAATACTCGTGATAAGTTTTATCAACGTCTTTCTTTATCTATTAAATGAAAAATTTTTAATATCCCTTCTCGTCTTGGATATGACACTATGTCTTTACATGTATACATCTTATAACATGACATCATCTTCCCCTTCTCTACCACCCCATATTATCCATATTATCCCTATTATGATTGTTTTGTATATTGGATATATGGGATATATCACATGGCTAGACGAATATGATCCACAAACTCTCGTGACTCATTCCAACATGTATTGGATATATCTCCCTGTTATTTACTTTGGTTTATTCATGATGATTCTGTTTCTTTGGAAACTCTTGAAACATCGGTCCGATGTAAATAAGGAAGATTTTATAAAAGGACTTCCACGAACTGTCAGTTCACCAACAAAATCAATAAAACCAACAACAACGTCTAATAAATCATTACTTGCTGATTTTAATGAACAAGTATAGAGGTGAAAATGTGAAAATATAGTCGTTTGTTTAAGAACTTAGCATGATTAGAATAAAAAAAAAAGAAACTATGAAAATTTTTTTATGGGTGTCTGCATTTTTCTTTTCAATGATGGGGGGGAGTGTAGAATCATGGAAAGTGGAGAATGGACAAATTTATGATAATCAGGGAGATATTTTCAACGTGAAAGGATTATCATGGTTTGGATTTGAAACTCAAGATTTTGTGGTGGATGGACTATGGCAACATCCCATGACCACATATTTGGACCAAGTAAAGAGATTAAATATTACAACGTTGCGAATTCCTTTTTCCGCCGAATGGATTTATTATAATTTCGATATTTATCCGTATAATGGTCTTTTGAGTGGAGATCCGTCGAATCAACATAAAAAGTCGATTGAAATTCTTGATACATTATTTGATGAGTGTGAAGAAAGAGGAATATATATCATGTTGGATCTCCATCGTCTTCATAATACCTTCATTTCCGAGTTATGGTATTCTCCTACGGATAAACAGTTTACATCCGAGACTTTTTTCATGGTCTGGGAGAGAATGATTTCGAGATATGGAGAACGAAAAAATTTCTTTGCTGTGGATTTATTGAATGAACCTCATGGGTCGGCATCATGGGGGCGTTATAACCCTTCTACAGATTGGAATCAATTTATTGAAATGGCCATTCCGAGATTGGCGACTACTTTTGAAAATGTATCCAATCAATTTCTTTTTCTTGTAGAGGGAATTGAATGGGGGCATACCTTTCAAAATTATCGTCAATATCCCTTGGAATTACCACAGTATGACGATCGGATCATCTTTAGTCCTCATTCGTATGGAAGGAGTGTGGTACCGGGAACATCCAATGATCGAAATGTATTGTACAGGAATTGGGATAACGATTTTGGGTTTTTGCGGACAGAGCATACCAAAACCGTTGTACCGGGAGAATGGGGTGGAAGAACCGATCTTGATTCCAATTGGATGAATATTTTTGTTGATTACTTGATGGAAAGAAATATGACCAATAATTTTCTCTGGAGTTTAGGTCCAAATTCTGGTGATGTTCAAGGACTACTCTTGGATGATTGGACGACGATTGATTCGTTTAAACAAAATGTTATGCAACGTTTGATTGGGTTTTAAAGTCTTGAGAAAGAATCATAAAAAATTATAATTTTAAAAATTAATAATTTTTTTTAAAATTATATTAAAAACATAATGAGTAGTCATTTCAGAATTTCAAATTTGAAAAGTTCGTTACCTAAAAATACTGTGTACAATTCTTTATTAATTAAACAGGGAAATTCATTTCCCAAGACGACTTCTCGTACGTTTCGTACAGCGTCATCTTCTTCCTCTGTACCCGCCCCTGATGCACCACCACCATCCATGGTATCAACACCGGAGGTTTCGGAGAGCAAATCAGTTCGTTTTCGTCTTGTACGAGATCCTGATACCAACAAGTTCAAGTTTGTAAAGAATGACAGTGAACCTGTCTCTTCTGCTCCTGTTTCTGATTCGGCTCCCGCTGCATCGGCTCCGGCACCCGTTGCATCTGTTTCGGCTCCCGTTGTATCGGCTCCGGCACCCGTTGTATCTGTTCCTGTTGCTCCTGTTGCTTCTACTCCGGCACCTGTTGCACCTGTTGCTTCGGAACCTAAAAAGAAGGCGACTTCCCATGCGCCCATCTTTCCTACTCTCACTCCCTATTTCAATGAAAAAGCCAATGTGAGGGGTGTCGTCATCAAAAATAGTCCTCCCCCTCCTCCTCCCGCTGCACCAACAAACACCCTTTCATCGAATCTTGGAAAGAAAAGTCCATTTTCGCAAATGTTACATCTTCGTAATTCTGATCCTGTACTTACACTCAACACGGCGGACCCTACACCCCCTCTTCCTTATTTTACGAACAACGCATGTTCCTTCTTGAATAGTGGTCCTACGGGTCCTACGGGTCCAACCGGTGATGTGGGACCCACTGGACCCACTGGACCCCAAGGAATTCCGGGAGCATCGACCTATTATGATTTTTCGGATAACAGTGGGATTACTGGTTTATTCGGTCCTGCGGTTGGTGTTCTGGATGAAGTTGCAAGGGTAACAGCTCCTGGTGTTTTTTATTATTATCCGAATGTCTATGCGACACTTCTTGACCAGGATCCATTACAAAGTGTAACGATTGCCGATGTGTCACAACTTCCGGCGAGTGGTACTTCCTATATAACCATTACACAAACGAATTTTACCATTCAACAACTCAATTATCTTTTTTCTGCAAATGGAATTACAATTACGGCAGAAGTCTGTTTATTCACGTTTACCGGTGGTGTCGTCTCGCTCACCGAAACACTCATTTCTCTTTCGACGACCCCCTCTTCCACGACCATTACATCCTCTGTCAATACCGATCAGTATGTGATTCCCCCTACAACGACACCGACATATATTGGCCTGAGAACAGAGATTTCCGGTGCGAATGCAACGAATTATGCTTCCGATAATCCCGGTATTATCAATACGAGTGCAGCCATTCAATTACAAGTAACCCCAACTACTTCTACTCCTACCTTTACCACCACCACCTATTCCTATCAACCCATTGTACCCCCACAGACAATGACTCCCCCTGTTTATGATTCGTCTTCATTTATCGATTTGAAAAGTTTGATGAAGTTTTTAGGAGAAGATGATGAGAAAATACTCTAAAAAAAAAATATTTCCTTTCCAATCATGAACTCAAACTATTGTCCATTACAATTGTCGAGTCAACCAAAAATCCCAACAAACATAATTCAAAGAGGAAATGGATACAACAGACATTCTCCAATAAAAGAACATTATGGTTATGGTTGCGATTATACGATAACTATTCCCAGAGAACATCAAGATAAAGGAAAAATCGACCGTAATATTACTTCCATAACTGTTTGTGTGGATGGTAAATCTTCTAGAGATATATTTAACCAGAAAAGTGCCGGTTTAGATTTCAAATTAATAGACGGTACTCATGTAGATGGTTCTAGTTATGGTGAAATACAATGTAATTATTCAACAAATAATAGTGCTGGAGATAGTTGTCATTATAATTCAATGACACTGACTGCTCCTCAAATTCACATTTCTACCTCTGGTAAAGCACAAGGGGCCAATTTATTTAGAGGGAATGGAGGTAAATATCATTTCTCCTATGATAAGGATTTCAAAAGTTTGGATATGCGATAATCTATAATCTATAATCTATAATCTATAATCTATAATCTATAATCTATAATCTATAATCTATAATCTAGCAAATGTACAAAATAGGATGATAATAGAAAATGTAAGGCTAATAAAATTAGATATAACAATTCATTCAGTAATTTGATGAATGAATTGTGTATAGAATTGTATAGAGGAATCATGAGAGAAAAATAAAATAATAAATAGTTGTACAATAAATAAAGTATACCATGAAAACTATTTTTGTTTCGATTGCTTCGTATCGAGATCGAATGTGTTCAAGAACGCTTTCGAGTTTGTATGCAGAAGCAAAAAATCCTTCTCATGTCTTTGTCGGAATTTGTCAACAAAATAATCATGCCATAGATACCGATTGTATTTTGGGGGTCGATTTAGAAAGTGAATTATTTCAAGAATGGGTAGTTTCCAATGTCCGTATTCTTCGAATCCCCAATGACCAAGCCCAAGGTCCCACATTTGCTCGATATTATTGCAGTCTTTTATATAATCAAGAGGACTTTTTCTTTCAGATTGATTCTCATTCTTTATTCACCAAAGATTGGGATGAACGACTTATTACAATGATTGATGATCTTCATTTCAAATACAATATTCCAAAACCAGTTATTTCTCATTATTGTGATATTTATCAAAATTATTCCTCCGAACCGTTACATGGTACGGTAACAACAATGACCAGTATGGGATTAGAAGAAAACCATATGATCTTCTTTTTAGGGGCAGAATATTTACCGACTCTTTCTCATCCTCGTGTTGGTGCCTTTATTTCGGGTCAAATGTTTTTTTGTTCGGGGGAATTCCTCAAAGAACTTCCTTTTGATCCTTTCCTTCCCGATTTATTTTTCGGTGAAGAAATATTGCTTACTTTACGTTTTTATACTCATGGTTATGATATATTTACTCCCAATCAAAACATTATTTATCATTCCTATACCAGAGAAAAAGAACCGAAATATTGGGTCGATAAAAGAATTGAATACAGTGATTCCATTTACAAAACAAAATATCTCGTGGGTATGATCGATGCTAAATCCTTTAATCCATCGATCATTCGTAATGACAAGGTACGTCAATCCATGGACGTATATGGTATGGGAAATCAGCGATCAGTTTCTCACTATTGGAATTGGATAGGGTTAGACCCCATTGTTTTTACATCTTCTCCAACATCCACTACCCATCGAATCTCGTCTTCCATTTTAGATACCGACTTGACCAAACTTGAAATTATTCCTCTTGATAATTCTACTCTTCCTCCTATTATTCATAACAATCATAATATTCATAACAATAGTAATATTCATAAGAATAACAATATTCATAACAATCATAACATTGACAATAATAGTAATATTCATAATAATAATAATTCTAATTTATCTCTATCCTCTTCCTCTTCTATCGTATCCGATAATAAACAAATGGGTGTTCGTCTTTTTCTTTTTTTTATTTTTATTATTGTACCGTTCACCGTTTTCTCGATTTATTTTTTTCTTCATCGGGTCGAAAAGATAAAAAAGACAAAGAAAAGATAAAAAAGACAAAGAAAAGCATCAAGTGATCACATAAGAGGAACAACTGTTGATGGCAAATTGCACATGGATAATAACATGATTCCAACCATAATTGTTTAATCTTTCTTGGGCACTGGTCGCATCCTCCATTGAAAAAAAAGTTATCAATCCGAATCCTCGAAGGGGGTGACTCTCCTTTCCATTTTCATCGACCACAGTCTGAAAACGTTGACGAGGAAGATATACTTTTTGTACTCTTCCAAACTTACTAAATAACCATCGCAAATTCGATTCTGTCGTGGTATCGGAAAGATTGGATACATGCAAGGTCCGAATCAACCGGTCCCTCATCTTAGTTTTCATTTCCTCTGTCAATTCATGGAGTTCGTTATTTTTAAGATCCAACAATTTCATTTTTTCTGGATTCACCAACATTCCCTTCACTGGAAGAGAAGAAAGGGGTTCCATGATTTCCTTTTCATTCTTCTCCGTCTCTTCCTCTTCCCATTTTCCATTCTCCATTTTCATTAGAATTCGCCCCGTTTCCACGGTGACTTTAATTTTATTTCGTACATTTCCAAACGGTTCAATCCCCTTTCTTGTTCTCTCGAATGCACGTTTTGAAATTCGACGTCTCCATACCCTGTCTTGATTCTCTTGATTCTCTTTAGTCTCCATAGTTTCTGTTTCTGTATTCATTAAAAAAAGGTTTTAGTAAGAAGATTTTTTTTAATGGATGTGTGTGTATGCTTATTTATTATATTTATGTATTTATATTTATGTATTTTCTTCTTTTTACATAACCTGATATCCCTCTTTTCAATTTTGTATATTTTATTTAAAAATGAAACTCAAGTCCATGCTCAAAAATATAAAAAATAATAGTTTATAAATATAGTTTATAAATATAGTTTATAAATATAGTTTATAAATATGAGTATTCCAAAAGAACTTCCAGAGGATATAGTGCAAACTATACTAAGTTATGTCAACGTGAAGACAAATCAACGAATCGATACCCAAAGTGCAAGAAAATGGTTTCCTGTTTCTTCTTTTGTGGAAGAGCAATGTAGAAAGAAACGAATACTACGTTCTCAACATAGATATTTTCGTCGGATTCGAAATCAACATTATAAAGATTGGGAAGAGGTGTTGGAATCGTCCGATCCATGGGATGCTCAAGAAGAATGGATACAACGTTATGAAGATATAGAGAACGAATATACAAATTTCATTTTAACAAAGAAGAAGGAAATGGTAAAAAAAGTCAATGACAAACAATTGTATCAAGATGATATCTTCCACAACTTTTTCGATCAATAATGAAGAAGAAGAAAAAGGTGAAAAGGGTGTAAAAGGTATATGGCTGATTACATTGTGTCCCGTGCATATGACTATTCCACAATACGATCTTGCTCCACTCTCCTATAATTCGTATAATCCGTGGCATTTGAATACATGGATTCCTGAAAACGTTGAATTTATAAAAGATAAGGAAGGAAAAAATAGCATAACACTACACTATAATGAAACTAATTGTATGGAAAAAACATTTGATGAATTTCGGGAACATTTTGATATGATTCGTGAATTCTTTTCCAAAAGAGACATTGAACTTCCAATAGAAATTCACGGACCATTCTATTGTGTTTGTGTCATAGAAAATTCCTTTTCTTCTTCGAAAATCGAGGAATCCATCGATACTTCTACATTTCCGATTTCGTTACGAGAAGATCTCGCAAGAATTGAATTGATGAACCAATCCTTTATACTTTCCCCATCGGTTATGCTCCCCAAAATGCAAACACTCGTCCTGTCCTCCACTTTGTTTTCCACGGCATGGGAAATTTGGTTTCGACTTTTCCAACTCATGTGGTATCATTGGGAAGCACCTTTTGCCTCATCACCCATTGCATCATCAGCCATTACCTCCTCCTCTTCTTCTTCCCCCATTGCATCTGTTAAACCTTTTCCTTACCATTCCATCATGTATTTTCAGACTGCATTTTCTTTGTTTCAAAAGAACTCTACACAGAAAAGAAAGAATCATAATTCTATTTGTTTACCAGAGTGGAGTCTTTGGTACGAAAAGTTTCTACACCTTTACTATCTTCAAAAGGCCTCTTTCGTATTCAATGATGGAGAGAATACCAGGTATTGTTTCGACAATCGTTTAGAAAAAGGGATGAGTATTATTCACCATGTTCAGACCCATTTAACATTGTGGGAGTCTCTCCCTTCCAAAATTCGAGAATCTTTTTTAACGAATATATGGTATTATCTTCCCCGTCTGACCGATTCTCATTTTATGATGATCTTATTAACTCCATTGGTTCCTCGATGTCAATTATCATTACCCTGCACCTCCACCGAGATTTATTCCCTTCTTAATCCCAGTATGGCAAGAGATAAGAAGGGACGTATACTGGTCAATGCTCGATATTCCAATTATGATGTTCATACGTATTGTTCATTGGAGACAGAGGGTCGTATTTATACAAAGAATTATTTGTTTTTTATAGAGGAAGAAGAGGACCGAGTTCAACGAAAAGGAGAGGGGTATTGGCTTTCACCTCAATATCCTCGAGATGAACATGCCATGGTGTGTGGATTAGAAGATGTACGATTATTCTGGTTTCGTGATGGATGGTGGTTTACTGCAAATTGTTGTGATTTTAAAAATCATTCCAAAAAACCTTGTGTCGTCATTGGAAAGTTACAATCTTCTCCCGATTCAAATTCAGAACAATGGAACACCGAATTTGTATGTCGTCTTTCATTTCCATGGCATGAAACTGATTGTGAAAAAAATTGGATTCCCCTTATTTTCGGAGATCAACTATTTTTTATATACTCTCTTTCCCCTTTTATCATGTATCAATTCCCGGATTCTCCATCCCCCACACCCTTTCAATATATTATTTTATGTGATATAGTCATTCAAAAATCATGGGATGTGCCTTTATTTCATTCCTCTTTCCGAGGATGCGGTCCATTTATTCCAGTTTCTCCTACCAACAACAATTCCGAATTCATCACGATTTCCCATGAAGTAATTTGGATAAATAAAAAACGTCATTATATGCACCGATGGTTTTATTTAAAAATGCATCCTGATTTTTCAATTCAACTATATTGTTCCAATCTTTTTACTTTAGACCGACAAGAGTTCAATATTCAGTACAGTCTTGGATTATGTCCATCCGCTCGTTTTCCCGAACGATACTATTTATCCGTCTCGATTATGGATGAAAATGCAGGGTTTTTTATGATTCCAACATTGGACTCGATTATAAAAGAAAGTAAACAAAATTCGTTATTCTAAAGTTCGTTTTGATAAAAAAAAATATTTTGTCTTTACAAAGAAGTATACTTACTATGCAAACCGAAACGGAATCCTACACCACGTTACAAGAATCGATGATTCATGAAGGAAAAGAACTTACCAAACAACGTCTTTTTCTTCAATCCTTGGTTTCTACCAATATTGATAAAACAAAGTTAAAATCGATGGTTCACCAATGGATAGAACTCCGTAGTGTTTTTGCAACCTATGAAGAATATACAGCCAAAGTAAATAGTTTGGGAGAACAAATTGCGTTAATGGATGCGTTGGGAGAGAAGATATCGGGTACCAAAATCCGATCGTTTAATACGGCCATGGAACATCAAAAAAAGAGTCGTACTCTTTATTTTGAAAAACATTTAGAATACCATCTCTTGGTGTCATCTATTCCAAAAAAAGAGAAGAAATCGTATTCTCCCACCAAAGGATTTCGATAAGAATTTTTAAAAGTAAAGTCTAAAAACTTTTAAAAATTTTTTAACGTTGGAGTAATTATTTACTATGAATTATTCTAAAAAATAATTTTATCCCTCTTTCAATAAAAAGAATCAAATAATGTTCAAATCCATTCGAGATTGGTTATTTGGACCATCATCACCACCTAGTAGTAAACAACAACATAGTAAACAACATAGTAAACAACATACTAAAAAACATAGTAAACAAGATGAACAATCTAAGGCTAAATCAAAACCTAAATCTAAAACAATCAAAAAACAACCAAAAAAAGAGCAACAAGATCAACAACAACAACAAGATCAACAACAAGATCAACAAGATCAACAACAAGATCAACAACAAAAGCAACAAGAGCAACAAAAACAACATGTTTTATCTCAGACACAGAAACAGTCTTTACGTGAATTCTTAACTCCATTATCCGAGGAAGGATATAATCCATGGGGTTATACGGAGGAAGAACTCGAGACTGTCCGAAAATTTTTAACACAACAATTGGACAAGAAAAAAACCGTCGTGAGTCCCCCTATCGGAGAACTTTTACAACGACTCTATACTGATTATAAACGAGTAAAGAGGGGAGGTGCATCCTCCAGTGGAAAATTACAGGTTGACACCACACAACAAAAAACATCGATAGCCCCACCCATAACACCACCACCCCCCCGTCGGTTTGGACCCTATCCTTCTTATAGGAGTCTTTTTGCAGGAATTAAAACACCAGATCGTATATGGGAAGATGTACCACCCCCACCTTCCTCGGTTTCAAAACCATCAAGATCAAGGGTTCCAAATGATGACGCAATTCAAGAACAACAACAACAACAAATCGAAGTTCGAGGACAAGAACTACAAAAAAAAGGGGTAAAAGCACCAGGAAAACAAAAAGGTGCAAACCCATCCAAACCAACACCTAAAGGAAAAAAACAGCAACAACAACAAGTTAGTGAAGCCGGTGCTCAATTAAACCGATTCAATCCCAAGGCCAAACCATTTGTATACCGAGGAGGAGGAGGAGGTGGTGGAAATCCCTAACTTTTTTCGATCATAATATCTCGATTCATGTATATGCTTTAGGTATACTTTAGGTATACTTTAGGTATACATACTTTAGGCATACATACTTAGAAAAGAAGACGAATCCTTTTTCCAATCGTTCAACAAAACATCGACCATTTCTTTCGTGATGGTAATTGGATATTCCATGGTGGAAAGATGAAGTAATGATTTGGTGAATTGCATGGAAATAGTATTTTTATGTTGTATTGAAAAATCGATTTTATAGAGGATGGTCCGAATCGCCTGTTCAATTTGACGAACGCCTCCACTATTTTTGATGGAACTTTCCTGTTGTACCTTTTCAATCAAGTAACGACCCACCTCTTCAGGAAGAAGAATATTTTCTTTTGACAAATTATAGTTTTTCAAAAGTTTAGGAAGAATATAATCGGAAAGAATGCCGAGTTTTTCTTTTAAGGAGTACGATGGAACTTGGATGGTAAAAATACGATCGGTAAGAGCACGATCATTAGGCAATTGATTCATGGAATAAATAAACCACATGTGACTCAAATCCAGTTTAAGTTCTGACAAGTAGGCATCTTTGAATTCATTGTTTTGTGAAAAGTCCGTAAGATGCAATAAAAACGAGACAATTTCTGGTTTTTCACTAATCTTTTCATATTCATCCAAAAATAAGACTCCATTTTTACATTTCATGCGACAAAGACATTTCACAATTTCTCCGGGTTGAGAGCCCACATAGGTGTAATCAAATCCTCTCAAAAACTCGGGTTGATTCACCCCTCCAAATGAAATTTGTTCAAATGGAAATGTCATGACCTTGGCAAGTGTTCGTGCAATGGTAGTTTTTCCCACTCCACAATCACCAATCAAACCAAGACACGATCCTCGCATATGAGGATATCGAATTTTATGATGAAGAAATAGTAACAACTGATCCTTGACACTTTGCATTCCATACAATTCCAAATCCAATGTGTCTCGTACATTTTTCAAAAATAAGGTGGTATCCATTAGGGTATTAGAAAACGGGAAATCTTGAATTTTATCAAATGGTAGTTTTAAGGACCAATGAATCCATGTCTTCAGTTTATAATATTCTTCATCTTGACTATCCTTCTCATTCATTTCACAATACTTGTTGAAAATGATCTCTTTATTTTCCAAGGTCGTTGGTAAATGAATAATATCAAAGGGAATTTTATGATTACCATTCCGAGTTTCATACTTTTTTTCAAATTCCAACACTTCCTTTTTATGGTCTCGAAACAATGAATATTGTTTGGAGTATTGTTTCATCAATTGAGAAATAACTTCCTTTAATTGTAAACGTTCTTCAGTAAACGGTAAAGATTCTTGATAAAGAAAGTATAATTCAAATAACTCGGTACGATGTTTCTTTCTCATGGGGATGGAAAGAATGTCGGATAATTGAGGTGTTTTCTTTTTAATATGTTCAATGATGGATAAGGCCTTGGTATTTAATTTTTCATCTTGTCGTATACTCAATGGCAAATCATACTCCTCTTCCTCTTCCTCGGTATCTTCCTCGTCTTCTTCTTCCAATGTCTCGTCATCATCATGAGAGGAAGACAAAGAGGACGACTTTGACTTTATCTCCTCCTCGCCTTCGTCTTCCTCATCGGGTCGGTCAAGGATCATCGTGTCATTATGATTATTATTATTATTATCATTATTATTATTATTATTCCGGGGATCTCGTTTAGACACGGAAACTTTTTTTTTGGAATGATTGCGATTTCGAACCACCAACACCAAATTTTGATTTGATTTTGATTGTTGAGATCGTGTGCATACCATTTTTTATTACCTTTATCTACACTTGTTTAAAGTTCATTTTTCATATTTTTTATTTATTTCATTTATAGAGTCTTTCTTCATGATAATATAATATATGATATTATATTCATGATAATATAATATCATATATTATATTCATAATAATCGGATATAATCGGATATAATCGGATATAATCTAAATAGTAATTTAACATATATTACATCTATTTAAAATTGTCGGAAAAATTAAAATTTAAAATAAATAAAGTTATTACAAAGATAATGGGGGGGAATATTAAAATCGACCCGCCTTATTTAGAAAATCTTATTGGAAAAGGATCTCCCTGTATTTTTGGATCATGGGTGAAACGATTATCGAAAATTCGTTCGGAATTCAAATCAGCGGAACCGTTTGAAAGTGTTGTCATTGATAACTTTTTAAATAAGGAATATGCCGAACAACTTTACAAGGTATTCCCTGAAAATTTCAACGATTGGTATGTTTATGAAAATCCAATTGAAGTAAAATATGCATTTGATGATATTAATCGTCTCGAATCTCCTCTCAGGGATTATTTTTACTATTTGTCTACTCCAGACATTGTTTCATTATTTTCTTATATTTCCGGAATTAAAGAGTTGGAGTATGACGAGTATCTTCATGGTGCGGGTTTACATTCTCATCCTCGACATGGTCGACTTCAAATTCACTTGGATTATGAAAAACATCCCTACTCCGGAAAAGAAAGACGATTGAATATTATTCTTTTTCTATCCAAGGATTGGAAAGAAGAATGGAATGGTCATAATGAATTATGGGGATCCGATTTGAAAAAATGTATTCGGAAAACGGCCGTCAAATTCAATCGTGCTATTATCTTTAAAACCAATGACATTTCGTTTCATGGACTACCTGAAAAAATTAAATGTCCTCCTAGTCTCTTTAGAAAAAGTCTTGCCTATTATTATGTTTCCCCGGTTGAATCGAATTATAAATCGAACGAGGAGGGTCATGTAGAAAAAAATTATCGAAAAAAGGCCGCTTTTTTCCCCTCCTTATCGGAAGGAGATACTCCCAATCCGAATATGGAAAAACTGTGCAAGATTCGAAATGAACGTCTAATTACCAAGGCGGATATCGACGAACTTTTTCCGAATTGGACAAAAGAAGATTGATTTTTATTGAAACGAATCAAATCCTTGTTCAATCCATTTTTTAATGCGTTTTGGGTGACATACCTTCATCATTAGTTCCTCTCTTATTCTATTCACCCAGTTGTGTTTCATGTTGCATTTCAAATACTGGATAATATACCGAGCCTCTTCTAGTATTTGGGTGGGACCCGAAATGCGTTTGATCCCATCGGATCCGGGCATACATTGTGACACGTTGGATACCGACATATCGGCATCCACCTCTATATTCCCATGACTCCAATTATAAAGATGATATCTTGTTTTCTTCACACAATGAATATCCGAATATACATGGGGTAGTTGTTTTGGTATATTTATAGATGAATTTTTTCCAAAAAAGAAATCAAGATGTCCATGTTTGGAAACTTGAATCGATCCTTTGAAATGATATGGAGACCCTCCATCGTGCATATCAATTCTGATAATAAAACCATCCTTATATAAATTCAGACATTCATGTTCCCATGGTGGCGAAATAATTTCTTCTCCCTCTTGCAATGTCATATCCCAATATTGTGTGTTTCTTATCCTACATCGTTCCCACATAGAAAATAGGTTTTTTTGGTAGGTTTTGTTAATATACTGTTTCTCTTCTGTTTTCATGTCAAGAATAAAGGATCGACAACAATCCATAATTTGGACGGGACCATACACGCCAAGACCTGGTTGTGATACGATCGGGCGAAAAAGATTGGCATCTTTGTGATTCCATTGATAATTTCCAGAGGGACGAATCACGGTTCCCGCAGTGGTTGTCAAATTGTCGGGAAAAGAAGAGGGGGGCATTACGGTCACGTAAAAATTTTCTCCCAATTCCATTCGAATTTTGTATCCGTCTTTCCGAATGGAAAGTATGGTGTCATTACATTCTGCAATGATCGGGGTTTCTCCATCCATGAATGCTAGGTCCCAATATTCGGCGTCTTGAATTACACACTTGGTCTTTATCCGGTCAAGAAAAACATAAAATTTCTTCAAGGAAGGATTCATGATGGTTGGGGTGGGAGCCTTGCAAATTATTATGCAATGAAATGATGGAAAAATAGAAATAAGAGATAATTTTTAAATCAACATGAAAGGGATTTGAAAATAATTATTTGAAACAAAATGGTAACATAATATGTTTATTTGATTATTTATTTGATTATTTATTTGATTATGTATGTTGTCTATCAATTTTTTCTTCCTTCCTTTGAAGAATTTTATATTCGTTATTCATAGTTACGAATCATACATTCGTTGGCATAACCACGAGTCCCAATACGAAATACTTGGTATTCGATACCATGATAGGGTGTATTTTCGAGAAATTTTTGGCGAACTTGCGGAGTGGATGCTTGTGTCATCATCCATAATACCCCTTTTTCATCCAACATTTGTAATTCTTTCAATAATTCATCCAAAAAGGTCGGAATCAATCGTTCTTTTTCCCCCGAGTTATACTCAAAATGGTATGTATGATCTTCCATGTAGGGAGGATCTAAAAATACAAAATCTCCTTTTTGGGTCTTGCGAAGAATCGATTTATAATCTTTATTTTGCATCCAATGTTTGGGACTTGTCGATAACCATTCATGAACACGTTTTAAATTCAACTCATATTCAAGAGTTAAGAAGGAATAGCGATTGTGTTTATAAATATTATATTCGATACCCTTGATGGCATATCGATTTTTCATACGAATCGTACCCATATAGGCACAATACGTCAACAAGACATAAAATATTGTTTTATCCAATAGATTTAATTTGAGAGAAGAATCGTTTTGCTCGTTACGATTCATGATATCCACAAGTTGATTACACATGTCGAGTTTTTCAGAACAAGAACGAGGTCGAAATATATCACCAAATTCTTGAAAACAATCGAGCAGTTGTTTTGGATCATAATCTCGGACTGTTTTCCATGTATCCATTACATCTTGATTTAAATCATTAATGATAAATTTCTTGGGTTTTATCGCCAGAAAAACCGCACCCGTCCCAAGAAATGGTTCTACATATCGATTGTATTTTTCAGGTACATAGGGAAGAATATGTTTCAGATGCTTCCCCTTATTTCCCATTCGACGCGTAAACGTTCGTAAAATTTCACCCATTTATTTATCCATGGTTTAAAAATAAAATAAAATTGATGAAACGAATATTAACCCATAAGAAAAAAGAAATAGATACGGTATTATGATAGGATATGATAATACCTTTTTAAAATTGTAATTTACATTCATAATTTACATTCATAATTTACATTCATCCTTTTACATTCATCCTTTTACATTCATCCTTTTTTGTTGACAAAATTATTGGCAGGACAAAACATCAACAAAATCAAAATGGATCACCATGTGTTGGTGAATAATATGGACGACAATGATCTCAAATGGAAGACGGGGTATGTTGGAGATGTCGATGATGGATATCGGCGATTTCTCAATGCGGTACCGATCGGGGAAGAGAAGGTGGTGTATTCGGCGGCACATGGAGATTGTCAAGGACATAAATCAATGTATATTTGTCGATTTATCGAACTGAGTTTGAGACGTCATCATCATGTGTTAATTTCATCCACGGGGTTGAATGTCCATCGTGATCAATTGAAAAGTCGTGTGGAACATTATTTCCAGACGTCTCGTCATTGTATGCCTTGTGAATTTATTATTGTGGAGAAACAAAACCATCGAGCCGACAAACAAGTGAAAGAGGCGATCAAGAGCAACAAGTTGTGTGTTTTCTTTACCATTGAAACCGCACCCAATGTCGAGAAATTCGGCATTTTGATGTCCATGCTTTTTACTTCGACCCATGAATCTAAACATATTCTCTTTATTCACGATGAAGCCGATTTACTTCATCATGTCGAAGATATGAATATCGAACAAGTCAAAGTTCAACAAGCGTGGAAGACACTCGTCGACATGATTCTCATCAATGTTCATGAAGAACGACCATTACGTCGTTTTTTTGTTTCGGCCACACTGGAAAACTGTTTCTATTACTTTCCCATTCAGTTCCCCATTTCTCTTCCCACTCCCCCAGGATATACCGGATGGAGGGAAGAGGACAATGGGGAAACATCGGATATTGTTTTTCATCCCACCGAATGTAAGAATGTCATGGATTCCGTGACCAAGGCCTATCAGGTATATAATCGTATGCGACTTGATCCAGAAAATAATTATCAAGGTATTGTGTTGGTCGCCACCAAGGTAAAAACAAACGATCATGAAAAAATAATGTGTGGATTAGTCCCCTTACTTGCAGACGATGCCGTGATATGTATTCATAATGGAGACGGAATCAAACTTCATCTCCATACGGATTATGAACCGTATCGTACGTTTCACCAACGATTCGAACCGTGGATTGCCACGACCCCCTCTACCAGAGAGGAAGAAGGAGGATTACGTCGTTCCAATATTTTTGTGTTGAAAAATATTTTAATTTGTGATGTGTATGAAATATTACGTGTCATGGGTGTCAAGGGAGTCATCACCATTGGCTATCGACTCATGGATCGAGGAGTGACTCATGTATCCAATGGTCCTCGACGTGAGGATATTATTCCTTTGACCGCCATTCGAATGATTGTGAATACGGGTTCTCGTGTGGCCGTTCAAATCACTCAAGTCTTTCATCGCATTGCGGGATGTGCACAACCCGGTGTCAAACGTCACATTTATGCTCCCTCTGCCATGATTGATACATTTACCGGATATATGAAGAGTCAGAAGGAATTGATTCCAAGAATGACCGTTTCCTGCAATACACAAATGACCATGCAACGAGTCACATTGAAATGGTTTCCGGGATGGTTAGAACGAAAAACATTGGTCGCCTGTAACAATATCCCCAAAGAAAAAAAAATAACGTCGAGTCCAGTCGAGAGAGAGATCGTAGGAGATATTCATGTCGGAGCACTCCGAAAGTATTGGATAGATATGCAACGTATCGATCTTGTATTGAAGGATAATGCCTCGAAACCAAAATATATGCATATTCGAATTTTAAAGGCATTGTCCATGACCGATCATAGTATGTCTATCAATGAACTTGGAATGATGATGAATTATAAATCCTATCCCTCTGTTTCCGGACCCACTTCCAAAGATAGAGCCTCTTTCGAATCCAATATTCGTAATGGTTGTCAAGGAGGTCAACATGCCAAGCCCATTGGAACCGGTATTTCCTTGTGGCATCAGCGTGGAGATAAAATCACCATAAATTACGCCTTTAAGGAACTATTTCAACAGTTTGCGATGGATGGAATGAATAAATAAAAGAATTTCAAAATTGTGCAAGCACAAACGTTTTTCCACCGTACCGATATTGTATATTATCCAACATTTCCTGAACATGTTCAAGAAAAGTATCGATTTCTATAGTATAGAGAGCATAATTAGAAGAGGAATTATTATCAGAGATAAAACGATATAGAATATCCAATATTGAATTTACAATGACTCTTAGAATATCATAAATGGCGTCCTTTTTCATTCTCTTCTTTTCCCGTTTGTAGAGAATTCTTTCCACATCCTCCTCTTCCATCTCCTTCATAAGATATTTTAATCTCAAATCTTTATTCGTCTTTAGACGATCCACCCTAAAATAAGGAAGATCAATATGCTGAATATGGACAACCCATCGTATAACATCCAAAAATTTTCTATAAATGTTCATGGGAAGATCTCTCATCAAATATAATTGATTACGGATATGCTCGATATAGTCCTGAAATTGGTTATTATATTGCCCTTGATTTGGACAAAGAAGATTATTTTGAATATTATTATTTTGAATATTATTCTCTTGTTCAGGGTTCGTTTCATTGATTTCATTTGTTCTTTGTCTTGAAAATAACCATTCATAATAATGTGGATTATGTGTCGTTTCTACTACTTTTTGTCCAGTTTTCCATGAAAAGGTACAATGACAACACACACACCACATTTGATCACAACCACTAATTTGATAAATTCGAACGGCACACTGTGGACACGGTCTTGTTTCTTGAAGAATTTTCTGAGCCGTTCTCCTTGTCTCCTTTTGACATTTATGCTTATGTTGTTGTTGTTCCTCTTCTTTCCCCAAAAATTCTAAACACTCTATACAGACTCGACATTCACATAATGCACATTCATAATCTGGTTGGAGAATGTAGCCTCGACACTCTTCATGAGGACATGGTATCACCATGGTTTTCGTTTCCTTTTTTTTTCTCTCCTCGATCGTCTTCCGATAAAAGATGGATAGCGGAATGGAAGGTTTTAATTCCTGTATCTTTTTTTCCAATGCATCCACCAATACTTGACGTTCCGGAGTTGCTTTTTTCTTTGTTAATTTCTTTCGTTCCTTGTACCACTCTTGAAGCAATTGTGTTTGTTGTCGTCGTTTCAATTCTTGAACGACTTCCTCCATGTCATCCATAAAATAGGGCTTTTCTTTCTGAAATAAAAATTTGGATCTCCATCGCATATAGTCTTGTTTTAGAAAAGAAGGATCCAGTGTATCATAGATGGTATCTTGAGGTATAATTCGTTGACAATTCACACAGGTTGGGTCTTTATCCGGATTCGACAAAATCCATTGCTGTAAACAAGACGTACAACATTTGACATGACAATAACAATCTATACTATTATCCTCTTTTCTCACCTCTTCACAACATACGATACACACGATCATTCCACTCTTACCGTTGTCTAGACTCTCTATAGAAAGTACAGGACATATTGAATTTTCAAGAGATGAATTCATGGTTTCTTTATAGACTCTATAGACTTTATAGACTCTATAAACTTTATAGACTTTATAGACTTTATTTATTATATTTTATATGTAAAATATTTTATATACATGTATTATGCTATATCTTTTTATAACCATTCTTTTATAACCATTCTTTAATAACCAAAATAAGAACCAAAAGAGGATGTTGGAGTCATCATTTTCATGGCATTCGTCATTGGGTTCCAATAGGGTGATGGAGTCATCGTTTTTACGGCATTCGCCGCCATTGGACGAGGTGTCTGTTTTCTTCTCGACATGTATATTCCTAGGAGACCAAAAAAAAGAAATACGCTAATAAGAACGATGATAAGATTTTTATTATTTGTAAAGGAAGAAGACAATGTAGTTCCCGTTATACCCGATATACCGGATGTACCTGATGTTGTACCTGATGTTGTACCTGATGTTGTACCTGTTGTACCGGATGTACCTGTTGTACCGGATGAACCTGATGTACCGGATGTACCGGATGTACCCGATGTACTGGAGGTACCTGATGAAGGACTGATGGATTTACTTCCTGTTGTACTGTCCGCAAAACAATTGTTCGAAGCATCTAATGAACTATCACCCGATATATCGCCAGTGGTAACTTCCATAAGACAGGTCACGATATTTAAATTTCTGCATGTGTGATTCATTTCGTTTTGGATAGCCGCTGTTTTTACACAGGCTGGATATTCACACTGGGCATCCGTTAACGATCCCTCAAGTGCTGGATTATATTTAATGACTTTAGCCCAATAGGCCTTATACGCCTCTGTCGGAAGAAAGCAACCACAAATTGTCGGCATGGTAGAGGATACATTATAATCCTTATCAACATAAGATGCACATTGTTTATTCAAAATTTCTGTTGACGTCGTACCGAGGATTCCGCTGCTATTATATGAATTGTTATAATAGGTTACACATGGAGTCGTAGCAAATGTTGAGGGGGTATTACAATAACTGTCCATATTGGGACAATAATTATTATCTCCACAGGTGGAAAGTATATTCGAATTTTGACATGTTGTCGTTGCAATATTCGACCCTTGTCCATTAAGACAACAAAAATAATTTAAAAGACAATTGTAATAATTGAGATTGCATTGGTATACGTTTTGATTATTGATCGTATTGGTTCGAAAGTAAGAGGGGACTGCTGTAAGAAATAAAGAGTAGAATGTCGACAATGTATTTTCAGTCATGGTAAATCCAGAACTAGTATTGAAATTCATTTGGAATTGATAGACATTATAAGAGGTTCCATTATTATCGGCGACTTTGGCAGCAAACCGTGAAAAATTGGTGGGATTGGGTAAATTGCTGTTTGTATATTTGGTGGGATCCACGGTCATACAAGTATATGTTAAGTAATTGGTTGCATTACTGTACCAATTTCCCGTCAACCAATTATTTCCACTACACGTAGCACATTCCATATCACTCGTCTTACATAATCCACTTCCACTATATTTGCTATGACAAAGGCATGCATTATTCGTAGTAAATCGTGTACTATATCCTATAAGTGAATCCGTATTACTACCTTGTTTATTTGGACAAATAGAGTCTGCGGCAGAGGGTGGTTCTCCGCATCCGACATACGATAGTTCAGAAGGCTTATAATCTTCGGCAACTTGTTGAAACGAGTATATGTAATTGCTCGTATTTTTATCACTTAAACCCAGTATACTTGAACATTTGCTATAATCACACGAAGAAGGTGCCGTACATGACATTTTTTTTTTCTTTTCTTTCTTTTTTAAAAATAAAAAAGAAATTACCATGTCTTTTCCGAAAAAAATGATACCGACCCCAAGTCCTCCTCCTCAAGATTTCTTTTCGACCGTCTTGAACAAAGTAAACATGATTGTGGAAAAGGATTTTATAAAATCCTACGTATGTCTTCACCGTGCCATCATCTCACGATTGATTGAACACCATCCAGTTCCGGGAGAAAAAGAATGGGAACAACGTGCGGCAGTGGAACATGTTTACATTATTCAACCAAAAGAAAAACAATTGTTATATACCATGCTTGTCCGTTTAAAGAAACATGAAACAAAGGATAATCCCGACCCCTTTGGACATATTTATGACAAGGGTTTATTTTACCATACCAAATATGTGGATGAATGGATTTCTCATATTAACAAATCCACACCGCCTCACATTTTTCAACTTTCCTTTCTCAATTCCGAGTAACGACTTATTTCATCTCCATCATTAAAATTCATCCTCCATATTGAAGGAGTGAGAACTGAATTGGGTGTCATTTCCAAGAGTGTATTCAGAAACACGTTGTTCAAAAAAATTAGTTTTCCCATCCAGACCCATTTTTTCCATAAAGGGAAACGGATTGGAAACATGATATAATTTATCATATTGTAAATCGGACAATAAACGATCGGCGACAAATTGAATATATTGGATCATGAGTTCATGATTCATACCAATTAATCGAACCGGAAGAGATTCAGTAAGAAATTCCGTTTCAATTTTCACAGCGTTTCGAATCATGGAATGGACAATCTCCGAAGACACTTTATTCACAATATAGTGATTATACAAATAAATGGCAAAATTCATATGAAGTCCTTCATCACGAGCAATCCATTCATTGGATTTTCCCAGAGAATGGGTCATTAATCCACGTTCTTTCAACCAAAAAATGGAACAAAAACTTCCACTAAAAAAAAGACCTTCCACCGTCGCAAATGCCAATAAGCGGGTAGCAAACGAATTGGATTTTGAAATCCATTGTAGTGCCCATTCTGCCTTTTGTTGGACACAGGGGATACGATAAATAGCATGGAATAACTCCTGTTTTCTTTCTTCCTCTGTGATAAAGGTATCAATCATGAGTGAATAAACCTCTGAATGAACATTTTCCATCATGGCTTGGAAAGTATAGAAACAACGTACTTCAGGGATCTTCACTTCGGTACAAAAATTGGAAACAAGATTTTCCAATACAATCCCATCACTTCCAGCAAAAAAGGCAAGAATATGTTCAATAAAATAACGTTCCTCTTTATTGAGTTTGAAATCCCAGTCATTCTTATCGGCACTAAAATCAACTTCTTCCGCCGTCCATAAAATGTGTTGGTGATCCTTGTAAAATTTGAAAATATCGGGGTATACGATCGGATATAAACAATACCGAGTGGCGGTATCTTCTGTTAATAAAGGTTCTTTTTCGATCAGGCAAAGACGAGAAGAAGGTGGGGTCGTTGTCTTTGAAAGTTGTTGAACAAGAGCATCTGTTCTCTCTTGACTTTCATCCGTTTCATTATTGATAACATTCTCTTCTTCCATCGTTACATATGAAATTGCGTAATCAGACGAATGACTTTCTAAAGAGGAACTCAAATATTTTTCCATTTCATCCCCCATTAACACTGGAACTAGATGGTTTTTACACATTGTAGTAGGAGCAGTCGACATAAAACCATGATAACTTTTATATTCATATGTGTTTGACGATATACTGGACGATGACGACGACATAATTAATAAAATGTTATTGTCTATTTCTTTTATTCCTACCGTTTTAATTTTAATTTAGGAGAGACGTTTTTTTTTTATTTTGTTTTTATTTTAATTGGACGACGACATAAGAAAATGAAATAAAATACTAAATTTCATTATTCACAATGCTCTTTCTTCTTTGCATTTTTTATTTCTTTTCCATCTCGGTCTTCTCGCAGTCGCAACCTTTGGGGTTGCCGTCGCAACCTTTGGGGTCGCCGTCGCAACCTTTATGGTCGATTGACAATCCTTCCGGTTCTCTTCTGTATGCGAATGAACCCTTTTTTTTAAAAGGGATCAACTGGTTTGGGTATGAAACACCTTGCCGCATCGTCCACGGATTATGGATACGTACGATGGAGGATTTACTTAAAACTATTTCAGATTACGAATACAATGCCATCCGTCTTCCTTTCAGTATCGAACTGATTCAAACATGGGAAGTTCCACCTTTAGCCGAATGTGTGGGTAGTTCTCCATGGCTTGGTGAATTATCCGTTCGTGATACACTCCACACCTTTTTTACCATGTCTAAAAATTTAGGATTGGCCATTCTTCTTGATTTTCATTCTATTCATCATGATATCACGGAATATCCATGGACAGACGACCATCCTCCACAAGAAATATTTCAAGTATGGTCCACCGTCATCAATGAATTCAGTCATTATCCCAATCTTTTAGGTATTGATATTAAAAACGAACCCCATGGTAACATGAATTGGTCTCTATGGTCCGAATATATCACTCAATTTCTTCAACATATTACTGATACCTGTCCGACGTTCCAAGGTTTGATTTTTGTAGAGGGATTACAGGATCATTCGAGTGTATGGGGTGGGAGTTTTCAGGACATGTCTCGTGATTGGATACTTTATCAAAACTCGAATCAAAAAAATGTTGTGTTTTCACCCCATGTGTATGGAGTCTCCATTCGAGGAGAACACGCCATGCAAGATACCTATGAACAATATGATGACTGGTTTGGGTATATTCACCAACAACAACACGCCATCGTAATTGGGGAAGTCGGTGGATGGTACATTGGGGAGGATGAACAATGGGAGAAACGTTTTCTCGTCTATCTCCTCAAAAGAAATATCACCAATGTGTTTTATTGGTGTCTAAACCCAGACTCGGCCGATACCGGCGGCATCTTCTATAATGACTGGAAAACACCCAACATTAAAAAAATAAATTTTCATGAAACATTACAACCTTACCCTACCGCTCTTCTATTTCCATTTTAAGTTTTTTTTATTTTCTATCCCTTAAATAAAAAACAATAATCATCATGACAACAAAGACTCAAAATATTAAAAAAGTCTTGAGAGATGCAATTTCGAATGAGAAGGAGAATCTTATGAATGTGACGGTTCATATGTATCCTTCACTTCGTCAATTTCTACTTCATAGTGTATCACCCCCGACGACTGTTCCGAAGAAACAACCATTAAAATCTCATAGTGGCAATATCATGCCCTCTGTTCCTCCTCCCCGACAACAACAACTTTCGGAAGAATTTTTTGGTCCATACAAAGTCCATGTGCAGGATTTTTTCAAAAAAATAAAGAGTCATTTCAAGACCGAAGATCCTACTTTCAAGACCGAAGGTCTTACCGATCATTCAGAACACGAAATTCCTGCCTTTATTGAATCGTTTACTCTTTCGACGGAGAACAATGGAAAAAAGACAAACTATAATTTAATTCTCCTGACATCTCCCGTGATTGAACAAGCACAACGGGAAATGTTTCCCTTTTTCCAAAAATTTCCTAAACACCATTTCCTTCTCGCTGTTCTCTTGAAAAACGAAAAAGTTGTTCACATGGACTCCATCTCCCTCGATAAAAAAATGTTTACCAAAAAACATTCCAAATAATAATAAAAATAAAAATACACATTGATTTTTTATTCAAAAATAAAAATACAGATTGATTTTTTATTCAATAATAAAAAATAAAAAATAAAAATTGGGCATACCGAGATTCGAACTCGGGATATCGACTCATAAGATCAAGGTGCTAACCACTACACTATACGCCCCCTATTTTATTTATAATCCTCTTTATTCTTAAATCTTTTATTTTTATAAAGAAAATAGTAAGGATAATAATAATAATAATTACATTAACCAAGAATAGGTAATAAACTATAAAGACTTCTATAAAGACTTCTATAAAGACTTCTATAAAGACTTCTATAATATATATTTGTTTCTATTAAATTAATAATTCTAATCACGTATAAAGATGACTATTCAAAATATTAAACATAATAAACATAAAGAACATAAAGAACATAAAGATTATGGAATTCTATATTTAGTTTCTGTTTATATTACGACGATAGTCATAATTCTTTTCATTTTATTTATTCTTCTTCTTTTTCTATCTCTATTTCCAAATCTTCAACCGAAGAATCCACAGGATAATCATAAAATCGTAAATCATGTGCTTGAAAATGGAATCTTACCACTTCACACGTTTTGTATTTCATTAAAAGATCGCCAAGATCGACGTCAGTTGTATTTGGAAAGAATGAAGGATATCAATGAACAAGAAATAAACATTGAAATTATCGATGCCATACCAAAACAATCTTTACTCTTTTCGGATTTTGCCACAAACGAGATGACAAGTATGACAGGAGGAGCCTTGGGATGTACATTATCTCATCTCTATGTCCTTTTGCGATTTTTGAGTACTACTCAACCTCTGATATTAATCATGGAAGATGATGCGGTTTGTGAAAAGGAACGATTTTCAAACTTTTTACAAAATATAAATCATGATTTCGTAAACAATCAGAAAGATAAAAGTAATTCTCTTTCGTATCGAATCATGGGTGAATATGATCTTTTGTTTCTAGGAGTTACTCATTGTCAACAAAATGAAGAAACATGTTCATGGTTTATGAATCATCATCAAGAAAATAAAGATTTTAATGAAATCATAGATCCGAAAGATGTTGATTATATGTGGGGAACTCATGCCTATCTGGTGACACAACGATGTGCCAATATGCTTGTGAGTGAAATTCTTCCTCTCAAAAAACATTATGACATGTTCTTATCGGATCCTTCTTTATGGAAACGACATGGTATGAAATGTGGAGTGGTGAAGAATATGATATGTTTTCCGACAAACGTTACGGATAGTGATACCTCGTCGTCATAATAATTATCGTTAAGGAGTCTTTTTGATTATTTTTTACCAATATTGTTATTTCTTTCGAGGTTTCTATTTTATATTTATTTATAAACTACTTAAAAATTTTATCCATTTTATGGTTTTGGATAACGTTGTATTTTTTTTTAATTCAGTAATAAACATAAATTCACTCTCTTTAAACTAAAAAAAAACGAATGATTTTAAAAAACTCAATAATGAAAAAGTAAAAAAATACCTTTTTTTACTTGTTTAAACCATTTCATTTTCTTATGCGTCACAAATTTTCGAATGTTCCCAATTATGAAGAGAAATTAGACATCAGTCGGTTGAGAAAAAGTGCCAGTTCCGCTATTCTTTGAATTCGTATTTAAGCCTGTACATATAAAAGTCATTTGTTTATTTGTTGAAGAATTATTTAAACCATCGAACGCACTACGTGGTATAGTTTGTATACAGTATCTATTACCGTCTTGTGCAGCATTTGCCTGCTGAAACCAACAAAGAGGTCTATAATCAGTATTATTATCGTAAGTAGTATCAGCATTTTTTGTGCCAGTACCAGTACCAGCGCTAAATGTATAACTAGAATATCCATCCAACCATTTATTCAAATATATATTTTCAGGATTAGAATCGGTTGAATTATAAGTTTTACAAATTGCCGCCGAGGCTGAATCCGTTGGTACATTAACAGTAGAAGTTTGTGAATTTTTACCATATCCACCTGAACAACATATTTTCCAACTACTTGAGTCAGGAATAGCATTACCATTACCCTGTCTACTCATCCCTTTTTTGATTATTACATTTCTAGCGGTATTTTGCTTTACATGATAATATTTTTTTGCATACGCTGTCTGTTTTACAGGCGTTGTAGAATTAGTTGGGGCAGCCCTGTCTATAGTTTGACCATCCAAATTTAAATCACCAATTAAGGTAGTAGCGGAAGAAGTAGCGGGCATTTATTTTATTTTCGAGTAATCTCTATTATTTAGTAAGAAAAAAAATTAAATTTTTTGAATGAGTTCATAAATTTAATTTTTATCCGAATAGAGAGGTATTGCGTGTTTGTATATCCGATTTATAGACTCGGCGGACACAAGCCAATGATACCACATGCGATTCGTTTACCGGCGTGTCCAGTCACTAAACTGTCGGGAAATCTTCCTTTTCCCTCATCATCCTTTCCTTCATGAATGACAAGAGATCGTCCAAGAATAGAATGTTTTCCAGAAAGACGAAGCGATTCATCCTTGTACGAATAAAAACATTCTTTTTTTGAATTGGTCATCAAGTTATTCATCATATCCCCAACATGACGTTTATGATAATTCTCTGTTATACTTCCATGAGTGGAATCAAAGGGATTAAAATGAGATCCCAAGGAAGTACAACCATCTCGAAGATCACCATATTCATGAATATGAACCGCATACATTGTATTTGGTTTTGGAAAACCTTCCAAGGAAAAGGTGACTTGAACATAATGTTTATATTCTTCAAAAAGGACAAATCCCGATATACCCCCCGATATACCCCCCGATATACCCCCCGATATCCCTTTTTTTTCTGTTTTGGAAAACACGACAATCCCACATTTCTTTTTCATCATGACCTGGTTTATTAAAAAGAGGAAATAAATTCCTATTGAAATTTATTTTATTTCTATAGTACTATATATAGTACGAATTCACGAATCATTGAACAAAAAGGGTGTTTAAAAGGAAAATACATTCAAGGGTGAAATCGTGGAATGATACATTTGATTTACTATTTCGATACCTTCATTGGCGACTTTTAGACCTTGTCGTAACTGTCGATATAAATCATAAAGTGTCATGACCTCATTTTCATGATTCGGAAAACAAAAGTGGACAAATTGACTCATCCATATAGTTACCAATGTTTCCAAAATCATTTCATATTCTCGGCTTTTCTGATGAGCCTTTTCGGTTCGTTGTAAATGTCGTTTAAATTCCTCTTCGGATATTTCTTTCAAAAGAAATTCAATACGCAAATCAAGACAAACACGTCGCCATCGAACAGGATTTCCAATTTGATTCCCCATTTTGGGAAGAGTAATATCAAAAAGATGATTCAAATATCGATGTGTCGAAAGCACATATTTCGTCCATTTCTTGATGGTTTCCTCGGAAAACGGTTCATTATTCTTATCCTTCTCTTCCGGTCGATGCGATAAACACATGTCCAATGCATGTCGAAGTTGACGAGTGGACACCGGTTCCTCTTCTTCTCCTCGTACCCCACGAAGACATTCCACATCCCCGTCCACAACACCGAGACGTGCCGGTGTACGATCTCCAAACATCCAATCATAATACTCTGGATTATGAATCGGTCCACGCTCAATTCTACCCGTATCCCATGCAAAGGGGGTATGACATTGAGAACACCACATCTGATTACATCCTGACACTTTATAAATTAATGTTTTGCAACCCGGACATGGTTTTGTGTTTTCTCGAATGGCATTCCATTGAAGAATATCTTCCGAATGACATTGATGCGTTGCAGGAAAAGAAGAAAGAACAATATTACATTTCAAACATGTCGTTTGAGAACAGGCATCACATTTTCCGGTCTGGGGATGTAGATAAGCAGGACATCCTTCGACTGGACATGGTCTTTTATACTCTATGGTATTATTATTTTTAGTAGAATCCACAGGGAGTCCCGCTTCATAATAAAGTCCGTGTAATCGATTTTGCTGAACCATGAGATCTTCTTCCAAACGTCGTTGTTCGAATTGGGCTTCTTTGACCTTGCGAATCGCTTTTCGAATGTCACGCTCTACTTGTCGAATTTGATTTTTACACTCTAAAATGGGCATGGTTTGAGGAATCAAGGACTTTTCTCGTTCAAGAAGCATGTTTTCTCGATGTTTTCGGTAGGTATGATCCACAAAGGATCGAGGTAACGATTGTCGAAGATAGAGTACGGACCATTCACGAGAACAATCTTCATACATACACTTTGGTTCATTCATAATTTGTAAAAGATAAGTCTGTATACAAGATCGACATACTTTTCGACGACAACCAGGACATTCAACTTCATATCGAGTGGATTTATTCAATCGTTCACAACAAATCGGACAACTTGGTTTTTGACAACAAGACATTCTTTCTCGTAAAAATTTATATTTCAAATTTCAAGATAGTATGTATTCATTTTAAAAGAAAATCAATTATTATCCAAATTAACAAGTAAGTATATATATATATATAAATGGAACCAATATTAGAAAATTGGCCACCCGGTCATTTTTATTCGGTAATACCAAATATTTCCAAAAATTCAAAGGAACTGTCGAAATCATCCACTACCATCATAACTCCATTTATTGGTCTTGATTTTCATGATGACCGTCATTTAAGTATATTCGAAGATCTTCCTCATTATTTGAGATTTTTTGATCAAATTTTTGGTGTCACCCCGTTTGAAAACAATGAGGATCTTTATCAACAAATCGGTGAACGATGGGAACGATTCCATTATAGTTTAATGAATGAATCGTTTGAAGGAATGGATGCCCGTCTACTATTCTATTTTCTACAGAAAAACAAACCCAAACGAATTATCGAAATTGGATGTGGAAATTCCACTCTTTTACTTTTGAATACCAAGAAAATGTTTGGGTTGGAGGTGGAAATAACATGTATTGAACCATTTCCTAACCCGTTTATCAAGAAAATGCATGCTGAAGGACATATTCATCTTATGGAAAACAACTTGCAAGACATCGAACTGACATTGTTTTCAAAGTTGGAAGAGAATGATATTTTATTTATTGATTCTTCTCACGTAGGAAAATACAAGAGTGATGTTCTTTTTTATTTTTTAGAAATATTTCCCTTGCTTCGTAAAAATGTCTTGATCCACATTCACGATATTTTCTTTCCTTATGATTACCCACAATCGTGGCTTAAAGAAGGTCGATTTTGGAATGAACAGTATTTTCTTTTCACATTTCTACAATATAATACGAAATTCAGTATCGTGTTTGGAAATAAGTATTGTGAATACAAATTTCCGGATCAGTTGAAAGAGTTACAACGACATAGTTATGAAATTCAACATGGATTTATAAAAAAAGACGATGTATTTAGTGGAGGGTCGTTATGGCTTATCGTGGAGACGGATTAACTAGAATGAATAAAAATTATTTTTTGCTTTTGTTAAAATTTAAATTTAACAAACGAAACCCCTTTATTCAAAAAGAGAAGATTTAAAAATAGTCATCAACGATGTCCTACGATACAAAATATATAATGTTGGATTCCGGATATCGTGACCGATTGTTGTACCCAAATCCAGCAGAATTTGTGGTTCCATTCTCCGCTACGACGGGCAATTCCTCCATCAACTCTATTAATCCTACGACAGTACAGTATCCACTATATATTTGGAGATTCAATACCTTTCCACCGGCCAGTAATGCAACAAGTAGTGAATATTATTTTCCCAAATACCCCTTTACACCTGTTAGTGGGGTTTCAAGTCTTCAAATTATCGGAGGTACACCTTCAAATCCCATGTTGAATGTATTTGTGAATGAATGTGTCGGACTCTCTGGTTATAATGATATTCCACTTGGATACTCGGGTACTTCCACCAATGAAGCCTTGAATATCTTTGCGAATATCCGACTCTATTTAATCGAATCGGATGGAAGTCTCGGAAATTATTATGTGATTACCGGATACGATCCTTCCTTGCGTGTTCTTACGTTGGCCAGTTCGTTGGATGATTTTACGTTACCTCTCAACGTTGTCCTATGTTCTGCTCCGTATAATTCCACATTGCTTCAAACCAATCCGTCTTCTGTCACGATTACTTTGATGGGATACAATACGAATATTACTGGATTTAATGCCAATACCGATGGATTTGCAGTCACGTCGACTACCCCTCTCTATGTATGGGATGTCTCTCAGAATATTATACTTGATGTCAGTCTCAGTGGATTTTTTTTAACGTGCGATAATTATCCATCTTCATTTAATCCCTATCAATGGGCCACTGATTTATGTTGTTTATATTCTAATGCAAAACCCCTGGCGATTGGGAATATATTGCGTTTTGGGAATTTTTTACTTTTTAACCAATATCTTTCTGTAACCTTGTTGAATGAGGCGGTTACAACAAACATTTCTCTAGATAATAATGAATACACGACTTTACAACTCCAAAAAACACTTGATCCACTTTGGTCCTCCACGTTTGAACAAGAGAGTTCTCCAAACGTGGTCGCATCTGTTCAAGTCGACTATGTCAATCACCACACTTGGTTTTCTGCCTATAATTCTTTCAATCGAACATCCGTTCCTTTTGAACTTGGTGTCGTGGAAAGTAAGAATGAAAAACTTTGGAAAATGCTCGGCTTACCTTTTCAGAATAATTCATCGACCCTCTCTTCAACACTTGGGAATACATATGTAGGATCTGCCTCCCTCGCCTTTGAGCCTTCCTTAATTATTTCTCCTGGAAGAAATTCAGGATTTGTAGGGGGTGTTCGATTTACGATTCCCTTTGGAGAATATTATGATGCAGATCAACTCATCAATGCGGTTCAACTTGCGCTTCAAACTTCCAATGGTACTCCACTTGGGTTGCTTTCGGCCACGACGTCCTATTTCACAGGGGTGGCATCCTCTACCTTTTCCTTCTTAACCATTGATCCAACGACAACGATTGCGGATCCAAGTCCAACAACCGGTATTTTTTTATTTTTAAATATTAATGTTGCACAGGTACCGTATCCGACTTCCTTAATTATTAGTCCCAATAATGTTCCTGTCAATCAATATATTGCTTATGGATCCATTAGTGATTATCAACTCGGAGTCTTCCAAACCTCTTTTACAGAGGTCATTTATCCGTATACAGTCGGTATGATTTGTCGTATTTGTAATAGTTCGGGAGTGGGAAATGCATTGGTTCAGGTGGTTCAATTATCAAGAGAGGGTATCATTTCCAAAGTGGCCATGGTTTTTCCTGGATCTAATTATTCATGTTGTGCAGATAATTATGTTCTTGTGCCGGTATCCATTGATTTTGCAGGACAGAATAACGAATTAACCTCTACGACAAATTATTTATCCACCTCATGGGCAACACTTTCTATCCAAGGTATTAAATCCGCTGTAAAGATTGAGTTGACTACGGACTATTTAGATAGTCAACAATTTGTTGGACAGTTTTTGTATATTATGGGAACGAGTCCAGTGTATACTCGAAGACGATACAATTATAGTCTAGGCGTTTATCAAACGGCCGAATATCCACCTCTTTACACGCATTTTAATAATTCCATTCCACCACCCACTCCACAAAAATCATCCTTTACATTGGACGAGGGATGTGAATTATATGGACTCTTCCCGATCTATGCTACACAATCACTTCCTATTTTTTCAAAGAATACAACCTATCTTCAATTAAACTTGATTACGAAAGACATGTATGATAAAATATCCATCATGTCCAATTTACCCGAGAATGATACGACAGACACTCAATTTGTCACACGATGTACGATTTCAAATTATAAAGGAGATTCATGTAACCCATTACAGTATACGGGGACAACCGTATCATCGAATCAAATGGTTTGTTATAATTTACGGATAGCAAGTTTGATTGTACCCAATCAACAACTGAATTTACCCAATGGGGGTCTCACCAGTGCCTACCCCTATGTGTTTATTGAAATTACAAATGCCACATCCCCTTCGGGACATGCGAGAAATGTTTTTTATTCCAATAATCCCAATGCTCTTTTTGCAACCTTTACATGTCCTATTTCCGATGTCAATTCACCAGCAACTACGAATTTTATTAAACTCTATGGTGCGGGAAGCCGTTTAGTAAAATTTAAACCTAATGACGATTTACGTGTCCGATTATTTATGCCGGATGGAAACTTGTTCAATACCAATCTCACCGACTATTTACCCCCTCTTCCCCCCAACCCACTTTTGCAATTGAGTTTATTACTTGAATTTACTCGTTTATAATTATTTTTCTATAATTATCTTAATGATCTATAATGATCTATCTATAATGATCTATAATGATCTTAATGATCTTAATGATTTTAACATAAAGGTGGTAATGTGGAAGAGGGATCAGGTGTCACCATACGTGCATTACACGAAGTTCCTACGGGAATGGGAGTCGAAGTGTCTGAAGAATAATAAATATCTGGTTTGACACAATACTTTTGATTACGATCGGTCATTGGTATGCGTCCTGGTAATTTACAAACGGCCGAACTACTGGCTTCCATACCACCCGATGTATTATAGAAATTACAATTCATAATGTATTCGGGATTGGGTCGAACAGCGGTAAATGTGGTACCAATAAACACTTTTTCGGATTTATTCTGAACAAAACAATTCACAGAATCCATGACGGGTGGATTTGTCCCATAGGGACTATCTTGTTGAATTTTGATTTTAAAGGGTGATGGTGTAAAAGAGGAAGAAGAAGACATTTCTATATCTTTAATTTTATTTTTTTTTGATACTTCTACTATTATAGCAATAAAAAATAAAATTTTAACAGTTTAATGAACTGGAGGATGTACCTGGTGCGGTTATATAAGAACATGAAATCGATTTATCATCACCGGAAGTAGTGAATTTAGGGGTTATACAGTAGGCAAGGGATGTATCCGTGACTGGGGGGGCTGTAGAATTACTGGGTATACAACTGACATTCATTGGATTCGTTCCGGATACTGATGTATTATTATAACTGCAATTTAAATTGAACATGTTACTGGGATAAATATCGGAATAGGAGGTGGAATTGATAGAGAGAGGAACCGTTTGTGTGCTAACATAACATTGCACCGTATCACTTCCATCTGTTTTAATCCCACTTGTATTGGAATTCAGAGTACCAACCTTGACAGAAAAAAAAGGGGCTTGTGTTGAATTTGACATGACGACTTTTACGAGAATAGTATATCTTTATTATCTACTAGTAGTCAACAAAAAATATTTTTTACTCCTTTTCTTTCTTTACATTCTTTTTTGAAGTTTTTAAAGTTTTGGGAGAAGTTTTGGAGGATGTTTTGGGGGATGTTGTTTGGGGAGATTCAAAACTCGATGTGATATTATGGTGAAGTCTGCCCACATCAATCGTAATAATTTTGCTTTCATCCGTGCATTGATAACGACGAGCCACGGTGATAATAAGAATCAAATAAAGAATCAGAAATAACAAACTATATTTCGAGGTGGAGAAGAAAAGTATAAGCAAGGTGATAATCGTTAGCCATTTAGGTAAGACGGGACAATGTAACGCCAGATCAATAGCAAAAAACATAAAGTAAAGAAGACCCAGTATGAATACAATATTCACAATCAGATAAAGAAGGACTAAAAGTGGATGTTTTTTATTATAATCCTTGAGTTTTTGGGTTATTTCTTTTGTTTCCTTGGATTGAGGAGATTCAGAAGAAAAGTATTCCGTCGTGGACGGTGGGATGGAGGGATCTTGAGTCACAATAGCAGCAACAGTAGGCAAATGTTCGGAAAGAAGATAAATAAGATTCATAATTTTATAATTACACGGATAAAATTAAATTTATTTTTTTTTCTTCCCATACAAATAATTCATGGCATTGTACTCGGGATCGGCACAATACGCCGGTAAAAAAGAACCCGCACATGTATCCTGGCGAAAGAAAAAATCGTTATCTCCCTTCATTTGAATCATGTACGATGGAAAAGGGTTTTTATATCCACCTACCGTATACACTGAACAACAATCTTCACATGTCGAAGACGATGACGACGATGTCTTGGAAGACGATGACAATGACACATTTTGAAGTTGTTTAGAACTCGGAATATCCCCCGACGGCATGGGTCGACACTGGGATACTTGTTGATTCATACATAATTGTCTTTCTGGGGACACATAAAATAAAGGCGTTTCCCATAAACTCGTGGAATATCCAGACATTTTATTATTTTCTTTATAAAGAGATAAAGAAATTTTAATCAAAATGCAATTCATTGGTGGTTGTGATCCCGTCAAGGACGATGTGTATCATGCCATGGACAACTACTTTGATCACCCCGAAATGATCTATACAGAAACGAAAGACAATTTGAATATTTACATCTGTCGTCTCCATTCCTATTTGATGAATGAACACCGATTTTTAATCGCCATGACCTTATCTTCCCCTTTTACATTACCACCCGCATCGAAAGTTCCCCTCCAAGACCTGAAATGGAAATCCTTTCAAATTCGGAAATTAGAAGATTATGAAAAATATTTATCTCTTCCTCAACACCACTACACCTCTAAACCCAATTCTATCTTTGGAAAACAGACGGTACAAGCCGTACATTCTTCCCGAGTCTACACCGAATACAATACAGGAATCCCCTCTCTCCTTCTCCATCTTCTCCATGTTCGAAATTCGTTTCATGAATACGCCATTCAAGGTACTTTTTCAACCGCTATGGAAACCTTTCAGGCCTTGTTTATATGGAAAGAAGAACAAGAAGGAAAACAAGATCAAAACGAAACCACCTTGTCCTCTACACAAAAACGGACCTCCAACATCCCTGAGACCTCAAACACGTCGTTTCCGACATTTTCTTCCATCTCCTCGATATCCTCTCCTTCCAAATCCTTCTCCACTTCTCCCATTTTGAGAGAGTAAATAATCCCGAAAATTCAGGAAAGATGGAATTCCAGGCGGTCTCCATGTCTTCCTCACGAATCTCCTCTTCCTCTCCTCCTCCCGTAGGACCATTTTCTTTCAATCGTGTAATGATTTCATTTCGATGTTTTAATGTCCACATCCGAAATGTATTATTAGGAAATGAAGAAAGAGTAATATCTTGAATAATCTTGTCCCCCAATACGGGTTCTTTCTCCATTGTTTCTTGTAACATGGCATACACTACATTTCGAAGATAAATACAAAGTTGATCATGATTGGAAATGGAAATGTGAATTGTCGGATGAAAACCTACCACGGTATTTATCAAACGAGAAACATGACCGGAAAAACAGGTTCGATGTGCATCCGATAACTCTTGTTGTAATCGAAGAAGTAGTTGGTCATAGACCGTGGGAAAAGATTGTTGACTTTGAATAAATCCCCATACACATCGTAATACATCTCGTGCATAAATAAAGGGAGTTTGGATAATCAAATAAGGGTCGGAATAAATACGTGTAAGCACTTCTTCCATGACAGGAGTCCACCATTTTTTTTCTTCAAAATATTGTTGAATTGCCGAAAATGCTTCTCGGGGCGTATACCGATCATGAAATTCATCATAAAGAATACGTACATTTTTCTTTACACTTTCATTGATTGCATGATGATGAACATTTTGAGAATCCGTGTACACGGTTGATATTTGACGGATGACGGTAGTCGTACGATCTTCTTCTTCTTGTATTGTTTCCTCGTTTCGTGTGCGAATATCCAACTGATTCCGAATCTCATCAATGTTATAAACCGCCATTGTTTCACCTGAAACAACCGTGTTTGGTGCATAGAGGTCTGCATCATACATGCGTCGAATAGGTCTTGAAGGTCTTGATGACGCTGTTTGACGAAATCTATGGAGACGTTCTAGGATAAGAGGCGAAAAGAGAGGACATGTTGGAAAGTCATGGAGGATACGGTAAAGTGAATCAAAGGCATCCCAGTCTTCCCTCTCTTCCATACATTGAATGACATGGTTTACAATTTCATTCATAGTGGAGGAAAAAGAACCAAAAACTTCTTGTCGTTGACAATAATTTTGCAAGAGATACGATGCACATTGTAATTTTACACTGGTGGATGAATTTTCAGCACCATAAAGGGCTAAATAAAACACCATCATACTCACCTCTTTCCAATCCATTGTTTTCACTATCATGTAAGGTCCTACCTGATGAGAATAGAGAAGAAAAGAAGTAAGAAATTCTAAATTGGAATGACCATCTTCCATAGGTTCAGAATGAAGCGATTTCCCACTTTCCGTAAATTGTGGTCCGTACCATTCCACAAACGAATAGAGTAACCATACTTTTTTCAATTCTTCCAACCACTCCTCCAAGGAGGATGAAATGTTTGATGTATCTTTTGAAATGGTAGGTGCCCATTGAAAGTCTCGGTACGACATGATATCGTCTTGCAATTTTTCCATGATTGTTTGTATTCTTTCTTTCTCTTCTTTTGGATTTATTTATGTGACTTTTTTTAGATAACCACAACGTTTTAATATCCTCTTTCTTCCATTATCATGGTGAAGAGTTATGATTCTTTTTTTTAAAATATATAATCTTGTATTAATGTAGTAAGATTGAAAAAAAATAACATGAGTGTCGATTTCAACACTTTTACAACATTAAACACTTATGTGTTACTTGCAACGGGCAATATAAACTTGACTGGTACAAATTCCATTACAACAAATACGTTTCCGGCCAATTATGCGGCTGGGGGTACGATAGGCGGGTCAGGTTCACTTACCGGGGGAATACTGAATGAGGGAGATAAAACTACTGCCTTGAGTCAGTTAGATACACTTTCTACCAATCTTGACAACTTATATCTTGCGGGTTCTGTAACAATACTCTCTACTCCTATTTCGAGTCAAACATTGACCCCGGGTATATATACATGTGAACCATCATTCACTCTATCAGGAGGTGTTACTCTAACATTAAATGGTGCCGGGACGTATATATTCGCAAGTGGTTTAGAAGGTACTGAGATAACTCTATCAGGAACTATAAATTTAATAAATGGGGCAGTACTTACGGACGTGTACTGGTGCATTAGACCAGCGAGTTCATCGACTATGGCTCTTGCTGGAACCGGTCTTAAAGGTATATTTATTCAAAATTCAGATAATCCTTCCTATACTCTCAATATAAGCAGTGGTGTGGAAGTGGATGGGGTTGTTTATAGTTCAAATGGTGCAAATTTAAATGCCACTTCCACGACATTTAATTCAGAAACTTTGTGTTTTCTCAGAAACACTCTCCTCTTGACCAATACTGGTTATAAACCCATCCAAGATATTTCCGTTGGCGATCTTGTTCTCTCCTACGGCCCCATTTCCGAATCACAAATTATTTCCCACTCTAAACCATTGTTTACACCCGTGACATGGATTCAAAGTTTTAAACCCTCCTTTAGAAACAGTTCAACCATGCCTATTCATTTCCAAAAAGATTCTTTAGGTCCGAATATTCCCCAGAAGGATCTTTGGTTATCTCCTTTCCATGGAATTTTCGTCGATGGGAAAATGACCCAGGCTCAACAATTTATCAATGGAACTACCATTACCCAAGATTTTGATCTGGAGGAAGTGGAATACTTTCATTTTGAGACAGAAGAGCATTGTGCGGTGGATGCACAGGGAGTGAAGAGTGAAACATTTATTAATGTGAATTATGCCATTCGTAATCTCCCATCATTAAATGATGCCTCAACGAGCCAGAAGGAGTCAATCATGACATGATGGAATGTATGTAATTTATAGATTTATAGTAGATTTATTCAACCAAAAACTAAAAAAAAAATTAAAAGAAAAAGGTCCTTTCACTATTTCATTAATTTTGAAATTTTCTGATTTCAAAAATTTAACGTTCTAACTCACTCTAAATAAATAAATATACAGTCAATATATAGTGAAGATATAGTGAATATATATAATGAACATAAATGATTTCAATCCTTACACCTTCCACATAAGTAAACAACAGGAAGTGGTTCTTCATTCATTTAGGTAGCGACATCATGTTCCACTACACCTTATTTTTGTTTGGATTTATTGTTGTGGCTTTTTAGTTTTTTAGATGATAATAAAAAGGATCGATACGTGGAAACACTATGTATATCTTTTACTTGACGTTTTCCACATTCTCCTTCCAGAATCGATATATTGGAAAAGGTTTGTCGTGTTGATCCTGTATGGGCATAACAAGCAAATACATTGTAGGGTAAAGGGAGATTAACAACCGTATCTTCAATATTGGCAAACCGTTTATTTTTGGAAAGAGGTATACATTCATTAAAATAACGAACAAATTCGGAATTCCCAATTCGTGGAGATGCAAAGGTATAAATAGTTTTAAGTATTGTCTTTTTAGGAATGGTCGTGACAAGATCCAAGGCTGTCAATTGAGCAAACACGGATCCCAACGAATGTCCACAAATTATAAATCGTTGAGCCTTGTAACTCTCCATCATCTCTTTCGCATACTTTTTTACTTGATCATGTAAAGAAAGTGGTGGGGATAAAGAATGTGAATCACAATCCACGGTTAAAAAAGAAGAAGGACATGACGCTCCAATTTTAGAATAAGATCCTTCGGGATAGGTCGCACAACCCGTTTTCTTCTCTTTCAAAAGACGTTGGGCGATCAACCGACCAAAAGGATTCATAGGACTATATTTTGGATAGGAGGAGAGGATTTCATGACAAGGTTCTTGACAATGACATCCGATCGAATACGAAGGTCCAGGTGGAGTGGAATAATAAAGAGACGAAAACCCACGTGCCAATTTTATTTTTTTCAAAGAATTTCCGGGGAGTGGTGTTTGATAAAGAAAATCCACATTTTTCATCCATTCGGAAAGATTTTTGGTTCCTCGAAAGGCAATGATGGCCGTGGATGGATTTGATTTTAGTATGCCCATGATTCCAATGACATAAATCGAGGGGGTAAATTTATATCCCAACACATTCAACATAGTATTCGACATCATTAGAAAACGAGGATGAAGGATACCCAATTTTTCTTCCATCTCTTGAAATAATATATGCATACTTTTTTCTTCATGTAACGTCGTTTCATACAATTGATATACATAATCGATCACATCAAGAGAAAAAATATCCATCCTAAAACAATTTTTATAAAATTTTTATTGTAGACCAATTTTATAAAAATTTTTATTCATTGAAAAGAAATAATGAAATAATGATGGGGAATCTATTTTGGATAAAAAGAAAAGAGTTTTAGAAAATTGTATTGTAAATTTATTATTTTCCTTTTATTTGTTAGTTACCATTATGGAGTATTTATCGAAAGAAATCTGGACGCATTGTATCGAATTTTTGAAATTAAAAGAATTATGTACGCTTAGTACTTGTTCAAAATCCATTCAAAAAATATCACTTCAATCTATTCAATCACTACATTGGTCTTTATGGAAAACCCATCCCAAAAATTCTACGACAATCACTCGATATCTTCCCCATTCTCCTTCCAGCATGAAATGGTTTGTTACTCATCTTTCTTCCTTATCTTCACTCCGACGATTGGTATATCATTACGAAAAAAAGAATAAAAAGTTTTATGATGATTTATTTCCTCTTTTTCTTCAACATTTTTCGTCATATTCTTTAGATTCTTCTTATCCTTCTTTACCTTTCCAATTAGTTCATTTAGATCTTTATTATACAGGACATCATCCCGGTCTTTTACATTTACTCGATTCTCAACAAAATACACTTCAATCTTTTCACTTCTCGACCAATAATATCCAAACATTACAATGTATGTCCACACCGAATCTTTTCCTCTCCTTTCCACATTTACATACCTTTCATTTTGATATATTTGAAATTCAGTATGAAGAAGGCGAGTATGAACATGGAAATTATAAAGAAACTCTTTTGGAAGTATTGTATCCAATTTTCTCCATGTTTGCATGTTCCGGATCTCTTCTTCATTTCTCCTTGACATGTTATTGGCAGGTGGTAGCCGTCACCGCCCTTTCCATTCTCCAACATTATCAAAACAGTCTTTTCACGTTGGATCTTTATGGGTTAAAAGAAGATAATTCGGCCATAAATGCCATAACTACCTTCACTTGTCCTCTCTTTCCACGATTACAACGTTTTCGACTTTCAGGAAATGATTTGGAAAATTGTACGGCGACCACCAGTCCTAATTTTCTCCCCTTTTTTATTTTACCTTCCTTACAAACATTACTATTGGATCGAATTTCATGTTCACTCTTTCAACGTCTATCCGAACATTGTCCCTTTCTCCTTCATCTTGAAATTGGATCCATGATGGTGCACAATGATGTCGTTGTACCAGGTGATTTTTTCTATTTTCTTTCTCACACTCGTGTTCATTTTCTTCATACTCTAAAAGTACCCTTTAGTATTTGGCGGTACCATCCGTTTCCTCCCTCGTCTTCCTTTTCATTTTCTCATCTTCAAACACTCTCGGTTTTTGATCAATGTATTCTTCCTCTTGATATTCCTGTCATGCAACAACTTGGGAATTATGTTCGTGATTGGAAGGTATCCGAATTCGATTGGAATGTTTCCTATGAAATAAGAAAAGAGTTATGTCCACCCTTTTTACATTATCATGAATGGAGAGACATGTTACTCTCCCAAGGATTTTCCACCTTTCCGAAATATTATCATCGTTTTTCCATGTCTGAACCATTGTCATTAAGTCAATGGATGTTTTGGAATCCTCCATCTTCAAAAGAAGAGTGTAGGGAAATAAGAGAATGGAAAGTATGGATCCGTTTTCCTCAAATTTGGTCGGTTATTTCTTTTCTTCAACAATGGCATCATTCATTGGAACATTTTACTATTTATTATCTATCTGTTGAGAATGAGAATGAATTGGACGATTCATTGTTTGAAACCTATCTCTTTCGATTAATGTATTTTATAAAGGTGTTTTTGTCGGTACCACAATCGTTTCCAAAACTCAAAACATTGCGAATTATTATGAATGCAGATAATCGGAATACTCATCCACATTTTGGTGCTGAATATGAAGATTGGGAAAAACAAATCAACAAAAAATGCCCCTCTTTACGTGATCTAGAAATTGGCTGGGTTCATGAATGAATGAATCAATCAAATTTGAAATAAAAAAAAGAAAATCGCTTTTAAAAAAAATATAAATCAAATCCATGGAAACGATTTTTTGGATTTATATTTTTATAGTTTTACTCGAAGAGAGGATCGATCCCTCGACCTTTTGCTTACAAGGCAAACGTTCTACCACTGAACTATTCGAGCATTTTATTATCGACACAAATTTCTTAAATTAGAAAAATTAGAAAAATTAAAAACACTTAAAAGAATGAATCATTCATAATAGGCAAGAGATTGGTAATAAAAGAGAATGATGAGTTCATGTTCATCATCAATATCTTTTACTCCATTATTGAAATATTATTTTGAAGAGCAACAAAAGGTGGAGAAGGAGTATGGAAAATGTACGGTATTATGTTTTATGGTGGGAAAATTTTATGAAATTTATGAATTGGAAGGAAAAGGATTTGCACAATTGGTAAGTGAAAAGTGTAATATTATTTTAACAAGAAAGAATAAGAATTTGGAATTATCGCCGTCGAATCCCTACATGTGTGGATTTCCAGTCATATCATTATGTAAATACATCAAACGATTGCACACCATGGGTTATACCGTCGCAGTGTATGATCAAAATCAAAATAGTGAGAAAGACGAAGACGGTATTTCAATTTCAAGAAGTCTTTCTGGAGTTTATACTCCCAGTAGTCCCGTGGATTTGATGTTCTCCAATTTTGGGGGAAATGAGATGGATCAAAATAATAATAATAATTCTTCGAATGGATTATTCTGTATTTGGAAAGAACAAGTGAATGATGTCGTTTCTAATCATGGTCGAAAACGTAATATGTTGTATAATGGGTATTCGGTCTATATTGAATTTCAATCGGGGGAGGTTATCGCCGATACCTGGTCTTCTTCGACTTTGTCGTCCTGGCGATCGGAAGCATTATTATTGATGGAAAGGTATCATCCACGAGAAATTTACATGTACCCTGGTATGGAAGAGGAACAGGAATTGTGGAAAAGAAAAGAGGGTGTGAAACTTATCCCGCCTCTTCAAACCCAAGATTGGGATCTTCGATACCAAGCCCATGTCTTGGAAAAAGTATTCTTGGTGGAAAAATCCGAAACCTTGAATTTGAATTTACAAATTCATGAAAAATTACATTTGGAACGATGTCCAGAATGGACCGCCATGTTTGTCCATCTTTTAAATTATCTTTATCAACATCATCCATTATTGGTGTTTCGGTTAAAACCTCCTGTTTTTTCACCCTCTTTACATCATGTACGATGCAATCAAGATGTATTTCATGAACTTAATATATTTTCAGGTTCACCCTCACTGTTTATGTTGACAGACAAGACATGTACGAGTTGGGGATCACGATTATGGCGTCGGCAATTAATGACACCCACAACGAATACCATCAATCTTGAACGACGTTGGTGTAATATCCAAGAACTATTGGAAAAATCAAAAGAAGAAAGAGTGATGATAAAAAAGAGTTTACAAACACTCCCTACCGATCCTTGGATATTATGGAGACAATGGGAATGTAAAAAATATTCTTCTCCTTTGACCATGATTCAAAAAATGTATTCGATTCTTCATCATGTGGTGGACTGTATTCATTCAAAGAATATGTATATTCCTTCTTTTCAACAAATCAATGACCAACCGTTTTATCATCTTTCCCTATCGAGATTAGGAGACGCCATTCTTTATTTTGAAAATGTTCTTGTGATGGAAATTATGGAAGGACAAACGGCAGAGAGTTTGTCTCCACCGGTTTTGGTCTGGAGATCTTCCCAACCTATCAAACAAGAAATGGAAAAAGAGTGGGAAACGTGCAAGAGGAAGATGACAGACTCTGATTATTTATCATGGTTTGATGTAAAATGGAAGGAGGAGGAAGAGGAAATTTATTTACAATTACCCAATGCGAATGCCAAGAAAAGAATGTATACACGCAAAGCGGAAGCCGAAAAAATTTTACGAGAACATCGATGGTATTCGGTAGGAACAAAATGGTTTCATCCAGATTTGGTCGAAGCCAAACAACAATATCTTGAAAAATGCAAAGTTCAGTCCCTCCAAGATAAAGTAGAACAAGAACAATGTATGGAAGAATTTTATAATTTATACTCTCCCCTCATGGAAGAAATATGGTATTGGATGGGACATTGGGATGTGGTTCAAAGTTGTACTCAGGTGTGTTGGGAATATCGTTACGTGAAACCACGTATTTTGGATCAAAAAGAGACCCGACAACTACAAACAACACAACTTCGACATCCGATTCTAGAGCGAGTTCATGAACATGTACAATTTATTGGAAATGATTTGAAATTATATAGAGGAGGAGTAGACAATGAACATCAAGGTCCTCGTGGAATGTTGATGTATGGGCATAATAGTGCAGGGAAGAGTACATTTTTAAAGAGTGTGGGGTTGGGAATTTGGTTGGCACAAGTGGGAATGTATGTTCCTGCGGATGAATTTGAATTTATTCCTTTTACAAAACTATTTAGCAAAATGGGGGCCTCGGATAATTTATATAAAGGACATTCGACGTTTGTGGTGGAGATGATGGAATTACGACATTTTCTTCATTATGCGGATTCTTCCACATTACTCTTGTGTGATGAGTTGACGGCCGGTACAGAAACATCCTCTGCCTCTGGTATTGTGGCAAGTACAATTTCTCATTTATTACACTCCAACAGTTATTTTCTATTTACCACCCATTTACATACCTTGCAAACGTTTACCGATATCTTTCAACATCCAAAGTTATCCGTAGTCCATTTTCCAATGGAAAGAAAATGGAATGAAACTCGTCAAGAATGGGAATGGAAATTTGGTCGACGATATATCCAGGGAATAGGACCCATGTTGTACGGAATTGAAATTGCCGAAACATTGGATATGGATTCCGAATTTATTCAAAAAGCCTTTCATTATCGTCAACAATTATTATTGGGGGCAGAGGAGAAAAAGACAATGGAATTATTATTACCCTCTTCAGCCTCTTCACCCTCTTCACCCTCTACCGGTCCTCTTCTTATTCCGACGAAAAAGAGTCGATATCATTCGGGGTTGTACATGATGGCATGTACAAAATGTGGAAGTAAACATAATCTTCATACCCATCATCGAACACCTCAAAAAGAGGCAACAAAAGACGGATATATTGGGAATTTCCATAAAAATGCCTTGTTCAATTTACAGGTATTGTGTAATGTATGTCATGAAAAAGAACATAAATAAAAATTTAAAAACTGGTAAAGAGAAGAGGATAATATTTGAAAGTAGAGGGCATAATAAATATTATATATATACAATAAACATAGTAAGTATTATAGATATAGATATAGTATTATAAACATAGTATTATAAACATAGTATTATAGATATAGTATTATAGATATAGTATTATTATAGATATAGTATTATACATGGTCTAATTTTTTTTATAGAAAAAAATTAAAATAATTTTAAAATAAATCAACCCTTCCTTTTTTTTTTGAGATTAAAAATGGATCCGAGCAAAATTGGAACCTATATGTTGGAAGCCGTCGGAGCAGGTGCGGCGACTTCAGTGGTGTATGCCGTAACACAAAAAGTGGCTCCTTTATCTCTTTATCTCCAACAACTCAGATCGTATGCCATTTTCCATGTTATCGGATCTTTAATTATCGGTTATTTCGCAATGAACTATTTAACTAAAATTGGAGGACTCTCCAACTTGCAATCTTCTCAATACGTTCTTGTTTTCTTATGTATCGGTACCTGTATTCTATGTTTCCTCAACATTTTGTTTTGGCAAGGTTTTATTATCAATACGGAGAGTACTTATTTTGAACACGTTTTAAATCTAAATAAGAAAGACGACTCCACGACAAGTCGGTCCTACTCTGGATTTTTAGAAAAGGTGATTGAAACTCGTTTTATTGTCGATGATAGAAATAAGAGTATAGGATGGAATGAAGAAGAAACCCAAAATGTATTCTCTCTCAATGTTATGTTTAAGAATGTCCTTGATTTTAAAAGGAAAACAATTGAAATTTTCGAAAGTACAAAAAATTATCGAGGCGTTCCTGATTTGGAATCGTTTTATAAAAAGATGGTGGAGAGTCCAGAAATTACCGGAAATTTTAATTTTGACATTCTCTTAATGATGGCTTATCGAAAATATTTTACAGAAAATATAAAATTTATACTTATTGTGACTGCCATTCTCGTTCTGTATCAAACATTTTTTAACACCATTATAAAAATTCTTGAAAAAATTAATGAAAAGTGTATCAGTTCCGAATATACAAAGAATTGGTTCCAAGGAGTGAATTGGATTTCAATCCTTGTCATTCTGTCCTTCCTCTTTCAACCAAATCGTTCCAAACAAACCACCCCCATTCAACTTCATGATATTGTTTATTATCTTGAAAATGAACAAGAACGTGCAAAGGAAGGAATCGTTAGACAAATTAATGATGACCAAACTTATGATATTGAATTAAAAACATCGGGGAGCATGGTCATCAATATCCCATTGAACAAAATTCTGGTATTGCAACCACCGAATGTGTACGTGTCGTATGCCTCTTTTTTGATTTTTTTTAGTCTTTTTACATTTCTTCTTTCGGGTATTTATTGTCAACTCTATTCCTTTTTCCCTTCTATCGATTTAACACAATGTATCGTGTGGATGGTGAGTTTATATATAGGGGGTGTTCTCTATCTTTATGACATTATTCTTGTTCGACCTTTTCCTCACAATAAACCGACTCGTTTTTCCTTTCCCATTCTCTATCAGTGTGTGATTGTGGCGGCCATGTGCACATTACTTTATTACAGTATCCGTAGTCAATTATCACCAACCTATTCTTTCTCGACATTTATTTTTTGTCTCGTTCTCCAATATCCGGTTGTACTTATTGCATCCGCAACTCCAAATCTCCCCACCTATTCTAATTTCTTTCTTCTATTTTCCGTTATCAGTATTCTTTATTTAAGTATCGCATTGAATATTTTTGAAAAAGATGAGAATAGAAATGTGTTTCTTCGTTCTGTATTACCCTCTTTTTTTGTGGTGATATCGATAAGTTTGTATCTCTTTCCCAAAATTTATTTTTACGATAAATTTCAAAAACTTCTTCAAAACTATTATCCTGTTCGATCAAGACCAAAACAACAACAACGTGTACAACAGCAACAACGTGTACAACAGCAACCACGTCTACTACAAGGCCCTGGTCCTTCACAAGATAGTATTACAGGACATTCGACCAAAACTAATACTCTTCTTCCTCCATCTCCACCATTACCCAAATCTAAAAAACCATTACCCGTCATCTCTTGGTCAGTGCCTATACTCGATCTTGTTACTATGATTTCTGAAAAAAAGTTGAAAGTTCCCATGTTTAGTGGGAATATGTCATGTCAAGTCGTACGTCCTACCGTAGAAGAGTCATGGTTGTGGGGAGTTCAATATGAATTATACCTTTCATGTTCAAACACTGGAAAAAAAGAAGAAATAAAACTTACCATGGAACAATTAAAGGACGAAATGCGAAGATTAAAAACAAATCAAGTCGGAGAAAAATCCTATTTCCTGTTTGTCCTTTATATTATGAAAAATTATGAAAGCATCATGGTGCAAATGTTTAAACTTTTAGGACGAGGTCAACAGAGTCAACAGGATTTATTTCAACCTGCGTCTCAAAAAATACCAGATTGGAAAGATTTTGTGGAAAATATACTTGGTGGACATGGAATCTTGAAGCAAACAAAAACACCATCGTATTTGCGTTTCTCCCCTGTTTATTATGTGGATGTGGATGGTAAAGAGGACAAGGTACACTATTTCAACGTTTCTATCTCTGAAAAAGGGTCTTCATTTTCAGAGATGAATAAACTTTCTTTCGATGAAAAAGTGACAGAAAATGATATTGACAACATTTGTGATAATTTGATTTTTGAGGCATTATTACAGACAATGATACAACACCCAAAATCAAAATAATTTTTTTTTTTCCAATAAAATTCAAAATAAATTTTTTTTTCAATAATAAAAAATTCAAAATAAATTTTTTTTTCAATAATAAAAAAATTCAAAATAAATTTTTTTTCAATTGAAATATCCACAAGGGATCAATGGCAATTGAACCTTCTGGAAACTGTAAATGAAATCGAGTATGTTCACAAATTGAGTTTTCCTCTTGATTGGAAATCATTGGATAGTAGTAGTAGAATGATCTTGTATTGGTTTGTTTCATTAATCGTGAGAAAGAATAAAGCATCATTCCATTAAAGGTGGATTGCATCACAAGAGGTTTCGATCTTTCCCATACTACCATTTGTGAATATCGTTGTTGTATATAGTCATCATGTTTATTTTTATCTTTTTCGGTATTCCATTCAAACGAATCATGTATAGGTACAAAGGGAAAAGTATCAAAAATACGGTGATCGTCTGTGATTGTGTTACATCCTACACCGATAAACGATGGATTCCTATATAGAGTGTAAACACCGTGAAGAAATGAATCCTCATACATAACACCGATTAAATCAGGATCCATCATGAGCACCACCGTAGATTCATCCAATAAATTAATTTTATTCATCCCCTCCATTTCATAAAGATGAGACAGTAACTCATTCCTAAGAACGGCCATCATATTCGTTCTCTCCATAGAGGCGACCTTGTGTTGGTGAAAATTGGGAGTGGAATAGGGAAAAGAGAGAATTGTCACATGAGGGGTATAGGTAGTTTCCATACTTTTCAGTAAATGACGGGTATTATCATTCGAATCGTTTTCAAGAAGGAGGATCGAATAATTTTTAAAATTATTCTTCCATAAAGGAATCCAATAGGTAACCAATTGATGGATAATAGGTTTTCCATGATTACGAATTAACCCTGTTATAATAATGGACATTGATTTTGTGTTATTTCGAATCTCATGGACATGGTCCGGGTATTTCGAAAGAAAGGTATCATGGGGATGATGGTGATATCGGTAAAGAAGATACGGATCGGTTGTATCATTTACTGGACGGTGGAGACGGGTTGTTAATAACTGGGAATGCTTTTGATGTTCGTATAGTCTATAGAAAAAGAATACACAACAAATAAAAACAATACTGAGAATGAGTATTACAAGAAATAATTCAAATTTTTGCATGAGACCATTTTTATAAAAAATTATAATTTTTGTCAAAAAAATTATAATTTGATTATTTATGAAATAATAGAATTTGCAAGAAAAAATTAAAAAAAGAAGAAAATATTAAAATATTATTTTTTTGTATATTGTATAAAAATTGTATAAAAATTGTATAAAAATTGTATAAAAATTGTATAAAAATTTCCTACCAATAAAATTATAAATTGATGACAAATAAAACAACAACAAATCCTCGGATGAGTATAGTGGGCATATTTGGTGCGTTTATGTTGATTGCATTTATATTGATCCTTCTTCTTTCTGCCTATTTCTTATTTTCGTTTGCATCCACATCCTCCAAGGTGGAAAAAAGGGTTCATCAAATATCAACACAAGGCGGTATTTATATTGGAAAATCAAAAAAGGGGGGTGAATTTGGTCGAGGTGTGTTTGCCAATAAGCCATTCAAAAAAGGAGAGGTTATTGAAAGTGGTCCCATGTTGGTCGATGATGTTAGTGAATTATTTTGTGGATTGTACAAGAAATATGTGTGGAATCATAAAGATAATCAAATGATCCTTGTGTTGGGCTATGCATCGATATGTAATCATGACGATGATAATAATGCCGACGTGATCTTTTATGACGATTGGTATCAATTAATTGCCATTAAAGATATTAAGACGGATGAGGAAATTACCAATACGTATTGTAAAGATAAAACAAAACAGGAGTGTGAGGATTGGTTTTCTGGAAAAGAAATTGAAAAAATTTAACCTTCCGTATTAGGTTGTATTCGTTAGCGTGCAGTCTACATAACCATAACTTTTCCTAAGAGGATCCAATAATAGAGGCTCCGTGTTCTTCATACTGAGAGTGAAATATTTAGGCTCACCATTTGGAATAAAGGAAGTCGTACAGACGGAATCGAGTCCACTACTTTCCGGTTTTACATTACATGATAATTTGGCAACATTCGTTTCGGACACATACGTCGTACCATTCAAAGGTGTATAATCATCACTACTTACCGAACATTTTATTTTAGGAGAACCACCGTAGGTCGTATTGAGTTTAACGTTTATATAGGGGGTTTGAACATTGGGGGTATTGGGTAAATTAGACGATGTTGATGATGGTGGACATGTCGTTAAAGATGGACATTCAGAACATTTTACACATTTTGGACATTCGTCAATATTATTAGACGACGAAGATCCTAAATCTTCTTTTGTTCCAGCCGAATTCATTGTCGAATTTTTTGAAAAGAACAAAAGGAACACTATGAATAACAATATTACTACAATTATGATACCGACCCACAACATCGAATCCATTTTAAATTGTGGTATTATTTGAAAATTGTTTTTTAATTATGATTTAGATTTAATATTTTTTTTTATAAAAATACATTATATCCTTTGTCGTGTATAGTATGTTGTGTATACTATAGTATATTTGTTCGAACTTTGTTTTCTACCATCAAATCATCAAATCATCTGTTTTCAATATTTGTCCTTTATTACCCTATTATGAAAGATCTTGGTACACACAACCATTTACACACAACAATCGATGCCTGTCATAGTTCTGTCATAGTTCTGTCATAGTTCTGTCATAGTTCTGTCATAGTTCTGTTATAGTAAACTTATAAATTAATTAATAATAATTTATAAAGAAGCCAAAATACCCAAAATAATATAAAATAATACAAAATGAATCATGAATATTCAGATTCCAATCCCTATAACTATGATTCCCAATTCCTTTATGTCCTCTTCATTTCTGCTATTCTTCTTTTGATTTATATTGTAAGTGGGTATAATGAGACCTATTTTCGACTCGTAAACTTTTTATTCTATTTATCCTTTACCATCTCTCTATACAGTTTTTATTTACAAGATAAACAAGAACGAACCGACAAAACAATGAAATATATTACGACCATTCTCGTTGAATTGTATGAACTTGAAATAATGACATATTCATCCCCATCTCAACTCTCCCATATTTTACTTCTTCTTGAAAAAATATATTTGATTGAACCGTCTCTTGCAAAACCTGATCGTCTCGGTATTCGTCTTCACCGATTGACCCAGGTACCGCATTTTCAAAATTTTTGGAAATCCAATCAATCTCTTTATAATCCTTCTTTTCGAGAATTTGTTTCCGATATTTCTTCGAATCGTTTAGAATAATGGAGATGGTAACCGACATAAAACAGACCGAAAGAAAGAGATAAATAACGTGTCCAATTATCCAATGATGGACTGAATTCCTCTATTTTTTGTATAAAAAAAGGAGTGACTCGATCTTTCGATGTCATGACTAATGTTTCAACAAATGAACCTACTCCTATCCACATATGAAACGCAATGGTGGTATAATAACACCAATCATAAACTTCAAACACAAATAAAATATCCGAGAGCATGTTGAAAATGTATCCAATAAAAGTTGAGAGTATATACCCACCAATGAGATATAGTGGAATAGAATGGATCCATGCGATAATCACGTTATAAAACAAAGTGTAACATGTAATATTTGATAAATGAATAGGATAAAATATATGGAATACAGAGAGGAATCTCGTACAGATACCCCAGAGAATGGTAGACTGTCTTGCCCTTTCACAAGACAGAAACCAATTCGACAGATGAAAAATTTTATAAGAAGTAATCTTCTTCCCCTTTTCATCATTTTCTTGGGTAAAGGAAACAAGAACATGAAAATAATAACTTATCACTAACCAAAAAGAAATTGGATATCGTTGGAATGAGATGGCCAGCAAGTACCCCACCATCCTACATAATGTCTGAATCCATTCTTTTTGATGACAAAGACTCTTGGTGGTGGATTTGTCCACCATGTTTGAAATTGGAATTAAAAATGTCGATCAGTTTATTTTTTCATTTTTTGGAATTGTTTTGGAATCATGAGGATCTAAAACTGGACAATTTCCCGTAATGTTTCGAAAGTTCGTTGTCGGAAATATAGTATTGACTTTTTCCCAAATAATATCTCGTAATGTAAAATTGTAAATATCAGACACGAGAGCAAATGTCATTTGAGAAATACTATCCGTAACAATCATCCAATCTGCTTTTGTATTATTATCCAATTCAAGAATACACCACGATTGGTCTTTTGAAGAGGGAGGTACAGTATCCATCGCACTCATACTCCAACATTTGGTAATATCATTTACATTTTTCGTTTCCAAAAAAGAATGAGAAGATGTCGGTGCAACCGTTGATAAGTCAGGTAAGTCAGGTATATCAGGTATATCAGGTATTTCAGGTATATCATGTATGTCCGGAATAGATGGCCAATCCCTCCAATAATTGTCGTTAAGGTAAGGATAGGATAAGAGTCCTTCAATAACTCGAAGATCTTGAGTATTGTTGGAAATACCAGTAAATGTATAAACGACAGAGGTATTGGATTGAATACTAAAGTCAAACGTAATACACGCAAGACGACGTTGATTCAGATAGGCGTTATAATTTTGTAGAATTTCATAATAACGGGGTTGAAGTTGTTGGGGGTTCATCGTATAAAAGGGGAACGCATATATAATACCCACGTTTAGAAAAACATAAAAAGGACTGAAAAATCGCATTTTTATACTTTGCTCTCACGATTTTAAATTCAAATTAATTCGAAACGGAATTACAATACGAAGAAAGTGGTTCAATCGTTTTATCATACACATTTTTTTCATGTGCAATATCAAGAAGATGATTAAATATTTCATGAAATTTTGGAGTATGACCAATTTCATCACACATACAATGGGCCAATTCATGAAGTGCAACATACATCAACATATTCATTGCATAATGTTCCCCTTGTTCATCCTTCAAACATAAGTACACTTGTTTTTTGTTGATACTGTATGATTTTTGACCGTGTTTAAAGGAAAGATTTTTAGTAAAGGGGTGAACCACCAAAAGCCGTCGGTAAATTTCATCAAGCACTTGTTTGTCTTTTTCCGTAGAGGGGTGAGCTTTCGAACTTTCATCCTCCCACGTATCTTTCTGAATACTTGAAATAATTTCCTTTTCCGCTGGAGACAGTTCAATCGTAGAATTCTTGACCACAAAATTTTCAAAAATCCGTTCCAAATCTCGAGGACGAAGAATATACATTCCAATAAGCAAACCTAATAATAAAACCACCATCCAACTCCAAAAAGGAAAAGTTGGATCTATAGAGATCTTAGAGATCTTAGGATCCATAGAGATCATAGACAGGGAAGAAGACGACAAACGTCTTGTATTGACCGTTTGTCGTTTTTTATGTTTCATATAATTATCCTTTTCTTTTCATCAATAAAATATTTATTAATTTTATTATTCTCCCGATTATTTATAATAATCATATCTTTCACATTTATCCATTTACAATCAATCAATCAATCGATTGGAGAAATAAAAATGGAGTTTTTCAAAAAACGATCGACGTCTTCCTCCAAAATATTACCCTCGTGTCCGTGTTCTTCCCACATTTTCCATTCATCGGTTATTAGTTACTCTCTTCCCGCTCTCGCTAAAAATTATTATCTAAAATACGAAGAATCCACAAAAACCATCCTCAAGGTACCTTCCTCTACAAGAGGAGCCATACTTGTGAATAATCCTTACAATCGTCCCGTCATGGTATCCTATGATAAATCATCACAACAATTCTGTTTTTTTTCTGGGTGTTAAATAAAAAAAGAAAATCTATAGGTTTTATATATAATTAATAAAGAATATAGAGTCTATAGAGTCTATATGGGGAATGTCGTTTATAATGGTGTTCATACTATCCCTACACAACAACAACCTCTACAACATTTAGATGGTAAAGTCCAATCCATTTACGATCTCTCCACTCTTTATGATAAAGTAAAAATAAAAAAAACGAAACTCTCCACTTCCTTGCAACAACAACTTGAAACCCTTCTTTCGAATGACGATCGCCCAAATAATATTCGTTTTTTAGCATTAAAAATTCTCGTGGAATCTTCGTACGGGCCCATTTTCACCGAAAAAAAACCAGCCCCTGTATTGTTAACCAAACATATTGTCATGACCAACTCTCAAGACGAAAAAAGTCCTATTGCGAATAAATTAATGATATTATTCGAGTTATGTAAGGAATTATTAACACAACCAGCCTCGGAAGAAAAAATAATAGAGAGATTGGAATATGCGTTGCGAATTGTTCAAAATTATGCAAAATTATTGCACCCGAATGATGAATTGGACTTGGTGAATACATTATTGGAATTATTGAAAGAAATATTCCAACAACATGACAAAACATTTCGTCCATTGAATAATCCCTATACCTTGATATTGAGAATACTCAATGTATTGGCATTCACGACCACAAATTATGTCGTTGTGTTTCGAATTACCAGTGGGCTTTACGATTTCGTATGGTGGGATATTCGTTCAAAACCGGAAACCTATAAATATAAACTGAGTGAAGAACAATTCGGTGCCATTAATAAAACGTTACACTCCATGGCTTTTTATAATCTTCTTCGTGTAAGCGGTTTCGAGTATTTAACTTCATGGCTCTCGAAACGACAGGATCGTCAATTACAAAAACGACAACAACAAAAACAAGCACAACAAAAATCGTTCCTACCACGCACCGGAGATCACCCTCAAACTGAATTCGAGTCCTTACTCGAATCTACTTTTTTACAATGTTTATTTTCGGAATTAATTTATATCACACTTTATCCAACACATAATCTTCTCTCTACAAATTTAGAACCTTTTCAATCGGATATGCTAAAATATCTTCCCAAGATTATTCCTTCTCTCTCCATAAAGGAGAAACAGTATCTATTGGATATCGTAAAAAAATTAAGTGAAAATACTAGTTTCAAGAAACAAAACTTTGGTTTCAAACTCATCAAGGTGATCCGTGATAATTTAAAAACAGATGCCGATATTCCACTTGAAACTGAAATCGATCATTACCTTCGAGAAAGACTTGAGAAACATAATTTTCTTGATGTTGGAGACTTTCGCACACTTCATTTTCTTAACGATATGGTGGTTCGAAAAAAAATGCCATAATTATAAAAAAAAAAAAAAAAATATATGTATATATTAGAATAGTAAAGAAAAGTAAGATGTCAAATTTTTCATACTGTTCTCGTCAATCATACCCCATCCGTCCCCCCCAACACCACCAGCCCGTAAAAATAGAAAATTATCAATGGAATACTTGGTGTCAATATTATTTTAATTTGGGGACTTACAAATTTTGTGCCGATGGTGCAGGGTCTGCAGGGAGAGGTCAAGACTTAGCCGATAAGGGAACCCTCTATGTAGAAAATAACGTTTTAAAGGCTCATGATAAAAACTATGATAAAAATGTATCAATTTATGATAAGGTTGAATATCCCAACACACAGATAGAATATCACCAAACAAGCCAAAAAATGGGGTCGGTCGATAAGGGTAGGTCATTTCATTTTAAAGGAGCCAGAGGTCATTATAATATAATGGACTATTATTGGGGTACAGAACGTAGATTAAAAATTTCGTGATTATATTTTTTGTAATAGAAATCTATCGAGATTTATAGAAATTTATAAATATCTTTTTATATTTCCTAGTCACAAATATAAAAAATATGCCTCCTGTCCTACGACTCCACGCTAAACCACTAACACTCGACGAACTTTTTTCTTCTTTCGAAAAAGGGTCTCCTTCAAAAACTCATCCGGGAGACAAAGACTTCACGGCTAAAATGGGAACCAAATCCAAGACTCATCCGGGAGACATGGACTTTACCGCAAAAAAGGGAACCAAGTCCAAAACTCACCCTGGAGACAAAGACTTTACGGCCAAAATGGGAACCAAATCCAAGACTCACCCGGGAGACAAAGACTTTACGGCCAAAATGGGAACCAAATCCAAGACTCACCCGGGAGACATGGACTTTACGGCCAAAAAAGGAACCAAGTCCAAAACTCATCCGGGAGACAAAGACTTTACGGCCAAAATGGGAACCAAGTCCAAAACACACCCTGGTAAAGAAGATTATATTGGGAATGTTGTGAATGATATTCTTTCCAAAAAAAATAAAATGTAGGTATTTATGTTTTTATCCAAAATATTGGAATTTTTTATCCAAAATATTGGAATTTTTAACCAAAATATTGGTAGATGGCTTGTTGTCCACCAATGAGGAATAAAATAGTGAAACCAATAAGAAAGGCAAGTACATTTCCGATAAAGGGGTTATTGATCAAAAAATGAATATCGATCAAACTGTAAAGACCCTTCCATACAAAAATAACTCCAATCGAAAGTACAAACAAATTGAACAACTCAAACAGAGTGATTACCCATACAGGAGCATCCGTAGAGATTTTAACGACCTTGAGACGGTATAACAAGGCATAAAGAATGATGAGGAAAAGACAAAAGTAAAAAACGAAAATATGAATATTTTTTGGAAAATATCTACCAATATCAGTAAGTTGGGTCCGTTGAGGTTTTAAAATTGGTAGGGGATTCATCATGGAGTTATTATTTTTATTATTATTAAAACTAAAGAAAGATTAGTAAATAAAGTATTTAATTTTTTCCTTTTTTGAAATTAAATTCAAAAAATTATTTTTTGAATTCTGAATCAATAACGATTATCAAATCGTTATCTTTATCATTGGAATTTATTTTTTGGTGAATAGTTTTTCAATGAGGGGAAGATAATCGGTAGCGTATACACATAAATTGTTTTTATTTTCATTGGCGTGAGCGACGATTGCAGATTCTTGTGTAACATGTTGGAGAAAGGAAAACATGTGATAAAAATGGTAGTAACCGGTTACTACAAGTCCAAATTCGGTTGTTTTACCATCTGAAAATGTCCTAAAAATACGACAAAGACAATAAAAATCAACAAGTTTCCATGAAATGTTTTCATGAATAATTATGAATTGGGTCATAAATGTTTGTAAATAACGAAAACGTCTGGATTTGGCGAATCGTTGGTAATGGTATCGATCTTTTCGATATACTTCCTGAAGTTTCTTTAATTCTTCGATAAAAGAGGTTTTGAATTCAAAAAGCCAGGTTCGCAGTGACTCTTTCCAAAATTCATCTTGAATGCTATCCCATTGCTTTGTTAATTTTAGTAAATCATTCCAAATATCGAGCAAACGTTTTGGTATCTCAAGTGTGGTATCTTTTAAAAATTCTTCCAGAAATTCTTCCAAACTGTACACGGATCCACGATCTCTTTTCCATTTCAAAAAATAAATCAAATAACCCGGTGTCATGGTGATATAGGAATCATCCATTCGTTTTAAGTGTTTCGTCAAAAATATTGAATCTCGAACATCCACAACATGAACTCTTAATTTATTTTTTTGTTGTTGTTCTTTTTTCAATGGATAAAGAGTATATTTTGGAGAATAACGGTTAACAAGATCAGTGGCATGCTGGGAAGCGAGAAAGGAGGTGAAGGATTGTTGATCATCATGAACACGATGATGCGAAGACATTTTTTGACCACTTCCTAGAGGAAAGGTGAATTCGAAAAATATTTCTAATTTTTTTCGAGAGGGTAATAAACCTTCCAAAAAAGTAACCATTCGTTCTAAATTCCATGTTTCATGTTCTTCATTTTCGGGGGAGAATGGGCATCGTTCCACCTGGACTCCATTAACATATGGATAATGAGTTTCTCCTAAAAATATCAGTACTTTACGAACACCATTCACCATCACTTCAAATACACATATTGAATTGACACCTTCTAACCATATATTCTTTATTTTTTTTATTTTTTTTTGATGCTGTTCCATGTTAAAGAAGATAAGTAAGATACTTTTATTTTATAAAATAAAAAATTAGAAATTAATTTATTTTATAAAATAAAGTAATACTCTATCGATCTCCTTTTTATTTCCAAAAAAAAAGAAATGTCTATGGAAAAGGGAGAACTTACGTATATTGGGGAAGGTCTAGAGGTACTTTCATGGGGAACATTACCTCCTGATCGGAGTATCGTAAGAATCGGAAATTATTGTTCCTTGGCAAGATTCATTACCTTTTATGTAGATGGAAATCATCGTTATGATCATGCATCCACTTTTCCCTTTTATGAATTAGGACATTCCAAAAATATTGTGAATAAAAATTGTTGGGGGAAAGGAGCACCGATTGTCGGTCATGATGTTTGGATTGGAAATCATGCGACCATCATGTCGGGAGTCACTCTTGGACATGGATGTATCGTTGGTGCCCATTCTGTAGTGACCAAGGATGTTCCTCCTTATGCCATAGTGGCAGGAAATCCGGCCATCATTGTAAAATATCGATTTGAAGAAGAAATACGTTCTGAACTTTTACAATCCGAATGGTGGGATTTACCCAAAGAGGTTGTGATTGAGGAACTCGCACCACTTCAATACGATGTGAACCAATTTTTAGAAAAAGTAAAGGAAATCAAGAATCGGAAACCATTATCACCGAGTTGGTGGAATTGGCAGTGGTGGAAGGATATACTTAATCTCAAATAATGAACATTTATACTCTTCATACACCAAAAACCATCACTACTATGATATTTTATATATGTGAATATCTGAATGAAATAAATATAAAGAAAGTTGTGTAAAAGACAACTTTATAACCCAACAAAAAGAAAAAAAATATAATATAAAATTAAATAAAAAAATTATATTTTTGGAATTGAATGACAACCACCACTTGGACTAGCCTATGGACTCTTGAAGTTTCCAAACTTGCTCCCTGTACCTATTCTCCCTATACAACGACGCAACAAAAAAAAGCGACAAAAGGTGGTGGAGGTGGAGGTGGAGGTGGAGGTGGAGGTGGAGGTGGAGGTGGGGGTGGAGGTGGAGGTGGAGGTGGAGGTGAGATGGAAATAAGTAGACGACAACAACAACAGTCTCAAAAACAAGGACAATCCCAAAAACGAGCCAAGATATCATCTGTCTCTCCCTGTTTACCTTTTTTATTCCAATCCATTCTGCCCTTCGTTGGACAAAAGAATTCCTTTTTAACGATTTATCAAAAATTAAGACTCCAAACGGCACTTTCCACCAATGGAATCTCTCTTTCCCAATTCCTCAGTCGCATCATCACCCGTGAAATGTTGGACGTCGAAAATGAAACTATTTCGTCTATCATTGAATATTATCGGACGATTGCGGATGATGTTCGAAAAGGGGTATACGATACAATCATAGAGGAGGAGCACACCAAACGAAACAATGTCATACGCGTGAATACCATCAAGGTACTCGCCGATAGCATTTATCGAAGGTTGTGTTCTTCTTCGTTTGGACCAGAACAACGTCCAATACAAATTAGGACTCTTGTAGGTCATGAAAATCTTGATTTTTTACTTGGATTTATGGCGAAAAGTATGAAACCGACAGAAATAAACATCTCATTAAAGAAGAAGAAACCTTGGACCGAAACGTTGGAAACCCCAGAATTCTTTTCGACACTATTGGTGACAGTGAAGTTTCCTCAAAGGATTCGTGTGATGGATACTATGTCTCGTCATTTTTTCGGAACTGGGCCTATAGCGGAGATGGCGGAGATGGTGGAGATGATTCCAAGTAAAATGATAATCTTTATGAATGGACGCAATATTTTCCCCGAGGGTGCACCACCTAATCCTCCCATCAATCAAAAAATGATTGAATATAGGGATAAGGACGACACTCCTCTTTATAAAGACACCCAACCCCCCTCACAACAACAATTACGTTCCCATGCTCAAAAATTGGAAGGTTGTTTTCTTCTTCATTCTCATAATTCCCAGGATAATTTTCGATTTGGATTTGGACCTGATAAGAAAAGCGTCAATACGGCGGTCAACTTTATTGTATGGTTATTTCGAAATAAAAATCTACTGCCGTATTTTACCCTCGACAAAGAATTCGAAACTGTTTATTATACCCTTTTCCAAAAATTCGTCAATGTAGAGGATTGTGTACATCACCCCCTTCCCCTTCAACGTGTGCAACAAATGAAACGTATTTATAAAACTACACCCACCTCAGATGTTCTTTTTGAACCATTCAATACATCATGTTTCAGTGCAATGTTGGATGCCGTTGGATATTTGATATCGACCTACCTCATGGGTGGTATTCCCATTCCCTAAACGTCGTTCATAAACTTGAAATAAAATTAATAAATATTCGTGTTCGATGTTAGCGGTAGAGACAAAAGGAGGTTGGACGTATCCCATTCTATAACGTGGGGAAATCATTTCCCAGTTCATGATGAGTCAATCTAAAAAATAAAGGGGGTACAAGAGATATGATGATCATAGCGGGATAGGAAAAGGGATACTATTTTCTCCAAGCAATCATGACGATTCCATTTCCCCCATTTCCACCATTATCCTCTATGCTTAAACCACCACCTCCACCGCCTCCGTACCCATGACTACCATTTTCAGCCGAAATCGTCCCAAAATCCGAACTGGAGGTCGCCCCTTTACCACCACCACCCTTACCACCGGTACCTCCTGTTCCCAAAGGAAACGGTGCTCCACCCCCACCTCCCCCATAATACATTCCATTGATCTCCCATTGTTTTCCATCTCCCCCCATTCCTCCAATGGATTGGGAACTTGTTTTTACGGTGGCTTCTAATCCAGGACTACTCGCACCACCACCACCTCCACCTCCTATCCCCCCTCCCTCTTTATAACCATTTCCACCATTAGACCCTTCACTACTATCCACCGTTGATCCTCCAAAGAAAACATAATTGGCAATACTTGAATTATTATTATTGGTCGTTGTATTTGTACTTGCTCCTGCTCCTCCTCCTGATCCTCCGTTCAATGTGGATCCTGTAGCCCCCCCTCTAACCATATCCGAGGATCCTCCTCTTCCACCCCCATCCGCCTTGATCGTACTGATACCATTTCCAATAAGAAAAGAATCGGATCCTTTTGTATTAAGATTACTTGTAGACGATGCTAATCCACCCCCCCCTACAATAACGGCATAGGAAGTGTTTAATGAATAGAGTAATATACCACTTCGGTATCCAACGACCCCACCTCCCCCGCCTCCAAAAGGACTACCACTCCCTCCTCCACCCACGACTAAATAGTAAACTGTTTTACTTCCACTGGTAAAGGTAAAATAGCCGTAACTGGTAGAATTTGGGGTGGAAGAGGAAAAGGTAAGATAATAGTAATATTCATCGGATGAAAATACACCTCCGAATTGTGTGATGCCTGTCATGGATATTCCAGTATCTTCTTCTGGAATGAGTTTCGGTACTGAGGTTGTTGTGGTATCGGTAAATGGTAAAGGTAAAGAGGGTGAGAGTGGATCGTATACTGCTGCTGCATTATCTGACATGAGCCATGCAAAAATTACCGTTCCATTCCCACCATATCCTCCTGTATTTACAGAATAATCCTTAAATAATCCACATGACCCACCACCTCCTCCTCCCAACCCATTCGTCCCATTACTTCCACTTGAACTTCCGTCGATATACGTACCAGAACCGTCTCCCCCTCCTCCTTGACCTCCTGTGCCTTTGGTTCCACCTCCGAATATACCACCACCTCCACCTCCTCCATAGTAAAGTCCATTAATAGACCATAATTTACCATCCCCGCCGTTCCCACCCTTCATAACATTATTAATCGATGTGGCATCTGTACCGATTGAATGGGTACCGCCTCCACCTCCACCTGTTGCATTTGTGCCGCTCCCACCGCCTGTTCCTCCATTATTTCCTTGAGTATTTTGGATCGCAACTCCTCCTGTAGACGATGTAAAATTATTCACCACGCCTCCTCCTCCACACCCTCCTGCAAGAGTATATCCACCCGGAGGACCAAATCCTGCTTCGGTTTCATAAGAATATAATTCACCAGTCCCTGTATCTCGAGATGCACCTCGGCCTCCACCATAGACTTTTATTGTACTTAACCCACTTCCTTCAATCGTTGATTCGGTACCAGGCCAATTCAATCTTTGATCCCCAGGGGAAGTGGTGGTACCTTTTCCTGGTATTCCTCCAGCCCCTGCTTTAATAGAGTAGGTTGTATTTAATGAATAGGGTAGTATACCAACCTCCATACCTCCACCACCCCCACCTCCACCTCCGGCTTGCCCACCACTTCCCCCTCCTCCAACAATAAGATAATATACATATTTATTTCCATCATGAATAGTAAAAGATCCAGTGGATGTCGTTGCATTGGTGAAAGAGGTAAAGGTAAGATAAAAGTATGTCCCGTCATTCGAAAGAATTGCCCCTTCCGTGGAGTACGTCATAGAATAAGCAACCGATTGAAATAAAGTAGAGTAGAGGGATGATGATGATGATGATAATGATGATGACGATAAGGAATGACAAGGAGTGGGAGAGTCCGTTACGGGCCATGCGATAATAACGGTACCATTTCCACCATACCCTCCTGTATTTCCTTCATAGGTTGAAAATAAGTTACACGAACCACCTCCACCCCCTCCGAATCCATTCATTCCATCACCCCCACTGGAGGGAGTAGGAGTGGAACTTTGATTGGAACAATATGTAGTTTCATTTCCACCACCCCCGTTCCCACCACCACCATTCTTGCTACTATCGGAGGTACTACCTCCGAGTCCACCCGGGCCTTTTTTACCAGATCCACCACCACCACCCCCTGCATAATAAAGACAATTAATATCCCACTGTTTGGCTTCTCCTCCGTTTCCTCCGCTATAATAAAATGTCCCACCGTACGTTAATTGATACTCATTTCCGTCTTTTCCAACACCACCGGCACCTCCTCCTCCTCCACCCAAGTTATTACTATTTTTTCCCCCATTATTTCCTTCGGTGAAATCTCTAGTTAAACCGGCATTCTCATCCATACTTGCCCCCCCGCCAGATCCTCCCGCAAGTGTTAATGAACCTCCACCGGCACCAACATAAAATGATGCCCCTCTTCCACCTCCATCTGCGGTAATAGTAATACCCCCATCACTCAAGGTAGAGTCTTTACCGGCGGTATTTAATTTTAAATTATTAAAATTGGTCAAGGTTCCGCTTCCGGGTTTTCCTCCTCCCCCTGCAACGACGGTATAGGTTTTATTTAAATAATTGAATAATTGACCACTTCGAAAGCCACCTGCTCCACCACCTCCTCCGAAACATTGACCCCCTGCCCCACCACCTCCTACGACTAAATAGTAGACTGGTTTTTCTCCCTCGCAGAATTGAAAAGATCCGTTGACTGTTTCTTCATTCTTTGAGGATGAAAAGGTGATATAATTGAAATTTCCATCGGTCGAAAATACACCTCCGATTTGAGAAAACGTCATGGAAGAAATGGTCGTTAATATGGCAGTATCACATGTGGAGGGTGAGTATAGATAGGATGCAGTGGTAGGAATGGAAGTAGAAGAAGAAGGAAATTCGTTGGAGGGTATAGAGGTGCAAACGATTTCCGTATTGTTGGTAATTTTACGCCATGCTAAAATCACCACTCCATTTCCACCATACCCTCCAGTATTTCCCGAAGAATTGGAAAATAATCCACAGGATCCGCCTCCACCTCCTCCCAATCCATTGATTCCATTATCACCACTTGATTGTCCATCTATCAAAGTACCAGAACCTTTTCCACCTCCTCCGATTCCTCCGGCTCCGCCACTAACACTACCACCAGATCCACCACCACCTCCACCGCCATAATAAATTTTATTAATGGACCATTCTTTTCCTTCACCACCATTTCCAGCAGTCGTCTTGTACGATGTTCGTTCAATATCACGATAGGCTGCATCACCATTTGTTCCACGACCACCTGCTCCTCCACCTCCACCTCCCACACTATCTTCTCCAAAATCTCTATCAAATTCAAATCCAAGTCCATTGCCACCACTGTTCCCTTCTGTCGGTGTGTTGTAAGGAAAAGAGGCAGAACCAGCGGTTGAATTGGATTGTTGACCATTATCATACGTCTTATTATCACTTCCCGCTCCCCCACCCCCTGATCCTCCTTTCAATGTATATCCACTACCACCCCAACCGGTATATCGGGAGCCTCCCCGTCCACCCCCATTCCCAATAATTGTTGTCAATCCAGTCCCTGTTATAGAGGAAGCGTTCCCTGGTGTATTTGTTTTTTGATCGGATGGATTTTGAGTCGTTCCCGTTCCGGGTTTACCTCCCGCACCTGCCGTGACAAGATAAGTGGTACCTAGGGAATAGGATAATTCACCACTTTGAAATCCACCTGCACCTCCACCTCCACCGGCGTGTTGCCCCCCTGATCCACCACCTCCAACAACGACATAATAAACATTTTTCACATCACATGTGAATGTAAATGTTCCAAAGGTGTCGGTGGAATTTGAATCGGTATTCGTAAATGTGAGATAATTATAATTATCATCGGTAGAAAATATCCCCCCTGATTGAATAATTTCCGGTAGATTTTGATTTTGTCCAATATTATTTTGAATGTACCTACTGACTTTGGAAACCGTGGATTTAATTGGAAACAATGTAGGGAGAGGCGTATACGATGGAAATAGAGTTGTTTTCGATGAGGGATGGATCGTGGAGGGATGTATCGTGGAGGACTGAGAGGAGGACAATTTTTTATAAATTATAAATCCGATACTCCCTGCGATAATAAGGGTAACAAGGACAAGAATGACAATAATGATAATTTTGGTCTTTCGAGTCGTCGTCACCTTTGTTAACTTCATGTAGGCTCTCAATGTTCTGCACTCTTATTCTTTTTTATTTTCCAATTTTTTTATTTATGAATAAATAAAAATCGGATTTAAAATATATTGTGTAAAAATAATTTGAAATTAAGAATTAATCATGTCTTCGTACAATATGACGACATCGGATATGACAAACGAGTATGCCTATCGTGACCGAACGGCACCTATGTATTCCTCCTCGGATAAATCAATGATGGAAAAAGAAAAACGTGCTCAACGAAATGCGTATAAACGTTTTATATCTACCGCCGAAGATACGTTTCAGACTCTTTCTCCGGGATTTATTCAAAAAATTCCCTATGTCGGGATTGGAGTTGAATCTTCTCGTGACGAACAACAACAAGAAGAAGAAAAACAAGACGAATATACCACCATGACATTTTCTGATATTGAAAATATTTTTCTGGGCTATTTTAATGACCCTTTTTCTTATTCCGGTGCACTTTCTCTTCTTGCTTTTTTAATCTTCCGGTATCCCCAATTGGCAAGGCCTCTATGGGAAGAACTTCAATCCAATAGTACACTTTCACGCAAACTGTCCCCAACATCTCATACCACGATTGAAACCGTATATGAAGAAATTATACGTTACGTTTATTTTTTCAACCGTAATCAACGGAAATAATTTTTATTTTCATTTCATCAATGTGTACAGGAGAATAAAAAAGGGAAGGATATAGAGTATATAAATCACGATTTTATCAAAAGAGAATAATGTTAAAATATTGTTTTTATGTGTCGTATACACGAAATAAAAAAAGGTGAAAAGAAAGAGTGAATAAAATACAATATTGGATTGAATGAATCTTTTCATCAACGATTGATCCAGTATTTGTGTCAACAACATGGGAATTTCAAGATGAAATAAACGGTACATACAAAACAATATACCCCATTGGTTCAAAAAAACAATGATCAAAGAAGAATAAAGAAGAAGAAAAAGTGGAGGATTATTTTTTGTAACAGAGGAGGGTAATTTTCGGAGTACATCGAAACAAATATAACCTATACAAAGTACAATAATCAAATGAAGAGATAATAAAAATTGTCGTTGGTGAAACTTGGAAAGGAATGTTTTTAAATGTTCAAGATCGGTTTCATTGGCATTCCGAGGGCTATCAAATATAAAAGAGATAAAGGGATTATTATTATTATCCGTTTGACGATAGTATTGTTTTCTTTGTCGAACCGTTCTTTTATCCCAACGAGATTGAATTTGTGAGTTTGTGGAGATTTTTTTGGGAGTCTTATGATGATATCCTGTTCGAGAATGAACCTTCAATACACAATTTTTTTCTTCATGACACATTTGTTGTTGTTGATATTGCTGGGAGGATAGTGGTGTATACTTTTGATCGGAAATATAAAGAGTGGGCAAACAGGAAGATTTGAGAAGTTTACCGGGTGCGGGTAATTGGAGGATTCCTGTCACAAAGGAATTATCCTTATGAAAATGAAATGTTTTCCTCAGAGGATGAAATCGAATAACACACTTACATTGATAATAGGGATGAATAAATGTTGGTGTAGTGTGTCGTGGTGGTGGGGATAAAAGATAGAGTCGAATATAATCGGTATAAATTCGTTGAATAATTTGAATAAACCAATTGTTTAGTAGTTTTGTGGATTCGTTCCATTTTCTTTTCATATTTTCCGTCACACGAGCACCATAGAAAGGTGTATCTCTCAGTATTGGAATCACATGACTACTTGTCAGATCATGGAAAGGAAGAACTAAAAAAACAACATATTCCCATATAATTTCATGTCTATCCACCTCCGATAAGTTACACCCAATGGAACAAAAATCATTCATTGCATCTTCATCTTCTAATGAAGAAGGGATAACATTTATTTTCATCCATTCACACAATTTGGAAACTTCGGGTATATCCGGAATTTCTTTAGGATCCATCAAACACCGATACCAATTTGGAACTTTATTTTTAAGAAAAAAATAAAGTTTATGCATCAATTAAAAATTAAAAGAGATGGATGGTTTGATTGATCATTTCACACTCTTTTTCTGAAGATACTTTTGTAATTTTTGTTGGAATGTCTTATCCTTTCCCGATCCTTTCGAAGAGGTGGACCTTGTTGAAGAAGACACCGAAGAAACATCACTTTTACCATCTTCTTCATCATCTCCCTCTATATCCAAATCTTTTACCGAATCGTCATCCTCTTCACTGTTATTCTTCTTCTTCTTATCACCATTATTACCGTTATCATTACCGTTATCGTCACCATCATTTCCATCATCACCATCATTACCGCCATCGCCCTTTTCTTTTGATGGATCGGATTTTTTGGAGGAAGCGGATTTTTTGTTTTTACGATACACAAAAATATAATAAAGAGTACCCGCAATCACAAGCGTTAGTAAGGCATAGAAAAACCAATACTGAAATGAAGAGGATCGAAAAAACATCATAATTCGATGACCGAGTGAAAGACCAAGATATGTTGATCTCACATTATTGTCCATAGTATTAGTAGTTAAATTGGTACTATCTTCCACGGGTGTCTCCTCATGTTCACAAGGAAGGGGATCCGTCTGAATATCCTCGGATGAAACCACTGAAGGTTTGGTGATAAGGACAGGAGGAGAGATGGGAAGAATTCGGGTTTTAATAAACAATGTCATATCCTTGGGAGCCTTCAGAGCAAGAAAATGGTTTTCGGACAAGTTTTCCTGACTCTTGACATTGCCATTAATGTACCCCTTGGTTTTTTTGAAAGAATCTTCGTCTTGAAGAATATCCTTCGAGGATGATTGATCTAACTGTTTCTGAGTTAAAACCCTTACATGAAACTCTTCTTCTGAATTTTCACTTTCTACTTCAAAATAAACATCGAAATTGTGCAGGTCTTTATTCAAATCGAAAAGAAGAGTACGTGGACCAATTTTCACCTGATGTTTCTCTTCCGGAGCCGTCGAATTTTCAATCGATTCCATTTTCTTATTTCTTTTCTTTTCAGTTATTGTTTCCTTTTTAAAACAAATTTTTAACAAAAAGGAAAAAATTAAATTTTTTCCTTTTTCACTATAAAAGAAAACAAATCATGTCCTATTCCTCATTGTCTGGTTCCTCTTCCTCAAAACTCGGTGTTCCTGGTAAAAAGTCAACCAATAAAAGACAACAATTGGCTGTCTATGTTGATACCGTGACCACATTCATCACACCTCCACAAAATATGTCGGTGGTGGCAGATTATCAACCCTACACAGAGAAGTATCGTTACAATACCCTTCTTCACCATCCACCGAGTAATGTCGGAAAACCTTACAATACCTCGGGTTACTTTACGATTAAAGATGGTGCCTACTTATCGGACTGTACCAATACGATTATTCGTACTTGTAATCAACCCTCACCAACTCAATTCACCACTGAATAAAGAGAAAAAACGATTACCATTGGTCCTCTAACCAGTCTTCAAACCGTTCACCATAATACTCGTAAATAATATCAAAAATATCAATATTTGTCCCAATCGTATAATGATAGTCGGATAGATATATTGTAATTTGTTTATAGATAAGAGGTGGAAAGGAGGTGGTCTGATGTAGAAAATCCTTGTACACAAGACAAAAAAACAAACGGGGAGAATTCTTTACAGTTTCATTGGAAATCCTAGTTCGACTTCTTTCTAAACGGTAGAGTTCTTCGATCAAGTCGTCGACTTGTTGTCGTGAATACGGACAAAAGTTGACAAGTTTATCATAATGAGAAAATAAGTCGTTGCTCCATGTCTTGGTCCAATCCGGTGACAACATGGTCAGTGGGGTCGATGATATCATGGGAAATAAATCTGAGAAAGACAAAATATAGAAAAAAAAAAGTTTAAAAATTAATTCAATAAAATTTTCAAATATAAAAACCAGTATATAATCGATGGTGGATAGGTAAAGATTATCAATTTTATATTTCTCAAAAACAAAAAATTGATTTTTATGAAAAGTGGAAAAAGAGGAAAGAATAAAAGTAATTTAATTTTTTTGAAAAACATACCAATGAGTGATAACAATTCTACCAAGACTGTCATGGGAATTGATCTCGGAACGACTTATTCTTGTGTTGGGGTTTGGCAAAATGATCGTGTGGAGATTGTAAGTAATGATCAAGGAAATCGCACGACACCATCATGGGTTGCCTTTACTTCCACGGAACGTCTTATTGGGGAGGCTGCCAAAAACCAAGTGTCTGGAAATCCCGAGAATACTATTTTTGATGCCAAGCGATTGATCGGTCTTCCATTCCAAGATAAGAATATTCAAAAAGATATGCAACATCTTTCGGCCAAGGTGATTGATGTCAAGTCCAAACCTAATTTTCAGGTAATGTATAAGGAGGAGCAGAAGACATTTTCACCCGAGGAAATTAGTGCCATGGTACTTGGAAAGATGAGGGAGATTGCCGAGGCCTACATGGGTATGGAAATCAAGGATGCGGTGATTACTGTTCCGGCCTATTTTAATGATTCCCAGCGTCAAGCCACAAAAGATGCGGGTGCCATTGCTGGGTTGAATGTGTTGCGAATTATCAACGAACCCACGGCGGCGGCCATTGCCTATGGATTGGATAAGTGTTCCGATGGAAAAGATAAAAATATTCTGGTGTTTGATTGTGGAGGTGGGACACATGATATTTCTGTGCTCAATATTTCAGAAGGTATTTTTGAGGTCAAGGCGACCAGTGGTGATACCCATCTGGGTGGTGAAGATATTGACAATACATTGGTTGACTATTGTTTGAAGGAGTTTGAAAAGAAACATAATAAGCCGATTGCCGATCTCAAGGCGAGTCCTCGAACCATTCGTCGTCTTCATACTGCATGTGAACGAGCCAAGAGAACTCTTTCCAGTGCGACGCAGGCGCATATTGAGATTGACTCTCTTTGGGAGGGACTTGATTTTACAACTACTCTTTCAAGAGCACGTTTTGAGGATCTCAATCAATCCTTTTTTGATCGTGCCATGGCACCGGTTCATCAAGTTCTTGTTGATTCGAAACTTAGTAAGAAGGATATTGATGAGATTGTATTGGTGGGTGGTACGACACGTATTCCCAAAATTCAAGAGATGTTGACCACTTATTTTGGGAAAGAGCCTTGCAAGAATATTAATCCGGACGAATGTGTTGCCTATGGGGCGACTGTTCAGGCCGCCATCCTTGGTGGTATTGAGTCTGAATCCACCAAGGATATTCTTCTCTTGGATGTAACACCTCTTTCTCTCGGAATTGAGACAGCGGGAGATGTCATGACGGTTTTGATTAAACGTGGAACAACGATTCCGACAAAGAAGACGGATACGTTTAGTACGTATGCGGACAATCAACCGAGTGCGACCATCAAGGTGTTGGAAGGGGAACGAATGAAGTCACGGGATAATAATATTCTAGGACAATTTCAACTTGATGGTATTCCCAACATGCGTCGGGGAGAGCCACAGATTAAGGTCACGTATGATATTTCTGCGGATGGGATTTTGAATGTCGAGGCAATGGTAGAGAATGCAGAGGGGGTGAAGAAGCAACTCACGATTCAAAATGATCGTAATCGTCTTTCCAAGGAGGAGATTGAGAAGATGGTGAGTGAGGCGGAAAAGTATAAGAAGGAGGATGAGGAGTGGAAGGAAAGATTGGATGCAAAGAATCAACTGGAACAGACACTTTTTCATGCCAAACAGAAATTCCCTGATGAGCCATTGGTAAAGGAGGGTCTAGAGTGGTTGGATACCCACCAAGAGGCAACCAAGGAGGAATACATAGAGAAAAGTCAAGCCATTGCCACCAAACTTGTGGAAATGTCCAAGGAGGCAAAGCAGTCAGAAGAGAATTCCAAGACTTCTACAACGGATACTCCGGATATTCCTGATATCCCCCCCGTCATTGAAGAAGTCGACTAATGCATAAAAAAAAGTTTGGGTGAGAGAATAGTATTGAGTATAGTGTATTGAGTATAGTGTATTGAGGATATTGAGTATAGTCTATTGAGTATAGTATTTTATGCAAATAATCATCATTAAAAAAAATGATGTAGAATAGACATAAGAATGAAAAAGAAATAGGTTTCAAATTTTTTAAAATTTGTAACTTTTTAACTTTTTATTGTTCCTTTTAACATAATGTTATAATTTTACCTGGTGTAATAATAATAATAATAACATGAATAACAACAGGTCAATAAGGAATACCGACCGAATCATGGAAGGGAAACTCGAGAAATTGGTCGATGGTGTGCATAGTCTTCCGGAAGATCTTGTTGATCGTATTGCTGGATTTATGGAGATTCCAACGTTTCAGTATATGGAGGAACTTTCTCATCATTTTACATTGGAGTGGGTGACGGTTCGAGCATTGAAGTCGCAATCCTTGGAAAATGGTCAGCAACGGTATCGATCTCGATTTCTTCAAAAGATTATTTATTTTAAGAGTGATGAGGTGGATGCGAGGCGTATTTTGACGAGAATTTTAGTGCATCGTGAGATGGCGGGATGGTGTGATCGAAATCCGATTTTTATTTCCCAGTAGGAATCATGTTTACGTCACATGTATTTCACATGTCCGTCACATGTACGTCACATGTTTGTTGGTAATATCAATCTTGACTATTTTATTTTTTGTAATATATAATGGTTCATGTTCAAAATAATGAGTGATCCATTCACTTGATTTTTCCAACATGTCCAAATCCTCCAAAGAAAGAGAATATACCGTACGATGAAGAACGGAAAAAACCGTTTTTCGGAAATCCTCCAATATCTTCCTATCTCTCTCCGTGGTGGATAACGATGAGGATAATGATGATGCATAGATATCTCGAAGTCGTTCACACATCTTTTCATACTCTAGTTTAATCACCTTTTCGTTCATAGTTACACTTATTTATGCTTATCCAAGAAAAAAAATTGTATCCACCTTAAAAATATAACCAAAAAGGAAAAATGATTTAAAGAAATTAAGTCCTTTATTCAAATAAGAAGAAATATATCAGACCCAATAATCCGATAATATAAATTATGACTGACGTAGTATCCACGAACGATATTGCCGCTGTTCCCGTAATTGCCAAGGTGAAGAAGACTGTGACTCGTAAGAAGAAGACTGTTACCAGTGTAGATGGAATCCCTTCTTCACTTCCCCCTGCAGTCCTGGTGACTCCTGTGACACCTACGGTCGAGGTGACGATTGAGGAGGCGAAACTTACGAACGTTCCTGTTCCTGTTCCTATTTCGGAGGTGTGTATTAAGACCGAGATCATGGAGGAGGTAGTAATTCCTGTGGCATCTCCTATTTTGGAGGAGAATACCAGTACTATTTCTGATGTTATTGTGGATGAGAAGAAGAAACCGGCCAAGCGAGTGGCGACGAAGGAGAAACTTCTTTCGGATATGGACACTTTTTATAATAAGATCAAGCCTATTCTTGAGGCTGCTCCTGGGTCAAAGCAGAATCTGAAGGATGTCATTCGTATTCAGTCGGATATGAGGCGTATTCTAAAGGTGAGGAATCCGGATAAGAAGGTGAAGGATAATACGAATTCGGGGTTTATGAAGCCTATTCGTGTGAGTGAGGAACTTCGTCGGTTTCTAGAGGCCGATGGGGGTATGACAGATACGATTACTCGTGCCTATCTGACGACTCGACTGTGTAATTATATTAAGAAGAACAATCTTCAGAATCCTGATGATAAGCGTATTATTTTCCCGGATGAGAATCTGGTGCGTCTGTTTGCGATTCAGGAGAATGAGCAGGAGCCGCTGACTTATTACAACATTCAAAAGAGGATTCAGAGACATATTTTCCGTCTTGAGGAGGAGACAACGGCATAAAATAACAAAAATTTATTTAGGGAGTCAAGGAATAAAATAGTAGAGGAATAATACATGTATTGTATATGATAGATGTATGATAGATGTATATGATAGATGTATATGATAGATGTATATTATATATATTATGTATAATGAATTTTGATTAAATATTCAATAATCAAAATATTTTTTTGTTATATTTTTTTGTTATAGGTAAAGAAAGAAAAGCAAGTATGAATGGAAAGAGGTTAATGATTATATTTCTTATGGTGGTGTTGTTGGATGGGGTATGGTTTTCTATGACATGGCGTCCGTTGTATTATCCTATTTATCAGCGTTTCCATTGTAAGAAGACTATGACCGATATGTTTATTCGATATGCACCGGCTTTATTAACATGGTGTCTCATTGCGGTAGGTATTGACTTCTTTGTCATCGCCCCTACGCTATCCAGAGTCATGGTCACGAATCCGGGACAAAATATTCCAAAGACTCCAAAGAATCCAAATAATCCTATGATTCCAACGAATATAAAAAAAGAATATTATCATAAAATTATTGGAAAGGCATTTTTTTTTGGTCTTGTTCTTTATGGGGTGTTTAATGGTACAAATTATGCAACACTTGAACATTATCCGATCGGTTTAGTCATGGTAGATACTTTATGGGGAATCACAATGACATCGGTGACATCCATCATTGTTTTTTATCTATCTGTTAACTCTATACTTGTTTAAAAAGAAATAGAATAATACAATATATAATACATCATCGGTCATTTCTTTATTCAATAATAATTATAATAATTATAATAATTATATAATTATGGTTTCCAAATACAAAATAGGATCTTTTTGTTTCTTCTCTTTATTATTTTTGCCATGTTTTCAACCCTATTCGTTTTCTTTTCGTTCACTACAGCGGATTCGAGATACGTATCAATTCTCAAAAAAGGTGTTTGATAATTACGGGTACGATAGGTCTCATGGAATTGGTCATGCGGTGGATGTTACCAAGTATGCCAATGATATTTTTGAATTTCATACAATGAATAATCCGAATAAAAAAAAAATAAAGGAAATTATTATCGTCTGTTCCTTACTTCATGATACTATTGATAAAAAATATTCACCAGAAACAACCGAATTTCGAACAAAATGTGTACAACGCTTTCTTCTTCATGACCTTGAATATGAACCGTTGGTTGTCATGAATATCATGCGTATTATGAAAACCATGTCGTATAGTCTAACGGTTCATAATTGTTCAAGTTTCCATCCTCCTTTGTGGATTAAAAAAGAAGACGAAAAGGAAAAGAAATCAAGATTATATCCATGGTCATTGATATATCATACGGTACGTCAAGCCGATTTATTAACTTCTTATGATGTGGAACGAATGTTATCGTACAAGTATTATAACATTGATAAAAATATTTCCTTTGTTTTGGAAGATACCAAGGAAATGTTTGAAACAAGAATTTCTTCACTGACTACCATTCCCGACTTATTTCCATCTTCCTGGGCATTGACAGAAAGTAAACGATTATTAAAAATTTGTGGAATCATGATGGATATATTGATGAAAGACCAAATCTCCATTGTGGCTCCCTTTCAATTCTCCAAATACCGAACATTGGAGAATTCCCACACTCTTTCCCTTTCGGATCTATTCCAGATGTTGAAATTATCCTCATCGCCATAAAAAATATCAGGACATAAAATTTATTTTTGAAAATTTATTTCTTTTGAAAGAAATAAAGAAGTATAATGGAAGATCAACTAAAGAGACAGAAACGTAGCGGTGGAGGAGGTGGGGGGGGTGGTGGAGGTGGTGGAGGTGAGGGAGATGGTGGGGGAGATGGAGGAAGATCCAAAAAACAACACCAAAATGCAAAATTACAGATATTTTCCAAATTTTTGGGCGAAACCTTGGTGGAGGAAATCAATTCGACTTTTCCATCTCAACAGAAACAACAAGTGATGCGTCAACTCATGACTAAAATGCATGAGATTGAGACATTGGGAAAGGAGGGAAAGATAGAACAAGGCATAGTCACTTTTTTAAATCTCCCTTCGACACCTACCAATCAAAATTTAATCCTTCTTGGAAAACTATACTTTATCAAGGGTCTTTTGTTACAAGACTCATTTGCCACTCCACAACAAAAGATACAACATTTAGAAATGATAGAAAAAGAACTGGATTCCACGCCGTGGTTTATTTTCATTGGGAATTCTCGTCGAGGACCTACGATTTTGGCATGGAGTGCTGTTTCACGTGAGTACGAGATTTTGGAGGAAGAGGACCAAATCAAGGAACAGAAAGTGAAAAAAATCAAAGAACGTCTTGAACAAAAACTCAAGGAATTGGAAGAAATAAATACCGAAGTCGTAAAGGTTATCCATCTTCCCGATAAAAGTCAAACCCAACAACGTCGTCAATCCCAACAACGTCAACAAGAGGAACAACGTCAATGTTCTTTATCCACCATGATTGAAAAAATGTATGATACAATTCAAAAGGGCATGCAAGAGGCAAGTATTTTTATTACTCCTTCCACCGCATTCTCAAAAATATTGGCCGTTCTCTTTCATTATGAAAAAGAGTTGGATTCGTGTATGAAAAAAAGGATACCATTATCGAGAAAAAGTTATAATGGCATAATTACGGGTAAACAATTCAAAGAAGTCAATCATGGAGACGTTATTTTTATACCGATGCCTTTTAAAAAACAAGAAGGATTCTTATATTCCCTGGAATCCATTTATAGAGGGCATTTTAAACAACTCCCGACTGAAAAAGATATTGATCTACCATTGTTTCGACGTCGAGAGGGGTGGGGATGGTATGAGCACTTGGAAGACGGTGAATATTCCAATCGTATTGTAATGAGACTTGGTCAATTCAAGGAGGGTTTATTATACGGAAAAGGAATAGAACTGCATTATAACTACGGAACTGATGGTCATCAAGAAGAATTAGAAAAAGATTTAGAGGCTGGTGGTAAGTCAATGATTCGAATCGGGGAGTGGGTTGACGGTGAAATGGTCTTTGGTAGAATTTTATATCATAATGGTGATATGTACTATGGGGAAATGAAAAAGGATGAACTTAGTGGACAGGGATACATGTTGGATCATGAAACGATGGAAGTTATAGTAGGTACTTTTTCACAAAATAAATTAAAAGAGAAGAAGCAGACCATTCTTATTCTAAAAAAGGTTGAAGAAGGTGTAGAGGGAACGAAAAAAAAGCATCAATTCGTTCCCGGAATTTTCGATTATATGAAAAATAAAGAAAAAGAAATGGATTTTGACATGTATTTTAAAAAAATAATCAAGCGTAATTTGCAACAAAGAAAGGCTGGTGGTGGTGGTGGAGGGGGTGGTGGAGTGGTAACACGCAAACAAGTCCAACAATCTTTTCAACAACAACGACGACGTCAACATCAAAAAACCGAAACCCTTCATTGGATTGGATCCCCTTAATTCTGAATCGAAGAGGGGATGAGTATCCCACCATGGTATCCCTTGGTCGTGTTTTTATCTAAATATTCAGACAACTTGATGGTGTCTTCATTATACATCCCTTCTTTATCCTCGATTGTCAACACAATATCCTCTTCTACATTAAAAGGACCAAAATCCCATACCCATGCGTTCTGTAATTTTAGAATAAACCATTCATTTTGATAATGGACAAGGACAGAGAGTATAGGAATACGGGTATTACGAATCGTAAGAGACCAATAATAGACAGTGGTTGACGGAGCCGTCCTCATTCGAATCGTCATGTTGGTATCTTCAGGATCGTCCATATGACAAGAGGTGGAAAGACAAAATAAATATTCCATAGTTTCTCCCTCTACAAGAGGACACGGTACAGATATCCATTGAATATTTCTTGGATTTCCATGAGAGACTGGTTGAAGAGGATTGTAAATATCAAAATCTAAGTAATCCCGTGTACAGATTGGATCCGTACATTGGTCAAAAATCATTACTATAAAAGGGAGGAAGGGTAAGGATGAATTGTCAATGATATCTACCCATTCTGTCAATTCTTGATTCCAGGAATAGAAAGGTTTCATTCCCAATACTTGTAAACATTCTCCACATCGAAAATAAGAAACCTCTTTCATATTCCTATCCGATAAACCTACCCCAAAGGAAATACGACCATCCATAAACATTGGAACGGATCCAGAGGTGGAACGACTTTTGGTCTCAAAAGATTGCATTCTACAGAATCCAATCTGGTTCACCATGGAATTATAACTCCCATTCCCTATATTCTTCTCTATATCCTTCCCCGTCACATTCGTCTTCATCATAAAAGAGGAGAATATAAAAAAAAATAGTGTTATAAACATTATTTCTTCTTTCTTTATTTTTTTTTAAAGGTCCTTTTTATATAAAATTTTTCATAATTTTACATAATTTTTCATAATTTTACATAATTATTCCTCCCAGTGTTATAAGGTTTATAAGTGTTAAAAATTTTATGTTGTTTTATCGGGTGAACAATAGCAGTATACACTCGAGTTTGTGACGAATGGGTTGGAAAGATTCGAATTACAACCAATATACGTTTTATTCACAGTATCATATCCACCAACACACATTCCTTGTGTACTTCCGTAATTTTTATTTTGATTTGCACAAAATTGGCTACATGTAACCGAACCGTTATTACCTCCCATCCAGTAACTTGTATTGGAAGTGGTTGCGTTTGCTTTCTCATCTAATGGATCTATCCCATTTTCACACAAGCATGTTACATCATTTTTTTTGGAGTATCCATAGGCATCCGTAGTATATGTACCGGGATTCGTCGAACAGGCAATTCTCGAACCATCTGAATTATTTACACTACCAACACACCAACCACTTGTGCCACCCCATTGATCACCAGCACAAAATCGGTCACACACCACAGACCCATCATTACCCGTTTTTTCATAAGTGCCGGAAGGAGGTACAAGATTACAAAAACAAGAAACACTATCTGTTGAACCTGCTACATTGTCTGGACAACCAATATATTTGTTATTCTTATTATCCCAACCACCCACACAAAACCCCGAGAAACCACCCCATTGAGGGCTTTGACAATAGGTATCACAATTGACCGAACCGTTATTCCCTCCTTTCCAAATCCCATTGGTATATCGAGAACCAATAGGCGCTGGAGAAGGGGTACACACTACAACAGAAGACGATGGGGGTAATGTTGGACACGAACATGGAGTATTCGTACATGTTGGACACGAACATGGAGTATTCGTACATCCCGTTGCTAAATATTCTTTAGTATCACTCGAAGAGGATCCAGTGGAACTAGAATTACCTGATTTTGATCCACTTGATGATGATCCACTTGAAGATCCACTTGATGATGATCCGGTGGAACTAGAATTATCTGAACTTGATCCACTTGAAGATGATGATAACAGACCATTAGTGTACAAAACATATACTAGTAGACCTATGGCGACAAATACACCAATCAAGATACTGGAATCCATTTTTATTTGTTTATTTATTATCAGAGTATAAATTTTTTATAAAATTTCTAAAAAAAGATAAATTATGAATATTCGACAATGAAACATTATTTCTCACGGAGAGATATTTGATCAAGGATATTTGATCAAGGATATTGGATCAAGGGATGAATATATATTGAATTACAAATACCTCTTTATTGGTCTGAGTATCATGCAAAATATAGGTTCGATATTTCTTGTCCTTTTTCGTATGTTCATCGATGGTAACATGACGCAATTGAGCGTCTTTATTTCCATCATAAACTAGATAGGTAAATTCAAAGTACCCATGTGTCCGTTCAACAGAAGGGTTAAGATAAATAGTCGCTAGTTTTTTGGAAATTCGAATTTCGATTTCTTTGAGACACGCTTGAAATAGAGTGTGAAAGGTTGAATCCCATAAAAAGATTTCTGTTTGTAGTACGGATGGAAGTTGTTTAATAATATCCATCATTCTTCTTTTGAAATTTATAAAACTTAAATAAATGCCTTTTTAGGTATAAATATATCTATATTTATACAATTTATATTTATACAATCCTATATTCATAAAGAGTTACCGATGAGTTCAATACATGAGTGGAAGTATAAAGAACGAGAGATTCCGTTACCACGTAGTTACTCCCAATTATGTATTATCTATCTACTAGGAATTGTCAAAGTGACCTCCATTAGTCTATTATTCCTATTGATCATGTCCACACTCATAGGTTATCATCATACCATGTGGACAGGAGTCGTCGTGATTTTATATTTCATCAATCAATGTCTATCCAGTTTCTCAAATAAGGCCTTTTATGCAAAAACCTCAAATCAAGAGGAAATAATAACCAACGAGATACAAAATGTAGGGATCGTCATTGTTGGATATCGAGAAAACCCAGACTATTTTGAGAAATGTATGAATAGTTTGCGTCTTTATGCATCCGAGTTTGTGAATGCCATTGTCCTCGTGGTGGACGGAGAAGAAGAAGAAGATCAATATATGATTGATATTGCAAAGAATGAATGGATAAAAAGAACGATGAGTACGGTCATCACACCAATCACTCCTCTTTATCCCATTCTAGATTCAGAACCAAATGATGCGTTTACCACTATTACTCTTGAGAATGAAAATGGGAATTCAACCTCAACCTCTTTACCACAAAAACCGGCATTACATGTATTCTTAAGACCGCATCAAGGAAAACGAGCCACGATGGCATATGGAATCGATTATATAAAGACGGCCTATCCATCCAATCGAGAGATTATTGTGATGGATAGTGATACTTTTTTAAGAAAGGAATCGATTCCGAATTTAGTAATGGGATTTCGAACGGATGAAAAGAATGGATGTATGACGGGGAGTATAGAAATATTTAATAAAAATTATTGTCTACCTAGAATTGTGAATGCTAGATATGGATATGCATTTTCTATAGAGAGAGGAGCGATGAGTTGGTATGGATGTATGAATTGTTGTAGTGGACCTTTTTCAATTTATCGTCAAGATTTATTTACAGATCAGTTGTTGAGTGATTTTATAGGACAAACATGTGGAAAAGACCTTGTCGGTCCTGGTGATGATCGACATTTAACGAATCTAGTCATGATGGCGGGTTACAAGTCAAGACAGAATCCATATGCCATTGCATGGACGGAAACACCAAAATATTTATTTCGATATCTTCAACAACAAACAAGATGGAGTCGAAGTTTTTATCGTGAACAAGTTTTTCAGATCTTTGCGACAACCCATCAAAATATTTTTCTTTCCTGTGTCACGGTATGGGAATTATTCTTTCCTTTCTTTATTATAATTGGGTTTTTCCCTTATTTCAATCCTTCCATTGTTATCTATTTTCACCGAATCATGATTGCTATCCTTGTTTCGATTTTACGTACTATTATCCTTATTGTATTTTATGAAGGAGATTGTAGTTATTGGAATAATGTATTTATCTTTTTCATGTATTTCCTCCTTTTACTTCCGATCAAAGTTTATGCCTTGTTTACTTGTTGTTTACAACAATGGATTACATCTTCTCGAAAAAGTATTGCCACCATCTTATCTCCGGATATATTGGGAATGTGTGTTTCCTTATTATTATGGTATAGTATGCTAATCTCTTCTATTTATGCGAAATCTACTGATTACTATGATCAATCCAAAAACATAACATGGGAACAATTATTCAAGATTTCCTTTTAATCACTATCACTCGCATTATACTCAAATTCGTTTTCCTCATCATCACTTTGATCAAGTTGTGTCGTGTTCAAACGAGGCTCCTCCTCATCATGATAACTACTCGGAGAGGTTGGAACACGTGTGGTATTCAATTTATCCATCAAACGTTGAATCAATACCTCTTTCTTCCCATCCATCGACAATCCCTGTTCTGAACACATTTGACGCAATTCTTTAATCTTCTTCGAGTCAAACATATTACCATCATCACCTCCCCCACCTCCCCCGCAACTGATACTCTCCGTCTTTTTCTTTTGTATCTTTGTGGTAAGAGATGTTTTGTTAGGGCGATTTGCGGTGGCTGCTGGTGGGGGTGCTCCCACGGCGGCATCATTTTCCAGACGGGAAGAAAAAGAAACCATCTCCGAGGAAGAGGTCCTATCATCGTCTTCGTCCTCTTCTTGAGAGTCTGATGAAGATGCGAACAATTGTCGGGGAGGTGGTAAATGAGTCATGACGGTAGGTTCGGTACTGTTGTTGATCGTGGACTCGGTAGTCAGAGGTGCCGTGGCCACGGTCGGTATCTGGATATAATATTGTGATTGTTCCTCCTTGGACAGGGCCTTCCATTTTTGACCAAGAAGTTTGGCGATATCGATATGCTTCGCATTGGGATTTTGCTCCTTCATGACCGCACGATGACGATTACTAAACACAATAAATGGCATCTGCTTCGGCTTCTTTACCGTCGTGAAACCATCACCCCCATTGGACTCATTTCCAGATCCCTTCTTTTTCTTCAAAGAAAAAGAAATCGTAGAGGTGATATCATACTCTTTCCAAGATTCCTTCAATTCCTCCAATGAAAGTTCATACTTTGTGGCCGTCTTCTCCAAAAAGGTTTGAATATGCTTTTCATAAGCCGCATTCATGGCGTTGAAATTCTTGTTCATCATCACCGAAAATCCATGGGACGATGGCATCTTTGTTTGATTTTGTTTTGTTTGATTTTAGTCTGTAATTACGGAAAAATTAAAATCAAACATAAAGTTAGAAAGAATATAAAGATTTTACATTTTTTTTTGTAGATCTATAATTCTAATGGATATATATACAATCGAAGGATTGTTCGCATTTTATTCAATTTTATTTTAGAGTGAAACAGGTTCGGAAAATATATATGTTTTTGAACGTAATCCCCTATGAAATTATATTTTAATATCTTCTGTTGTTGTTGTTGTAGTCAACTTCATCTTATCCATGAGTTGAAATATACGTTCAATTTCTAAAACCAAACGTTGAATCGTAATTTCACTCAATCCTACTTTGGATTGAAAATACTCCATACTTATATCTTTATTTTTTTGATTAATATAGTAACGTACTACACCACATGCCACTGATTGTGGACGACTCCGATTGATTAACGATGATTTATCTTTGATTTGTTCATAGATACCAATCGCATCATTTGTCTGAACATCTGTCCCATGAAACTTTTCCATAATCTCACGAATCAAATCGTGGGTATGAATTTGATATTTTCTAAACGTTGCATCTTTCGATGCATTCAAATTCACAAACTTTAATCCCTTCAATCCAACTTTTCGATCCATTCCAAAAATCTCAATGAGTTGTTCACAACTTTGTGGAGATCCACTAATCTTGTAGGCATGAAAGACACACGCAAAAATAATACCCTTTCTCGAATTTGCTCGATAAATTTTTCCTTGTGTCACTTGCTCGTAAATATCATTCGCAAGTAAAATAATTTTTTCACTAAATCCTAATTTCTCGACATCCTTGAAAATCATCTTCTCATCACTTCGTCGAGCATGACAACGGTTCGGATCCTTATTATGTTTCGTATCCATCATTCCATAATATCTCCACTCCTTTTCAAATACAATATCTTCCTTATTCAACACCATCCCACAATTCTCACATGTTTCTTGATTCCCATCCATCATCACATCTTCATGTAAACATTCACCCATCTTTATTTAACCGTTGCAATTTTCTATTATTTAATACGAAACATGGGTTTAAATCACTTTTGCTTATTCAATAATAATTGAAATATAATTGAAATATAATTGAAATATAATTAAATATAATTAAATATAATTAAATATGATTAAATATAATTAAATATAGATAATTTAAGGAGAGTAAGAAGAATATGAAAACTAAAATATCTAATATATCTAACAATGATGGGAAAAACCAATGAAAACAAAAACAATGTTTGTATATTTTTCTCCAATGTTAAGTTGGAAGATATGGCATGGAAAATTTTATTACAAGTGATGGCACGGTTTTTAAATTTTCGTGATGAAAAAGATGATATGAATGATTTACCCGACAATATTCACAAGGTACATGTAAAATGTTTACCGCTCTCTGAACTCTCTGTATTCCCATTGAATCCTTCGTTTTGGGATAAACATTCTTCTTCCTCGGAGGAGATTCCTATTTTGGTTGATGATTCCTCTATGCTTATTTGGGTGAATAAAAGTATAGAAAAAAATATAGATAAAAAAGGAGATAAAAAAAGAGAGAAGAAAAACCGTCCACCATTGGTTTTTCTCCATCGTGGTCATATTTTCTTTCATTTCCTTACGTCTTTACGAGACCTTTTTCATTCTTCTTTATCGAACTATCCATCTAATCACTCTTTAGTAAAATATGTCTGTTTTCTTCTTTCCAAATTACCATTCGCATGTCCGTCATCCACGATACCTTGTTCATTTTGCAACATGATCAACACCTCTCGATTACCACTTTCTACGTTTCATCATATAAATAATGATATAAATAATGATATAAATAATGATACGAATTGGAACGTTCAAGATGATGCGGAAAATAAAGATATTCTAGAAGAGTTGGGAATGGTATACAAATATTATACGGAGGAATTTTCATTTCTTTCCCAATCACCTTTGGTAAAAACAAAACTATGGGAGACGATGATGAACGGTTTGATTACTATAGAACACAAACAACGTTCCAATAATAATAATAATAATAATAATAATATTGTGGCTCTTGCCTATTTGAATGTGCAGCAACAAATTTTGGAGGAGTTTCCCTTTATGAAATTTCCATCCAAATTAATCATGACAAAAATTCATTCTATTCGTAAACTCATTTCCGGGTTATGGCAGTGTCCCGAAAAGAGTATGTGGAATTTATGGTTTTTGACGTTGCTTTATCGTGCACCTTTTGTTCCTTTACCTTGCAAAGAAAATCAAAAAGAGGTAACGATTGTTATTCGTCCTCTTTTTCAAGAAAATAGTAATACAACATTAAATTTTACAGAGAATGATAAATATAAGTTGCCCGATCCTATTTTACATCCATGTGTGCGTCTAATCCTACGTCAAGATTGAAAAAATAGATGAATAATTTTTTTTATTTCATAAAATAAAAAATAATAATCCATTAGATTTTGATGGTCTCCTATACAATTAGCAAAGATGCTGGAGCGACGGACCAACGTATAAGATTAGAGAGACAGAGGGGAGGGTTGGCACCAAAGGGTTCAACCTTACAACCAGGGTTTGATGTCTATAAATCGATTAAACAAACGATTAGGGCGAATAAACAAAAAAATAATAGAATGAATGTACCACCCAGTGGAGGAGTACCTGTCGCACCCCCAGCCGCACCCCCAGCCGCACCCCCAGCCGCAACCATAGATGTACAAACCGAAAGAAAGAGATTACAGGCAGTAGCGGCAGCCCAAGCAGCAGCGGCAACCCAAGCGGCAGCGAAAGCCCAGGCCCAAAAAAGGAAAATGCCAAGTGGACAGTCCGTTTTATTAGGATCACAGGAATTTCATTTTGAAAACCCAATGAACGGGCATCCAGAATTACAACAATTAATGAAGCAAACCACAATGGGGAACACAGGTGGCGTTGCGACGAAACCAGTAGGAAACAGATTCGTACAAGGAGGTAAAGTATTGGGAAGTGCACTATCGAGTGGGGCAAATATGACAGCAGGTGCACTATCAAGTGGGGCCACTATGACGGCAGGTGCATTGGCAAGAGGGGCAAATATGACCGCACAAGCAGGAAAAACAGCAGCAGGTGCGGTGGCAAAAGGTGCAAATATGACGGCAAATTACGGTGCAAGTACCATCAATACTGTCTTGTCAGAAGAAAAACGTCACCTATTTATTCATTTCATGTTAGTTGTTAATTTGGTATTGGTAATTACACTCTATACCAATATTGTAAGCATATCTGCATGGTTTACACCCACCGCACTGACACAACACCCAGGTTCCGATAAGAAATATATTAATCGGGCACTCCTCGGGATCGAAATTGTCATGGCAATGTGTCTTCTTCCCTATTTATTAGTAGATATGACATCAGGTCAGTTTCATCTCCCTCTTTATTATGTGTGGATGAATTCCGGTCTCATGATTGTCATTTTATCATTTATTCACTATAATACCTTTATAAAAGTAAATACCGAACTTGTACAGAGTGCGTTGCCCTATCCGAATAAAACGTATTGGATGCCTTACTATGGTGCCTTTATTTCAGTACTCGTATTTAACATTATCATATTCATTAGTGCTATATTTCAACAATATCAAGAATCAAAGGCATAAAAATCTGACAAATTATCATTCACTTCATTCATACGGATGAAATTAGAATTAAAATGTATTTAGAGTTGATAAAAAAGAGTTGTTGTAAAATCGCCTAGATATCATATACTTTTTATAAACATTTAAACAAATCATTCATTTTATGAAAGAAAATAAAATGTTTGGAGACGAACCTTGTAATAATGACGTTTTAAGTATGATTGAAGAGGAAGAAAGTGATCAAAGTTCCAAGGAAGAAGAATTAATGAGTGGAATGAGTGGTATTGAGATTACCCAAAATAATGTTTCTAAAAAAAGTGTACCAGTGTCTTCGTCAAGAAAGAAAAGTAAGGATGAAGTGAGTGGCGATCTAACAACATCCTCCATGTGGTTAATTCCACTACCCATTATATTGGGTATATCTTTTGTTGGTGCGTTCTTTTTGCTTTATTTCTTCTTTCGACGAAGGATTTCTCGGTTAGAAAATGAAATTAAAGAGTTACGTTCCACCCTTCTTACAACGTCCCAGGTATCATCATCATCACCATCATCGCATGTATCATCACCTCCACCATCCCATGTAGCATCATCACATCCATCATCTCTATCATCTTCATCATCGTGTGTATCATCCTCGTGTGTATCACCATCCCATGTATCACCATCCCATGTACCATCCAGTGCATCTCTTCCAAATCATCCGAATAATAATTTTCGAAATACATCTTCGTCTTTTATTCCTCAATCTCAACGTTTGCCTGCAACACATCCTCCTGTTTCAGCGAATCTCGTTCCTACTATAACAACGGATTCTGTTGCTGTGACACCACGTCTCAATGAAGGTGAGGGTATCAAGGTCAAAATTCTAAGTGATATAGAAATGGACAAGGTGTTGGAAAAAGAATTGGCGGAACTCGGAGGATCATTATCGACGACAACAGAAAATATCAAAACTAAAAATGTCGGAAAAGTTCTAGAAATAATTGAAACGACCGAGGAAGAAATCCAAAACGAAGAAACTAAAAATAAGTAAATATAGATAAAATAAAAATAAAATAGGAATAAAAATAAAATAGGAATAAAAATAAAATAGGAATAAAAATAAAATAGGAATATAGAATAGGGATAAAGATATAATATATAGATATAATATATATTATTTTCAACTATTTGTTATGAAATTCTATGAGAAGAGTTTATGGGGCGGAGGAGGACATGACTTGGAAACATCGCATGACGGCATTCCTCATTTCTTCTTCTTCTTCTTTTGAGGTGTTGAAATACTTGGAGTATCTTGGGGGATGGAATTCAGATACTTTATTCTTTAATGATAAAGAGGGTGGTCGATTCACCGTCGTGGCCACGACTGGTAGGATAGGCATTGTCGAAGGAGGAGAAAGAGGAAGGTTCACTTGAGATAAAGATGATAAAGACGATAAGGACGATAAGGACGACAAAGACGATTCCATGAGACGTTTGATTTCATGTTCCATTTTTTTTTCACCCAAAATTTTATGACCCTTGTAATTGAAGATGGTAAAGTTTTTATTGTATTTGGTCACATCATCTCGACATAGTTTGTTTCGCAAATCACATACTTCTTCTTCACTGCAAATTAGATTCGTAATGGCTGATTTGTCACACCTTTTCTTTTTAAACAAATTCAATAGTGTCTCCTTATTATTTCCAAGGGAACTCTTGATACCGTATTTTTCAAGTAACGTCTTTAAATCTTTCACGGTAAAGTTTTGAATTGTACTTAAATCAACTGGCCATGTTGAAATTTCTTCTGCTGTCGTATCAGACGGAACAAGTCTTTTTTTTTTTCTTTTATTTTCTGTGGACACCATGGGCATAATATTTATAGAATCCGTATTTACAACCGCCTCCCCCGTAACATTGACCGTAGGTGGACTATCTGTGGGTGTACTATCTGTGGGTGTATGATCCGTGGGTGTACTATCTGTGGGTGTATTATCTGTGGGTGTATGATCTGTGGGTGTATGATCTGTGGGTGTACTATTTGTTGGAGTATTGTTTGTCGCAAAAGGTAAAGAACGAAGAATACCATTTTTTATAAAATCGAGGAGATCGTTCACCTTTCCATTCCGTGGATCTGTACTAAACGTCTGCGATTGAAATAAATGATTCGCAAGAATACGTAACCCATGATGACTCAGTTTTTTGGATTTGTAATCCTTCTCCACTTGTTCAAAATTATGATAAAGAGAGAGTCGTCTTAACACATCGGCTTTTGTCCATACTCGATGTGGAACATTCTCATTATCATTCTCATTATCATTCTGAATAGGAATATCCTCCGTCATGGTTGGTGATGACGGAGACGATGACGAGGACGACGTTCGGGATGTTCTTCTACGAGAGGGTCCAAGAAGATGCTGGATAATAAAATTTTCAATATCAACCCTTTTCACGACACCGGTTGTTGTGGAAGGGCGATTCCACCCATTGTCAATCGCCAATTTCATTAAATCTTTTTTATTTAAAGATCCGGGACCGCTCAAATGTTTCTTTCTTAATTTTCCGTCTTGTAAAAGTTTCGGAATATCGGAAAGAACGAGTTTTGAAGAAGATGACATTTTCACCTATTTACGTGTAATAAACAGTTAGAAAGAATGAATATATTTTTAATATTTATTCTAAATATTTATATATATATTTTTAAAATAAAGTCAATTTTTTTTGTTTTATTGTTTATATGATAAATAGAGATTTGAGATTTAATTGATTCCTTAGAACCGAATGTTATCAGAGTCCCAAATATTCCAATCCCTATTACATTCATTGGAACCTTCCACCGATACACATAAAACGACATCGAAGGATATTTTTCTTCTTCAGCAAATTATTTACTTTTTTAATGAAGAGAATGTACGAAATTATATAATGAACTTACTTTTACATGAACTGTATCCGAAAACACCGTTTACGTATCTAGGAACATTTTTTGTGAAACAGAAAGACATGCTCGATTCGAATGATTTAATTATTCGAGACACGGGAGAGTCACTAAAAACTACGTTTGAAAAAGCCATGTCGTTGAGTACATCCTTGAATTCTTTGAATTCCAATAATTCTTTGAATTCCAATAATTCTTTGAATTCCAATAATTCTATGAATTCTATGGATGTTTTGTTTACGGTTTGTCTTGTTTATGAAGAAAACAAGGTTCATTTCGTCTCTTTTGTGTATGAGAAAAACCCTGCTCGTCTCATTAGTTTTGATTCCGGATCTCAACTTTATTTGGTGGGGGAGAAGGTAATTGTTCCTATTGTTAGAAAAATTTTTGAAAATAGTGGATTTATTCCTTCTACGCAAAAATCAAAACAGCATATTGGTATTTGTAAAAAGCGGTATTTTTTTAAAAAATATGGAATCCAATTTTCGGGTGATAATCCGTTATATCGTACACTTCCGGCAGATGCATTTTGTCAAAGTTGGTCTCTCTTTTTCTTGGTAGAGTGGGTTCGACATCATCACAAAAATAAAATAAATTATTCAACCATTGGAAAATCAACGAATGGGGGATTTGTTCGTCAATGGTGTAAAATCGAACCGAGTGAAAGAGAATGGTTTATTATATCTCATTTTTTCATTCCTCTTTTATCTTATAATCCCTATCTGCACAAAGAATTCGAAAAATTTTATCCTAAAACACATATATGTCGATTGATGGACTATATGGTGGATGAAAAATGGCAACATGTACCTTCTATAAAACCAATACCATCCACAAAATCGATAGATTCAAAATCTAAATCTTCCAAAAGAGTCAAATAATATTTTTATTCCCTTTTTATAAATAAAAATAATGAAACAAGATTCGCATCCTCTCTTACTCCCCGTAACCTCTTTACAAACTACCATTTATTCTCAGGCGGTCACTCAAAATTATCATGGACAAACGATTCCGACATGGTCTATTCGCCCTACACCGAACTGGACCATGTGGAAATATCAAGCCCACCCGGAAGGAAATCATGGACCTTTTATTTTTCGAGGATTTGTATCCACCAAAACTGGAAATATATACGGACCCATTTGGATGCAAGAAGATCAGTTTTCCAATACGACACCGATGGAATGTAGTTTAAATCGAGATTGTCGTTGGTGGTGGATATACCCCCGTAATTCGGATGAATTTTTTCAAACTATGAAGTATAATTTGGAAGAAATAAAAAATATTGATAGTCTTTTCGTTTTTTTGGATTAAAAATGTTTTAATAGTTTGTCATGGTGATAACAAACAATAAAATAACAAACAATAAATATATTATGCACATTACAACAAACGAAGAACTTGGTGCCTATGTCGGAGAATTATTATCGATTGATGAAAAGTTAATTGAACTTAAAAACCAAATTACCGCCTTTCGTAAATCGATTCTTTGTCAACTTGAACCTTTACAATCACGATATCACGATTTAGAGAAGGAGATTATTACATTTCTTCAACATAATAATTTACCCGGTGTTCAAAGATCCGGAAAAAAGGTAATTCTTCATAAACAATTACTTCCTGTGCAACGAGAACATCGTATAAAAAAGGTGCTCGAAGAATGTCAGTCGAAACCGAACATTACCGTGGAAACTATTACGGACCATATCATTATTGCCTTGAAACAACGATCGTCGTCTCCTGATGACTCCAAAACAATTCTTAAAATTTCCAAGATTGATCGATAGGTAGTTAGGAATTAAAAAACAATAACAATGTACAAAATGTACAAAAATTCGTACACGGCAAGATTCGCATGACAAAGGTATAAAAGAGGAATGAAAATAAGAGGGGGGATCACTAAATAAAAAGAATGAAAACCAAGCATGACTAATGTGATGGAGACGTAGAAAAACATTAAAATATAGTGAAGATGGAAATAATTTTCAACATCATAGACGATTACGAGTAAAATTACAAGAAGAATAATACTTAATCGAAGAAGGTATAAAAATGGTTGGTGTATTTCTTTCGAAAAGAGTAATAATGGATTCGAATGATGACAGTACCCAAAATAAAAGAATATACATCCAGTCAGCATAAGAAAAGCGATAAAATCGGAAAGCAAATTATTTTTGGTCAAGGCTTCCGAAAGCGTACAGAGAGACAATGATTCATAGTAAAGGAGTATTGCAGAAACAAAAATCATCATGATCATACAAATTCGAAAAAGACATCGGAATATAAATTTGCCATTAAAATATTTATCTTTTTTGGAATCTTTATTCTTCTTCATCTATTTTTTTTTATCTTATAGGAACAACCGAAAAAAAAACAGTAATATTTTTTTTTAATTGAAGTACTTTAAATACTTCTTACCTAAATAAAAAAAGAGAAAAGAATTGTATATCTAAAAGAAAGAAAGATGAAGGCAGTGTATCGTACAAATAATAATGCTATGAATAATATTAAACACGACAGAATGGATTATCATGTAACAGAACAAGATTTATTGGAGTATGAGGGTCTTTCTATTTTTAATTCAGAACATTTGAAGTATTTACGATGGTCGGATGAAGATGAATCGTTTCGTATTCTCAATTATTTTGAGATTCCCAAGAATAATCATAATAATCCTAATAATCATAATGACGAGGGAGTAGAGATACCTACTACTTTATCTGTAGAGGAAGAAATCAAACTGCGAAAAGTGAGAGGATGGATTTATTTCAAAGAATCCAAAAAATTATTGAATCAGAGTATGCCCTATCCAGTCGAATGGGATACAGAGGAAACTGTGGATATTCCGAGTTGGATGACGGATGCGAGTACTCTTTCTTTTCTGAGTATGGAGGGGACATTATTACGAATGTTTTATCATAATGAAAAGTGGTATCTTTCGACGAATAAAAAACTGGATGCATTTCAATCCCGTTGGTCAAGTCGTTTCACGTTTGGGAACATGTTTACTCATGCACTCGGTGGTATTTTTAAGGATTCGGTGGATAATAACCGTCTTTCTAGTTTTGGAGAGTCTTTGGACAAGTCGAGAATTTATGCGTTTTTGATTCGTTCCAATCAGGAAAATCGTGTGGTCTGTCGTAGTCCATCCCATACCTCTCCTAAAAATAAGATTATTTATTTAGGGTGGTGGAATAAAGAACAACAATTTTCATTTTCGGTTCAAGAGGATGATGATCAATCGTCGACCATGTCATCGTTGAAAGAATTATCATTACCTTCGATGAGTCCGTATGTGTTTAAAGATGGTGATAAGGAAAAACTGTTTGAATGGATTGAGAATAATGTGAATATTTGGGAGCATCAGGGTTTACTTTTTTTCAATACCTCTACAATGCAAACAGTTCGTATTGTTCCAAAAGAATATCGATATTTTTCAACTCTTCGAGGGAATCATCCTAATTTATTTTTACGTTATTTTGAGATTCGACAAAAGAAAGAAGATGTGGTTCGATTTTGTGAATTGTATGAGAAACAAGCCCACATATTTGATGATTATGAACATGCCTTGTTTCAAGCGGCTAAGCAATTAGGTCAAATGTATGTATATCGGTATATTAAAGACAAGTATATGACATTACCGAAAGAGGAATATTATTTATTGAAAAAATGTCATGAGTGGTATCTTCAAGATCGGGCAAAGAATCGAGTGCATACAAGAACTATTCTTGAACTGCTCAACGGGGAATCACCTATCGTTTTATTTCGATTATCGAGAAAATATTTACCCACTCGAAATCCAAATCCGAATGAACGTCATCTTCAAGGACATAATGCTTTCCCGGTATTGAATAATAATAATAATAATAATAATCTATGTACGTCACCCTCTTTTCCTACCCACTCAGGAAAAAGTTATGCAGACATGCTTCTTTCCGTCAATTCTAGTCCTACAAAAGTGGAGGAACAGGTGGTCATAGCGGAATCCAAACAAGAAGTTGATAATACTCATGAAGAAAAAGAATATATATAAATAAATAGTAAAAAACAGAACATGAGGAGGAGAGAGATTGATTTATTTTGTTACATAAAATAAATGAGAGAGATGAGAGAGATGAGAGATATGATGGTAAAAAATTTTTTTTGGGGGATAGAAATAAAAAGCAATTCAAATTATTCAAATTAAACAAATTATTATGTCTGAAGATATGCAAATTAGTACACCACCACCATCCACCGTACCCCTTGTTCCCCCTTCCTCGCCGAATTTACCGGGAGATATTTCCGAAGATCCTTTTACACAACAAGTGGGTCCTGTAAGTAATGGGTTTGAAGGATTTGCAATACCGAATATTGATTATCCACATAGACTATACAATAAGAAGAAGACAATTATTGGTTTTTTTATGCAACAATTCGAAAAATTACGAGGGGGGACTATGTCGGCTAAAGATAAAAAATGTGTACAACAAATCTTGGATACAGTCCTTGATAAACTACCAACATTTGCTCAAAAATATTTCTCTAAAACGTATATTCTTTTTTGCAAAAAAGAAATTAATATACAAATAAAAACAATACAAGACGTTTTTCGAAATAAGACACTACTTTCTACTCATGATATTCAGGATAGTTTGTACTATCAATATATTTTAAAATATGGGTCGGATGACTCGTTAACACAATCCATGGTCTATTTCTTTTTACTTTTACGTATCATGTACGATTTCCTCGGTATTCTTAATTTCCACCCGAATCCAAAGAAAACAATCAATTTACCCATCGGAATTTATTTTATACTGATTATTGAAATATATTCATTCTTTTGGGTAGTGGAAAATCAACAGCAAATTCGTAATATGTTAATAAAATATAAAAGACCATTACAACGTTTCATTGATAGTAAGGAAATTATTAATCCAACCCATGTAAAACGTGCCTTGCAAGATTTCAAACAACAGCATGGTGGAGGTGGGGGTGGTTATGGAGGTGATTATGACCAACAACAACAGCAAAAAACTCAACAACAAAAAGAATCATGTTACAATATGAATGTAGGTGGTGAAGTTACGTTATATGATATGTTTTTAGTGGTTGCTTTATATATGAGTCGTTTACAGACTCTTCAGCCGAATTTTTACAAATTATTAGTATATCAACCTGTCAACCAAAAATTATATGAGAAAGTATTCAAGTACAAACCTGAAAAACAGCCATTTTCATTCGAGGTGGACACAGGGTCTACGTTTTACCGAGATGAATTTGATATATTGGAGAGATCTCTCATTTTATAGTTTAATAATTATGGAGGACAATATTTCCAATGGTTTGGACATCGATACCATTTTCACTTGGGACACAAACCGGGATTACCCATCTACCATTATAACTATGATTTTGAACAAGTTGTGATAAATCATCCACTTCCATGATATTCATAGTTTCAAGAATGTCAAGATCTTCTCGTCGGTCGACTTCATAGGTAGCACGATGATTTTTAGAATATTTGATATCACGTACAATTAAATTTTTTGTAAATTTTTGGGGATGATTTCTTCGTGGAGGAGCCGTATTGGATTGACGTATTGGTACATATGGGGCTTTTGGAGAGGGTGAAGATCGACGGGGAGGGGGTGGAGGAGGTGGTGGTGATTTGGATGTTGGTAATGAAGATGATGGAGACGGTCGACGAGGAGGAGGAGGTTGCGGTGGTAGAGGTGATTTGGGTGGTGTTGGCGATGAAGATGATGGAGACGGTCGACGAGGGGGAGGAGGTGGCGGTAGTAGAGGTAAAGGTGGTTTGGGTATTGGTGATGAAGATGATGGAGACGGTCGACGAGGAGGATGTGGAGGTGGTCGAGGTGGTAGAGATAGAGGTGGTTTGTGTGTTGGGGGATTTGCAATACTTTTGGTCAAATTGTTGGTCATGACAGGTGAGGGAATTGGGGGAATTAAGGGAGGTGATGTCATTTCTGGGTTTAATTCGTCAAAATGTGATGCATAAGGATCATAAGAAAGTTGTGGGGTTGGAGGTTGCTGTGTTGTTGGGTTTGAAAACGAAGCATAGAGAGGATTAGAGGCGGGTGGTGTGGACGAATGTAAGGACGATGGGGTATACAATGCCGCAGCGGCACAGGGCACGACAGAGGCTGCGGCAGAGGCTGCTTCTGATGTAAGCGATATACTAACCAGGGAGAGAAGACTTTTTAATTTATCACAAAGAGATTTGAAAAGAGGAGAAAAGTTTTGTAACGAAATTTGTAATCGAGAACTAATAAAAATTTGGTTTTCCATATTTCCCCGATCTTCACGTACAATAAAAAAGGTGGAAAGAGAATGGGTATAAATATTTTGACAATCACTTTTCACACCATCCAATAGATATTGAATTCTTATATTTGAAACTTGTCCGGTGGCTTCCATAAAATAACTGTACAAAATTTGGAGTTGTGAATCAATGGACAAACGATTCATTTGATAAAGAAGTTGTTCAAGTGCTGTTAATTCAGTCGATGCCATATTTCCAAAATTTGTTGTACTAAACCATGACCCTATATTTGAAATTTCAGTGACAAGATTTTGCATTTTCACCACACATTCCGACCACACCATATTTATATACTGATTCACACTCGGGGATAGCAATGTCGGATCGGCTGCAATATTTGAATATTGAACGGCAAGTAAGGTCAAGTCATTAAAAATACCAGTTACAATCGATAATGCGGACTCAATCACAAGGAAAAAATTAGTATAAATTGTCATATCTAGAAACATCATTCCACTTAGCCAAACCCATACGATATTTAGTAATTGACTCAACGAATTTAAAAGACTTTGGTTCACACTCATTATACTTAGAATAAATATTCTTTATAATTATACAATAATAAGGAATTTTAAAAATTTTTTTTAAATGGGATTCTCTTTATCTTCCTTGTCTATAAAGTCTATAAAGTCTATAAAGTCTATAAAGTCTATAAAATATCTTCTTATTTTTAGTACTAAAAATAAGAAAAGATTCCTATCTTTCTTTCGTTCTCCTAATAATATGAATAAAAAAATGCATGAGATTTATATAATAGAGTCTACCTATCTATATAAGAATCTATATTAGAATCTATATTAGAATCTATATAAGAATCTATATAAGAATCTACATAAGAATTATAACTATATAACAGTATCTTTATATGTCTATATCCTCTACTCTCCAAAACCTATTCAATGAATTTAAATGGAAGGGTCGGCGGTGGTGCGAGAGGCGAGAAGACCGGAAGTCGCTGCGGGATTGTAGACGGCCTTGACGGCAACATCAATATCATCGAAATCGGTCTTGATATCCGCAAAAAGAGCCTGGATAAGAACGAGTGATGCATTGGTCGCAGCAATAATATCGGAAGTGGACGACGAGTTACCACCGGATTGAATAAGCACTTTGAGAGCGATAAGTTTAGTGATGGTAGATCCGCAGTGAGAGATGGCGTTTCCGACCTTGGTGAGGATGACGGCGGTGGTGATGCGAAGACAGAATTCACTGGCGGAAAAGTTCGACAGACTGTTGTCCAGATTTTGCCAGAATTTTTTAATCGCATTGAGGGTTTTCACCATTTCGGACACAGACGCAATGATGGCTTCGAAATCCGAAACGTGGAAAAGAAACCACCCATCCACAATGTTATTATCATCATAATTAGACAAATCGGTTTCAATTTGGGTAGCAATGTAGGACGCCAAGTTGCTCACACTAAGAGCCGCTGAAGGAGTAGTGGCATCGGTGGCGGAGAAGGTCGCCCAGAAGGTACCGTTCGCATAGGTTTCCGCCGAACTGTACATGCTGGGTTGTAAGAAACGATTACGAAGTTTGGTAAGGTTTTGGCTTTCCGTAGACGAGGCGGTGATGGCAGCCGTCATTTTTGTGGTCCACGCAGCCGCATCCGTGAAATTCGAATACGCCCCTTCTGCCAAATCTCCACCCACAATCTGAGTGATTGACGTCGCAAGTTCAGACACCTCATTCACATATTCTTTATGAGCAGAAATTAACTGTTCAAAGAGAGTGGGTGTTCCATAGATGTACACCAGACGAAGGTTGGGGTAAGAGTAGGAAGTATCAGTAAAAGCAGAGTAAGGAGCAGCAGACATTATTCAAGATTATTAACACGGAGAAGAAAGAATATATATTAATCCTTCTTATCTTATCCCAAGATATTAATTTTTTTTCAAATTATAAAATTGATCCATTCCAATCGAAAGAAAATGAAAAAGTTGGAAATCCATCAAATCAAATCCATCATTTATTTCAAATAATTTTCTTTTTTGAAATAATACGTCACAGGGTATAAAAAATATATAAAAAAGATGACGACAAGAAATTATGCTTATTTTGCCACGACCAAGGGAGTCTACACACCACCCATTGGACATAAGGATATGCGAATTTCGATCGTTTACATCCCACTTGAATTTGATCGAATTCGAATCGGTCAATATATTGGGAAAGATGGAAAACATTTGATTCGCATGACAGAAGAGAGTGGGGTGGACTATATGTGGTACGAGAGTGAATCTCATCGATTTGAAATTTGGTCCAAAGATGAAATCTCCATGGTTCATGCTGTTCATCTTTTGGAACAACATTGGCAGCAACAAACTCATAACCACTATGGTCCATTAATAGTGGATCCGATACGTATCACCGTGATTCCAAATTATCCGCAAATAACGGGAGAAGTGATGCAAAATTTCATCCTTCCACACCTTTTAGCAATTACGGACTATCTTCCCTTATTGAGAAAAATGGTGTATAATCCTCAGCGGAACTTTTATGAAATCTGGTCCTACAATGAGACGACGACCAACGTGGCGATGTCCATTCTTCATGATATCTTGACATCCGTTTCGACAATTCCCCTCATGATACCACCACCACCCCCGGTTTATTTTGCACGAAGTTTAGATACTCCTGATTTTGAAACATTAGAATCCATGAGACAGAATGGGCAACAACCGGATTTCGGTTTTTTTTTACGATCTTCTCTTCACTAAAAAAAAATAATAGGATAAAATAAACAAAAAATTAAATGAACTTATCGGAAAAAAAAATATTGCCTTTTATTATTCTCTATCTGGTGGATACCTTGTTATTCCTTTGCATACTTTTTCTTTTTCGATACGGTAGTCAACACAATATTATAGGATGGATAAGGGTTTCTGTATTTTTCTATTTAGTATGGATCGGTTACACGATTGTTACCTTTCCTATGAAATCATCTGAGTTGTCTGAAATGTCTATCGTCTCTCGACACCATGTACGACTTTTAACATTTTATTCTTTTGTATTGTTAATGTATTTTATATTGTTTCATCGAAAAATAAAAAATAGTACTAAATATAAATTGATGGTTTTGTCCAATGTTTTGACCAATATCCTTCAAAATAAAGAAGAACCAAACGAAGAATGTATGGAGATTATTCTTTCCTGTTTATATAATTGGAAAAAAAATGGGAAAGATGATCAGCAAAAAGTTTTGTATAAACAGAGTCTTACTCTTCTTTCCATAATGTTACAAAAAAAGGATCGAGTGACGAATAAACTTATGACCAAACTTATGACCACCAATTTTTCAAAGATTGTATCCATCATTACCGAAATATTACAAACAATTTCCAATAATAATCAAGAATTTATGGAGTACTATCAAACCTATCAAGAAGAGGGGATTCAATTGTTGGTAAATATCCTTTGTGATTTGGTATTACGTTCGGGACATTTAATGAAGGCGGATATTGAATTATTAAGATTATCTTACATGATGTTCATCATTCCAACAACACCCGCAGATGTTTTGTTGGATATTTTTCACCTTCAATGTTTAATTCTTGTCAGTGATATGTTCAAAAAGAAACAAGAGTTATATCCCAAAACTCATGTACAATACACAAAAGCCTATACATATTGTTTATTAGACGGTGTGCACAAGATTATTAATATTATTGTGTATAACGATGAAATACCTAAACATCGGGATTTAATTCAGTATGTACGTACTTATGTACATCTTTGTTTTCAATTTCTAGAACATTTTGCAACAAATCAATTTGACCTTCTTTCCACTGAAACGGAAGAATTTAATGGGAAAACAATATCGGTTGGATTTTTCATTTATAAATCATTATGGTATAACTCTTATTTCATTCAATACTATCAACTCCAAAATATCGAGGAACGTATTATAAAAATATTGAAAAAGAATAAAGTCGTCGATTCACAGATTTTAAAATTTCAGTCTAAAAAAAACAAAACAAGAAAAGACCAAAGACATGATTACCAACATTATCAACATCGACAAGAGGAACTATTTGAAATGCAACAATAATATAGGAAAGATGTAATCATATAGGAATAAAAATTTTACAATATAGTAGTATTGTAAAATTGTCAGAATAATGAATGAATTTTATCGAGTTTATTCCATAGATTTAAGTTTAGCAAAGTCTTCAATGCTTGTTTCCTTGATAATTGGTACTTGACTTCATACCCAACTAACGTAAAATCATCCATGATTTTATCAATAGTGTTTCCAGGCATGATAAGTAACCCATTAACATTTTCAACCACAAAGAGGAATTGTCGTACACGTTTTACTACCTTTACATAGGATTGATAGGATTGATATAAGGTACCTCGATCGACATCAAATCCTTTTCGTTTCCCTGCATGACTAAAATCTTGGCATGGAAAGCCCCCTGTAATCACACCGGCAGTAGGAAACGTAAAATTTTCCTCGAGCAAAACACGAATGTCGTTCAAATGAAAATTATGATCCCAGTGATTTAATTCCGCAATCCATTTTGCTTCCGGTAAAATATCGTTTTGTAATACCGTCCATTCCACCCATTCCTGAAAAGAGGGATAGGACTCGATACACACGTGGTGTAGAAAGTGATGAAATTATTTCAGGCTTGTTCATTCCTGTATACCCGTTTTTTTCTTTTGCCTATCATCGTGTCAATTTTTACTTCTTCAATGTTGGGGACGATAATTCAAAAATTTCGGCAAACATTTCATGAGGATGATTGAGTTCCCATAAGAAAGATGGGTGTAAAAATGGAATTTTTAAATCTTTCGAGAGGGTTGAATATTGTTTTTCTTCCTCCATCCTTAATAATGTTCTTCCCATGGAATAGGTGTAGAGAGGAAGAATCACTCCTTGATAGGTGAAATATTGAGAGGAAATATCGGGATTATCGATATATTCTTTATTATGATTTGAAATGAAACGAAGTACAGTATCTCGTTCCATGGGTGTGAAACCCCATTGATGATAAAGGGAATGAAACACACTGGGTATGTTTCGTTGATAAAGATGACATAATTCATGAGAGAGTATATTCCAATTCGTAAGGAAGATGGTATTTCCAGAGGTCCACGATGCACCCCCTTCCATGTCCTCTGACGTCACCCATAATATATTGATAGGAAAGAGGGTGGATTGTGTTTCAGGAAGCCATGAAAAGAGTTTTGGTTGGATATGACCTGAAATAAGATGGAATGCATAAAATATTTCTTCTGATGATAATGTACGAGTTCCCCGTTTGATTTCTTTCCACGGAGAAGACGAGGGTGGATATTTATAATCAAGTTCAAGAGGACGCAAAGAAAGAGAATTATAGTAGGGACAGTCTTTTATACCGGAAAAAAAAATATCAAGATCCGAAACAACATTCATTTTATTTACGAGGGATAAATAAAATTATTTCAAAATCTTTTCAATCTTTTCAATCTTTGCCAAATTACTTCCCATAGGCATCCGAAAAAGCGAGATAGCACTTTTCATCGGGTCCACTACAAACGGGCTTTCCAATCGTATAGGCTGGAATTTCCGATTCGGGTTTCATGGGTGACACGGGGATGACCGGAGGATAATTATTATTATTATAATGTTCTTGTTGCTGTTGGTGTTGTTGCGGGTGTTGCGGATATTGCTGATGATCCATTTGGGAAAGAGGTGGAAGTGGACCAATCCGATGTCCATTGGCTTGTTGAATGTACGGTGCATTATGATTTTCTTGAGGATGCGAGGGTTGTTGATTGCGTTGATGTTGTTGGAAATCAACACGAGGATCCATGAATCCTTCTTCTCCACGTGATTGTGTTCCCGTTCGTTGATTTTGTAACGACATGGGCACTGGCGTTTGGATTGGGGTCGGTGTCATCGAGGAAGAATTGGAATTCGAATCAGAACTTTTGAAAAATGATGTTTTTTGAAGTTTTTCATAGATTTGTTGTAAGAATGTCTGAATATCGGCTAAATCATGTCCACCATCATATCGAATATAGGGTGCACCATTGACATAAAGAATGACATCCGGTACATAGGTGATTGGACAAATCGTGGGTTTTGACTGTTCAACAATTTGAGGATTCAAATCTACATTAAATATTGCAAATTGACATCCAGTGACGAAATAGGGTAGTTGTTTGAAATTACCGAATAGTGTTTTACAATGTTCACAATCCTTGGAATAGAACATGACAAGTGTCATACCCTTGAGTTCAGGTTGGATACATAAAATCATTCCCTTCTCCCCCATTTTTTGAACCAAATCCGTGGAATTCAAAAATAATAGACCACTCATTTTTATTTTTTTTTGTCGTGTTTAAATAAAAACTTTATTACTATTTAAATTCAGGTTTCAAAGATTGAAAACATGGCCGTTCTTTCGTTTTTCGATACCGGAAATGTTTATGAAAAATTATCTCCATTATCGATGGATTTCCCCGTCACGATCGAGGATGTCGTCTATCCTTCCATTCTTCACGCCATTCTTTTACCGTTTCTTAAAAATTCACATCAACGGTCGATTCTATTATCGACAAGAAATATATCGGCATTGACGACACATTACAATGAATGGGAACGAAAACAATTTGAGGAGACAGTGGCGACAATTCTCAACGAGGGGTATCAACATTTGCTTTCTGGTGATTTCCAAACACAAGTTTACAATGTCGGTCGTGTCCTTGAAACGATGCATCAACATAAAATCGATGGAAAAACAAACGGATATGTGGACTCTTCCAATCTGAATGTAGACGTGAAACGTTTATTGCGTGATCTCCTTTCTGAATTGCAACACAAGTCTATCTATTTTCATGAAATGTGGGATCCGCTGGAAGTCATGGGGTTGAATGGAACCAAGACTCCTGTAGAGGGTATGAATGTGGTAGGGCGAACCTTGGAGGCATTGAGTTATCATAATAAAAGGGCGACACAATATGAATCGAGAGAGACGGAAATTTATTATCTTCATGCGTTGATTCTTTATTTTCATCATCTTTTTCAGTCAGGGGAAATCTTATGGCGATTCGTTGGAAAACCCATTCAGGAAATCTATGAAGAGGATGCGGATTTTCGAGAGTTTCTTACCTCTCAGGTCTCTTTTTCCATGATTGATTTTGTCGAGAAGGAAAAAGTGGTTCGCTCGTTTTTATCCAATGCCCATCCGGATTCTTTTTTGATAGAAATGGAATGTCAATTTCCGGGAAATATCGCAATTTATTACATGAAAAAATACATTCAACCGAGGAAAGAAAAACTCGATCAAGAATGGAGTTCACTTGTTCTTTCGGAATTTAGTCTTTCCATCACCCGTGAAACGTCTCCTCATCTCTCCGAATATGAAACCATCCAACGTACCATGGAAAATATTCTCCATCTCTCCTTGGCCCAACGAACTCATCTTTATCATGAGATTATTCGTCTTTATGAAAATGGGAAATGGGTCTCTGAAAAACTCGACACGCTTCGTCAGGAGCGTGGAAAGGTGTTAGAAACGATTCACCAATTATCCTTTATTACCGCTCCTCGTGTATACAAATTTGTGGAACCGTCCGTCTCTATCGGCGACCAATTATCAAATGTTAAAAAAGGTGTTTTTACCGATTCATTCTCCCTCTCCCCTTTATTGTTCCTTTTAGATTACCGAACCTTGATTTTTTTTACGACCAAAGTCAGCGGATGTTCTATTTATTTCTTTTTCCCCTCTATTTTTCACTATTTATATTTCCGACTCTTTCTATTTTATTCCTCTCCACCGGATTCTGATACCGATTTACATTATATCAAACTCTATAGTAAATTGTGGAAAGAAGGGTTACCGGAAGAGGTTGAAGAGGCGTTACTCTCACAAAAAACTAGATCCGTACCTAAACAATGGCACGATCCCCAATATTTCTTTGACTCGGAAACAAGTGAAGGGCATTCCATTTTATATAATTCATTACAAACCCTCATTCTTGATCGAAAAGGAGAGATGGTCTCCAATGTCATTTCTCGTCGTATTCAACAACACCCCTATCTTCAACATTTACTCTTGACAACCTCGTTACTTGGATGGAATGGATTTCGATATATTAGTTCATTGAAGGATACATTTTTGGGATACGATTCACCAGAAAAAGAACAAAGTTTTTTTGCGTGGCAATATCACAATGTTGTTGGAAAATCATACGACAAGGTGATGGAAGAATTATTGAAACATCATGAAAAAACCAAACAACAATTCGAAACTCTTTCCTCCTTTGTAGAATTGGAAAAACATTCCTTTGATATTGTAAACAGTCAATTCGAACTCATTCAACTCTTTTTTGAAAAGACCGCCCTCTATCATGATATTCTTCATCCTAATCAATCCAAGATATCGGTAGAGGAAGTCATTGTCTTTACACAACATTTATTTCCATTTCTTTTTCGTTTGGATGCCCTGGTTGTTGTACCTCCACCGAAAAAGGAGATGGATCGTGTTCTTGATGCATGGTCATCAGAAAAAGGAATGACAGTGTTATCTACAGAGGCACAAGAATATGTAGGTAGAATATGGGTCAAGTTTTGGTTTAAGTTGAATGAGAAGAAGATTCCACAAAACGCAATGTCCCCCTCATCGACATCATCTCTTCCACAAAATAAAGAGGAAATGATTCTGTTTTGGACGGCATGGTGGAATTCATTCCTTTCGTCTTTCAAGGGCGACGGGGTAAAACGATTGTGTACAAAGTCCAATTTAGTCAAGGTGTTGAAATTAATTCTTCCCGAGAAACAGTGTTCGATTCCAAATGGGATGATGGAAGTGGGGGCAAAGGAATGGGATTGTGATCAAGAGGCATTACTAAAACGAATCGCCAAGATGAAAACTCCCCATGTTGTCGATGATTTTGTGTGTATTCAAGGAAAATGGGTACTCAAGACGAGCAAAACAGCCAAGGAATATGAAGCCAATGGTCCTCCTCCAAATACAGTCCTCTATCTATACTCACCACTTTTCAAAAATTCGACCGACATGTTGGCGAATTTGGAAGAAGCATTTCCCAGCGTTCGAGACAAGGCGGCGTTGAGTCGACTCTCCTTTGTGTTGTATTATTGTGTTCTTTATTCTGATCCTTCACTTCTTTCCTTTTTTTCCTAGAACGAAACAAATATAGATAAAAATTTAAAGTCATGATTTTTTTTTTTATAGTTTTTATATAAAAAATAATAATGGGAGCAGTAAACTCAAAGGAACCAGAAGTTGTTTTAAAGGAACTTGATAAAAAATTTGAAGAACTTGCAAAACAAAATGGAACGTTTACGTATGTAAATCCAATGTATGAGGAACAATCTACCCAATCAAGACAATCATTATCGAGTGAAAAACCAATCTATGATCAATCTTTACCAAAACCAACGATTTCAGATCTTAAAAAACTCGAAGCCGCAATAAACCTTTTGAAGAAAACTAAGAGTTCAAATGAAATTAGTCGAATTATTAGCAATTACAAATATATTTATCCTATACTCATGGATTGGAGTGTTATTAAAAATTTTAAAAATACCCCTCGTTCTGATCCTTTATATGAAAACAAAAAACAAAAAGCAAGAAGGGCATCCAAGGAAATAGGATTACCACCTCCTTCTTAATCTGTAGTTTTCAAAAAAAAATTTGATTTTGTCGTAAAAAAGATTTTTCTTCCTAAAAACTTGATTTTTTTTATTTTCAATAAAGAAAAAGAAAGAAAGAATGAATTACTATGATACTCACACGGGCTATGTACAGCCTCTACAAAATAACAGTAGTATGTCCTCTTTTAATACCTATCGGCAATACGATGAATATTGTGGTACAAGACAAGACGACCTCGTACGTTTCATGTATGAAAATCCGTCCTTGGCGTATACCTATGATCCTTGGACGAATTCCGTCATGACGCCTCCTATTCAACCTAAAAAGGAATTCACTCCTGAAATAATGAAAAAGGATACCGATTCTGAGGTCAAGAAAAAGGAAACAAAACCTGAAATAAAGAAAAAGGAGGTCATTCCAAAAATAAAAAAAGAGGAGTCTTCTCCACCCCCGTCTCCCCGGATAGAAAAAAAGAGAGTGATGACACCGAGTCCATTACCCACCACCGTATCGACAAAATTTTCATGGCAAAAAATGTTTTCAAATGCCTGGGATTTTTTGAAAATGCCCTTTGAAGAATAAAGATTATAAAAGATTTCTATAAAAAGAATATAATAACTATTTTTATCCATTATTATATTCAAAAAGTGTAAGTGTAAGGGGGAGGGGAGGGTGAGAGGGGATTATTGGTAAGATGGATGGATTAGGGATGACCCCAACCGGGTCGACATCCACCGACATAGGGTGAAGGAAATTTGGAAATGGGAGTTTCTCCTAAATTGGGACCATACCAATAATACTTGGGATTATCTTGAATGGTTTCTATAAAGGGATCACCAGAACTGGGTGCTAAATAACCTAATGTATACCAGTGTTCTTCATTGCAATGTTCCAAGGCGGGAAAGTCATTAATTTTTTCAAAAACTTTGGTTACCGTTGGAGGATTAATAAATTGTTGTTGTTCAAAAGAACCGTTATAAACACCGGTTTTATCATAGGGCATATAATCACTACTTTTATTATAAACATTTTGTATGGGGGAAGAAGAGTTGGTATTCACATCGACATAACGATGTGTCAAGGGTTCAAATCGGGATTGATCAATTCTCTGTTCGGATTCGGTACCGGATGCCGCTCCAGCACAGGGAGTTCTATAGTCTTCTTCCACTCGGGTGCATTTTTTGGTCGGAAAGATTGTCATAAAGAGTGCAAGAAAGAAGAAAAGAAAAAGTAGGAAGAGTAAACCAAAGGAAAGGAAATGGTGTTTATGATTGGGGATAACTTTGCTCATTTTGAAACTATGAAATATTTATTTTACCACTTTTTAAAATTTTCCAAACTTTTAAGAAATTGTTGTTGGCATTTGGCGACGGGGCATTTTTGTTGTAAATACTTTGGATTGAGTATCTTTCGTTGACAATGAGCAAATGTCAAATGTTGGATGCAGTCCTCACCCGTCAGAGGATGAGATTGATAAATCTTCCAATACCAATAAAAAAGACAACCGGCCACGAGGCCAGACCGACCATGACCACCACGACAATGAATATACATTTTTTCATTGGGTTTCATGTGAACGAGGGTTTGACCGAGATATTCGATCCATTTTAAGAAATGGTAAATATGAAGAGGGACTCGTTGATCGGAGATGGGAAAATACATCAGGTGCATATTTAATTTTTCGGGTGAAATGGTATACCCAAAACGAATTTTTTCCTTTGTGGACATGACATTGATAATATATTTAAAATTTTCTTGGTGGAGTAATTCCAATTGCGTTTGGTTGGGAACGGGACCAAAGTAGACACGACCTGGAAGAACCACACTTGCAAAATCATACACGTCGTTCTTTTCACATGTAGACCCTTTCTCCATTTTTAATTTTCCTTCTCCCCACCAAATTTAATATATATTTTCTCTTTTTATTATTTATTAAATAAAAAGAAGTGATAATCTTAAAAATCAATAATGTATAATTTTGCGAGTTCCTCCACCGTCCAACGTCCTCCTTATTTCTCCTTCAAAAGTTTCGGAAATACAAAGGCTCTCTCCCTCGCTCATATTGATAATACCCGATACCCGTGTGGTCAACCGTCGGCCACTGTCCAACAACAGTTTCCCGATCCCAATGTTGATAATAATACGGTAAACAAAAACACTCTCCCCGTTCTTGAAAAAAACACATCGACAATGAAATCATTACCACTCGTGGATCAGTCCAGTACAGATAATGAAAATTCTTTATCCGAGGCAAATGCCAAACTCAAGAAAATTCAGAATGCGGAAGATATTCAGTCGAATATTGCGGAAAATTTTCCAACCTATCGCACCAATTCTAAACAAGAAAAAAAGGGTAGTATGCCTCCCTCTTCTTCTTCTCCTCCTCCGAAAAACGTCAAAACAATGAAAAAAATGAATGAATCCGTACTCTTACCCGTCATGGATTTTCGTTTCAATGTTCGTGAAATTTGTAAACAAATCATTCTTTTGGAAGATCATCTTACACATCCCTCTAAACGTTGTATGGATTGTTGTGTCAAACATTTCCTTACGATTGAAGCATTTTCAGAAGAGTTATTAACATTGGATAGCATGAATACAATTCCGAATCATCCGACTTGGAAAACTCTTTCGACTCTTCCTCATCATATCCGAAATCTTCAATACACATTTACCTATCACATTCGTAACGATAGTTTGACGACGGACACCATTCACTTTATCGTTCAAGATTTACGAAATATACGAAAACAATATATGATAGCATCCTTTGATATTGTCTTTCCTGAAAAAGACATGAAGAGTGTAGTATCGAAGCAAACAACATCGCAACCATCATGTGCATCTCTTTCCTCTGTCTGTTCTCAAGGCACCTGTTCCCTTAAATTTTAAAAAAATGAACTCTTTGAAGGTATTTAAGGAATGTTAAAAAGAAATTAAAATGGGAGTCAAACATTTTTATTTATGGTACAGCAAACAATTTGAGCAATGTCTCCACAAAACCCCGCCATCCGCAATGGATATATTATGTATTGATATGAATGGTTTATTTCATTATTGTGCTCAAGAGGTCTTTGAATATGGGGTATTTGCAAAACCCATCCCCTCCTCCAAAGAATATCAAGGACTATTGGGTCGATTGAATGTAGAAAGAGTACCGGTGAAAATGACCAAGGAGAAATTGAAACGTTTGTTTCAAAAAGTTTGTGAGAAGATCGAATATTTACGAAAGTATATTCAACCCAGAAAAACATTGGTGTTATGTGTGGATGGTGTAGCAGGGTTAGGAAAGATGAATCAACAGCGACAACGTCGTTTTCGTGCCGCCTTGAAACCCATTACTGCATGGCCTTCCACGACTCCTGTGATTGAAGTCGAATTAGATGGACCACCCAATATGGATCAATTTCATTCCAATTATTTTACACCGGGAACATGGGTAATGGATGATATGACGAAATATGTCGATTGGTATATTCGTCTTATGCAATCGTCTCATCCCGCATGGCAAACTCTAAATGTGATTTTTAGTAATGAAAAAGTACCTGGTGAAGGTGAGCATAAAATTATGGAGTATTTGCGTCGAAACGCTTCCCCCAATGATAAGATTTGTATTTATGGGTTGGATGCGGATCTTGTCATGTTGGCGATGATGTTACCGTTTGATAATGTATATATTGGTCGTGAAGCCGATCAACGTACGTTTGATTTTGTGAATGTTCAAATTTTTAAAAAAGAAGTGGTACAATGTATGGATTGGCGTGAACAACGAGACGATCATACCTTTACGTCTCTTTATGCCGTTCACGATTTTGTCGTCTTATGTTTTCTTGTCGGAAATGATTTTTTACCCACCTTACCGTCTCTCGCCATTATTGAGGGAGGATTAGAAACGATGATAAAAAAGTATAAACGGATTGGAAAAGAGCATGGACATTTGACAAGTATGTACAAGGGAAAACCACGCTTGAAAATGAAGATGATGAGTCTTTTTTGTTTAGAAATGGCTCGAGTGGAACAACAAATGCTCTATCATAAATATTCAGCCTCGACAAATTTTACACCGGATTTATTATTCAAAGAATACTTAAAGGGTCGGGATACGACCAAGGAATTTAAGATTGAGGATGAGGATTGGAAGGTTTTCCGTCAACATTATTTCCATGAGCATTTTCCATCTACGGTGACGATGAATACGGTGATCAAGCAATATATTGATGGTATTCATTGGGTATTGCATTATTATCATCAGGGTATACCGGATTGGACCTGGTTTTTTCCTTTTTTGTATGCCCCATTTTTTACGGATTTTGTAGAGTCGGAGAGTCTTTCGAATTATAAACATGTGCATTTTGAAAAACATGAACCTGTTCCGGCCTTTTTACAATTATTTATGGTGTTACCTCAGTCCCACAAGGCATTATGGCCCACATGTTTGCAACCATCTGTCGGAGACGAGGTGGAATTCATGGAAAATCTTCCCGTGGATTGGTTTTCTTATTTTCCGCAAAAGGTGCTTTTGGATAAAAGTGGTAAACGAAAGGATTGGGAAGCGATTATTCGTCTTGCACCCAGTTCCTTGAATGATTTTAGTATTGTCTATCACCATTTCACCAAAAATAATTTGGTGGAAAAAGAAAAACGACGAAATTTGCGTGGAAAATCATTTTGTTACCGACATGATCCGAGTCTTCCCGGAAAATCGTTTTCATCCATTTATGGAAATATTGAAATATGTCAAGTTCGAACCGATATGATTTTGCTTTCGTAATGAATATAATAAAGAAATAAAAATAATTATTCTGTATAAACTATAGATAATAATATTAATTAAATCAAACAGTTTGGAAAAGAAAAAAGAAGAGAAATGGGGATGCTTGTGATGACGGCATCATTGTTTTTTATACCAATCCAATTGGCGGCATATAAATCAGAATATTTTATGATGAATCATATCATTTTGTTAATGTGTTCAAGTTGGGCTTATCACAGTTTATGCCATGAGTATAAACATTTACCTGAAAGTATTTATTTTTATCTGGATAAAATGTTTTGTTATACACTGGGATTGCATGGTGTGATAATGACGATGAATAAAATTAGGTTGTATCACCCTCATTGGGAAAAAATAATAAATTCTCCTTGTCCTAAACTATCGAGTCTTCATACTAATTATGCGAATTATGTTAATTATGCTAATTTTTATAATTTTTATAATAATTTTCATACTCTAGTACCTAGTGGTTTATGCGAAAATATCAGTAGAATACAGAATTGGGAGATTTCTTTTTTTTCAAATTCTTTTTGTAGTGTTTATTTTTCAGAAAGAATGCAAATGTTGAAAAATATGGGTATAGGTGGAATATTTATTCTTTCTTCGGGTGCACTTGTTGTTTTCTATGTGGAGGGGGTACGTAAGAACAAGAATTATCATTTGAGAGGATGGAAACATTGGAGATATCATATTCCGCATATGATGATGCATCTATCGGCAACTATTTGTTTATGCATGGCGATATTATTATGAGAGAAAAAGAAGAATATTCTGAAACTAAAAAATTAAATTATTTCGATTTAATTTTTTGAATGTTTTTTGAAATAAAGAAAGAAATAGAAATAGAAAGGAAATGGAGTGGGATCGGTATTTGGTTTCGTATCCATCATTGAAGGAAGAGGAATTTTCAAAGGAAATTGTCCGACATGAAGAGTTATATCCAGAGTCGTTTGATTGTACGAGTGGTTTTTGTCACCAAGAGATGATTGCTCGATATATGAGTTATTATACATTGTATGATTCTTTACTTGTGATTCATGAGATGGGAACTGGAAAGACAGGAGTAGCGATTGCCTTGATGGATACACTGAAGGAACAACAAAATATTCCACGAATTTTATTTTTATGTAACAATTCAACAATTGAGCAAAACTTTTATACGGAAGTGAAAAAATATTCCCGATATTTTCGAAAGACATGGGAGGACATGTCCAGTCATTTACCCGAAGATAAAAAGACTTCTCGTTGGAATGCGGTATTCATGTCGCAAGGTTTAATTTCACAAACCTATCAAAAATTTGCAAAAGAAATAGGATCATTAACGGATGATCAATTGTTACAACAATACAAGGACTGTTTGGTGATTTGTGACGAAGCCCATCATTTAAATTTTCAATACAGAAATGAATTATCCCTAAAGGAGAAAAAATTGGGAGAAATTATTTATGACGAAATCTATCGATTTTTCAAGGTATTGGGTGTGCATAAAAAGGCACTGGTAATGACCGGGACACCCATCCGTGATCAACCCGAAGAAATTGTCCTTCTTTTCAATTTAATTTTGGTATCTCAACAAATAAAACTTCCCGTGGATCAGGAATTTTTGGACGATTTTTTGAAAATTAAAAGAAATATTGAAATTCCGATTCTTAGTCAAAAACCCGGGAATGAGGAAGAAAAAGAACAAGATCAAGAAGATCAAATTCGAAAAATTTCATTACCCATTTATGAATGGGCTACACAAGCCGAACAACGTCTTTTTCAACTTTTACGTGGCAAGGTGTCGTTTTTGCGTCAACAATTGAGTCGAGTTCGTATAGAATATTCAGGGGAAGTTCTATTTCCGATGGAACATTTACGTTTACGTTCTAATTTCATGTCCGAGTTCCAAGAACAATCGTATTTATTATGTATTCCCGGACTAGGAATGGGTAGTGGGGAAGAGAATGAAGATCGTCCAGACGATATGGTCATTTCCGATTATACTCAATTATATCAGGCCTCTCTTTTTGTATTTCCATGGTATCAACCATCGGGAAATGTGGAAGGATTGGTGGGAGAGGCTGGATTTTCTAAATTTATTGATTTTAAAATCGAGACTCCCGTGTTACCGTCAAGTGGTCGAATATCAAAATCAAATCGGTATGCCTTGACCTTTCGATGGAAAGATGAAGATCCAAAACGTTCCTCAAGGGTTTGGCCTCCCGATGTATGGGCACGTTTGACCTCTCGGGATACAAGTTTTCAAGACAAAATAAATATTCTTCAAACGTATTCTACGATATATGCAGATTTTTTGGAATGTTTTTTTGGAAATGTACAACAATTATGTTATGTCTATAGTGAATGGGTAAAAGGGAGTGGAATGATGGTATTGGCATTAATTTTAAAGACATTTTTTGGATTTACCATGATTACACGAGCCTCTCAAATTCAAGGATCGAAAGAAAGAGAAAGTGGATTTCGTTTTATCTTTATTAATGATTTGTTCCATATTCGTGATTCAGAAGTTCAACAGTTACTTTCCTATTTCAATCACCCTGATAATGCAAAAGGTAAATATTGTCAAATCTTGCTCAGTACAGGAAAAACAAAAGAAGGTATCTCTGTGTTAAATATTCAACAAATCCATATCTTGACACCATCATGGAATTTTGCGGATGTGTCTCAGGCCATTGCACGAGGTCTTCGGAAAAATTCCCATGCGGCCTTGTTAAAATCTGGAATGGAAGATGTTACCGTACGTGTATTCCTTCATACCGCATTGCTTCTTCCATCGGAAGACTTGACTCCCGAAGAAAAGAAGGAAGCATTATTTTTAAGTATTGATTTTCAACGATACGCTCGATCCGAGATTAAAGACCGAAATGCACGTTTAATGTATCGTTTTCTTACGAAATCCGCATGGGATTGTCCATGGGCCAAATCCTCCAATCAGATTCAAGATGATTCTTTTCGAAATACTCGTGATTGTGATTATGAAGAGTGTAATTATACATGTTATGGGGAAGACCGACTTCCAGTACAATCTCAGCGTTTAGACATTACGTGGTTGACGTTTTATGCGGGCGAACAACAACGACAGGTACTTTTACAATTATCGAGTGTTATGCAAAAATCATTTGGTCAAATCTCCATATTGGATTTGAAAAGAAAAATACAAGAAAAGGTGGGTTTCCCGGTGACTGAATTGTTACTCTCTCAAGTGATTGAAATGGCGAGTCAAAATAGGACACTCTTTTCAAGTTTTGATGGACAACAAAAATATTTATACTCGAATGGCGGCGTGGTCACATTGATTGATCACCCCTTTCTTTCCATTGGATATTCCAATAAATATCAACATGATCAATATCAAGTTTACAATTTGGTTGATTTGGTCATTCCGACGTCTTCTTGTCGATTGGGGTGGGATTTTAAAGAATATGAGAAGGAGTATCAGACGAATTCAGAACGAATAGAAAAATGGGTTCAACAATTTATTTTCTTGTTTGAAAATGTTCCGAACCGTAAATCATTATCTTCTCTTTTCGAAATGTGGGCAAACAATCCTTCAAAATGGACGAATGTGATCAAACGTTTTATCGATATTCTCAGTGGATTGACAGAAAATGAAGTTTCATTGTCCATCATCCTATGGGAAATATTGGAAATGATAAAGAATGAATATACGACTCTCTATCCATCCTTGTTAATATGGGAACCTGAAACCGCTACATCATGGGATGATGTAGAACGTATATTTGTTGAAAATCAAGAATACGATAAGCGAAACCACCAATGGAAATTAAAAGAAAACGGTCAACAAGTTGGGGAAAGGGTGATAACGCCAATATCTTCTAAAAAAGAGTTGGAATGGGGATCTCCTGATTTTGAACGATTGATTACAAATAATGAGGCTATCGGATTTTATGCTATTATCAAAGATGCCGATACGTTTTTGATTCGAGATGTTCGAAATAAAGAATTATTCGTACCCAATACCAACACGGAGATGACGATTAATAAAAGAAATGTACCCTCGGGTTTAAACTGTTCTTCTTTCAAGGTACAGTGTGTGATTTATATTTTATTGTTATTTTTAAAGATGGATCCGTCGTTACGAGCCGATGTGGAAGAGATCGTGAAACGAAAATATGAAAAGAAGCGTGGACTGTTAGATCCGACACCTGCCAATTTGGAAAGAATGAAAAAGTTGGCATGGTTTGCGAAATTAACATCAGATACAACCTCTCCGGCTCTTTTCACCCCTGAATTGTTGGAAGAAAATATCAAGGATATTTACATGCTCGGATTATTGAAACGAGATGCGGACATGTGTCCTCTACTTCGTCGATGGTTCATAAAACATCAACTGTATATTTAAGTATATTTAAAATGGAACTCTAAACCCTAATTTTATATGATTTTTTTTTAGAAAAGTTTCTTGACCATAAAAATATTAAAACTCTAAAAAAAAATTAAATTATATTTTTCTTCTTTAGAGAAGAAGAAAAAGTAAAAGAAAAAAAGAATGTCTTCCTTTTCGGTATCTGATTTGGCAAATTCCACCACCATTATGGTTCAAAAAGGGGTCATTACAACCCCAACGGGTGGGGGGACTCTTTTTTGTAATGCGGACGGAAATCCAAATGGTACAGGATCTACATGGACGGCATTACCACCGACAGGTGGTGTATCCATTCGCACCAGCGATCAAAACAGTTTTTTAACATGTTACGCTAAATATTCATCCAGTAGTAACATTGATTTATATTCTGATCAATGTTCCACCATCTATTCTAACGGTAGTTCTTATACCGTGAATTATGACAAAGATATGTGCTCATTCACAAATAATTCATAAAAACAATGAAATCAAAATCCATAAAAATGTGTTTTTTTTATATATTTATAAGACTCTTATAGATAAATTATTCTATATCTATTCTATATCTATTCTATGTTTTTTATTTTTAATATTTTTAATTTTCTAAAAAAGTATATATTATATATATTTATATATTATATATATTTATATTTATTATAGATTTATTATAGATTTATTATAGATGATATCCTAATTTCTAAAATAATTTCTAAAATAATTTCTAAAAATTTTTTATAGGGAATAAATTTCCAAAATTACAAAAGAATTTTTTCCTTGATGGTAGGCTCCCATTCTTTCATAAGATCAATAAAGTGATTATAGTCTTTTTCCATTGTTTCGAGAAACATGCCACTCATGATAACTTTTCCACTGTGAAAAACTAGAAATGTATTATATCTTCCTTTTTTCTTATAGCGGGTCATGACATCGGGTGGAATAAATTCGATGAGTGGTTGAGTTGTATCCACCACTTTGTTTTCAAGAGGATGAAATTGAAGAACTGGACATTTGACATTCCACCATTCCATATCGAGTGGGAATTTGATATTCACACCAGTGTATCCAAAACTAGTTTCCAGGAGAGAATAAAAGGATGTTTTTTGGTTAATCCAATTATCAAGTTTTTGACGGTTCACCATAAAACCAACATGAAAATCTAAATTGGTCATGACAGTTTGAAAAGAGATGGAAACACCATTTTGGACTAAAAGATTGAAAGACGGTTCGAGAATGGCTTGTGGTATGAATTTGAAAATTCGTTGAACACAATCAAGGACACATGTCTTGGCATAATTGTATTCTTTACACCCGGTCAACTGGAATTTTCCATTCTTACTGATTTTGAAATTCACATGTTTTTCACCATCAATCTCATAAATCATATTTAAGGCATTTCGAAAAGAACGTTTCACATCATTTTCATTGGAAGACTTGGATTTGTGATGGTATTTGGGATTCCATTCTTCGATTTTTTTCCACTCGTTTTTGAAGTATACTGCAATAAACCGATAACGAATACCATTCATTGTCTTTTCTTGATTTTTTTCCATATCCACTTGGAGATGTTCAAAAATAGATTCAATATCAAGTTGAAGACCTGTCGCTGCAATAATTGTACGTGTCGATACCTTCAATTCCTCAAACTTTTTAAATTCATTCGTACTACTCATCGTTATAAATAATAAACTTCTTTTTAATTTCTTTTATACCTTTCATTTCTTAAGGATGGTCATGTCAATTTTGGTCCTCTATCGTCATTTCTTTTTTTTTTAAATTTTTATGTTTATAATTTCGATTGGTGTGAATAAAAAATTGGTTTAAATATCGAATGAGGCACTAATAAAGATGGAAAATATTGATAAATATATTCCGGTTTCTATCCTCGGTTGTCCGATTGAGTTCTCTGTATCTGCAAAATATGTGTTTTTAGATACGGTGGATGTCCCACAAACTATACGAACATTGTTAGCACCGGGGAGGATTTTCACACATCCCATTTTGGGGAACATGTCACTCGAATTTATGGAAACAAATCACGAAACAGGTCATATCACAAAGGTTTTTTGTCAACTTCTTGATAACAAAAGACGACAAGGAAATTATGATAAAAAGGTCTATTCTGGTGATGATGAAATGAATTTGTAAAAAATATATAATTTTTTTTTTCAAAATTGATTTTAAGAAAATGGCGGGTAGAGTATATATTATAAAACAATAATAATAATAACAACAACAACCAACGTCTTCGGATTTTAAAATGAGTTCTTCCCAAGTTGCCGATTACCATTCATTCAACACAGAGAACATTGTGTTCTCCAAGCCCGAATCCGGAAGTATTGCCGGTAGTATTCCTAAGATCAGTTTTAAGCGTATTCGAGTTGCCTCTAGAAATAATGATGGATCTGTTGGAGAACTTATTCTTCTAACCCCACCCAATCTCATGTCTTTTGGTCTTCAGGAGAATATTGAGATGGGGACGGGTAATGTCAATGGATATCAGTTTCCGATGTGTCTATGGAACAAGAATGGTCCGTCATTGGATGAGACAAAGTTTGTGGACACGTTCAATCGCATTGTGGATTACTGTAAGAAGTATTTGGTGGACAACCGGGATATGATTGAGAAGTATGACCTGGAGATGAATGATCTTAAGAAGTTCAATCCTCTTTACTGGAAGATGGATAAGGGAAAGATTGTCGAGGATAAGGGTCCGATGCTTTATATCAAGGTGATTAACAATCGTGCGACGGATAAGATTAGTACTTATTTTATTGATGATGAGACGAATACTTTTATGGATCCTATGGATCTTCGTAACAAGAGGTGTTATGTGCAGGCGGCGATCAAGATTGAGAGTATTTTTATTGGAAACAAGATTTCTCTTCAGATCAAGTTGAAGGAGGCGATTGTTCGGGTGATTGATACGGGTAGTATTCGTTCTCTGCTTCGACCCAATGCACTTGCTGTGACACCTTCAACGGATGTCTCTTCTTCCTCTATTGGACTTTCTAGTTCTCGACATGAGGAGGAGGAGGATGCCTTGTCGGTCGATGAGAGTTACAATCCTCCACCTTCTCGAACCAGTACGACAGCCGTGAATGATAATGTGGAAGAGGACGAAGAGGAGGAAGATGAAGAGGAGGAAGAGGAGGAGGAAGAAGAGGAGACAACCGTTACGACGGGGAAGCCTACCATGTATCCTGTCATTTCCCCCTCACCACAGACGCCCACGGTTACCACTTCGGTCACTACACCAAAGATTATTTCTCCACCATTGGTTTCCCCTGTCGAGGAGAAGAAGAGAGGGAGGAAGGCAAAGGTTTAAACAGTAAACAATTGAATATTATGTGTTGACTTAAAATATAAAAATGAAAATATAAAAAAGCGATGATTTAGAAAAAAGCGATGATTTAGAAAAAAGAATTTTACCCGTGTAGTCTACATGGTTAGGATATGGGCCTTTCAAGCCTAAGAACCGAGTTCGATCCTCGGCACGGGTGTTTGTTAAAACGATCTTTTTTCTAAAGTTGTCATTAAAAAAAATGAATCATTTATAATGAGTGGTACATTATAAATGATTCATTTATAATGTACCACTCATTATAAATCAAAAAGGATATATTATTTATTTATTTGTAAATTTTCTAACGATATATTATTTTTCTAAAGTTTGTGAAAATATGAATAGGGGGGAAGATCGACAAGATGACCAAGAGGACGATATCCGTAGTCCGGATCAAATACGTCAAGATACATTATTACCATCTTCTTTTCCCTCATCGAGGGATGGAAGGGTTGCGAATCGTCATCAAAACGCTCATAACCATCCTCATCGAGATATTGATGAGGAGGAAGTCATGCTAAGATTGGCCATGGAAGTGAGTCAACGTGAGTATGAAGAGAATGAACATCGTCAGCGTCTTGCTCAACAATACCGTCAAGAATTTAGAATGGTCTTTCAGAGATTACATCAATATAGTCAACACGATCCTATTGCAAAGCGTGTTTATGAAATATTGGGAATTCTTCAAGAGGGGAAAGTTGTCCCCTTGTCGGTGTGGACATCGGACTCGGAAATAACAAAAGAGAATGTCCGATCATGGATTCAACGACATATAAAATCACCGACATATTCATCATTGAGTAAACTTGTAGAAGATCCGGAATTATCCTATTTATGGGGATAATCAAACATAAAGAATGAAAATAAGAATCACAATCCATACCATAAAGAGAAACAAAAGCGGTAACAAAAGATTTCGAATGTTGACATAATGATTGTTATTATGAACGTTATTATGAACGTTGTTATGAACGTTGTTATTCAAACGGGGGACATGAGGAACTAAATATTTACCGACACCCACACCTTTTCGTAGACATTCATAGGGTGTCCCTCGTCGAAAATAGTCGAGTGGAATCGGTAATCGTGTACCACAATACACAAGAGGCATGATTATTTATATGATTATTTATCTATTATGAAAATTAATAATGATTATTTATTGGAAGAAAAAAAGAAAAATGAAAAATGAGTATTTTTTTAAAAAGGGATCTTTTTAAAACTTTTGAAGAATGATGAGGAATACATTATCTTCTTTATCTTCTTTATCTTCTTTATCTTCTTTATATTCTTTATATTCTTTACCATCTCCATTATTGTCTACAATTTTTGAGTTTGATAGTACGTATCGACACTATTTTCAACACAAAGTACTTGAGGAATTTCAATCCAAATATTCACCCATCCTTATTTTAAAACGATTGGATGGCGTTGTCCTTCAATATTCAGTAGGTGAAAGAAAGAGTTTGCATTCTAGTTTATCTATTTTTATTCTGAATGGACCCTTTAAAGAATTTAAATGTAACGGAAATGATTATTCTCTTTTATCGTCATGTTATTATCAAAATGGGTTTAAGAGTGGATGTCAACGAAAATATTTCTGTTATACGTCCACCGTCTCCAATAATAATATTCCATTAAAAATTTGGGAAGAGAAATATTATTCTATCCGAAAGATGAAAAGTATTTTGACGGGAAGGATGCGTCAATACTTTATGAATGGTAAAGTCAATAATGAAATCTATCGTGACGAGAATGGAAAACGACAGGGTCGTTCCACTAGTTATTTTGAAAATGGACAAGTATGGACCGATTGTTTTTACAAAGATGATATGTTTCATGGATCGTATCGTGTTTTCTATCCATCTGGAATAACAGATGAAATCATTGAATTTGAACATGGTGTCATGCATGGAATATATCGAAAGTACAATAAGGATGGAACTTTACAACTAAGGTTTCCAAATGTGCGAGGTAAACGACATGGGAAATATGAATACTGGGTGAATGCAAATTATTTGAAAACGTCTTGGTACATAAATGGTAAACTGTTGAATTAAAAAAAAATTGGGTAAAGATATATATATCTCTACAATAAAATAGTACTAAATAAAAATTAGGAAAAAAAAAATGATGAGGTCATCATTGCATTTTAGGAAAAAAGTAAACTATACTTTTAGTTTTCTAATTCTTTGTTTCTTTCTCGACCGACAGACAGGTTTTTCCAAAACAAAAAATGTCAATATGGAAACGTAAACTACGGTTTTGCCAACCCTTGGATATTTACACTGCACAGCATTTACCCCTGTGTCATCGAACAATAGAACATGTTATCCCCAACTCGATACTTAAAAAAGTTTTGAGTCTTGAAGACGACGACGATGAAGATGATGGTGGGTATTATCGGTATAATGGGGGCATTCGATATAAGTTGTATAATCGAAACAATCGATATTCCCGAAAACATTATCCATCGATTCTTAGTGATCCGTTGAATTTATTTGTCACATCATCTGCGATGAATTCGTTTCGATCGAATTATAAATACGGTATGGTCTTTCGATCACCTCCTGTTCTTCTTCCTACAAAACAAGATCGTTCGGGCGATTTTATTCAGAGAGATACCGCACATCGGACCTTTTACCCTATCATCAATCAACGACTACTCGGTCATACCGTATTGAATATGTACCGTCGATATCCTCGTTTAGAAGAAAAACATAATGAAATATTTGCGGATGAACGTGTACTTGATACATGGTTAAAACAACCATGGGTAGAACGTGAACGAAACATGTTACAATGGAAATGGCTCATTTTCGGAGAAAAGAGTGTATAAATAAATAATAGAACTCTAAATAAATAAATAATTATAAAAAAATATAAAAAAATATAAAAAATAAAAGAAAGAAGACAAATTTTAATTTATAATTTTAATTAAAATTACCATTGTAGACTCTTTGTTTTGAATTTTCTATAGGAACCATATTTTAAAATATTTTTAAATTATGACATAATATGATTTAATAATTATTTAATTAACGATATAATTATTTAATTAACGATATAATTATTTATAGAAATTAAATTGATTTCTATCATTATAGAATCGAAATATGAATCGAAATATGAATCTTAATATAAGTCCGAATGAACAATCACGACGTGAGATGGAAGAAATTGGTTTCCTTACCGATCGCCATTGTCTTATTGATGGGTGGACACTTAAAAGGACAAAGGAGAAGGAGGATGATGGTAATATTGAAATTTTTCATTGGAAGGGATCGACAAAACAAGGTACATCCAATGAATCGAAACGACTCTTTCATCCTTTACCTGTATTACAAACACAAAAAGGAAAGGTTACCGATAATGTTACCGATATAGGGGTATATGGTCATGATACGGTTCTTGTGAATTCTGAAAAAAGAATTATGGTGGTGGCGGATGGACATGGGCCACGGGGTGAAATCGCCTCTCAACTTGCCATTTCGGTGCTCCTCCGATATATAGAAGAAGAACGAAACGATTTTTCAGAAACCATCGCAACAATCCATCCTCTCCTAATAAAACGAGTGGGGCATAGTGGATGTACCTTGACCGCAGTTCGAGTTCTTGAAGAATCGAATGAATTACTTTTAGAGATTACGAAGATTGGGGATTCCCCTGTTGTCATGGTGATGATAGACCGCATAACAAAAGAAAAAAGAGTGATGATTGATAATTTTGATCATTCTTGGGAAAATAAGACGGAACTAGAGAAGTATAAGACATGGTGTACTGAAAAAGGGGTGTTACCACGACGTCCCATTTTTGCACGAGCCAATTGTTTGAATTCTGATTGGACAGAGGTAGAGAATGAAAGCCAGTGTATATTGTTTCCTCGTCTATCACCAGACAAAACCAATCAACCATTTTATTTGGAGGATCAAAAAGACATTCAAGAATGGATGGAGATTGTTCATAAACAGTTTCCTTATTATCGGGGAGGTTGCCAATCGGTGCGACGATTCTTGGATACGAATAATTCTGTTCTCACAGGATATGAGACATTGAACTGGGGATCCACTATTTATCGACCACCACAACATACTTCTTCTTTACTCGGTATAGGATCCACACAACTTACGAGGAGTTTGGGAGATGGAGAATGTCATACCACAGATTATATTTCTGATAAACCGGAAAAAGGAATCTATTTGCTTCCACGAGGATGTGATATTGTGGTGTTGGTGGGCAGTGATGGGTTTACGGATCTGTGGTGGTACCATCAACTTGGAGATGAGATTGAAAAATGGATAGGGAGTAAAGAAATGAACGATGTGAATGATATAGGAAAACAATTATTACAAAAGACATTGGAAACATGTGCGACCTTGGATGAATATGGAATCGGAAAACATGGACATCCTCTTCATGATGATTTGAGTTTTGGAATTTCATTCTTACAAACTTCTTTTTAGAAAAAAAAAGAAGTAAAAAAAAGAAGTAAAGAGAAGCAATAATGGAATAAATTTGTATCCTCTTTATTTTAATAATTTTTTGGCCATCCCATGGAGATAAAGAATATTGGTTTGAAGTTCCATGAGATCATTCTTACGATCCACATCAATCGTTTCGGCATGTTTTTCTTTTATTTTCATGGCGAGATATTTCAGACCAGAAATGTAGGAACGAACATGTTCCATGTTTCCATCACGAACTGCGAGAGTCATCCACCCAAATTTCTCAAACATCGCATCGGACCACTCGTTGAGACCGTGAAACGTACAATTGTATTTCATTTTATCTTGATAAAATAAAATAATAAATTTTTAATTTTTATATTATGCGATTATCATTCAAGGACGGTTGATTACGGAAAGAATAATCAAAATTAATAAAGGATTCTACTTTCACCCCCTCTGCATCAATGACAGAATGTGGTTCAACTTCAACATGAAAGTATTCAACATTCACAAGATTTAAATCTTGTATAATAGTTTCTCCATTTATAAATTCACATGCACTCTTCATCTTTCCGTCCATAATCATCCTATGTGTTGGAGAGATCCAAAGATCTTGTCGAGGTGAAAAAAGTCCTAACGAATGTTTTTGAAAACAAATTGGCCACGTATCCGTTGTTTTACATGGAGGTCTGAAACTTTGAATCCATTTCACAGGAGTCAATATAGGGTTCGAATGGTAGGTTATGTCTTTATCATCGGTGATGGATCCATAAGAAAGAATGAGATCTCCAACACAAAGATCTTCAATGGGTATATAACCATCGGAAGTAAGAATATGAGTTCCACGAAGGAAACAATAATTCTGAGAGTTTAATGTACATGCCGTTCCGTTGATTTCGAAGTTCGCTGTACCACCACCTTCTACATTATAATACATACACCCATTTAGTGTTGCACTATCCAAACGCAAAACACCAAAACCGTCGCGAAGTTGTTGTACAATAATTCCTTGAATATTAGTTCCATAGACTTCAACGGTATCCTGGAGAGAAAACCAGTATATATCGGTGGCGAGTGCTCCGTTTTGTAATACAATATTACCATATAGTTTGAAATTGTAAAATCTTGTATACAATAAATAGGTACCAGGCCCATTACAAATAATACTCGAATCAGCAACAAAGTCTCCACGAACCCTTAAAAAATAGATTCCATGTGTTAGAGTAATACTATTACCAGCACTTGGAAATGACAAGACCGGTAGGGTATTATAATCTAAATTTAATGCAATCTCGATATAGGTTAGTAAATTTGTACATAATGTGTTTAGATCTTGGATTGCCGCCGTTAAGGTACCTCCTGCACTAACAAGAGTGCCTCCAATGATTGGGTTTCCCGAAATAACTGCAGATGAACCGTAATTCGTAAAATAAGTATTTTGCGGAACAAGAGTTAACGAAGGGGCTTGAACAACAATGTTTCCTGCATTTGCTAATATACCAAAGGTAGAAAGTGTAGCATAATTTTCTAAATAAAAAGGTGTAACGGCAGTGATGGAGGGCGTTATTAAATTGTCATTAAAGGTAATGGTGAACGTATCTGTAACAAGAGGATTTGTTGAACCAAGTAAAAAGAGCGAACCGGAAAATGTCGATACACTTGTAAGATTAAAATTCACCGGAGTAGATGTATTTCCAACCAATAAAATTTGACCTTTTACATTATTTCCTGCTAAATTAATAGTGGTGGATGATTTCCAATAAATATTATTTGCAGTTGCACCGTTCGTTAATTGTATCGTCCCGTAAAGATTCAGATTACCTGTATTATTATAGATCATTACATAAGTACCCGGTGCATCAAATGTAAGAGTGCGACCGTTGACAAGAGTACAGTTCGTTTCACCTGTATTATTTTGTAAAATATAAACTCCCGGTGTTGATATCGTACTCGAACCATTTACAGGCATACTGAAATTCGTAGTAGGAAAGGTAGTCGCCGCACTATCTATATCTGTACTAAGACTGTTTAATTGAACCAAGGCGGTAGCGTTGTCTGTACCAGAAGCCTCCGAAGCATCTGTGATGCTAATCGGATTTCCTGTAAAACTTTTCGCATAGTAGTAACAAAGGTTCGCATTGGGTACAATAGAAAGAGAAGAATTTAGAGAGACTATATTTAGTTGAGCGTCTGTCGTTGTATATAAAGTATACTTACTCAGAATAGGGTAGTTTGCGATGTTCACAGCATTTTCAATAGACATGATAGATATAAATGTAATTCTTACTTATAATAAATACAATATTTTTTCTTATTAAAAATTATTCAACAGGCGGACTGGTTATAAGGGTCGATAAAATTAAAATTGATGGAAAAAAGATTGTATGATTCATATTGTATGTATCCCATATTCTTTATATATTCTTTGTATGTATTCTTTACTTATTTTTTATATAATCTTTATTCTACTATATTTTAGTATTGTTTTGGGGGTAAAGATAAAACTAACATTATTTAAAAATAATGTTATGAAAACATATATTCTTTAAATATATTCCAACAACAGGTCAACTCCATTTCTTCGTATCTAATGGATCATTTCAATCAATGTCTTCGAATGATGCAACATAGATGTGTGATTCGGGATGCTGAGTATTGGGATCTAAAATTGTTGGAAGATGAGATCCCAATATCGGAGGAATGTAATGATACCAAACTATCGGTGACTTTCCAGGGATTCAACTTATCCATGGAATTGCGAGAGTACTCCTTATATTCCATGAGGATGTTTCATGTTTTTGTTCAAATACCAAAAGACTTCAACCACGATCCATTGGATTTTAGCGGTATAATGGATCCGGCTATTATTTATCATTATCCAGAAGGATATGGATGGTCCTATCGATATTATGACGATGCCAATCTATTTCGTCCATTGGAAATGCAGAGTCGTCATTGCATTCCATCAGGACCTGTGCAAATCATGGAAACATGCCGGGCATTGATTCAAGAATTCATTCACAAAAAACACAAAACACCCACCGAGACCTTTCGTAGAAACCTGAAATGGATGCAACAAAAATGTTGTGTTCTTGATGCGGAATATTGGGATCTGAAATTGAAAGAGGGAGAAACAATCATCTCACCCCCATGTAACGAAAAATCCATCACTCTACAAAAGGACGATTTCATCATCACTATCAAAGGAGTAGGGTCAGGATTTCCACGATATTTCTGTGGATCCATTCAAGTGAATGAATTTTTTAATGTAGAATTAGATTCCACTCTTCAAACATCACAAACCATTCCATATGAAAAACGAGAGACCAAAGGATGTCGTGATAGTCTTTATGAATGGAATCATAATGACAAAGACACAGAGGTTGATTTTTCTTTACCTTTACGTTCACACACTCAATTCATTCAGGGGACGGACCGTCTAAAACGAGTGTCAGGTCCAGTACAGATTCTGGACGAGGCTCGACAAATCATTCATGCGATAAAGAGGGAAAAGAAACGTTGTCTTACGGAATCCATACGAGAAGAACTCATGATGAAGACTTGTCATCCTAAACGGATGGCCGCATGGGTCCATCAAGAGTTTGATCCGTTTCAAGAATAAATAATAGACTCTATCTATACTATTAATTTAATTGAGTTAATTAAATTACGAAGAAATTATCAAAAGAAAGAAAGAAAAAAGAAAACATAGACTGATGATCATGAAACGGCATTTGGAATTAGAGAATGGACAAATGGACGAACCCCCCCCCCTTTAAAATATAACTCAAATGCAATTTCGTCGTCATAATCAAATTAGAAGATTTTAGTTATTTTTATTGATCCGTTCGAATCACTACCACCAATCACACGGAAAGGTTTGTATTTGGGACCTACAAAGAGATATTGTTTATCACTATTTGTATAATAACTTCCGCCCGGCGACTCCTTCTTAGCATTACTATCACTACAAGTGGCGTCAGAACAAATGTGACGTCTATTGGCAGCATCAATATGAACCGTAGAGTATAAAGGTTGACTAGGTAAAATAATACCATTGAGTTGATTTGGTCTTTCGATGCATGCATAAGGTTTCGAGAAACTATCACTACTAACTGCTTTTGTTACCAATGTTAAGGTTCCACCGCTATCAACACATAACTTATTAAAGGTATAAAACTTGTCGTTGGGGATTTATGAATATATGAATTAATGTTTTGAAAAAGATTATGTCCTTCTTACAATATACGATTTTTTTTTTCTTTTTTTTTTTCATTCGTTCATTCACCCATTCTTTCATCTAGGAGTGAGTGTAAAAGACGACATTGGCTTCTTCATGTCGTTGAATTTCCATTTTTGGTTTTGTTTCTGTCGTTTTGGTCGCCGCAGATATAGTGGATAACTCTTGTTGTTGTTGTTCCTCTTCTAAAAGAATATTTCCGGCTTTTTCAATCGCTTGACACAAATCTTCTTTAATAAATCCAGTTTGTGTGGTAAATAACTTATTTTTGATATAAATCATAAAGAAAGGTACGGCCTCACAAATTCTCCAATGCGCATAACTCGGTGAAGTTTCATCTTGAACATCCTCTGAATCAATCTGATCTTTAACAAACAATACATGTCCTAATCCATATTTCATGGTATAATGTCTGGCAATATCTTCAAATTTTTTACCCGCATTCCCACACGGAACACACGATTGTTTCCAAATATACAGTACCACAAGTGGGTGCTTATTTAATAAAGACCGCCAATCGCCCATATTCGAAGGTATTTTTCGAACCGCAGATAACTCTGGTCTGGAAATGGACAGATCATTGTCCTGTTCATGATGCAACGAATCCAAGGAAGACATTTTTGTCCCCAAGGTCGATGGACGTATAGAAGAAGGCGTTGTCGTTTGTCCATGACTCTTATTATAATTCACATACCCATAAGAAGTCGGCTGTTCATCATAATACGTAGAAGCAGGCGAGGAAGATGTTCCTGTAGTGGTCACCGAAATAGGCATGGTAATATTCTCATTCAATCCATAATCTTTAAACTGTACATACTGCCCTTGGGCTGTCTTCTGACCGGTAATCGACCATAATGGTGAATGATTTTGCGAACTCATATTTTACGTTTTTTGATATTAGTTCTTAAACTGATTTTTTTTTTTACGAAATTCAGAATAGAAAGGAATGAAAACAATGGCAATGATAATACCGACTGCAATGAAAAGAAGATCATTCACCACTTCCCGAAGTGTCGCATTGTTTGATTGTAAAGGGAGGGTGTTGGGATTCTGGGTTGGTGAGGAAGGGCGGGAAGGGGGTTTCGTATTATTTTTAGAATCTTGAGTACCATCCTCCGAAGGAAAGATACAATGTACGGATTGTTGTACCGTATTGTTCCAAACTTTGGCTTCATCACCGGTAAGAAGAATATTTTGACAATTGATGGTGGGACAATTTTTTGTGGATCGTAATTCAGAAGGAATAAAATATCGTGACGAATCCGTACAGGGTTGATACCAACATTGTGCATCTCGACTGTTGGGGACGGCATGTTCCCATGTTTGATAATCTTTTTCATCATGACGATGATAGCATTTGCATTCTTTCAAAGATGGATTCTTTTTACATACTTCTTGTATAATCTCATCTTGTTCCGAGGTCATGGATGAATTGTAAAATAATTTACATTCTTTATGAAGATTTCCATTCTTGGTATTAAAATATCCAGAGGAGGTATCCTTATTTTGTTTATCACACATGGTCATCCCGTAGATCATAAAGGATTTTCGAGAACTCATCACTCTTCCCGATTGCCCTTGAATAGGAGAATATTGGAATTGTTTTTCAAAGACTCGTGTTTGATGTACACTTCCAAACAAGGAATGAAGATGATTCCATTCCTCTGTTGAATATTTCAATTCTTTTTTAAGATAGACAACAATGAACTCTTGTTTTTCTCTCGTCGTACGTATTTCATATAAACTCAAAGGACTCGTTGGTAATAAAAACAAGGAAGGTTCTAACGCCGCACATTCAATAGTGGCATCTGGATTTCCAAGACAATTCCAACAACTTGTGGTTTGTAATGGTATCGTGTAATGTAATGAATCCTTGTTTTTTAAGGAAGAGTCATTTCGTTTCCATAATATATTATCATCCATCGTCGGACACTTTGACGTGTAATAAAAGCCACAGGATAAGGAATGATTACAGGCTTCTTTATTTGTTGAATGGGATTTATCCGGATAGGAAGAACCAAACCATGCCTTTTTGGGAGATCGTTCTTTTTGTGGATCATAAAAATACAAAAAAGACAAAAATTCGTCCACAGATTTGGAATCACTCATTCTAGTTTTTTTATAATTTTAATTTTACTTGAATTAAAATTTATTTTGAAAATTTATTTAGTAGTTAGTATTTTATTCTTCTTAAATTTCGGGCAACTCATCCAAATCAATCGACGGTCCTTTCATTTTACGTTTGACATTGTTATTGGAAGAAGTCGTTGTGGAAGAAGAGGAGAGTCCACCAACAGAAGAGGAATTCGTCGTATCCGAAGAAGAATTCGTGTTTGTAGACGCAAATCGATTGACAGAATTCATCATCCCAACCACATTATTACCCGTCTTTTTCATGATAATTTTTGAAATAATAAAAATAAAGGCATTGGTCAAAATAATACCAAGAAGTCGGACTTCCACAGGCCACTGACTTTTTCCAGGAGTATACGATTTTTCCCCCATCTCTAAAAGAACTCGTTCATATTGTGTCATATTCAAAACCTGTTGTTGAGTAAATCCTTGAATATCCAGTTTCATGAATTTACCAAAAATAAATTCCAACACCATAAACCCACCAATCAGATAACTCTTATAACTATCCACTGAACTATCCAATGAAACTCGCCGCATCGTAACCTCATACGATCTTACCATCTGTCGTAAATCTGAATGAACCGTAAATTCAGGAATCACCACATTCTTATACCCCCTTTTCAATAATTCGAATTTAAAAAGTAATTCACGTTTCAATTCCTCTTCTTTTTCTGTTTCTTCATTTGACATTCTACCTACATCGGGGGTAAATTTATCACCCGAAGCACGTATCTGTCCCTTGTTCCTCAAATCGGATAAACGAGGAGCCGTCGGATACGATGAAGTATCATGAGATGATGTACGATGATGATGGTGGTGATGAGATGATGTTGATGGGCGAGATGATTCATTCAACATTCGATCATACTTTCGACGATTTTCTTCAAATCTTTTCGTCTTTTCAAATTGTTGAGGAGGTTGTCTCTGTTCCTCCTCATTCGTAGAAACATCACTATGTTTACTATGACGACTATGACGACTATGACGACTATGTTTACTATGATGACTATCATCACTATCATGACTATCATGACTATCATGACTACCATTAGTACTACGGCTATAAATACTCTCCTCCTCTTCCTCATTATCATCATCCTCTCCCTCTCTAAGTAATCTCGACCCACTCTCACTTTGACTCTGATAACTTTCATCATCTTTATTTTTAGTCATTTCGTTCATTCCATCCTGCATATCACCCTCTTCCAAATCCCCTTCTTCCGAATCCCCCTCCATGGATTCTTCCTCTTCATCACCTTCTTCTTCGGACTCATCACCACCCTCCTCATATTCCCCCGTTGATGTATCTTTTGGGTAAGATTGGTGACTGTACAACCTTTCACTGTCTTCCTTTTCTTTTGTTGGCGCTGCGGGTGTTATTGATTTTGGATAAGAAGAAGAAGATACAAAGGATCGTCGAGGTTGTTGGAAATAAGAAATTTCAGAAACAGTGTCCGAAGGATCATACTCTTTATTCACTAAATGTTGTTTAATTTTCTCTTTATTTTCAATCAACTCCAAATAAAGTTGCGGCATCCTAGGAAATGCATCTATATTTTTAGGTACAACTTGAATAGGATTCGAAGAAGAAGAAGAGGACGATGGATTGGCTACTTTAATCACTTCAACCTTTTTATCCATTTTAATTGATATTTTGTTTTATTTTTAGATTATTTCATTCCTTGGTCGTTTTTGTTTAAATTTGAAAATGAATAGTTCGATTCATTGTTTTTTTTATACGTGAACTTAACGGAACATGATTGGAAATGATTATGGTGTGTCGAGAAGAAAGCATTGATTCAAACATATCCATCACTGATTCTCGTGTCTCTTCATCCAAACCTGAAAAGGGTTCATCCATTAAAAAAATGGACGTGGTTCGGTGTTGAAGTAAACCACGGAGAATGACGATAACCTTTTGCATTCCTAATGATATATTTTTTCCCTCTGCACCACATCGTTTATAAACATCATTACCCAATACCCGATCCAATTTAAATTGTTTCACAATTTTTTTAACCTCCTCTTCCGTATACACCGTATTTCCAAATAAAATGTTTTGGACCATACTATCATCCAATAAATGGGTCGTTTGAGGTATATATTTTACATGTCGACGTAATTCCTCCACTGGAATTTTATTCAGTTCTATACCCCCCATCATAATTGGATATTTTGCATCGTTTCCATTGTTTCCATAGTTCCCCTCAACCTCATAAAATCGAATTAATAACTTCATCAATGTACTTTTTCCACTTCCACTCGGTCCTTGTAATATGATACGAGATCCTTCTGGAATTGAAAAACTCCAATTCTTTAAAATAAATTTAGAGGTGGAAGGATACGAAAAGGTAAGATTACGTATCTCAATATTAAATGAACGCAAGGGAGGTATAGAAGACAACATGGGAGTGGACAAAGGTTGAGAAATGGTAGAGTTGGTAGGAGTTTCATTGTTATTTTTGTCAGTCATTTCAATAGAAGAGATAAAGACGTGTACGGTCATAATTCCTTGGATTAGACTTACTAGACGTGGATACATTTTTAGAACAGAATTTTGGAAAAAACACATGGTTAACAAAAGACGTGTAAACATTTCGGTTTCATGAAAGGCGTGTTTTTTATTTTTCGATAACTGATATCCCCTGTAAAGGACCCAACCAAATGCCACAATACTCAACACACTTAAAAAAGCAACCATTTGATTCGTATGATTGGCTGTTTCATAAAATTTTTGACCCAATTCTTCTTCTCGGTCATGGTGTTGATGGGTTTGTTCCTCTTCCTGTTGATTGATAAAAATATGGTCCATATTCATCACTCGTTGGGAAACTTCATCCGTCGTTTTTAATTGAATTGTCGCCCGTTCCGCTGCCAAGTCGAAACATTTTCGCCCCCATGGAGATAAAAACATGAAATACATCATAAAAACATGAAGTATCAAAAATCCAAGTCCCGTAAACACATCATAATAAAAAAGAAATCCCGTCACAAATAAAATCATAAGTAATGTCGGCCATAATCCCATGAATGTTTCCGATAAATATCGCATTTCTCGAGGCACGGCATTGTATCGACTCATATAAATCCCAATCGATAAATTTTTGAATTGCGTTTGGAAAGACGAAAGGGTATCCTTGAAAATCGTTTCACGTATGAGTTGACTGTGTCGAACCGGAAGAAATGCATCAAATTGGTTCTTGATAAAATGAAGAAGAATAATGATGATAAATGTCAGACAAATAATAAAGAGCGGTCGAGCATTATTGTTTTTATATTTTGTATTGTTTTTACTCTTTTGATTCTTTTGACTCTGTTCTCTCTGCAAATTTTGCTTTTCACCCGACGAACTTTTACTTTTAAACATCGTAATGGATTTTGTGACAACATTCGGGAAATAGATGAGTTGTAAATAATATACTACAAGACATAACACTGCATAAAGAATTAGAATCCAAAAATATTCTTTTAAAAAAGGATCGTAATATTTCTTTTGTAATTCTTGAAAATTCATTCTTTTCTTTTATCTTTAAAATAATTATTTTATAAAGATAAAACAAAAAAAATAGAACAAATATGGATAAATTTTTACAAGGGAATGTCGTGGAGGTTATAAAATCATATCCGAATCCGTCAGAAATTCTGATACATATTGATTTTGATTATACGACTGTCGATGAATCTCGTGAGGACTATGTGGCAAAATTTTGTAACGTGTTGAAACGACTTTATCATTATGGAATTCGTCATGTTTCTTTCAATACAAGAAGAAGTCCCCATCAACTTCTTGGTCAGGTTGAACGTTTTGCCATCGAGGTCTGTCGACGTTTGGAAGAGGAAGGAGCAAAAATAAAATGTAAAATACCAAAAGAACAAAAACAAGGAGGAGGAGGAGGAGGTGCGACGGTCTCTTCTTCTTCCCAAGATAAAGAGGAAGACGACGTTTTAATTTTGAACGTGTTTGGTTTAAAGGATACACAATTTGATGATGACGATAATATCGGTAAATACAAACTTGAGAATTTGATTAAAGATATCGATGAAATCACCGCTCATGGCGATAAAATTAAAATTGGAATCATGTTGGATGATACCATCGATGTAATAAAGGGGATGTTTAGACTTTCCGAACTCATCCCCGATGGAATGAAAATTGGTCTTGTGTGGATGAATAAAACAATGTCAAAACCATTGGCTCTTTATAACCGATTATTCAATGCAACCTACTTTCCTTTACGTCAAGTACAACAAAGTCAAGACCAAAAACAAGGTCAAAAACATAGTCCATTATCTTTCTATTATCCTCAACGACGATTTCGTCCTCCTTCCCCCCAAGGAGCCGTGGGAGGATATCAATATATGATGGGGGGTGGAGGAGGTGGTGGTGGAGATGGTGGAGGTGGTGGAGGTGGTCAAGTGCAAGTGGTAGAGGGACGACCCTCTCGACCAAAGAAACTAAAAAGTCAACAATCTCCTTCTTCCAAACAACAATCTCCCCCAAAATTTGGTGGTAAAAACTTATTATTTGGGGATGATGATGACGATGGTGACGATGATGATGACAATGATGATATGGCAGACATTTAGAAAATGAAACCTTCTTTCTTCAAAACAAAAAATTACGAAATAAATAAGTATTAAACTTGAACTTATTTATTTTTCCAACGTCTATCAAACAATTTGAACGATCGATTGACAAAACCCAATATATACAAAAGATTCTCATTTCCTCTATCTACCCAATGGTTTATTAATTTAGATAGGATACATCGTGTTCTTCAAATGAATAAATAATAAATCTAGATTATGTTATTTACAAGTTCCTGTACATGTGTAATACTTTACTTTTTTGTTTGTAACAGGGTCTGTGACGGTGGTAGACATTTGTGCATTGTTGTCACACTTTACAGCGTTTATAAAATTCGGGGATTGTTTTTTACACCAAGCATTAAAATCTTGCAATGCATTTTCTGCCGTATCCGGTCTGCATTGGTAATCTATTTTAAATTTTCCAGGTTCCTTAGCGAAATGGTCTGGGATTTTAGAAGCAACCTTCAGGGGTGTTGGAGTTGAACAAGTAATATTACTATCACCATATCTTTCTATTACACGAGTGGGGAGAGGGGCAAAAGAGCAAAAATTATTCTTCTGCATATTTTCTTAGAAATATCCTTCTTATCTTTACTCAATATTTTTTTTTTTTAGAAAAAAATCTAATGACAACGATTCAAACATTTTATTTCTTCATCCGATACACTTCACTATAAGTTCGGGATACATTTTCTTCAAATGAATTTCCAAGTCTCGTAAATCATCGAGCCATAATTCATGACTTTGTTTTTGTTGTAACTGATCGTACTCCTTTTCCCAATCATTCTTTTCTTTTTCCCATTTCTCTTTTTGTTTCAAAGTACAATGTTTGATTGGTATATCCGTCAAATATCGATAATGAGTATCCTCACCAAACATGATGAAATTCTTTTTCGTCAAATACGATACCATTTCATGTTCTTCAATCTTCCAAAAATTTTTATTTTCCTTTTCTGTCAATACAATCTCTTCCAAAAATCGAATTTTTTCCTTCCACACCGAAATCTGATATCGTAAACTCTCCATCATTCTCTCTTTACGTTTCTCATACAACTCTAAACGTCGATTACAATATTTGTCCAATAATTCAAACTTGGTTAATTTATACACCTTGGTCGATTTCAATGTTTGAGAATCCGTATTAGAGGGATGAACCAAGACCACCATATTTTCTTCCGATACCGTTTCGGATAATTTGAACATTTCCATTTCTTTCATTGTCAATCCATCTTCACTCTGACCATTATTGGTTTTCTCTTCTACCCCATCCTCGGAAAGAAGGAAAATCACAAACAAGGGTTCATTACTTGTGGAATGATTTTCATATTTCTTAATCTTCTTCTTTTCCACCAATGTATCCAAATACTCCTTGTATCGATGCAGACTACAACTCACGGGTATTTCCGTCACCACATAGATCCGTGACGTATTTCTTACTCCTTTCAATGAGGGAATCGGTGGATGAGACGGTTTTTGTTCCGATCCATTTTCAACAACGACATCATCAATCACATGTTTCTTTTTCTTACTGGATTTGGGTTTGGTGGATGCGATGGAGGTGGATGATGTTGTCATCATTGTCATAGAAGATGGATCAAAAGGTACAACCTTGCCCCTCAATAAAAATTTGGTTTCAACATCCGAGGAAGATATAGGACCTTGAAAATTTCGATAATACGGTTTCAAGGAAAATGGAATAGACAAGGAACTCGTTTTATCTTTTTGTCCAATCCATGTTCGAATGTATTCCATAACTTCGAACGGATGATGAGGAGGAATCGTACAAGACCATCCTGTTCCAATGGCGGTGGAACATCCATTCACAAGTAATAGAGGAAGAATGGGTGCATAATACTCGGGTTGAACAATCTCACCATCTTCTTTGGCATACTCCAAAAGATCTTCATCTTCACTTCGAAATAAAAAGGGTAAAATAGCATCTCCCTTGGTAAAGAGATAACGACCACTTGCTGCATCTTTTCCGAGATGGGATCGAGATCCGAATTGTCCATCACGTTCAAGAAAAGGAATGTTTAATCCACCGACAAAACTATGGGTAAGACGACAAATCGTATCCACTAAACATTGTTCACCATGATGATAATTCGAAACTTCGGCCACATAACCCGCCAATTGGGCCACCTTCATCACCGGAGATTCTCGTTTATGTAATTTTTTCTTAAAAATCGCATACAGAATTTTTCGTTGAGAAATCTTCAACCCATCCATCACATGAGGTAGATTTCGTTCACAATCTTCCCATGAAAATTTAATCAAATCCTTATTCACAAACGACGTAATCGCATAAATGTCCTCCTTCTCCTCCTCCGATTCCCCCTCCTTTGAAGAATTTGACGAATTGATAGAGGAATTGATAGACGAATTCATAGATGAATTTATAGACGAATTCATAGATGAATTTATAGACGAATTCATATAATCACATAGCCATTGTTTGCGTTCACTACTCTTTTTTTGATCAAAAACCTTGACAAGATGATGACGACATTCAGAATCATAATCAAATCCCAACACTTTGACTCCAAAGGTATCTCGGACTTCGTCATCAGAACATGCCCCCAACCCTTTGAAATATTTAACTTTTTTCATCTGATCTCGAGAATGGTGTTCTAAATATCCCCAATATTTCTCATCGGAATAAAAGGTCAAAATATTATGATTGGAAAGCCAAATCTTGGCGATGGGTGTTTTCATCCAATACACAAAAGACGGACATCGTTGCAAAAGAGAGGGAGCAACACATTCCAACATGTTTAATAATAATCCGGCAATATGTGTACCATCTGAATCTGCATCGGTTAGAATCATGATACGACCGTATGATAGAGTATCGAAATTACTGTCGATCGAATAATCGGTATGATGTTTTAAATTCAATGCATTAAAAATATCAGTAATTTCTCGATTTTGAGAAAGGGTCGAAGAGGATGCATTTCGGACATTCAAACATTTCCCTCGCAAGGGATACACCCCGAAATACATTCGACCTTTCTTTCCACCCCATCCTACCTGATGAATTCCTTGAATCGCAAAAGTTTTGGCGGATAACCCTTCACATAAAATCAAGGTACACTCTTTGGCCTTCGGTGTCGATGCGAGAATGGCGGGGTCTAATCCCTCAATGAGACATTGTTTCGTTCCCGACTTTTTCTTTTCCATCGTTTTCAATTGCATTTGTTCCTGCATTTTCTTCCATTCTGAAATAAACTGGGCCATCGAATCCCACTTTTTCAATGCATTCACAAACTTGTGTTGTAAACTTTCTCCTTCCTCTTTCGAAAGAGATACCGAGGGTCGAATCATCTTTTCCTTGGCCTGATTATTAAATTGGGGATTCAAAAGTTGTGCCTTGATCACCACCATCATTTTATTTTTAATTTCTTTCATTGGGATTTTCAAAAGAGAACAGGCCTTGTTTAGTTCTTGGTAAATCACATCGACATGCACTCCACCATGGGGTGTAGAAACACCATTCACAAACGATAATACATTCGATCCTTGTACCATAGTCGAGGAAGCAACCACCACTTCCAAGGACTGTGAATGAGGTAAAGAAATCATGGTATGAAATATTTCCTTTTTGTTATCCACTAAACCATCGATATGCGTTCGAACAAACTCCAATAAATTCTTAAATTTCCATTTTATTTTTTCATTCTCCCATTCCCAGTGAACGGGGACATTCACACACATGGCCATTTCCATCACCAAACGCTTCAATATAGAAAGATGATCTTGATCCAATGATTCAGAGGAATGGCACTCTCCCCCAAATAACGAATAATCCGGGTACATTCGAACACAAACATAACCTTTTGAGCCTTTGGATATATCCTTGGACTTTTTCAAAACGGGTGCTGATTTTTCTCGCATATGATCTGTCCAATATTGATGATAAACGAGACCTTGGAGAGGATCCGCACATTCAATTTCGAAACGACGACTTAGAATATTACATAATTTAATACCCAATCCATTTCTTCCACTGGAAAAACGTTGATCATTATCATCATAATTGGAAGAGGTTAATAAATTGCCAAAGATAATTTCTGGTATATAAAGATCTGGATAGTCGTCGTGTTTCTTGATAGGAATCCACATTCCATCATTCCAAAATTCAATTCCCTTGCAATCCTTGGTGGATGAAATTTTTATTTTCGTCACTTCTTGTTGATGAACAGAACTTCTCCACACATTATCCATGATATTCGACAGTGGTTCCACAAGAATACGAACTAGTGCCGTCGATAAAGAAAGATTGGAACGATATTTAATTTTAATCATTTCATCATCTACAGTATCCGTCGGAATCATCACCCCCCAATCATTCACGGAGGATTGAATCTCCAACGGTCCACCCACATACATATCCGGTCGTTCCAACACATGACTGATTGGATCTAATTTCTTATACGAGATTTCCTTTCCCGGTAAAGAAGAGGAAGATGTCATGATAATCGTTCAAGAAGATCAATACTATTATTTTGAATAAATCTTAGTATTAAAGTAAAATATCCGTGTCTTCATTTTTGAAAAAATAAATTCGGTATTAAAAACAACGAAAAACAAATTAAAATAATTTATTTTTTTTTATTTTCCCAATTATAAATTTATAATGACAACTCCGATAAGTCAAACAATCTGTCAAAAAGGTCCTCTTGTTATTTTAACACTCATGGTACTTGGTCTTCTCTTTGAACGCATTGGTGTAAAAGCCGATGTGATTGAGCCGTTCTGGGGTGGTATTCAGTTTAGTAGTCAGGCACGTCTTGATGCCCAAGATGCGGATGGAAATTCAATCGCTAATGGTATTCAACGATCTCTTTTTCTTCCCCCGCCCACCAACCCAACACCTCCTGGAACTCTTCAAACCCTAACGAATCCTCAATCACAGTGTCCAGTCTGCCCTCCCTGTGGCAAAACAACCACCGAAGAATCGACGATTAAAAAGACACCACTCGCTGAAAAATATTCTCGTTCTTCCTCTTCTTGTCTTCAGAATGATGGAATTGCGGGGACATTCCGGGCTCAAAATCCTGAAGATGCCAATATCCCTCTTTATCGCCAAGGAGATTCATTAGATTTTGTACAAGTTCCTGGAAATTACCAGAGCAATCCTCCTCCCCGTTTCTCGAATGAATCGATTGGTGCGACAGTGCGTTACAATATTCCCTCTAGCAAAAACCTGGCGTTTGATCCCAAAAATCCTCTTCCCTATGCCCAAATGATTGAACGTCCCAAGGTCAAGGAAAACTTTGCCGATGGAAGTTTCGATTATTCAAAGGGTCCCTCTCAAACAGCCATTAACCAGGCCAACAAGGTTCAACAAAACTTTGGAACCACCAAAGTTTCCGACACACTCGAGTCCCAACTCCCCCCTGTTTCGATGGCTTCTTGTCAGGCCGCCGCCGGTAAAGGACAAGCCGTTTCGAATGATCAACCGAATATTTCGTATGATCGTTTCATGGTGGCGAATATTTCTCGTCAACGTGCGGGTTCGGATTACATCCGTGGAGATATTCCCGTGATCCCCCAACTTCCCGTTCTTGATAAAAATAGTTTCGTCATGTTCCGTCCTTCCAATGGCCCTGAAGTCCTCAACAGTGGAGCGATGCAAGCCCTTGGTGCGACCGGTGGTACATTTGCGGATACCGTCGCACTCAAATTCCAGGGTTCAGGAAATTCGTCCAATACCGGTGCAGGTGGTGTTTTTGCACCTCTTGCGACATCGGCTCAAGGTCAACAAGGGGCAAACCCGGCGGCCCTTCAAAAGACTTTGGATGCTGTGACATCGAGTGTGGGTCATCAGGCAAAACCCAAATACAGCATGGCCCTTGGCGATACGACTCAATCTACCTTTACTTCCATGCAACTGTAAATATATATTTTCAACCTATTTCAACTTTATTTCTTCCCATTCCATATTTTATTTTTATAAAAAAATAGAATCATTCATAAGGCCACCCTATATTTATCGTTATACATTAAATACGTCTTCTTCCTCCGAACTCGAATCGTCACTATCGAGTTCAGAAGAACTAGAGTCCTCCATTATTTGTGTAGTCTCTTGACGTCGACCATCACCATCCACAAGATCATTGAATGGACTATGTAAATCTTCGTTATTTACTCTTCCCCCGATGGGTCGAAGAGGGGTTTGGAAATTTTGGGGATCAAAATTGGAATGATTCCACGGAGAAAATTCGAGAGAATAGATTTTTCCCATGATACTTTCAATCATCATAATTTTACGATTATTGGATTCCATCTCCTCGTATAGTTTGCGAATGTTTGTCCAATAATTTCTCTTCTTCTCCAACAACATGGCAATATCGGCTTCATAATGTTCCGCATAATCACTCAAAACATAGGATCCATCACAAAAATTACATTGAATATCTCGATGCATACAATGGTCTACTTGATGATTTTCAAATTCTTCGATGGATGTCACCTCGAAACATTTCTCACACGCCTTGCTTTGATGAACCGTCTCCAAATGAGACTCTAATTTTTTCTTCAAAATATGTCCACAATTCAATGGACATATTATATACTCTACACATTCCTTTTTATGATTCTCCAATTCCTCCATTCGACAAACAGAATGACATCCTTCGCATGAAACTTTTCGATATTTACAATTTTGTTGAATATGGTCCAGTAATATCATTTGTGTACCCGTAAACTCACACCCATCTTCTGTAAACATACACTTCTTGATACTGGTATCAATCTTCATCAATAAATAATCCTTTTCATACCCCGGATTATTGATGGTCAAGAGTTTAGGGTTTGTATATGCTTGACAATGTAAACATCGTTTTCGATTGGTTCGTTGCGTTTTTTTTAATTCCGATTCCAAATATTTTCGAGCACATTCCATACAGACTCTTGATAAACTATTACAATTAGGGTGAGTGATACCCTTTCGACATGGAAAACAAGTAAACCATACAGGAAATAATGGAGGAGAGAGGAAACAAATCTTACACTCAATAGAATGAAGATCGATCGCCATAATTATAAAAAGATTGATTGATTAAATTTTTTAATCCATCATTACAAAAATCATTTTTTCTCTTACTATAAAAAACATTTATATAAAACATGATGAACAACAGTTCAGTGTTCTTGGCAACGACTCGACGACATCAACGCAAAAAACCATCCTCCTTTCCTTTATCACCCATGATGACGTCTTCCTCCATCTCTACTGTACAACAAACCATGTTGAAAGGAATTACTCGACATTTGTTTTTTCAAATGTGTTTATTACTCTTTATTGTATTTATTGGTCATCGGTATTTCCCTTCCAGTTATTGTCTTTTTACATGCCAGCCCGCATGGATTGGAATCATTCTCTATTTCGTTCTTGCGATTCTTTTATTACTAGGAAGTCTTGGAATATTTTTCCCAAAACCATCCAACCCCTTTCATATCTTTATGCGTACATTGTGCTTTTATGGTATCGGTGTTCTTCTCAGTTATGTCATGCTTCTAACCTACAACATCACCATGAAAGAAACTAAAACAGAAAAGGAAAAACAATGGACTCAAACCGCCTTTTATATTGCCATGGGAATTACCGTTTTATTTTTTGGACTACTTGTTGTCTTTCTACCCTTTCTCATTAAACATCTAAAACTACTGGGAATATTAACAGGTATCTTCTTTTTTGTCCTTTTGGTGATGATCATTATGATTGTATTTGTGAATGTCGATAAAAATCAGAAATTATGGACATTTTACCTTATTGTCTCCTTGATTATTTTTGTTGTCTTTTCCATGTACGATTTGGCAAATGTAATTTCCAAATGTAAGAAATCTGATACCATAGAATGCCGTTCCGAAGTCGGAGCCACCTCCATATATATTGATTTAATTAATGTGTTTCAAAAACTATTTCTGCTTCTTTCCAACCAACACTAAAAAAATTAGGAAATAAAATCAATCTAAACACGAACACAATTTCTATTCAAAAAATATTCAAAAAATATTCAAAAAAATGGAATTGAAAATTAAAGAACTTAATGTGGATCTTATCGCACCCTCTTCTAAATCATATATGAACCCCGAACAAGGAGGGAGTAAACTAGTCATTATTGGAAAACCCGGATGCTTCGCTCCATCTACCATATTTCTAATATGGGATGGGAAAGATCGATCCATGATGGGGATAATAGCCGTTGAAGATATTCAAATCGGGGATTATTTGGTAGGACCTCAATACGAACAACAACATGTTATTGGACTGTGTCATGGTGAAGAAGAAATGTATCGTATTCAATATTATCAAACTCAACATGATGATTCCTTTATCATCGAAAATCGACATGATTCCTTTATCATCGTAAATCGACATCATATCTTGACACTTTGGAATATTGAAAAAAAACGAATTGAAGATATTCCACTCACGGCATTTTTGAATGATTATTGTTCAATAGATAATTACGAATGGATGATTGCTGAAAAGATGAATACTAAAGAAAAAGAGATTATTTATCAAAAGATGAAATGGGATTACACTCTCGAAGGAAATGGTGAATATTTTGGATTTGAATTGGAAGGAGAGTGTGCAGAAAATCATCGATGTTTATTAAGTGATGGGTCGATTGTCCATAATACTGGGAAAACAACATTGATTACTTCCTTACTTTATGAAAAATCAAGCATTTTCCCGATCGGGTTGGTCATGTCGGGAACAGAAGATAGTAATGGACATTATCGTCGAATCTTTCCCTCTTCCTTTGTGTACAATTCGTTACGAGAGAAAACGATTGAAGACTTTATTACACGTCAAAAGGTTGCCAAAATGCATGTGTCGAATCCATGGGCGATACTCCTTCTTGATGATTGCACCGATGATCCAAAAATTCTCAATAAACCTCTTTTTCAGGGATTGTACAAAAATGGAAGACATTGGAAAATGTTGTACATTTTATCTCTTCAATATTGTATGGACGTAAAACCCGTCGTTCGAACCAATATCGACGGAACCTTTATTTTAAGAGAAAGTAGTCTTCGAAATCGAAAAGTGTTGTGGGAAAATTATGCCAGTATTATTCCGGATTTTTCCACATTTTGTGCCATTATGGATTCTGCCACTTCAGATTATACCGCTCTTTATATTCATAATGCCACTCAATCCAATAAAATCGAAGATTGTGTGTTTTGGTATCGTGCAAAACCGGTCCCCCCAGGTTTTAAATTTGGAAGTCCCGATTTTTGGAAATTCGATAAACAACGATTTGACCCCGAATATAAAGATTCCTACAGTTATTAACATTTTTATCTTAATTTTAGAAAATATATATATATATATAATAATTTTAAAATTATATAATAATAAGATTATAAGATTATAATAAACAAGACAAAGTATACATTTTATTTTTAAACAAAAAATAAAAAACTAAATTTTTAATAAAAAATAAAAAACTAAATTTTTTAATAAAAAATAAAAAAACTATAATATATGAATTAATTAATTAATTTTTGACCATCATGATAAAATTGTAAAATTGGTAAGGTATATATATATATATATACACATATATATATATTTATAAAATTTTCATACTATTATAATATAAATTTTATTGTCACCGAATATATCATGATGGTCAAATTTGTATACACCATTTTTGGATCAAAACATTAGATATAGATTCGGAAATATTTCATCCATAACCCTATATCTGCCACAATCATACAACTGAGTATAACTCTTGTCATTGTGGACGATTCCCAATACAATAAAAATGGGCATAGCAAAATAATCCAATGGAAGAGGGAAATAGTGTGAGGAGTTTCGTAAAACAATGGAAACAAGAAACATTTAGGAAAAAGGACGATTGAAATATACAAGATGAACCAAATCGGACGTTGAAACCAAAAAGAAGGAGCAAAGAGGATGAACACAATCAGAATAATTGGCACCATAATTATGGAGAGAAGAGAGAAATATAATAATGATAATGGATTATTAAAGTTCATCCATGAATAAAGTTTCCTCCAATCATACGTGTCATGTTTTTTTCGAATGTTCGAAATCTTTGACATTTCCGATTTTTATATTCGATATTTCCCAGTTTTATATTCGTTTTTTAAAAAATAATCAAAAAAAATACTTTTGAATTTATTTGCTTTATTATTTCAATTATTTATACGATGAATAAGAATCGATGAATGAAATAATAAATATAAAAATAAGAAGCATAAAATCTCTTATAATTTTCATAATTTTCATAATTTTCACCCTCCTCTTAATCGAAGAACGAGGTGGAGTGTACTTTCTTTCTGAATGTTGTAATCGGATAGGGTGCGTCCATCCTCTAATTGTTTTCCAGCAAAGATAAGACGTTGCTGATCGGGGGGAATTCCCTCCTTGTCTTGGATCTTTTGTTTTACATTTTCAATCGTGTCGGAGGGTTCCACATTTAAGGTAATGGTTTTTCCTGTCAACGTTTTTATAAAAATCTCCATTGTTGTTTGTTTATATTAACAAAGAAAATAAAAATTTATAAAATTCAACTACTCACTCTCCACTGCATCCTCTATTTATTTTAAAAATACCAGTTGTTTCGTTTGACTATTTTCATCGAGTTTTAAAGAAATACGAATCCCCATGGCCATCACTTCTTGAAATAATAGTTTACATGCATACGGGATTGGAACTTGATCCACTTGATGACTTTTACCGTGATTGGTACAATTTTGACACCGTTTCCAATGATGAGGAATCATACCACAATTTGTACACACTGGAATCTTGAACGGATCCGACATGTCAAATAATCGTTCCAATAAAAATCTCGACGTTCCATGACTAATCATCGCATCACGTTCCATCTCTCCAAATCTCAATCCACCCTCCTTTGAACGACCTTCACACGGTTGACGGAATAACATTTGCACATTTCCATGATTACGAGCATGAATCTTTCCACTTACTAGATGTTTTAATCGTTGATAATAGGTCGGACCAATGAAAATATTGGCATCCAACATCTCCCCGGTAATCCCATTCATCATTCGTTCATTTCCATGTCGTTGAAATCCATTCTTATGTAATTCGTCGCATAATTCCTCCAGTATATTGACGGAATGGGAGGTAAACGCTGTACTCCAACGAAACTTTCCCTCATGAACCGCAGACTTTGCGCCAATACATTCCAACAATTGATTCATTGTCATTCGAGAGGGAATGGCATGAGGATTCATAATTAAATCTGGAACAATCCCATTCAATGTAAAGGGCATATCTTCATGACGCATGACCATACCAATCGTTCCTTTTTGAGAACAACGTGAACATACCTTATCCCCAATTTCCGGAATTTTCATTTGACGAATCTTTATTTTGACCATTTTGTATCCATCGGGTGTAATCGACACGAATACATTATCAATAAATCCTTCCTCTCCATTCTTTACCACATAACTCGTATCGGTTATTTCTCGACGAACACGTGTCGGTCGATGCACCATTCGACTCACAATCACATCCCCAGGACCGACATACACCCCACGTTTGACAATCCCATCCGCATTCAACTTGGAATAATTATTCGAACGATTACGATAGTCTTCTGGTACAAGCGCAATTGTTTCCATACAATGCGATGTTTTTTTCTTTTCTTCGGCCACCAACGTCTTGTACTGAAAGGTTCGAAAAACACCACGTTCTAAAGACGATTGGTTGAAAATCACGGAATCTTCCTGATTAAATCCAGTGTAACAAAGAATCGCCACAATAAGATTATTTCCACATGGTAAATCATTATATCCCACCATTTCAGAAAAATGAGTCTGAATAATCGGTTGTTCCGCATAGGAAATGGTATGAACAATCGTATCCGTTCTCATATTGTGAGTCGATGCATACACTCCTAATGCTTGTTTCGACATACTCGCAACATAACACAAACGTGGACTTTGGGTATGATCCGGATACGGAATAAGATTCACACATACCCCCATCATTAAAGAGGGATGAATGTCACAAGTATCATGATAGGATTGTATTTCATGTGGAAAACAACTCACCACTCGATTTTCCATCTCATGGGCATCCGACCACACAATTTTTCCAATCGCCGTCAATTCATCCCATGTTTTTTCTTTCAAATCTTCAATGGTGGGTATATCTCTTGCATTAAACAAAGGACGTAATAACCGCCCTTCGTCGCAAAACAAATGAATTTCCTGATACTCGGTATCAAACGTAATAGAGGTCGAATAATGAATACGATTCTGTCGTTTGTACCGTATCAACGTACGGTATGTTTCTTCCCCATTCTTGGCCATTCCATACAAAATACCATTATAAAATAATTTTATAATAGATTGGGGAGATTGTGATTGTAACAATTTCCAATCCAGAGTACGATCTACTCCCGGTAAAGAATCCAAGATACAACGCAAATACACGGTTTCAAATTTAGACGTGACTTCACATAAAAGGGAGAAATTCTTCACAATTCCAGCGGAATGGCCTTCCGGTGTTTCCGATGGACAGAAAAACCCTAATTGAGAGGGATGTAACTGTCTGATTTTTGTATTCTTACCTTCTTTCCCAATAGGAATGAGAATTCTTCTCATATGAGAAAGAGTTCCCATATAGGTTAACCGTGAAAGCACCTGAGACACTCCTGTTCTCATATACGACGATTTCGGAACACCCCAATTGCCGGTTGCAAAACAATGTTTTAAACCTTGTGTGATCACATTCATTCGAGACATGACCAAGGCTACATCTTGACGTTTCACTAATTGGGGTTCTAACGATCGCATGAACCGTTTGTACAAGGTGCGAAAAAGTTCAGCGACAAGAATGCCACCCACTTCCACTCGTTTATTGGATAAATGATCCCGATCATCAAAATTTTTGACTTTGGCATAGACCAATACAATTTTTGAAAACATGTGACATAAGAAAAATACTTTATGACTCGGAAGTGATGAAATCCCCAAATGAGGTAACATTTCATTGTTCATAATCTGCTTCACAAAAGCAACCTTCTTGTCCTTGGGAACTGAATACGAAGAGAAATGTGATATATATTCCAATGCTTCCTCTTTCGTCCCAATCCATTCCATTTCTTTTATAATATTTCGTATCCATTGTTCCACCACATAATTCCTGACATATTCTTTGGGAAGATTCATATGAATCAATGATATTATTTGATCCGGTTCACAATCCAATGCGGCAAATATATATCCCAAGGGAACATCATGTGTTAAATAGGGAAGTGACAAATAGAGTTTATTTTCTCCATTATGCCATTTCATTTGTAAAAGAATGGAATGACCGGTCTCTTCCGACATGCTCCGAATTTCAGCAACATAGGGAAATTTCGTATTCACCTTGCCCTCAAATACATACACAATATTATAATTAATTCGTTCCTGTGCCACCAACACTCTTTCCTTCCCTTTAATAATAAAATACCCACCATAATCAAACTGACATTCTCCTAAATTACGTCTCTCCTCCAATGATTTATTCGCCAAATTACATTTGGAAGATAAGACCATAATGGGGATTCGTGCCAACGGGAGTTTACAAAATTCTTTTTGTTCCAACATTTCTTCTTCCAAGGTTATCGGATTTTTCTTCACACGAAATGTTTGAATATTGACCGAAACTACACTCGAATAGGTTAAATCTCGCAAACGAGCCTCATTCGGTGTAATATATCGAATGGTTCGTTTTTCATCCACGATATACGGTTTATCCACAAATACTTGTCCAAAAACTACACGATAAATCTCTTGATTCGGTAATTGGATTTCCAAGGTCGGTTCTTCTTCTATAATTCGAGCCAATCGATGATGAATGAAATAATTAAAAGAACTTTTCTGATGATGACACACATCCTTTTCCTCAAAATACTTGGACAAAAAATTCATCACCTCTTTTTCATATTCTTTATTCTCAACATTATTCATGGACATTCTTTTCTTTATGATTCTTTCCCATCAAACTCTCATTTCAATTTTCCATTTTAATTAAAATTGTAATTAAAATAATATTAATAATTTTAAATACTTATTAAACATTGTCAAATTCCATTGTTTCATGTCCCATTCACAACTACAAAAACAAATTCCCTCGTTAGTCCAAACATTATTACTTAAACACCCAACTCTTCTCTCCACCGTACATGATGCGGGTTTGATGACATCATTTCCTCAACATTTTCAAAATATTTATTTTAAACATCCTCAATCATTCATTAGTAGATTTTTAGCCATGATTATGGAATCTCTTGAACATCATATCCCAATTCATTATATATTGGAAATTGGTAAAAATTATTTGGTGAGTATTCAAAGTTTTTCACCACTTTTTCGAATCGAGGTTCTTCATCTCCACACCGTCACACCCCACTACTTTCAATCCCATCCCAATACCGACCCCTTTTACACTCTTTTCCGATGTCAAGAATGGAAATCACCATTACCATGGCTCATTGTACTGGACAAATTATTGGAACGTCGAACCATCCACACCATTCATAATTTTCACGGAAATCAATATAATAAATCATACACAAAACGGGAGTTTCTTCAACGATTACAAAAAAAACCCCTCTCCTCTTATGAATGGGATTTGAGAATGAATCATAGACCCTCCTTTGAACAAGAGGACAGTATGTCGTCAATTCTTTCTGCTCTTGATTTGAAGGTGAACCAAAAACATCCACAAGATATCATGGGAGTAAAATGTTGGCCTACTCGGACACATTTTGGTCGTGTTCTTGATTTTCATCCTTATACGGAACAGGATTGGTATGAATCCATCATGACCAGGAAACAAAAGATTAAAATAATTCGATATAAAAAGTCAGACTACGAACCTTTTCCACTTTATCCCGAATAAAAAACTACCATCAAAAATAAAATTGTAAAAATGTATTTGAATAAATAATAAATATAGAAAATATGTGTTTCAATGCCAAAACATCCATAACCATTTTCATTCTTTCATTTGGGTTTTTCTTCTATTTAGTGTTCCGAGGGGTAAGTTCCAAGAAGAATAATAAGGATAATGATGAATATAAATGTGATATTTATGCGGGAATTATGACGTTACTTATAGGATCGATGCAACTTGTTGAATTCTTTTTATGGAAAAATCAAATCTGTAATAAATTTAATCATTCCCTTTCCATCACATTATTCATTTTATTATATTTACAACCTATTTTACGAACTATAACGGCAAGTATACTCTTCCAATCGAAAATTTTATCAACAGTATCTTCTTTACTTGTAATTTCTTGTAGTATATTTACAATCATCATGATGTATAATCTGAATAATTTTCAACAACGAAAACTATGTTCATTGAGTGCATGTTCTTCTGGTTGTCGTCTTCGATGGGCTCCTCTTGATGATCGATCTATTTCCATGACATTATTTTGGATTTTTTATTTTCTAATCTATAGTCTCGACGATTTACGTGATTTTCAGTTGGGATTGGTTTCTAACTATCCCCTCCGGTATGCCATACTACCCATCACTCTTTTGATGGCTGTACTCTATACCATTCTATTTTCTCCAAAAAATGTTTTTGGTTCGGTATGGTGTTTTCTTGCCATCGTATATGGCCCTATTGCCATCTTACGGGTATAAATATGTATAAATAATCTAAAAATATCTTATTCTTTATTTTTAGAAACGGCAACGTAGTAAAGAGAGTAAAGTAAATTATGAAAAATATTCCATGGGAAATTATGGTTCATATTATGGAATATGCAGATGTTGGTACGGTGCGTCGTATGATATGTTCATCCACCTTTCTTTATCGCATTCATAAAATTCGACATGCCTGGTTAATTCCTTACATTCAACGACAAATGATACGTTTACGACCCTTTGTTTTTGATCTTTCAACTACCATATGCAAAGAACGAATTATTTGTTGTTTGTTTATGGCCTATTTTCTTCAAATTCAAAAATTACAACAAGAGGGATATGTGTTACGGGATTGGAATTCGTTAATCCCCGTCCTGCGTTTTCTTTATTTTATTCAAAAAGAAATTGGACATGAATCGAAACAATTCAAGAATTCCTTTTATGCTGAAACGGAAGAATTGACCCCGTTCGAAAGTACAGACTATATCTATCAATGGACTCGAGAAATGAAATTACCCCGAGCCTTTTTCCTTGTAAAGAAAAAAAACATGAAATAAACAATCAATTAATGTTGAATACGTTTGCAAGGATTGGTACCAAAGTAAAAAGATTCCCACTTGAATTTTTTCTTGTATTCTTTTCTTTGTTTTTGCAAATATATCATATTACCAATGACAAGAAGGATAATTAATGTCACTTCCAACACCCTTACGGTGTTTTCTAATCTCTGTATAATAGTATCATAATGATGAATATCTTCTTCTTCTTCTTTGGCTAAATTTTGATAATAAGTTGAATATTGATGAATGGAAAAAATGGTCATTAAGAGGGCAATAGATAAGTAAAAGGTAACTTGGTTTTGTTTCATAAATAGTATAAAAATCATCAATATAACGATCGAGTACATAAAAAGCCATGTGGGGTTGATATTGGAGGAAGAGGTGAAATTAATGGTAAAGTAAATCAGACAGAGGATAATGAACCATTTCAGAAATGGGTATTTCTGTAGAGTATACTGTATACGACAGTTCATGGTATCGGCTAAAAAATTACATAAAATGGCTAAAAATATCAAGAGTAACCCTTTGACACAATCCTTCAATATGATAAAGGAGGACGACACCATTGTTTTATTCTTGGAAAAAAAATAAAAAATAAATTTGATAATGGTTTCCCACACCAAAATAATAAAATATAAAAGATATGTTACCCGTTCGTTGTTATACTTGTAATAAAGTATTGGGAAATCTTGAAATCCCATTGGAACAATTTATTCAAAAAAACGACAAGAACGAAACTAAATTACTCCGTCAACGTTCCCTTAAAAATATTTGTTTGATGGAATTTTTTGATCATCATTTAATTCGTCGATATTGTTGTAAACGTATCCTTATGACGGCAGTTGCGGATATGAACATTACGTGTGATTTAAATCACGAAAGAAAATTACCCATTACCGTGGAACGTTTATCAAGAGAAGAGGATGTGGTCACCATTATGAATTGCATTTGAATAAAAAAAATCAAAAACAAAAAAAAAAGAATTTCGTCTTTAAAGAAAACATTAGAAAAATAAATAAACAAAGAAAGAAAATAAGAAAAAATAATGGTATTGGAATCCTATTCCAAAGGTGTGACACCTAGAAATAAGAAAAGATCAGTGGATGTTCAACAAAAGCATCATAATAACCCAAAAATAGAAAAAAGGGGTTGTTTTTCCAGAAAAGATGGGACTGGGACTTTATTAGTGGTGGTCATCATTGGAGTCGCCATTTATTTAGTTTCTGCGGATTTTAAAATTTGTTTGTCTTCTTCTTTCCTTTCTGCCATCTTACTCGGTGTCATTTTATGGCAGGTGTATAGTCAACTCACGACCTCCACCATTATTGAAACCTATGAAAATTTTGATTACCGACCCATGAATAATATGGGAAATATTCCAATTGCACCCTCTTTTTCCGGTCGATGTGAAAATGTTCAAACGACGAGTCTTTCCTCTTCACCCACTTCCCCACCTCTTCCCAAAATCGATGTGTCTTTATTTGATTCGGATCCATTCAATCCTACCTACGTCACTGCGAATAATGTCAATACCTATGTATTTCCGAATCCTCCCGATGGAACTCCCGATGCCCCCGTCACGGGTTGTGAAGCAAAGTATGTGGACATTACAGAAAATCCCGATAGTCTATACTATTCGATCAATCAAAATCTAGTGGGTCCTGAAAATCCCAAAACACATTTCGCCCCGGTTGTCCCTCCTCGACTTTATGAAGAAACATGGTCAAAGAATGATCGTTTCTTTGTGAATCGTGGAATTAATGATCAGAAACAACAAGAATATTATCAAAATGGTTATATTTCCTATGCGGATTCCAAAAAAGACAAGAATCAGTGTTGTCCTACCAAGGCATCCTCTCCCAATATGATTCCTCTTCATGTACAAGAGAATTTTGAACCCTTACACTCCTACTCCACATCTTCCTCTTCCGACGGGGGAGATCATGGAAATTCTCGATCATCTGGTTCAGGTACACGAGGACCTGAAATTCGTATTTCCGATGACAGTTTTGCTCCTATGAACTTATCGTGGGGATATTTTCCCGAACATGCAGAACAAAATTTAGCAGTGAATTATCCTCGTAGTTCAAATTTCTGTGCCACGGATGATTACAATCGACAAATTCGTACCACCCCTCTTCAACCCGGATTAGTCGCCTATTCCGAAGTCGATGTGAATGATGCGAATATGTCGAATTTGGGAATAAGTTATACACAACCCTTCTTACCTACCAAATTAGTGGATTTGGCCGGTACTGATAAAAGTTTTTATGAAACGGATCCATTTTGGAGAGATTTCCCTTCCACCGCAAAAAAATCTCTTACGAATTATGAAAGTGCGTATGGTTTAGATCCTATTCAACCGGAACCCGTTCGGGAAAATTATCAAAACCATCACCCCATTGTTCCTAGGAGACAAAAAGGACAACGAAATCGACGAGAGTATAGAGAAGACTATTCCCAACATGGCGATAGAAATAGGAATATACAAGGGATGAATGGAATCAATGGCCCCGCCATGATGGATCGAAGAGATATCTATGATCCTCGTTTAACTGGTTATGGAACGTCCTATCGTGGGTATACCGATCCAATGAGTGGACAACCTCGTTATTTCTATGATGACGTCGATGCACACACCCAATATAACTATATTACCAAATCAAAGATTGATCATTTACCACGTACCAGTCAATGTGGGCCGTATCAACCCCCCGCAATGAACAATATGGAAACACGTCGATATGCCGAAGAACAATTCTTGAACCAAACATTGCAACAACGAACCGAATTACAAGATCGATTAATGCAGAAGGTACTTCATCGTAATATTCAACGTCATCAAGCACCCATTATGACTCGAAATACCGGTAGTATGAATATGACTTGTGCTCGTGGATAAAGAAAAAAGAAATGTAATGAAACTAAAAAAGCCTTTTTTAGTTTGTGTGTATTTGTGTCTTTTACTCACTCATTCCTCTAGAAATAAAACAAAATTAATTTCCATTTTTCATGGAGAGGAGAATTTGAGCCGCTTCCTCCATCTCAAGGGTCTCTTTTAATTTTTTTCGTAATTGTTTCAGTTCACGATTGGCAATACGTTTGAAGAGTTTGTAGAGTTTTTCATAATCATCTTCGACGGTCTCATAAGAGATATTGTGTTCTTTCAAATAGGCCTTCATCTTTAAACCCTGTCTCCTTCGTTTTTCAAAAGTATTGTCCATTTTTTTTTTATAAAGTATCAATATTAAAAAAAAATATTTGTGAAATTTAAATTCTTTCTTTCTCTCTGTATATTATGAATCGACATTTTATTTTCCAAAAATAAAATTGACTAGAAGAGAAAGGGATCGAGAATTATTCTCCATAATTCCATTCGTACGTTTTGATTTTTGAGTTTTGAGTTTTGATTTTTGATTTTTGAAAATTTTAAATACAGGTTATCCTAATTTGTTGGATTGTCATTGACTGTTTCACGATGGATTTCATTTTCCAGTCTTCTGTTGTTTTTCTTCACCATGTCAAGGAGAAATGGGTTGAAACTTGGAAAGAAAAGAAGACTCAAGAGACCACCGACATCATTGACAAAGAAGAAGAAGATAATGGGTATGGTTTTTATATCGACATGGAAGATATCCGAGATTTGGAAGAAGAGGAAGAGGATGATGATCAAAAGGAAAAGGAGAAACTTGGAAACATTATAAAACATAATATTAAACTTTGTATGTCCGGGGTGGTCTCCATGGCTTCTGTTCTGTTTGTAGGTGAAATGCTTCAGGTCTATGGTCGAATGAGCCCCTTTGGAATGTATAGTTTTTATGTATTTTACACAATGTATAGTACTTTTATGCTGAGACTGGTGTGGACATCACCCAAAAAATAAAAAAGGAGGTTCATGAGGTTCATGATAACCAAAATATACATAATATATATACAAAATATACATAATATATATACATAATATACATAATATATATACATAATATACATAATAATATACATAATATATTTACATAATATACATATGTATATATAGGACTGAGATTGAGAAGAGAGTGACCTTTGATAATTATTTTTTTGGTAAGAAAGAACATCCGAGATAATCATTGGAAAGGTCGAATTTTTGAGAAAGTTTGCGGAATGTCGTTTGAAGCCACCAACAAAAATCACAAGGTCTCGTTTCGGATCGTTTAAAAAATTCAATGGTTTCTTTTGACTTCCATATATCTGCCAAATCATTCACTAAATTTTGATAATGTTGTATACGTAAAATATCAATGGCTTCTTCTTCCGTTGATGGTAAGCAAGAAAAAGGATAATATAAACGAAGATGATAAATACCTTCTACAGTCCAAATCAGTTCTTGATATTTCGTGGATGTTTTATCTTCAAGACCATGTAGAAAGAAATTGGAAATATCACGTATACTTGGAAACGCATAAACTGCTTGAAAACGTAAATAAACATCGAGTGGGTGAGTGTGAAAAAAAATCCAGTCTCCCTTGTACTGATTTTTAAATAGACGATCTTTTTCCTCTTTGGACCATTCCTCCACTTGGTTATGAAAACGAAATTTTGTTGAAATCATAGGACCCTCTTCCTCCATAGGGTCGATATAAACAGCAACTAAATCCAATGATTGAAAAGGGCGATAAAGATAACCAGAAATTTCATGAGTGGGTGGAAATGGAAACATCAAATTGTTTTCCCAATTTGGAATTTCCAAAAATATAAATCCATCCTTTTCTTCTTTCATCATAGTCATAGGATTATAGAATTTATAGAATTTGTAATATTTCTAATTTTAAATTTATATTCTATATTTTAAATTTAAAATTTATTCCATGTTCTCTATGTTCTCTATGTTCTCTATGTTCTCTATGTTCTCTATGTTCTCTATGTTCTCTATGTTCTCTATGTTCTCTATGTTCTCTATTCTACCCTATATACCCTGTCTGACCCTGAGATTGCACCTTTCCTCCCTTTTCTTGGTGTTGTTTATATTGTTTATAGTTTTCATGTAATACGGTCATTTTAGATTTACCAGGTATTTTCAAGAGTGACAATGTGACTGGTTTTTGCTGTATAATAGGAAAACGATACGACGTTTCTATAAATTTTTTATTAAAATCGTCAAACGATAACTCTGGGAGAACTCCATTGTTATCCTTTAAAAGATTTACCAACGATTTAAGTATGGCACGGTATCGACTATGTTTAATTTTACTATCTTTACTTACATATACTTGAAATAACCCACTATGTTTCAGTAATTGATCATGTAATTTTTTATTTTCTTTTTGTTGGATTTGTTGTTGTCTATCAAAGAAAGATAGAGCCTTATTCAAACGTTCTTGGATAATTTGTTGGAATGGAAGCCCTTGATTTTTTTGTTGTTGTGTCATGGTTAGTGGAGGATATTCCGATTTATGCCCCTTGGGAAATTTTTCATTCTGAACAATGGTGTTTAATAAAATACTGTAAATGGTAATTAACGAAGATTCATAACCTTTATTACGTTTATACAAAACTTCCAATTTCGTTAAGAGACGCAGAAAAACAGAAATCCATCCACTAAACCACATCGGGTCTTTATTCAACAGCATTGAAAATGAATACAATATTTCTTCACATAAACGGATGGCAAGATGATCCAGTTCTACACTCTTTTCTTTTCCCATGATAACTGCGTCAATGATGACGAATGCCTGCATTAAATAACAAAATCGAAGAGTTTTTTTAATATAATCGGTAATATATTCCAAACTTTTGCCAAGTAATGCCGTTATATATTTCTCTTTGGATTCCAATGATAGGATTGAATTTATTGCTCCCGCAATAGAAGACACAGTTTCATCTGTTTCTTGGTTGAAAATAGGAAGATTATATTCTAAATTGTAATAGTCGTTGGACAGTGAATCCTTTTTCACCTTACGAGTCCATTTTATATACTCCTCCACACAACTCATCAATACTTTTTTTAAATCTTCCGTATTATCTATTCCATCCAAGGCAAAAATACACGGTTTTGATGATTTTGAGATTGATGTCGTCATTTTATTCTATTCCTATATTTTTTTTTATTTTTTTTTTAAACGGAAATAAAAATGATACCATAGAATAATTTCAAACCTTTATTTCTAGTTTGAAATGCCTTAAATTTCAAACCTTTATTTCTAGTTTGAAATGCCTTATTCAATTTAACTTTTTTTTGATTTTTTTCAAAAAAAAAAACAGGAATTATTCGAAAATGTCATCGTCTTCCAAAACGTCCTTGGACAATTTTTGTGAAAAACTTCCGACCGAGATTGTGTATCATATTTATGAATTTGGACCGCATCATCGAAAACTCATGAAGAAGACATTAGTGATTATAGAAATGCTTCAAATGTCATACTTATGTCTTGGTCAGGAACGATTTAGACGGAATATCCAAGAGATTGAATCCAAATACAAAAAAACAATATCGGTACGCCGTCTTCACCGGTTTGCTCTTGAACTGACCGTTTATAATCGCCGAGTTTATCGACTTTACATCGATACTGATTTTCCATTTAGTTGTCCATCTATACAATTCATGAAACATCTTGATGAAGGAGAAAACCCGGTTCAAGAAAGAGCAAGAGTCAATCAATTATGGAATCCAAGTAGTAATCTTGCCACTCTTATCTTACAATACGACCATTATAATTATGAATATAAAATGAGATAGATATGAGATAGATAGAAATGATGGATATATCAAAATTTATATAAAAAATTTATATAAAAAATTTATATATTAAAATTTATAGAGGTAACGTAACGTAGGATGAGGACATTTTAAAATATAACATTTTAAAATAAGACATTTGAAAGTCATAAAGAAGAATTAATAATCCGACGAGGGATAAGATAAATATAATGATGAATACGCACCCGTTGATTTATTGGTGATGACAAATAAACTATTGGCATAAGCGCCACCACAAGTATTCGAGGTACCATCCTGACATTTACCACAAGATTCACTCGTATTATTACAATCAGAACTTGTTCCCAATTTCGTTGCGGAGGCAATGGTTGAACCTGGTTCATAAAAACAACCATTTCCACATTGTAACCCAAAAATCGTACTATTTGCATTATTTGCTATTTGTGCACATTGGTCATAAAAATTTTTACCGGTATTGTTATAAAGTGTCGTATTTTTGGATAGAACACGAGAACTATTATCGGTATAACAATTCGAAAAATTTGTAAAAAGAGGTGGAATGGTTGGAAGAGGTCCAGTTGGACCGCTTGGACCCCTTTCTCCAGTTGGACCCGTAGGTCCTCCTTCAGGTCCAGCCGGCCCAGTCAGTCCAATAGGTCCAGTGGGTCCTATTGGCCCAGTGAGTCCCATGGGTCCAGTTGATCCGGATGATCCTGTTTTTCCAGTGGGTCCTGTTGGACCCGTTGCACCTGCATTTCCCATAATTTAAAATTTTGTAATTTATAAAAAGAAAAAAAAAAGAAATGAATATTTTGCAATTTTTGGATAAGAGAGATTCATTCGATTTTAATTTGTTTTTCGAATTAAAAAATACCATTCATGATTAATAATACGGTGCGTAGGGATAAGATGCAAATAAAGGAGCATAGGCACCCGTTGATTTATTGGTAATGATAAATAAACTATTAGCATAACTTCCCCCACAAATTAAAGAGGTACCATCTTGACATACACCACATGAACTACTCGTATTATTACAACTACTACTTGTTCCCAATTTCGTTGCGGAGGCAATGGTTGACCCTGGTTCATAAAAACAACCATTTCCACATTGTAATCCAAATATTTGACTATCTGCGTCGTTTGCAAGTTTTGCACATTGATCATAAAAAATTGTACCTGTCTTAGAAAGTGTCGTATTTTTAGATAGAACACGAGAAGTGTCATCAGCATAACAATTATTCCAATTTATGTAAAAAGGAACCAGAGTTGGAATTGGCCCAGTGGGTCCGATCGGGCCCATTGTTCCTTCTGGACCGATGGGTCCTATTTTCCCTTGAGGTCCAATTGGACCTATTGTTCCACCTGGGCCTGTTGGACCTATTGTCCCTTGTGGTCCTATTGTCCCTTGTGGACCCATTTTTCCTTCGGGTCCAGTCGGACCTCCACTAGGCCCAGTGGGTCCGATTTCCCCTTTTTCACCTGTAGACCCTTTCGGACCTGTAGGCCCCGTAGACCCTGAATTCCCCATAATTTATTTTGAATGATTTTATAAATATAAATTAAAAAAAAATTAAGAATAATTTTAGCCTCGACTCTATCCTACGCGGTACATTAGATACATTAGATTTTAATTTGTTTTTCAAACAATATACCGATGGATTTGGATTGTGGAAAATTCACAAGAATATTATCAATGTCTTGATATTCGACTTTGGAAAAATTCTTTCGAAAATCTTCAATAGACATATGACCACCATAGGTTGCCAATAATCTCCACGAAGGTGCTGGTTCCAATGGAATGGACGATTCGGAATAGGTCTCATAATACATTTTCATGAGTAAATTGGCAGAAAAAATGTACAAGGGATTCGTTTTATTATCTAAAATAAAGGCCAACGCACAATTGAAGGAACAAAATACACCATCGGTCACAAAATAATCTCGATTGAAAAATTCAATCTTTTCCCGCATATAATACTCTTTTCCGTCTTCTAATTGATGGGAAGAAATATTTTCACGAAGTGTATATGTATCTTTCGTGATTTCGGAATCATATGTTTTGATAAGCCGATGAGGGTTATATTTAATGGGACAACCGACTGGATGAGAAGAAAAGGAATGACGACACCAAAAACAATGAAGTAATGTATGTTTTGGTAAATTATTTTCATTAAAATGGGACAACATGGTCACAACACAATGATGATCCTTCTTGGATTCATCCAAAAAGGAAAAGGTCATCGTATTCGATAACGGCCCTGAAAAAGACGCCGGTTGAACGGGTGTCTGTGAAGACGATACTACATTATTGGTACTATTCAAATTCTTATTCACATGAATTCCATGGTTATTATGATTGCCAATAGAAGATAAATCTTGAATTTTTGTACAATTTTCTGGAAGTTTCTTCTTGTGTAGATTGAATAATAAAGAGAATTGATACTTTTCATCAATTTCCGTGGGCACAATTTTCTTAAATGTCAAATAAAACTTTTTAGGGGCCATACAGATACGTTGACTCAAATAATTTTGATAGTCTTGAGAAATTTAATTATTTTTAAGAAATTTAAATGTTCAATTTTAAATTTTAAATGAAGAATCTATGATGACTAATTCGCAGATCTAATTTATATATAATTTACATAATTCATATAATTTACATAATTCATATAATTTACACAATTCATAAAAATCATAAAAGTCATAAAAATCATATAAAATTTATATAAAATTTATATACTATTCATTTGTTGGTCGCAACAATAGTGATCTTTCCTCCACACTCTCGATAGACTCGTTTTCGAGTTTGTGCGTGTCGTTGTAAGACTGAATGAACATCGACAACATCAATAACAATCGGTACGACATCCGGTCTTCGAAAAACTCTACCAAGATATTGTAAAAAATATTCTTCACAATCACACCCAAGAACAAGCATATCCAATCGATTATGTGAAAAACCCACTCCCACCTTTTGAAAGGACGCCAATAAAATGCGAGAATTTTTGGGAAAGGTTGTCATATCCCCATAAAATACACCAACTTCCTCCTTTGAACTCGTCTTTTCTTCAAAAAGTGTTCGAAGTAATTCAATATGTTGACGACGTTTACATAATACCAGTATATTACGTTCTTTATACATGTCTTGAGAACAATAGTCCACAATTTTTCGATTTCTTTCTTCATGACATGCCTGAAATTCCAATACTGGATTCCATAATCGTTGACCTTTCTCATCTTTTTCATCGGGTGCGGTCAAACCTGTTTTTAATACCATGACTTGGTGGGGTCGAAAGAGTTTACGAATTACTTTTCCGTGACCGAAATAATATTCCAATAAAATATTTAAACCATCTGGTCGATAGGGTGTTGCACTGAGCCCCAAAATATAGCGTGGGGTTAAGAACGATAAGGCTTGAACCATGACATTTGTCACCATCACATGACATTCATCCACCAAAACCGTTCCAATGTTTAGATCGGACCATTCTTGAAAGGTCCATTTGGGAACATTAATAGCATTGATTAGATAAATATCCATTCCTTTTGGAATCATTTTATCGGCAGTCGTAATAAAATGAAAACGAATGTTGGGGGTAAAGAAATGTTGAATACTCTCTCGCCATTGTTCGACAAGAACCAGACGGTGTAATAAAACCACAACTCTTAATCCCAATCGATGACTTAGACATAAGGAGGTAATTGTTTTTCCACCCCCTGGATAGACGGCAACACAAGCACTCCCACATTGTGTTTTCAATAACTGCAACGTTTCTTGAAAAATTTCTTGTTGTTCTTGACGTAACGTACCTATAAATTCAACGGAAGAAGACCATACATTCTCCAACGTTCTTTTGGGTCGATATAAAGAGGGTGAAAAATGTTTAGTCGCCCATGCATAGGGTATCGTCAAGGATTGCTTTTCAGGGATTGATGTCCAAACCCGGACTCGTTTCGGTGGTCCATACTTCTTTTTACATTTTTGAGGAGGACCATGTGCGGGTGAATCATTCTCTTCTGTGACTTCCAATTCTTTTTCCAACCTATGTACAAATTTTGCCCCATGTTGCTGCACATCCACTAACGGTATCAAAAAAGACATTTTTAATAATTCTTATTTTTATTTACAATATTGGAGTCGTTTATCATTTTCTAATTATCTAATCTAAAATTGAAATAAACATAACCAACCTCTCAAAAATATTGCAATACCATTATCTTTATCTATTATCTATTACCTCTCTATTATCTCTATGATTCAAAGGCTTATGAAAACAGCCTTTCTTTCATCGTTAATGATGAGGGCGTCCGTTTTGGAAACTAGACGAAATAATGTCAATAAAATGTATGGAGACTGGTTAGTGTGGCATAGTGATCATCCTCAATTCAAGGGGAGTAATGCAAACGTACTTTCCATCTATCCACGAAAAGAATTGGCAATTCGGCGTTATGTCTATTATGGTCCTATCTATTGCTCCATACTCATGAGAGGTCGTTTCAAAATACTAACCCAAGAAAGTTGTTCGGAAAATCTCCTCAATTTGGATGAGTTGAATGATGGTTGTTCTCTTTCTCTTTCAAGTGATGTATGCGAAGATTGTCACATTAAAGTGAATTGGTACGAGGAAGATACAATTATCGATTCCGTATTTGGAATTGGTATTAATGAATGGAAACAAATCGTTATGAAAAATCAGTTTGAACGAGAAATGAACATGACCTTGACAATCCTCGATAGTAATGACATTTATATCAGTACCTTTAATTATAATATCCATCTAATTCGAAATACACAACCCAATTTGCCCTCACCCAACACCTCCAGTTTATCAAGTTTTATCGTATCTCAATTGCTTGGAAATATTATATTCCTTGGACTTCATACTTACTTTCATGATATTTTTTGATATTTTTGAATATATTTTTTCATTCTTACATACTACAGGTCAATTTCTCGATACATCGAACTTTTTCTCGATTCCTCGAACTATTTCTCGATTCCTCGAACTATGATGATGGTTTGGCTTGACGAGGAACAAGACGAGAATGAAGTGATCATTGAACCTGGTGACGAAGTTCTTATTTACTTTATCTTTCCTATGATTGCTTTATTTTTTCCAATCATTCTTCATTACCAAATATACATGATGTATTTTTATGAACCAGAGGATCTTCCATTGAATGTAGCCTATTTGTAGAAATTTAAAAATAATGGTAAACATAATTGAAAAATTATATAAACCATAGTGGAATTTTATAGAAAATGACAAAAAACGAAATGGAAACCGAACGAGTCTTTCTTTCTGCCGAAAAATTTAAAACCATTCCTCAACACTATTTATCACCTAAAATGAAAGAATGGAAAGGCCGATTTTTGAAAAAAAGAAATTCATGGACCGTCCTTGCTCAATTTCAAAAAGATATTGAAAACTTTTTATTGGAACATTCAACAACACATTCAATAACTATATCCGAAGAGACTCCCATTTTGACGAAACATAACGATGATATAATTCAAAATGATATTATTCAAAATGATAATATTCCAAAAACGGGTAATATTCCAAAAACGGATAATATTCCAAAAACGGATAATATTCCAAAAACGGATAATATTCCAAAAACTCAAAATATATCCTATGAACTCGAATTACCATTACCGATTTATGAATTACTCGAATGGATGTGGAAAGAAATCGATAGATAATAGAAATAGAGGACATATAGAGAGGACAGAGAGGACAGGTAAAATAGAGGAAGAAATATAAAAAAAAATAAATCTTGGGTCAATATAGGGATAGATAAAAAATAATAAATATGTCAAATTTCTGTGCCTATAACTCCAACTTCTCCTCCAATCAAAACACAAGCATGATGAGCCGTCAAATGCTTGAATTCTATGCCGCTGCTCCTGCCGCCAAGGGTGTGACGGCTTCCAAAGCGACCCTCGCCGCCGCTTCCAAAGGTGGTTCCTCCACATCCGCCAAAGGAAGTTCCTCTACCTCTGCCAAGGGTGGTTCTTCCATGTCTGGCAAGGGTGATTCTTCCATGTCCATGTCTGACAACGGTGATTCTTCCATGTCCATGTCTGGCAAAGGTGGTTCCTCCATGTCTGGCAAAGGTGGTTCGTCCTCTTCATCTGGCAAAGGTAGTTCCTCCTCGTCATCTGGCAAAGGTAGTTCCTCCTCCAAAATGGAGAGTGAAATGTGCCCCACTGGACAAGAAATGAAAAATGGTAAATGTGTCGCCAAATCGATGCCAACCAGCAACAAGAAATAAATAAAATAAAGTCCATACAGTCCATAAAGTCCATAAAGTCTTCATGATGAATGTTATGATGAATAAATGATGAATGATATGATGAATAAAGTTTTATCATCGATAAAACTTTAAGTATTTCAATAGATCAATACCAAAATAGATCAAGAATAGATCAATACCAAAATAGATCAAGAATAGATCAATACCAAAATAGATCAAGAATAGATCAATACCAAAATAGATCAAGAATAGATCAATACCAAAATAGATCAAGAATAGATCAATACCAAAATAGATCAAGAATAGATCAATACCAA